TCCCCTTATGTTTTTGTTATAACGTTTAATTGTTATGTTAATATAATACCGCATGTTTTCCAGTATTACATTTTTTATTTAAAATTTATTAACCAGTTTAAAAGTTCTTTTTGTATTGTAATTCATTACTTTACCGTATTGCATTCTCATAGTTGAGACGCAACTAATATAGTTGTTTGGGCTTTGTCCATCGTCTGAATAGTAATTAAACAGATCGATGATTGTTTTTAAACTTTCTATTCCTCCGCCCATGCCATAGTAACATTGGCTAGCCAACCACATTCTAATTCTATTTGGTGCCCATTTTGACTCGATTAATCTTTTTAGTTCATTGTCAAGAATAGTGTTTCCTGTAGTCGCACTCAAAAACTGCTCTCTAGTAAACTTACCAGGAAAAGGAGTAATTAAGTTATCATAAGACTTCTTGTCTAAAAGTCTTTCTGCCCATAACTCAACTGGATCTTTAAAAGACAAATCATTAATTCTTGTTTTTCTAATCGATATCTCTCTAAATGCCATTTGACGAAGAAACGGTACAATAGGGTGATCTTTCTGAATAAAACCAGGTAGCATATTAATTATTCCTGACAGTATTTCATTGGCGTCAATTAGACCATGATGTAAGTATTTAGAAAATAGGGACGACCCTTCTTTATGATTTCGGAATTGATGATATTTTGGCAGTATCTGTTCAAATCGCTTTTCTAATTTTGTTATTTCTTCTCTTAGGTTTTCTGCTTTTTCTTTATCTGGTTTAACTTTAGGTAGGTTTAATTTTATACCTTTTACGTTCTCGCAGTTTAACTCTGTTGTACTTTTCTTGTTCTTTAACCAGTATACCCATCTACTTTTGGCAGTCATCTTAATACACTCTGGGTCATGACTGTCGGAGTCAATAGTGGTCACATCCAACCCAGACATGTCAATCCATGACCCGGGACCGAAAAGAGGCATATCATAAAAAACTTCTTCGATATCGTTTTCTTTTAAAATATCGACTATGATATCTTTGGGTCTGTCTGATTTAATTAGGAATAAATCTAATCCTAATTTGCTTTTTAAGTCAGAAGCAAATAAGTTTATTGCTTTTTTATGAAATTGACATGACCCTCTTTTCAATACTTCTCTTTCACTTGAAGAGAAATACCAGGGTGAAGGATATACTACAGCTAGTTTGTTATGCTTAGTTAGCGCTTTTTTAAAGAGTCTAGAATTAATTCTAAAACTATGACTGAGAACAATCAAACAACTCATTTGTTATCTCATAACTAGGGGTTTAAAAGTACATCCAGCAGGACTCGAACCTGCGACCACCTGATTAAAAGTCAGATGCTCTACCAACTGAGCTATGGATGCTTAAATAAAAAAGATGTGATCGAGATCTTTCCTAACATCTCATAAAATAAAAGTGGGGACGAGGAGCGTATGCTCGATCACATCAGAAAAAGCTGCGAGACTAGGGAGTCGAACCCTAAAAAGCCTAAGATAAATTGCAAACTCTATCTCAGCCCAGTTGATCCGATTTGTTTTACACCAAACTCAACTGTCTCGCATAAATGGACGCGGGAGCCGGATTCGAACCGACGACCTCTGGGTTATGAGCCCAGCAAGCTGACCTGACTGCTCCATCCCGCAATAAAAAGAATGTATCATGAGGGACTCGAACCCCCGACCCGCTGCTTAGCGCACCACTACAATTTTCATTGCCAATTTTCATTGTTTGTAGTCCGGACTATCCCTCAACCATAGAATTAATTATTCCTTAGGCCACTCCCGTCTAGTCTCTACACCTTCATAATTTCTTATGCTTGGCTCGGGATTGCCATTTTAAAGGTTTCCCCGAATTTGAGAGTGTATGCAATGTGATGTTTCCACCACAAGGCTCCTTTATCTTAAAGGCAGCTGCTCTATCCATCTGAGCTAATGATACATATAATTTATAGCAATTTTAAAGATCTTGTTATAAGAATATTATAACTAACATTTTTTAGTATTACATTTTTTTATTTTATAATAACAAGGGCGTGAGTCTCTAGCATATCATTAGATGATTACTAGCACACATGGGAACTCATCGTTTAAGATTGCCTGCCTGAGCAATCCCCTCGTATTCTATAAAGTGCCTCGGGCGGGACTTGAACCCGCACTCCCTATCGGAAACAAGATTTTAAGTCTTGCGTGTCTACCAATTCCACCACCAAGGCAAAGTGTATTTCAAAGAACTGTTAAATAACTGTTTAATTATTTATGTTTATAATATAACCAGTGTTTACCAAGATTACATTTTTTATTTCATTTTTATGCTTTCTTCTTTAATTTTGAATCTTTTTTTGTTTTCTTCTATCGTCCCTACATTAATAACGACTAACATTAATTGTTCATGAGGTAACTTTTCAATGATAGTTGCCATTTCCCAGCCATTGCGATATGCTTCAAACGGTCCTTTTGCAAAGACTTCAATAAAGAACTTTTCATCGAGATTTTCTTTTTTGATATATCCGATTGTCCATGTATCCATTTCATTATGCCTCCCATTCTATACACCTGAACTACTCAGTCTAGCAACTTCATTAAATCCAGATCGATGAAGGCTTAGAAAGACAATATGCCCACTGCCACCAAACCTGTTTTTCAATGCCAACAAAACACGACAGCCAACTAAGTCAGGATCTTTTTCTTCAACTGACAGATGAATGTGACTGTCGACCATATGTTTAAGTTTATTTGATCCGGCCATCTTTCCGTCCTTGGTTACCTGACCAATGACAATGACATTCACAGCATGTTCTTTTGCATAATCAGTTAACATACCTAAAGCTCTTTCAGCAGTTTGTGTTGTTATTCTGCCGTTCTTAAAGCGTCCATCGTCCATGCATTGCAAAGAGTCGACAATTAAAAAGAAAGGCTTTTTTGGGTTTGCTTTTCTTATTTTGTCACAACCTTCAAGTAGCTTTGGGATATTATCTTCCCCGCCTACAGCAAACTTATGTCTAAGTTTGAGTCTATCAACTGTCATTTTAATTTGAAATAGACTCTCTTCAGCTGTGTTAAAAACTGCCATAGCTCCATTACCTTGTAAAGCATTCGCAAGTGTAAGCATCATTGTTGTCTTTCCAGCACCAGGTGTCCCTGTAAATAGAGACACCATTGAAGGTGTAAAACCTTCTCCTCCTAAAATACAGTCAAAAAAGTCTAGACCAGTAGGAACCTTCTTTTTAAGAACATCAGGGACTTTAATGTCCTGAATATTTGTTCCAAAAGGAACATCTTCAATTTTAACTTTTAATTTCATTTCTTTCTCCCCAACACTTTATAATTATCTAGCCGCCAATAAAACCTTTCTTTTCGGCAAACCAAGAAGGAACACGAAATGTAATCGTTTCAGACACATCACCTTTTTTTGAAGGATCGGGAGCAAGCGAAGAGGACATAAATAATTTTATATCATGATCGTGAACCATTTCTTTGTTAACCCATATCTTCTCGTCGCCACCAACTTTTTTAAGTAGCACAGCACTATTGTCTTTTGACGTTAAGACTGGATGACCGGTATAGTCATAAAGATGCGATCCAAAAACTGGGACGTATGTTTTGTCCATCCACGCAAGCTTACCCTTCTCAAACTTGTCAATAAGCATTCTTTGAGAGTCTGATACACTATCATCATTTCTGTATTGGAAATCTTTATTTGACACGACTAACTCTACACAGTTGTCTGTTGTGTAATACTGCTCACCTAATTGATCAACCATGAACAGCTTACATGTACCAAAGTTGTTGACAAAGACAGAAGTAACCAGGTACATTGAGTCAACTTCAGCTTTGTTAAGAAAGTGTTTTGATCTTGTCTTTTTTGTGCAAATGACAATATCATTTTTTTGAAAACTCTTGATATCGTTTTCATTAAAAAAGGATCCTAGCATTTATGTGCCTCACATTATCCAGGGTTTATAAGAGTCAGAGTTATCGCCCACTAATTTTTCAATCGGTATGTCATTAGCATTGTTTGCTAATTTACCTGTGGCGATAGCGTATGTTTTTGTAAATGTCACGATGCCATGGCATGCTTGTGCCAAGATTGTTCTACATTCTACAGCAGAAAATTCTGAAGAAAAGTATTCGTCGCCTTCATTAAAAGCAGTTAAAATAATAATCTTTCCGTCTTTATATTTAACTTGACACATTTCAGTTTTCATCCCAGCATGAATAAACACACCTTCCTCAGTTAAGTCAGCAACGAAGTCATTATCATCTGAATTTACGTAGAATGAAAATGCTGAATAGAATTCTTGTTTTTCTTGTTCAGAAAGTTCTAGCGGAAAGCCTTCCGTAATAAATTCAATGAATTCATTTTTTGAAATTGTAATGGTATCCATTTGTTTTCCTTTGTTTTGGGTTATGTGTTTAGTATACCAGGATGAAAATAGAATTACACTTTTAGCTTTTAATTGTATTACTAATAATGTGGTAGAAGACTTGCCTGCAATCTTCGACGTCTTTACCTGCTGTATGTGCACCTTCTGAATCGATTTCTAAGTGTTCACGAAGTGTGTCTAAATTTTGTCGATCTGTTGGTAAGAATAGATATGAAAGAGCGCATGTATCAATTTTTGGATATCCAAAACTGTATGTCTTATCAGACTCTTTTGCATCTCTCGTCCACTTCTTATAGCCGTATCTCTGGAATACTGCTGTTAAATGATCTAGATCAAAGTCAATGTTATGTGCAATAATAGGACCAAAGCGAAGCTTCTTAGCAATAGTTTCAGCAACTTCTTCAAATGTAGGAGCATCTTCCCAATCAGCTTCGTTGTAGCCGCAAATCTTAAGTGCTTCTTCGGATGCGAACTCTAGTTCTACCGGGCGAGGCTTAATCTTTGTAGTCCACTTATCTGTGTTGCCACTTTCCCAGTCAGTAATAATAGATATCTCTAAAATTGCAGACCTGGAAGAGTCTAAGTGTGTTGTTTCGATATCAAAAAATGTTGTTGCTTTTGCGTTTGTAAAGTTTCCCATTATCTCTCCTAATCTGAGTAATCGCAATCGTCGTAATCATAAACAGTTGGTTCTTCTGAATCTCCATCATAAAAACCATCCCATACATTATTAAGGTCATCTTCTAAATCATTATTGACTTCTCGTTGGATTTTTCTAAAGATCTCATGTGCTGACATTCTTTCAAACTCAAACACATTATTTCCAAAGTCATTTTTGATTCTAAAGTTTCCTTGGTCATCTTTTTCTAAGATAACAGTCTCTACATCTCCGTCAGGAGTTGATGCATTATATCTTCCTATTTCTGCCCAATTCATCACATATCTCCAAAAAGTAGTTTAAGTTTAATAAACTCTTTAGGCGTACAAGATACGACGACGTTACCGTTTTTCTTCAAAGCAACAAATTTATGACCACCAATTGATGTTTTCTCAATGGTAATTTCATGCTTTCTGTTACCGTAACCTTTTACATTCACAGACTTTCTATCTATGTTCATCGAATAGCCCCTTCCAATTGTTCAACAATATTGTCAAGTTGAACAATTTCATCTCCTAATTGTGTTCTAATTTTAGCAACCTGAATTGCTTTACGAATAACTTTAGGTGAAATACCATGTTGATCTTTAAGATCTTCAATTAAAATCTTTTTATCCTCTTGAAGTAGTTTAATTTCTTCTTCAATAGCTTTGTATTTGTCGATAAATTGTTTTAGTTCATCTGTCATGTCTGACTCCTTTGTTATATTGTTTTTCTATATTATTCTTATTTTGGTTTATTTACAACAGTATTTATTATTTATTCGTTTGGATATCTGCTAGCTAATTGAATTTGTGCGCCTCTTAGCCTGATTATTTTTCCACAATACAATATCGACCCTAGCTTCTGGGATTTGTCATATTTTATTAGCAGGCCGATTTTCCACGGCTCTCGATCTTCAAATCTAACACCTACTAAATATTTAAATCTAACAAGGTCACCTGCTTTCATTCTACTAACTCTATTTCTGTTGGGCAGCTATGTATGATATTGCCACAAGACAAGAGTATGTGCCAACTGTTTTCTGGAATTGGCATTGGCTTTAGAAGTATTCCAATAGAGTACTCGTTGTTTATGTTGTGAACACTTGAAGTTTTTGCAAAAGTCCACTTAACTAAGTCACCTGCTTTCATTGCTCCTCCCATTCATTCTTGACAATTATAAATTCGTTTGGATAATGACTTGAAAGCTGACCGGTACTCCACATAATCATGTACAGACGATTAAGCGGGCGTATTACGTCGACAATTATTCCAACACAACCAGCTATCTTATCGGAATAACCTGATACTAAATTACCTACTTTCATATTTACTCCTTGTCATTTCTAAAACATACGAACGTTGGAAATCGCAAAGATCCGTCGGGCGTTTCTTCTTGATATCGAACTTCAATAATGCGTCCAATGTGTTTGTCTTTATCTTGCCAAATTTGTTCTCTGAGTTCATCATTTAACCCAGAACCAACATTAACTTCAACACCTTTATAATCTACCAAGAAACTGCCTAGCTTACCCTGGTGTTTACCTGTACCTTCTTTAAGTCCTATAATTGAAACATCTGCGTCAAAGAAAGCTTTGTATTTCATGACTGACCAATCACGACCAAAACTATAAAGTGAGTCTGTGTCTTTAATCATAATCCCTTCATATCCTTGTGAAACCCATCTGTCGTGCGATTCTTTTAAAACTTTCTCAGAAGGCATTAGCTCAGGTTCAAATCTAACTTGTTTTAGATACCTTAAGCCTTCTTTTGCATATGCAGTTGTTATTCTTTGATTTAAAGAAGCTTTTCTTTTTTTCAAAGTATGTAAACCTTTCTTGCTTTCCCATTCTTCGAGTGTCAAATAATCAAAGATCGCAAAATATACATCACTTATATCTTTGTCTTCTTTGCGATAAACCTGTCTCATAAGATCAGTAAAATCATTGCTCATAATTTCGCCATCATAGCAACCATCAGAGCGTAATTTTAGAAGTTCTTTTCCGACTGTGTCATCAAAGTTTGTGATAAGTTTCCCAGCACGTGTAAAGAGTTTTGCCTCACCATCTTTTACGATTGCCAAGCATCTAATACCATCTAACTTAGGTTCAATGTAGACCCAATCACTCATCCTCTTTCTTTCAAATTTTTGTGCAAGAGCAACATTAAAAGTTGGAATAAGCCCAGGCATAACTTTATTAATAGTTTTTGTGGAAACGCCTATCGCTAGATTTTTCTTTAAGATCTTGCGCATCCATTTTTCTTGCTGTTCGCTACTGTGCATAAATGTGTGGTGCATTAAATTAATTGCAGCGTTTCCTGTAACTTCTCGTCTTGAACAAGCATCTGCGTTTATCGCAAAGTTTTCCCAAGCTAAATGTGGGTCAATAGGTTTTCTATTTTCTTTTTTTACTTTCGGGACTTTTACAACATGAAAAGATCGATACGGGTCGAATGTATACTTAATCAATCTCTGAAATGGGTAGTGGTCTAGATATGATTTAAGCAATTCTTTTTTAGCATTCGTGCCTTTTGCAGCAGCTATATTTTCAAAACAATCTAAGACTTTATCAATTACTAAATTCATCGTTTAACTCCTTTTAATTCTTTTTCAGTATCGGCGCAGTGATCGTGATGGACAGCAGCAAATTTAAAGTCTCTCTGATCTACAATCTGGTAGTAGAAAGATGATGTCTGCTCATGGGGGTGAGCTGATAGTACTTCAGCAAACTGCACTTTATTGTTAGCATCTAAATAATAACAAAAATCTCCCTTAACATACGGATCAGTCTTGTTTTTTCTTTTTGTTGCCTGAGCTTTGCTTGTCTTTTTCTTTGCCAATGTTGTCTCCTTTTTTATTATTATACTGTAATACTTCGTAGATTACATAAAGGGACATCCATTTAATTTCACCAATGGCATTTTGTATTTTCATTGTTTTGTCGTCAATGTAAAGGACAATTCCAATAAAATTTTGATTATCAACGTTAACTTTAATTAGGTCACCTGGGCACACATTTGCCTTTTCCAAAGTGTCGCGCCTTCTTATATTAACCAAATCATCCAATGTTAACCTGTTAAACCCCAATTTTACCTCATGGTTTCAAAGCCTTCCTTATATCTTCAACTGAAAATCCTTTTCTTCCAGTGTTCATTTTTTGTTTTATAGTTTGTCTAATCATACCGATAGTTTTGTCTTTTAATGTTGTATCTAATTTGACTATAGCTTCTCCAGCTTTTCTAACATCTGGATTATCACTTAAAGCAGCCAAACCGCCAATAGTTGCAAAATTTAATTTTGTTTTATTAGATCTAGGTTCACCATCAACTTTGTATTTAACTTTATCATCTGTGTCTAAGTAAAACTGGACTTCAGGTTTTTCGCCATCCAGTTCAATTTCAAACTTTGCTTTTTCCCATTCAATGGAAGGTTCAGGTTCTTCAACCGGTTCTTCATCAGCAGGTTCTTCTTCGTTGTCACTACTTTCTGGGTTTGGATCAAAAGCTTCATCTCCAGAATCATCTGTTTCGGAAGAAGCACCTTCACCTTCTTCATCAAACATTTCATCGCCTGTACTGTCAGTTCCTTCTGCTGAGTCGTCTCCTTCTTCATCAAGCACTTCATCCTGTTCTAGTAGATAATTTTCAATAAGCTTTTTAAGTCGACTTTTAGAAATACGCATTGCAATCCTCGCTATTAATAACTATTATTTAAAAAAGAAAAAAGCACCGAAGTGCCTTTATTTAATTTCTTCTTCGCCTATTCTCCATTTTTCTTCGACGTTTCGCAGCTCTTTCTTTTTTCTTTTTCTTTTTAACCGAAGGCTTTTCATAATACATACACTCTTTTGCACGCCTTATTATACCTTCATTATCAACTAGTCTCTTAAATCTTCTAAGCGCTTTTTCAACCGTTTCGTTTTTTCTAATTCTAATTTTTGCCATGTTTCCTCTATTGAATGTATCCTGTACCTATTACTTCCCACCAACTGTAACTCTCGATTGTTCCTCCAAAATCTTCATACTCTTGCTTTTTTATTTTGTGCCGCATGAGATGAATTGATGTAAGGCTTCCGTTCTGATACTGTTGAAAATATGAACCCGGGATTGTCATGTATCCCACATCCTCTGATTTACAAATAACTGTTCCATAATAAGAACTACCATCATAACTATACACAGAAATATGAATTGTGAAAAAACTGTTAACGTCTCCACTAGGTCCCCACGTAAAAACATTATTTCCGTTTCGATTGATTGGGGCTTGAAAAGCATAGCTAGGGTCAACATAAAGCATTTGGTATGGTTCTATATAGTCAAACCCACGCAATGTCTCCACAACCTGGTCTGCCGTCTTTCCGGCTGCATTTAAAGTATGTTGTGTATTTCTTCTAAAATTAGCTTCTTGTATAAAGCTATTTTGATAAATAACACCGGTATTGTCTGATGTTTTATTTAGCTGGATATTGTCTCCAAAAGTATTTAACAAAGAAACAGACTGTCCTAAATCTACATTTGGAGAACTTACTCCTGATTCATAATAATCTCGGCAGCCATCTATAGTCGGGATCCAAGAAGTATGCTCACCAGTTGTAGGTTCATGAAAACGTGCTTCTGCTATTGTATTTATTTCTTGTGAAAGACCCATGCAATATGGGCAAGAAGCCTGCATGAGGCCGAGTTCAACGTAAGCAATAGTTTTACTTAAGTCTTGTTGACTAGTATTTGTGTCTTCATTGTCAACTGCTGTTTCTATCTCTTTTGTTGTGTCAGTCGTCAAACTAGTATCATTTGCAGATTCTGTCTCAAAAGTTTTTGAAATATAGACATCATTTCCACAGCCTGCAAATATAGAAAAAATAAATAATAATGATTTCATAGTCACCTTTTTTTGTAATTATATTAACTTCGACTATCTTTGTTAAAATTTATATTTATTAACAAAACTGTTTATAATCTTTTTGTTTAAGGAGAAACAATGGAAAAAATATATTTATATAACGACAACATCGGAAGCGTTGAATATGTGCAGCATATGGGTGACGACTTAACAATTGTAAACTCTGCTCGCGTCAGCTTTGGCAAGGAGAAAAAGGAGATAGATAAAAGAGATAAAAAACTTATTAAGTATCTTATTGAACACCAGCACACTAGCACGCTCGAGCATAATGTTGTTACTTTTAGGTTTTGTGTTCCTCTCTTCATTCGTAGTCAGCATCATCGTCATAGAACATGGTCCTACAATGAGATATCTCGTAGATATACTGATGTAAATCTTCAATTCTATGAACCTAAAGAATTTAGAACACAGCACAAATCTAATCGTCAAGCTTCTAATGATACTAACTTAATTAATCCCATTATGGCTTTCGATAAAACAACCGCGAGTCAAGAGGTTCAAAGTCATCATATGAAAAGTTTAGATCTTTTCAATCGATTAATTGAAGAAGGAGTTTGCAGAGAACAAGCACGTGGTGTTTTACCACAAAATCTCTACACTGAATATTACGGCACTGCAAATCTAAATAACTTAATTAAGTTTATTAAGCTCAGAACTCACGATGGTGCACAGCAAGAAATACGAGTTGTTGCAGAAGCATGCAAAAAAATAGCAACCGACTTGTGGCCAGTTGCTATGAAGCATTTAGAATAGATAATTATCTTCTAAATATTTCCATCATGGTGCGTCGTATTGAGCTTCGCACCATTTTTCTTATGCGTGCTTCATTTAGACTTATTTCACCCATACCAGAGTCAACTTCTCGTTCTGCTTGTTGTGTTAGTGCAGCTTTAACATCCCAACCTAAGTATCCTAAGATTTGATTGGCTGCGGCAAATCCACCTGTAAATTTATAATATTGACGTGACATAGGAGGATACTCAAAAACCACACCTTCCATTGCTGTTGAAATATTATCGACAGACTGCAGTCTTTTCATTTGTTTTTTGTATTTTCTTTCAAGTGAAACCATCTTCGGATCACTCATGTCAGCATTAGCCAGCGTTTTTTCTATGTGAGCAATTGCTAGTTCAACTGTTCTTCGAAATATTTTTGTCCCTCTATCACTATCGTCCATGAAAGCAGAAGGAACATCTTGCATAAGTCTCGCTGTTAAACCAGGTGTGATTTGTGCAAAAGGCTCAAGTATCGCAGACATAAGTGCAAAAGCTTTAGTCTTTGATAAACAGTTAGAAAGTAAAGTGATATCAGATTTAGAAGCTCCAACATGATTGGCAATTATTTTTTTCCTTGCCGCTGCTTTACTCTTTTTCCTCCCATTGACAATTTGATCTGGCGGAAGGGAAACGCCCCCAATCTGTCCTGGGTTCATGACAAATGCATCAGGATTAATAACAGCTCTTTGGAGTAGTTCAACTGTATCTTGAGGAATGTTTACAGAAAATCCTGCCTTATTTATATAATCTTCCACGCCTTTTGCAACGTAATCAGCAAAAGTATTATCTAGCGTCATATTGTATTTTTGTATAATTCCTTGTATCTGCTCTCGGGCTTCGTTGACAAAGCTAACGTCTTGATTAGTTAATTGTCGCTCCTGAGGACCTACAACTCTCCAAGAATTATTTCCTACCATTTGCTCTTGCTTTTCAACTTCAGCAACTAAAGTGTTAAACTTTTCTCTTGTCGACGCGTCTATTCTATTTAACTCATCTTCTGGTAGGCCTTCCAGGTTTTCATTTAGAAGTTGGAAATTATGAAAGACAATAAAATCGCCGTCGTACATAATCATATTCCTATTTTTAGAATACATGATTTCACAGTTTGCAAAAACAGTAGGCACATCGTAAGGTGTGTCATCATTAACGTCAGCTTCTTTTGCTCTTTCAAATAATGTATATAAGACTTCTTGAGGCACGGCTTCAAGTGCTTGTTCAATTGCAGTCATCCCAAAATAAAAAGCATCGACAACATGTTGATATCCCTCAGGATCATTGCTGGCATCACGCTTTCTAACAAACTCAGCGTTGAGTACTTCTTTGGTGATGCCACCGTTTGCTGCCTCATCTGCACGACGAGCGAACTTTGCCTGGTTGTCTCTCAAGTCATATGTAAAAAATAAGTTTTGGCCATCAACTTTTTCTGTAGGTGTCAATTCTCCTGCAGCTGCTTTTGTAAAGATATCTAATAAACCACCAAATGACAAGTTTAAATTGTCATAAATGTGATTCATGTGACCACCTAGTCCGCCCATTATTTCTCCTAGTTAGATCCAGTCATCATCGTCATCGTCATCAGAAGAGTCGACATCACTTGATGATGTTGGGTTAAGTTTGATATCAGCACGATTAGGTTTGACATAAACTCCTTTAGCATAAATATCATCTTCGTCAGGAACGTTCTTGTCATTATCTACCTTATCTTCAGTTGTCTTCTTAATAATAGAGTCTAAGCGAGAAGAAATATTAGGCTTTGGTATTTTTAATCCGGCTTTTCTTCCAGGTGATTTTGGGGTTGAGTCACCTTGAACTTCAGATCCAAAAGGAACACCGAGCAAAAATGCACGTGTCATTTCTAAAAGATGTGCACGAAAGTCATCGATCTCATCAAATTCTTGATAACCGTCGACATACTCATCTATAACTGACCACCCTTCGTTTTTCCATTGCTCGATTAATCCCTGTACAGGTGAAATACCTTTTGCTTCTCTAGTGTAGATAAAGGTTAACCTTACGCGTGTTGTTGTGGGTGCAGCTGGGCCAAATGACCACATAATTGCATGCATATCTGATGTGACATTAACAGCTTCGTCTGCTAAGTAAGATTGAGTATAAAGTAATCGTGTTTCATAGTTTGTTTTATAAGCCATTGCTTTCTCCTAATATGTCAAAATACCCCTCAGCAATTAAAACTGCAAAGTCTCCGTATTTAAGTTTGTTATTTCCTATTATAACCCATTTTTCTTTAGGGTTTATATGACCGATTACATTATCATCTTTGATTATTAAATTTTCTTTAATTTCGTAGTCATAATAATTGCAGTAGTTCCTAAGATAAAAAAGCACTATTTTTTCCTTTGTTTGTTTTTAAACGCCTTACTTATTTTAACCGGTTCTTTTTCTTGTTGCACATCTTCTTGCTTATTTTCAGGCCCTAGGTTCGGTGAAGGATAAGCTTTGAAGTAAACAGGGTGACCAACACCGTATCCGCGGCCACCTCTTACTTTAAGTACTTGATTTTCTTGTTCTAAGATCAGATCAATTATTTTCATTAACTGTCGTCTTTTGTCCATTTTGCCACCCCTTTGCAATACTACTATACAAGAAATAAGTATATATTGCTCCGACAATTAGCATCATCTCGCCTATTTGTTTTCTATTTTTATTGATGTGTAACAGTTTTCTATAGACAGATCTCATAACAGTTCTCTTGTAATAAAAAGATAGACTGAAATTATACCTACAATTGTCATTGCGGTCCAACCGACTTTTATCACCCTGTCCATTAAGTCTAAAAATAATTGTAGATCTTTGTCGTCTTTCTTTGGATTGTCGCCTATAGGTTGTTTATATCGATCATACAACCGCTTTAATTCTTTTTTTCCTTTGGCCAAAACAAAAACTCCAAGTGATTACCACAAAGATCTTTAATGTAGCAGGACTCACTACCGTCTCTGTGTTTTTTAAATTCATGTCCTTCATTTTCTAAAGTTGCACGGTGCATGTCGTCAATTCGAAATGCGACATGAGGTGGGTGTTGCTCTGGAAGCACAAAGGCAACCTTGACTCCACCCACAGAAAGAAGAGACCACGTATCATCTTGATACAGTATCTTGGCGTCGTATTGATCGACATACCATTTGACGTTATTTTTCATCATTGATGGTGTTGGAACTGTTAGAGCTACATGGTCAAAATTCATCGCTTTCCTTTTATGTCATCGTATGTAATTAGCTTCTTAGATGATCTGCTAATCATTGTGCTACCGCCCGGTCCTTTCCATTGCCACTCAGTGACTTTATAGGAATGAACACCAAACTGCACGTATCTTACTGTTTTCTTCATGCTGCGGCTGACTCCTTTTCACTATCGCTAAAGTCTTCAAAAACAACTGAATATTTAGGATTATTCTCCCAGTACTCAATGCGTGCATGCAATTTATTGATTGCCTTTTCATAGCGGATTGTCTCATTCTCCAAGATCTGCTCTGTCTTTTCACGGAGCTTAACAGCTTTATCAGAACAGTTATCAAGTCGTTCTTGCAGTTCAACTATTCTTGCGTCTCGTTCTGCAATTTTGCCGATCAATTCTGCTTGCACCTTGGCAACATTGTCAATAGACATATTGACCACATCTCCTACTAACGGTACCAATTTCTTCATTGCACTGTCTTTGCGCATGCGTGATTTACCTCGACTTCCACTTGCAGGTGGGAAATAGTCTGATGTTGTCAGACCTTCAAAGAAAAGCACAGCAAATTTATTAAATGTTGCATCAGCAACAATAAAAACATAGTCAAGTGACCCTTTGGATTTAAGAGTGGCCCAGTCTGTCTGGAAGGAATATGATACTGTGCCTTTGCTTTTGCTGCCCGATGTTAATTTACATTCGAGCTCTTTGTCGATATCACAGATGACAACGTCGGGTTTACCAGGGGTACCGTCGTCTAATACCTCATTAAACTTTTGGCGTAGAACTCGGGCTGTTTCTTTTTCTTGGACTGCACTGAGTAGCATGTTACGACGTCCGATGTTTTCGTGAAGGTCGTAATCGTAATCACCGAACAGGGTTTTAAGTTGACTCTCGAAGTCCTGCATGCGTGTAATTACTTGTAGTGCGTCTTGTCTTGTTAAATACATAGAATAACCTCATTTGTTATGTTACTCTATTATTATACACTATTTATTTTCTTTTTACACTTTTGCGCTTTTTACTTAATTTTCTTTCTATTAGTTTTTCAGACATATAAATCTTTTTTGGTTTTCTTGTTATTTTCTGTTTTTTCTCTGTAGCTTCCATGATGTCTTGGAGGATATTTTTAAAAAGTCGTGACTCAGCTGCTATTTTTGATGAATATTTACTAAATTCTTGAATTAATTTATTTTTTATATCTAATATTAGTTTTGTAAGTTCTCTATAAACAGGCAACGATATAGAACTTAAACCGTCAACAAACTTTAGTGTTGCTATTACGACGTTAAATATTTCTAATGTTTCTGTTCTTAAAAGACTTTCTGGTAAAATACCAGGAAGTTCTCCTGTATACCGATCACCTAGTAACTGATCTGCCCATTCCGGAGGCGGTGTGTGATCTTCAGGCTTATGATGATTTAAAGAGCTAACAAGATATCTTCTAAATTGCGCTGTAGTTCTAATAGATAAACACCCTAGCAAAGCTGCTCTAAGAGATTCTTCTGATTCATCGCCTGATTCAAACACTGATTTTGTTGTGGCGGCAATAAAATTAGTGCACTGCATCATTCCATATTGATATATTTCTTCTGGGTTATTAAGATCTGCCCTAAATGGTCTCGGTTCTATACTTTGATAGTTTTCAGGAAAATTATCAAGTACAACGGATGCAAAACCTCTTGCTAGTCTTTTGATTGATGGCTCGTCGATATGAGCAGTATTCATTACAGATCTTATTTGTTCGCTAACTGAAGAGATTACTTGCAATGCTTGCCCGAATGTCTGTTCTTGACCAAAAAGAGTAGTGCCCTCACTGTCTTCAACAAAAGTTTTTGAACTTCCAGGCTTTTTAACTAAGCTTATAGTTCCTGAATTAGGACTATTAATTCTAGTTCTACTTGGTAAAGTGACAGGTTTATATGGTGATAATGCATTAAATACACTTGCAGTATATACTTTTGCTAATGCGTTTACAAAGTCTGCTTCTTTTTGGTTTGATGATCTGACAATTTGACTGACGTTTCCTGCGTTAACTGCTGGAAAAAATGTAGCAACTGTGGTTAATGCTGGATTACCTAGAAGACTACTAGTGCCTGACCAGTTGGTTGATTTTTTTTCGAAAAAATCTATCTTATCTTCCATTACAATCGCTCCAGTAGCATCAGTTACAACTTCACCATTCTCCGATAATTTTTGAACTCTAAACTTTTTAATAGAAGCTAACTCTAAATCATCTTTATTTGTAATTTTCCAAGTTATAACTTGATTACCACTGGTATCTAGGCTAATGTCTCTGCTTAAGGTAATTAAAGCCTCCTTAGACAGATAACATGTAAGTCCGGGAACAGACTCTGCTGTAGGCCTTGCTGATAAATCTTCAGCATAATTCTCGTAATACTTAGGATCGGCCTGCGCATTAATAGTCATACCTAAAATACAGTTTGACTTTATAAACGCTAAAAATTCAGTGAATTCTTCACTAGTGCCATCTAGATAAGGCATTAACCAAATTTTTAATTTTGTTTCTAAAGTTGTTTTATCTCTTCTGGTTGTCTTTATTAAGTCTTGTTTATTTCTTTTATTCCCTTTTATTTCTACATTATTGGCATCAAACATTCTTATTTCACGCCCTTTTGAGTCATACACAGGGTCGTCATTCCCTATAAACCCTCTAAAACCGGAGATGGCGATAGTCGCTTTGTTATCTGAATATATTTTGTCGTCACCCGCAAATGGTATAATGTCATTAATGGAACTAATCTTATTTTGGCTAATTTCTAAAGTAGTCTTTTCTTCAGTGCTTAGTGTTCTCTGTTTTGCTGAAGATGTTGCATAATTAATAATAAATTCTGATAACTGATTTTGGCTACCTAGTATGTATGAAGGTTGATTACCTGCAGTGGTTTTGTTGCTATCCTTAGTAAGTGAGATTAATGTGCCTGCTTCAAGTTCAGCTTTTAGCTGGTTTATTACATTAGATGCTATCTTGTTGCTAAGCTCATTTACATAATCTTTTAATTCTTCTATTCCAAGTGTATGTTTAAGTTCCTGGGCTGTAACAGACGGGTTTGTTCCTTCAAATAACCAGCTAGCATTCCAATGAGTACTACTTGGAGTACTATCCGAAATATCTACAGCATGTAATAATTTTGCTCCAACGTCACTATGCGCAGTTAAGTTTATGTTTAATCTAATTACGTTAAGCGGGTTTTCCGAAGTGGTTCCAGCTCCAGATACGTCGCCAAATTCTCCAAATTCTGCTGTTGTTTTTGCAGGTGATTTTAAACCTCCAGTAGAAAAAGAGTAATTCATTGCTAACTTCTTATCACCTAAGACAGCGTTAAACAAATCTATTACTTGACTAGCATCACCATAACCAGAAGAGTTTGGTCTTAGTAGTTGTGCAAATACTTTTATTATTTTTAATCCTTCAAGTTTTGAATATATTTGATTACCTGTTGAACATTTACCGCTTAAGCAGACACCAGGTATTATAATCGTGTCGCCTTGAGAAGCTGCTTGAATTAATGCAGTAAGATTTAACTGGTGGGGAGGTTGATCACCTAAATACAGATCAACAGATGGCATATTACTAGGAAACACTCTTGAAGAATTTAAATTATATGCATTACTATAAGTAGTGTTAGTAACAGAATCACTAAATTCCGGCAATATTACTTGGGAAGAAAACTGTTCATAAAAGTTTCCTATTGCCCCGGCGTTGGCGCTGATAATTGCTTCTAATATATACTTTTGGGCTTGACTAGAAGCAACAACAGATGGGTCTAAATAAAAAACTGGGTGCTGTATTGTTGTCTCTCTAACACTAACATTAGTTCCTGCAATACTCCTAGAATTAGGATCATCTATAATATCTTGTCCGCGCTCTCTCTCTGTCTGGGCTGCAGTGGTTGTTCCAGTTTTACTAGCATTATACGCAAGCAATGCAAAGTTTTTACCTCTCAAACCTAATAGATATCTTTCTAAACTAGCTGGATTGCCTAGCTTACTTACAATCTCTGGATTAATAATATTATTAAAAAACGTAGCAAAAACAGTCGACGCTGATGCAAACTCCTTTTTATCAATGACGACATCTTGACGCTTAACCATTTCATGAAACTTAACTGCAGCATTGTATGTTGAGTCACTTTCATCAGGCGCAGGAGACTCGAGTAACATCTGCTCGAGCATTAATCGCAATCTTTTCTCTGATATAATTGTTTTCATCTTATATAAACCTCTGGGCGAATACTACTGCTGCCATCAGAAATTGTATAACAGCAAAAATGGTCACGGCTTTCGTCCGGAACATCTTTAACTCTTCTACTTCCTCTTTTAATTTCTCTAACTGTGTAGGTGATGCCACCTCATCAATTCGCTCTTTCCACTTGACTAACTCTTGCACCTTATCTTCACGTGCTCGGATCTCTGTGATCTCACGCTTCATGTCATTCAGACTTTCGTTTAGATCTTTAATTCCCTGCGCCAACGTCTCTAATTCTTTCAGGACAAGACGTGAGTATTCTCCCCATCCATTATTCTCGTTTGTCATCTTCATCCTCCTCAGGTTCTACGACGCAGATCAAGTCTTCAAGCATGTTGACCACGTCTTCCTTTGTTATAATATCAGACTCAGCTTGTCTTACTAAGTCTTTAAGATTTTGTATTAGCCAGTCACGCAAAGTAAATACCTCTGCCCAGTTATTATTCTTTTTGCAGAGTTCTTCACGTAGTTCACGGAGCTTGGTAAAACGATCAGATATGTTATTTATCATAGTCGTCTCCGAATGCTCTCTATAATCATCTGGCGTATCATAGATTCAGCAAGAACTGCCCTAGGATTGTCGTCATCAACAAGTCCCATTGCTTTTAAATAATCTGCTATTTGTTTATAAACCGGTTTCTTATTATCCCTGTAACTTCCACTGTGACCACCAGGCCAACCACCATGTGATGTAGGACGATCTAAATACAGATCTTTAATAGCATTTCTTTTCTTAGACACAAAACAACCCCAACTATAACTTATTATAATTATATTGTTGAGGTTTTATTTTCTGAAATAAATTAGGTAATATCTTTCGTTAAGTCTTGTCTCTTAGCTGTTACTATCTCTCCAGTTAACTCACTCTGAAATCTAATCCACATTTGTTTTGATAATGTGCCCGGGCCAATATTTGCTGTAACAGGACGATAAAATACCTCTGTTACAATCCCTTTGTTACTCATATGATGAGTCATATATACTTTATCACCTGGTCGGATATTGTTTGACATGTTTTCTCCTTTTATTTAATTCTACTTAGACAATAAGCCTTTTAAAATCTTCACAGAATAATCTTTTATTTTTATTGTAGAACCTGTCCCAGTCACTATCAAGAATATAAGTTATTGCTGTATCTTCACTATTCCTTACACTGCGCCCTACAGACTGCACAACTGTCATTGCAGTTTTAAGAGCATACCAGTCTGGAAATTTATTCATGCGCTTTTTAACAATAGGATCACCAAGCCATGGATAAGGAACTTTACAGATAACTTGAAAACGACTTAAGTCACCTTTAAGATCAACTCCTTCTGTCATTGATGGTGATAACAGAACTGTGGGTTCTTTTGAACGCATATGCTGTTGGAGTACTTTATCTCTGTTTTCACTATTATGAATAAGAATTCTTTTTCCTAATTTTCCTTTGATATTGTTTTTAAGATAGTTTGCAATTCTATATGTATGACAATGAATTATTCCTTTTTCATTGCTGTGTTCTTGCATAATTGCTTTGACTGCTTTTTTAACATTAGGTAATGTTCCGTCAATAGACTTAAAGCTCATGCTACCAACTGATGCGTTAATAATGGGACGATTTTCTACCGGGAAAGGTGAAGGAATACTAATTGAAGCGTATTGATCTTTTGGTATACCTAACGATCTTGCAAAAGCGTCAGCGTTAAGAATGGTTGCTGACATAAGAATTACTTTATGGCCTAGTCTAAACAAGTATTCTTCAGCATAATTTGATATATCAATTGCACGATATACAACCTTTACATACCCTCTCTTCTCTGTCTCTTGCTTTTCCATAACCCAATTGTCTTTATCATAATTGTCCATAAACTTTTTAAGTTTGTCAGCATGACCTTTCATCATATCGTATTTTAAAGATAATGATGACAATTCTTTAATTTTAGAAGCAATACCTAATTCATCAATTTGCTTTTCAAAATGCATGATTTGTGAAGTTAACTTTGGTTGATAAACGTTTTCAATCCATTTAACAAAGTTAACCGGTGTTACTTTGTCAGGCCATTTACACTTAACAATTTTCTCAGCAAAATACTGACTTACACCTACCTCGACAAAACTACTAAGGACTTGTTCTGTGTTGTGAGCTTCATCAATAACTAACACGTTTCTTGGCCCAATACCGCCGCTAAATGTCGACTCAGTTAAAAAGTATGGAAAGTTAGTAACAGACTCTGGTGACTCGAGAAATTTCTTTTTTGCCTTTTTATATTTGCAATTAAACTTACATGCCTTAAAAAACCCAGATTTAGTATCAGCAGTTTTTAACATTTGTTGTGACGTACGACAATCATTTCCTTTATGAAAACCACATTTATAGTTTGTTGCAGAATATATAGACTTCATTTGTGTGTCTTTTGGACCTCCAAAGTCTTTTTCGTATTGTTCTTGTAGAATTTTTTGTGTCGTCAAGAAGTAAGCGCCAGGACTGAAACCTTCAACTTCTGAAGATTTATTATTAAAATATCTTGCCAGTGTTAATCCAATGGCAGACTTTCCCACACCTGTTCCTGCTTCGATAATACAAAATCTCTTTTTACTATTTTCAATTGCATTGATTGCAAATTCAATTGCATCACACTGTTCTTGACGAGGTTTTTTGTATGGAAAGTATTGTTTATATTCTTGCGTCATTTATAATCCTTGGTAAAAGTTTATACTTTAGATTATAACAAAACGTTTGAACAATTACAACCTCATTTTCTCTAATATTTCTTTTGTGTTTGTAATTTTTTTAGATCCTAAGAGATGTAAAAACTCTTCGTATTCTTTTGAAGAAGCATTTGAAGCAAACATATCTTGTTTTGTAATCTTAACAAACGGTCTTTTACTACCACATCTAATGTAAAGACAGTTTGGAATTTTTAATTTATTAGGGTTAAGCGTGTAAGAGAAAAAATACTCTAACTTTAAAAGTCTAAAAGGCGTAAGAAGTCTAAGTCTAAATTTTAATTCTTTTACAATTGCTGTTTTTGCATGTGAATTCATGTCAATATTGGCAATAAAGTCTTTGCTTGTCCATTCATTTGGTTTTGCCGTGTTAATTTTAATTGACTTATTATTCTTTTTCTTTATAAAAATCAACCCCTTCTCCTTTTTGTATGACTGTCTGCTAGACTTGATGCCCAACTATCTGGCTTGACCCTTAAATCAAATCCGGTACCGGATACCCAACCTTGTATTGTCTTAAAAAATCTAGCAGTTGCGTTTCTTTTTTTATTTGTCCCGATATCAATATGTAATTCAATGTCTGCATGAGGACACATTTCTAAAACAAATTGTGCTGTTTGAATTGCCAAAGATACTTCTTCTAAGATCTTGGCTTGTAGTTCAACATATTGCTCAGATCCTTTCTTAATTTTTCTAAAATAGTATCTTGCAATGTTAAGATCTCGATTATGAAATGCAATCACAGTAGCAAAATTGCACTTATTAGGAAAAAGCATACTATCAGTTCCCACGTATATTTTACCGCCTTGGGCCACATAATCTTCAATTTCTTTCTTAATGAACTCAACATCTACGTCATTACCGTCAGCATCTTTCCAATAATATAATTCAGGCATGAAACCCCCCTTTATATTATTGTACTCCATTACTTAATTCTTTTATAATTTGATTTAAACCAATCTTTAAGAATATCTCGATCATCGATGCCTCTTCCTTCATTAAGAGTATTATCTTTTTCTATTTCATTTAGCCGATCGTTTTTTCTTTTTTGCCTTCTCAATTCAGATATTGTATTTTGAATTAGCGATGCTTCTTTCCTATATTGCTTTCCTTCTTTTTTTCTGGAGTTGTAAGAGCTTTTAATGTATTGTAACTCATCTATCATTTCTTGTAAGTAACGAGAATAGTCTGAGCTTCCTTTTTCTGCTCTTTTAATTTCATTTAAAGTAGGCATAGAAAGAATTTGAAAAACTGAGTGTTTTGTATTTTCGTCCATCCAACTAGGCAATCCTGACTTAAATGCCTCGACGTCACCCGTTTCTAAATACGCCCTCATTTTAGTACCGCTAATATCTATTGTTCCACCTTCTCCACCGCGAGTAAATCTATCTGGAAAATCGGCTCCCATAAAAGAAACTCCAGCTGGATTCATTGACCTAAGCGCATCTGAGTATTTAGGTGGCGAAGATTTAAGTTCAACTGCCGGATCTTTCTTAGAAAACTTAGGCAACAAATAATACTGTTGTGTATCCTCAGGGTCTGAATAGATGTAAAACATGTTGTTTGGTCGCGTACCAGTGTGCGCTAATTCGTTTGCTTCTTTTAGTAACGCAAGAACTTTACCAACAGGTCCTCCGCCGTATTCAATATGAATATTAGGAGAAACACTTTCGTAGTAGTCTTCAATATATGCAGTCCAGACTTGTTGCATTGATTCACCTTTAAGTGCACCTCTATCTCCAAGTCCTATAAAAAGAAGCACTCTACCATTCGGATCTTGTGCAGCATCGTTTATGGCGTGCATAATCATCTGGTCATGGCCGGCGTGGAAAGGTTTAGTACCACCAGCAAAAATGTAATAGTTTTCACCAGGAACAACTTGAAAACCTTCATCTCGATAACCGACATACACTCCTCTCGCCATTTCATTAAGACTACCATACATTATTTCGTATATGTTTGTTTTTCTTTTCATAGGTATCTCTCCCCTCTGTCACATAGTATAGTTATAACTATTCCTTTCGGGTCGTGTTTTTCAACATATTTTTCTGCAGCCAGGATGTTTGCACCACTACTAATACCAACAAGTATTCCGTTTTCTTTCCAGAATTGTTTCATTCTTGCAATTGCATCTTCTGTTTTAATAGAAATAATTTCGTCCATTAGAGTGCGATCTAATAAAAAATCAGCACCATCATTAATTCCTTGAATTCCATGAGTTGCATTGTCTTCAGCAGGTTGGGTTAATATACACTTAACACCTAATTTTTTGTCATCGATATATTGCTTTATTCCCATCATTGTTCCGCCCGTGCCTGCTCCGTGCACAAATGCTTCCCACTTACCTACCCTATTAATAATGATATTTTTGTGGATCTCCAGAGCTGTTTCCTGTCTATGACACTCAACATTTAATGGATTGCTAAACTGCATGGGTGAAAACGCACCAGACTCATTTACGAGACTGTCGCGTAATTCAATGGCAGCCTGGAATTCGTTTGGTCCAGTTTCAATAATTTCAGAACCAAATGCGCGCATCATTTGTTTTCTTTGTTCAGACATATTACAAGGCATAATAATTTTGCATGGGCAGTTAATTGAAGCTGCGTAACTAGACAATGCAATTCCTGTATTTCCGCTAGTAGCCTCTACCAAGGTAGTCTCACCTGAGATAATCTTGTCTTCAGAAAGTGCACGATCACAAATATATTCTATCATTCTATCTTTGACAGATCCTGTTCTATTGTGTGTTTCTAGTTTTGCCCAGATACGGCCGTCGTCGTCAATTGATATTAGTGGTGTTCTTCCTGTTATATTCATATTTTAAAATACTCCCATATCATTTTTTCTGCGACAACGACATGTGATTTAAGATATCCTAGACACTCTGACTTAAGCTTGTTTAATGATGTCCACTCATATCCTTCATGTTCTATTTCACCAGAAATTGGATTTTTACCTATTACTACCTCATCGTCTGTGTCTACGTACCCTACCCATAAAGCTAGTGGCCCAAAAACAATAGGCTCTTTAGATATTAATCTTGGATTAAGGCCTGACTCTTCAAAACACTCCCTTTTTGCTGCTTCAAAAGCGCTTTCTTCTGGATCGATTGAACCTTTAGGTACATCGTATCTACCTCCAGCACGCCTTCTATGCTTAGGTAGCGCTACTAATCCTAACACTTCTGGGTTATTAAAATTATTTCTAAACACTATAATCCCAGCTGCAGTTACCTTTGACATAATAACCCCTTAAATGTAATCGTCTGTGTCTTCGTCTTCAAAGTCAAATATTTCTACATCGTCTTCGAAGTCGCTATTGAAGTTCATAGCACTGTCTGGTTCAGGTATATAATCAGGATCTTTCATGACACTATCAGGTGAAAGGGGGTCACCTTTTGAAAATGAATTAAAGTCATCCAAAAAGGAAGCATACATATCCATATATTGATCGATGGACATTGTCTCTCCTGATATAGCATCATCAACTGTCATGACACCTGCTTCTTTAAACCCTTCTAATACTTCTACTAAGTCTTCTTCATTTTTAACAACAGTTTCAGCACCGTCTTCTGATGTAATCATATACCCTACATGCGGTGATTTTTGAATGATTATATTTGCACCTGTTACAGCTTCAGTTAATAATCTTCTTAATATTTTTCTACTCATATCCTTCCTTAGTTCTTTTAATTTATATAGCTAAATATAATAATTTACAATTAAAAATATCTAATTGCAGGTACTGGATTTCTATAAATTGATGTTAAGTCTTCTATCTTATATGCACATGCATAATCTGCAATTGCTGTCATTAATAATTCAAAAAATTCCATAAAGTGATCAGATAGTTCATCCATTTCTACTCCTAAGCTGAGAATATGATCTAGGTACAGTTGAAAGTCTGAGTAATTATCTTCAACCCAGCTTCCAAATGTCCTAAATACTTCATCATATATTCTATCATAATGTGGATGAAACGGTTCACATCTACCTGGATTAGGATCTCTTCTAGGATCCCATCCTCCTCCGTTTCCGTCGTCACCTCCGCCTCCGCCGCCGCCTCGTCTAGGCGGAATTACAGGTGGTATCTGACCTCCTCCAGCGCCGGCACCAAGATCGAAGTCTTGACCAAAAGTATCTCTAAATTCTTTCAATATTAATCTTCTAAGTTTTTTTCTATTTAATTTCACAATCTTTCCCTTTTATTTTTATAATATTACTAGTTTTCCTCTTTCGAACAAAAAATGATATGAATCTTCCCAAAATACAACAGGTGGAAAATTACCAGCTGGACTTTGACCGTGGGTTAAGTTTTGTTCACCAATCCCACAGTCTTCTACGTCGTATCTACTAACATATGTTTTATTTGCAATATTCATTATAGCAGTAACTACTTTATGACGAGCATCAACTTCAGAATCCATACCCATGTGATCATCAATATCAGACTGGGTTATTTCTTTCTTTTTTGCTGCAACTCTAATCACCATGTTGTTAAGATCTTCGGGTTCTATTGCATAAGGCTGTGATCTATTATCTTTTGCCAAATAAAAGACCGGCCCATCCCAACCAGCGAGCACATAATTCAATTCTTTCCCCACAATGCTATTTAAAATACTAAAATCGCTCGAGGTTAAATAGTTTCCAATTTCTCCTATTCTTCTTGAAAATGCTTTATTATTAAAATCATTGATATCATCTACATAGTCTGAACCCTTGTAAGGTAATTCTTCGTAAGGAGCGCTATTGTCGTTTGGAAATACTAATTCATCTTGCTGAAGAGACGACGCTAGCTGATAGCCAGCCCTGCGATCTTCTTCGCTATCTGACGTCGTCAATTGTGAGGTCTTTTTTCTTATTTGAGGGGTGACGTGCATACTAGGATCCCTAGGCCACTTGTAATAATTGCTTCCGTAAATCGCTTCATTGATTAACTCTCTAAGCTTTCTTCTATTTAATTTCATTTTCTTCCTACCTTTGTATAATAATCAATTAAAAATGCCCTACTATTTAGAAAATCTTCCATAGTAAAAGGATCCGGATCGCTTGCGCCTGAAGCTTCTAAATTATCCAAGTCATCTTGTATGTCTTCACTACTTTTATTTTTTACAGCTTTGGCAATTGCAACAATAATACTCATAGCCTTATTTACATCCATGCCATTTAACACACTTACAAATTTTTGTCCGGCAATATGTATTATTTTATGTTCGCCCTTTCCATAATTAACAGCAATAGCAACGCCTTCTTGCAGTGCATCGATAGTTAAACTCACATCAGGATCGATCATGTTTTTAACTACTTGCCGTTTAAAAGGAACTATTCCGTCGCTTCTAACAAAATGATGATATCCTATTCTTTTCAAACGACTGATAACTTCCATAGGCCAATCTTTTGGTCCTCCACCCTCATCATCGTCATCCAGAGGTGGTAAATCAGGAGGACCGCCACTGGTTAAATCTAGGTCACCAAAGTCTCCAGTAATATCTCTAAATTCTTTAAGAATTAATTTTTTAAGTTGTCTTCTTGTAATTTTCACTTTTATTTCCTTAATTTAAATATTATGCAATACATCGTTATCTAAAGACCAAATACCTTCGCTAATTCTTGCCTTAATTTCATCAGCAATTTTTGTCTTAATATCGTCAGGTACCGGTCGTGTAATTGTTTCTACAGATCCGTCAGCTCGATATCTTTTTATTTCTTGGGTTTTAAGTTCCATACTATTATACTTATCTAGTAAAAATTGATCATCACATTTTACTTTATTATATATGAATATATCGTGATATTCAAGAAAATGTTTCTTGAAATGCTGTATGGCTCTTTCAGAAATGTAGTTACTAGCTGCGATATAAGAGAGTAAACGTGCAAGAGGATTATCACCAGCAGAATTCGCATCATATTGTGCAAACTCCCCTGTTAGTAGAGGTTCAATATAAATATCGATATCAGCTTGATGAGCATACTTAGATATCTTTTCTCTACCTTTAAGTCCTCCTTCGGGTTCGATAAATCTATAAAACTCTGATAAACTCATTTGAAAAAACTCAGGAAAGTGTTCATCAATTGCATTTTCTAATTCTTGAATCATGACTGGCGTCTCTTGCCTTGTCATTCTATAGTAAACATTATGAGAAGGCAGCATTGATAATACTCTGATCATAAGTCCGGTAGCCAACCCATCTTCGTCAGTCATGCGAGGTAATGTTCTTCTCTTACCATCTGGCCCTCTAACAGGCAAAAAACCAAAGTCTACTAATCGACGCATAATTTTTAAAAAATAATTAAATCTATGTTCTATAACTTCTGTAAAAAATTTGCTTTTAAGTTCTTCATTTTGAGAACTGGTATATACACTTTCTACAGTTCTTAATCCTCTATAGTCACTATCATATTTTGATGATTTAGAGTTATCTATAATATTCTGCACTCCTTTTTCACTTAAGACGTCTGATTCGTATTTGTTAATCTCACTCGCAAAGTTAGGGTGTGGCGGAAAAATTAGATGCTGAACTTCCATAACTTCATCAACTAGTTCTTCAAAATAGTAATCAATATCATCCTCAGAAACGTTAGTTTTGCCTAATGTAAGTTGTGTATGAAGTACTAAATACTTTTGAAAAAAATCACCTGCTAAAAGGTGGCTTTGACGAATTAAAATAAAATTAACGATATCTTTTATTGCCCTTTTTGAGTTACTTTTAAAAGCATAGCTTTTATTTTCCTTAAATGCGTCAATGGGGTTTGAAGAACTCGTAATTAGCCTATAAACTCTTTCAACAGTATCAAGAGTTATACCTGAATTCTCACCTTTAGGTTTTTTAATGCTATGCAGTAAAAAGATCGGATCATAAAAAAATATGAATTCAAAAACTTCTTGAGACTTTTCATAGCTTGATGCAGAAATCTGTTCAATGTAATCTCTTTTTTCGTCTTCACCGTAATCCTTGATTACACTTTTTAAGTATAGTATATCTTGGCATGCTCTTTTAAATGACTCTTTTGCTGGGTGGTTACTACCTATTACTTGAGCTTCGGCTTTAAGTATCCCCATTATCTTGTCGTAATATTGGCCCAGGCCTGCCTCAGATCTTAAGTGGTGATCTTTTATTCCTTTGTTCGCCGCATCTACTGATAAACTACCATCTTGACCGGTAAGAGTAGGCGAACCATGAACAAATCCAATTGAAATACGTGAGTCGTTATTATCCATAAATGGTTCTTTTTGCACTTTAAAAGGATCGTCAGGAGTACGACTATAGTCCATAACATAAAAAAGAATAATGTCTTCTTTTTCTCTACCCACATAAGAAAGAAAAAGATTTTGACCTTTTGTTTTAGTTGTACACCAAGACGTGTCTTTACCACTAATATCGCATGCTGTAGATCCTTTGACAGTCTTTGGTAATAAAATAGTCCATGGGCCTACTTGATCGATCTTTTCTACCTGATTCGGATCATCAATCGTTTTAACTGTTGGTTCTGGTTTGCTTTTCCTGCTATCAATTAAAGCGTCAACTTGCGATAACACCCTACGCAAATCATTAACCGTTTTATAATTTTTTTTAGATAAGTTAGTAGGATATCCGTTTTCTCTCACAATTGCTTGTACTTGAGGCTCAAAAAATCTAATGACGTCGGGGACAACGTCTTGGATAGGCTCTGTACCACGTGTTTTCTGAATCCAAGATAGTTTGTCAATCACAGTTAGCCCTTTATTATATGCATCGAGAAGAGGCGTTTGATCAGGTTTCGGCTGAGTTTTGATCCATTCTCTTGTTTTTCTACTCTCAAGCAGCAGGCTTTCTAATAAAATTTTTCTTAGTCTTCTTTTTGTTATTTTCATTAGTATCCGTCCATTTCAATATTAAGCTCTTCCAATATTTCTGTTCCTAGTGTCCAAGTGCTAGGATAAGCATAGAATGCTCTGTCTTCTATCTCTGCATACACAAGATCTCCAAAATAGGTTTTGTCTTCGATTGTTCTTGTATACTGTGTGTCTGGTAGTTGTGGACCTTCTGACGCTGAATAGTACCTTAATACTCTATAAAGGTCAACTAGATATTGATCGCTTGAATACTTAGGATTTCTTAAAAAACCGTCAAAGTCAACACACATATTGTTTTTTATATAGTTTGCCATTTTTTCTGAAATAAAAGGACTGCCTATTAAAAATCTTATTAATTCATCAAAAAATGTTATTTCTCTAGAGGGAGTCCAACGATTTTGGCCAAACCCAGTAAGCCAACCCAAGTCTGAATCTTTAACATATGTGCTAATCATTAAACTGTTTATTCCTCTATTTCCTCCCTTAATAAAACTTTTAAATTGACTAGGCTTCATTTGATAAAATTCAGGAAATATCGATACAAAATAGTTTTCAACATCCTGGATTAACTTTTGCTGCATTCCTCTAGCATTTTCAATAAAGGCTCCTCTTCCACCAACCAATTCTTGCCGCACGATAGTTATCGCAATTCCGTCTTTTTGGTCTAACAAAGGAATATCCAACCCTTCAAATCCACCATATTCGGTAAATTTACTGCGACCTTTATCTATTAGATATCGAAAAGATTTTAAGACATGTTCATATCTGGTAGAGACTCCTGACTCATAAAATTTTTCTTTTATATTATCTGAAGCTATATTGTAAATCCCTCTAATTTGATTTTGCTTACCTTGATCGATAAAATCTTGTATACCTTCATCTGATAATTGGTAAGTATGTCTTTCATGTATTTTTTGAGCAATCTTAGGGTGGTATTGAAAACCTCTATGGTGTCCGTAAGATAATATATTTTCAACTAGATCATTCATTCTAACTGATGGGTCAATAACTGTTCCTCGACTCATTTGACCTGTGCTAATTAATTTCTCATCAAGTAACTCGTTGTATAGATCAAAGAACTTATCAAACATGACGTCACTCATAAGGTAGCTTTTAAAAGTCAACACGTCAAAAATAAGCATGTCACTAGAATATCTTGAGCCACCTTGATATTGTGCAAATATTTTGCCCAAAGCAAGTCTTTTTGTTGAGAATTCATTATATATTTTTTCTAAGGTATCTTTCGAAAAATTCACAGTTTGGTAGCCTTCGCCTCTAGCTCTAATTACATCATAAAAAGTATCTGGTGTAGAAAACAAAATAAATTCCACAACTTCTGGGGATGCCTCATTTAAATTTGCTGCCACCTGATTAAGGTAGTCATTCTTTGCATCCTTATCATAGTCTTTGATTATATTTTTTAAATACAGTAAGTCTTTTCTAGCTCGTTTAATAGACTCTTTAGCAGGGTGATTTGAGCCAATAGTCGTAGCTTCAGCTGTTAAAATTGACATAATTTGATCGTAATACTGTCCTAGGCCATTATTTGAGCTAAGTATTCTTTTGTTTAGACCCATGTTTGCTGCATCAACTGACAAACCCCCACTTTGACCGTCAAGTACAGGGCTGCCATTCATAAACCCAATGCACATTCGACTGTCATTGTTTGCCATGCAAGCTTCTTTTCTGACTTTGTGAGGATCATCTGGGGTGCGACTGTAATCCATGATATAGAAAAGAATAATATCAGCATTTTCTCTGCCTACATAAGAGAGAAATAGATTTTGCCCACGAGATTTTGTTGTGCACCAAGTTGTATCTTTTCCACTAATATCACAAGACACAGAACCAGTTACAGTTCTGGGCATTAAGATTGTCCATGGGCCTACTTCGGCTATCTTGTCAACATGGCTAGGATCATCAATAGGATTTGTTTGTTGCGTTGATGTAGCTGCTTTTCTGCTATCAATAAGCGTATCTACTTGTCTAATTACTCTACGCAATTCTCCCACAGTTGGGTAAGTTCTTCTATTTAAGTTAGTCTGATATCCGTTTTCTTTTACAATTGCCTGTACTTGCGGCTCAAAAAATCTAACGACGTCTGGTACTACATCTTGGATAGGCTCTGTGCCTCTGACCTTTTGAATCCAAGATAATTTATCAACAACTGTTAGCCCTTTATTGTAACCGTCAAGTAGTGCTTCTTGATCGGGTTTAGGCTGAGTCTTGATCCATTCTCTTGTTTTTCTACTCTCAAGCAATAAACTTTCCCATAAAATTTTTCTAAGTCTTTTCTTTGTAATCTTCATAATTTAATACTCAACATCAAAATCAAGAAAGTCTTCTTGACTGTTAGCTATTTCCATTTCTTTTTGTTTCCGCTCCACAATACTTTTTATCTCAATTGATTTTTCCGGAAAAGTTGATATTAACCATCTTTCGTATGTGCCTACAACGTACTTAAAACCAGTTGAGCATTTGACATTTTTAAAAAAGTGCATTATTATTTTTTCAGTTCTGTATTTATCTATGTTGGTCATTCTTTGATACAAATAACCTCCAGGCGCGTCTTCTGTTAATATTTTTTCCACGGCGCCTACAGACAAAGCTCCAGATCCAATCATGCCGGCGATTGCATTTGCTGCATGGTATATACCCATTAGATCTGAATCTTTAAATTCGTTAGCTATTTGGTAAGATTGAACTAGGGGGAAGTTTTTAATAGAGGGGAACATTACTAAAAGTTTATAGACTAACTCTCCTACTGGTGCATAAAAATGCTGATATAAGCCAGGCGGCAGCTTAAGATCTTCTTTCAGGTAGTCAGCATTTAGTCCTATAACTCTGTCATAAGCAGCTCTACAAAATATTACTTCGAGTGGAAATTCTCTATCAGCTAATTTTACCCCTTTGCTGTCGTATTCTTTTGACATTTCAAAATATTTAAGGTAATTTTCTTTTATTTTTAGACTATTAAACTCTTGCTCGTTTAAAAATCTTCCACCCTCTTCAGGCTTTAGGAAGGGTGATGCTATTAACGATATCACATTAGAAAAAACATCATTAACAATATCAAAATCGTATACTTTTGAAAGATCACCACCTCTATCAGATTTAAAATCTTCCATGCTGTTTTTTGCTCTTTCAAAAACTGTATCGATTAAATCTTGAGTGGGAATAGCGTTGTACTCTTTCATAAATAATAAAATATCATCAGGTAACCGATCACCTTCAATGCCAACATAACCATACTGGTTTTTTGTAAAGTCTAATATGACATACATTGCAAAAGTTTTATCATCTACATTTTTCGGCCTAATTACATTTGTCTGCGCCCCTAATCTTTCAATTATATTTTCATCTGTTTTGTGTGCTTTGTAAAAATAATCAACAATCTTGTTGTGAATCATGTTGAAAACATTTTTATTAATACTACTGCTAACACCCGGTGCACCAACTAATACTAATAACATTCTTGCTTTTTGATCTGATACCTTGTCCCACGTACTATTTTCGCTCAAGTCCATCAAGTCTTTTGAAAACATCCACTTATCAGACTTTGTAGCTGCGTCAACTTTTCTAACATACTCTTTAATTTTTTTAGTACTTGCATTTTTAAAAACGTAAGGTAGCGCATTGTTATGAAAATTATAATTTCTCCAAAACAAAAATTCAATAACAGGAGGAGAGAATACTTCAGCCGGATCTTCACCGTTATCTTCCATCTTCGCCCAATAATTACTTAACTCACTATAAAAAGACTGTTTAGATTCAGGCTTAAAATCTTTAATGTGATCTTTTAAAAAGAATATATCACGTGCAGCATTTTCTAAAAGTCCTTGTGCTGGGTGTTTTCCGTCTAAAGAATCAGATTTATCTTTAAGTAGTTTCATTATTTGAGTGTAATGTGGACCTAAAGCCTGTTTGACATCTTCTTCATTCAATCCCATATTTGCGGCATCGACAGACATACCTCCATGACCTTGACCAAAAATAGGTTGACCACCTCGAAAACCTATTGATAATCTACTGTCGTTATTTGCGATACACGACTTTTGTCTAGGCGTCTTAGGATCGTCAGGTTTTCTGCTATAATCCATCACATAAAAAAGAATAACCTCGGCACTACCGCCTACATAATTATGAAACAAGTTTTCACCGTCTCTTTTTGTAGTGCACCAAGTCGTATCACGTGCTGTGCTGATATCACAAGATATTGAACCACCAACAGTAATTGGCATCAATACTGACCATGGGCCAACTTGTCCAAGAATATCTACATCATCAGTGTTAAAACCTTGAGGATTGTTAGCAGTTGCAACTATTTTTGAAGGCTCTTTTTTGCGCAATTTTTCTTCTTCTCTTCTTTTATTAGTTGCATCGATTAAATCAGTTACTTTTGTCAGTGCCATGATATTAGGATAGTAGCTAGTTGTTAAGTTTGTATGAATACCTGCCCCTCTCATCATGTTTTGATTCTGAGGTTCGAGAAACTTTTTTACCGCATCGACGATATAAAGAATGTCAATGCTATCTCCATATTCAATGTCAGTTTGCGTTACTTCTCCCGGTGATAATGGGATTCCTAACTCTTGATAGTTTATTGGAATATTCTTTCTAATTTTTTTAATCCAAGCAAGAGCATCTAATTTAGTAATACCGTCATTATAGGCAATTAAAAGATCAGCGCCTTCGCTAGGATCATCAGGGTCGACATTAGACTTAATCCACTCTCTTGCAGCACGTGTTTCTAAAATAATATATTCTATTAATAGACTTAAATTTTCTTTTTTAATTTTCACTTTACCACCATGTATATTTGCTTTTACCGCCAAATAAGTGTGGGTATCGACCAATTCTACAAGCCCAGTAACCAGCTTTTGTTTTGTCTTTTTTATCTTTGCATTTATGACGAGCAGCAAAAGATTTTCTACGGGCAGGATCTTTAAGACCGACAGACATTCCTTTTGCACCAAAAGAAACTTTTTTTACTTTGCCTGTTTTAGGGTTCTTGACATAGACATAAAACTTTTTGCTTCCGCCGCGCTTTGGCTTATTTAGTTGAACTTTTTTACCCTGATACTCGGCTTCATCCAGGGTTTCTAGATTGTCAATAGATTCATCTAATTCAGCAGGGATAGGGTAATCAAGGGGAACGTACCCACCATTAAATTCTCCGTATTCTCCTATGTCTGATGTTAATAAATCATGATCATACTCATCAGCTTCTATAATTCCTGCGCGGTATGCTTTTTTGGCTTCTACAATAAAAGCAAAAAATGATTTTGAACCCGGCCTGTAAATACTTTCTCTAATCGGTAAATTATTATTAATATGATAATTCATACCTTCAGACAATAAAAAAGACATACGCTACTCCATATGTCTTAATTATCTTCTGTGTATTATAAAATTAAAATATTTTAATAGTCAATGTTTACCATCAAAAGGATTGTCTCTTTTAAAATAATTTCTTCTTCTTCTAGCAGCATCCGGATCTTCTAAATCTAGTTCAGGTATTCCGTAATTACCAGACTTAAGTCCTTTTTCTTGTAATATTTTTCTTGCTTCTTCAGCCGGGTTTTCTGATGATCTAATTTTTTCCAAGTCTCTTCTGGTAAAAGCTTTTTTCATTCTTTCATCTAACATTTTGTGTGCATAAAGTATTGCTGCTGGAGTCCCAACAGCTAAAACAGCCATTGCAGCTTTAGCTAGTAAAGTTACCATACTAACCATATCACCTTCACTAATTACACCTTCGTTTAATAAAATTTTTTTAATTTGTCTTTTTGTAATTTTCACTTTAGCTTTCTCCTGCTAAATTTTTTAATTTCCTCAAGTGATTCAAGGATTACTATTTTTACATCATTAACTTCAGATACACTTTGCATTTTGTGGCGTGCAGCATCAGTCCAGTAACCTTTTACTTCAATATATGTATCATGCTCAGGCAAGTAAAAATCAGGAATGTAGTTTCTTTTTCGACCGGTTTTTGAGAAGTACTTAAGCTTCATGTCTTCTCTACGATCCCACAATATCTTAAGATGATCTAGCCTCTCTGCCATGGCAACTTCCCATGTACTGTCCATAAGTACTTTACTTCCGTCTTTTCTTTCGTATAGTGACTGTTTACTCCACAACTTTTTCTTTTTCTTTTTTCTAGGCATCAGGTTGAAAAATACCAATTATCCCCTTCGGGTGTAGTTAAGACCATGTCATCAACATTGACGACTATATAACCTAAATCAAATAAGTCTTGCAACATTAACTCAACGTGTTCCGATGTAAATTCACCAAAGTCACTGCCGCCTAGGAGACTATAGTCATTAGAAGAAAGACGTTCTAAGAATCTTGTACCTTCATCTACAACATTGTCGATATGAATACCATAACTACTATCCCAGTTATAGTCGTCACTACGCATTTCAATAAAACTAAATAGATCTTTTTTGCCTTCTTCATAGTGAGGGTGATTTCTTTCCAGCTGATCTGGGTGTATGCCTAACGTAACTCGCATTGCATCTCGATCTAAAGGTCGCTTAGGTGTAAACTTGGTTTCTGCGATTAAACGTCTTAATTGTCTTCTTGTAATTTTTATCAAAGATACTCCCCCACTTTTTCCATCGCCTTTTCATATTTATCAGCGAGGTATCCATCAGCTGGCTTAGGGCCATAGCTATATATATCATAACTATTGTAACCATGTTTGTCAGCTAAGTGATCGTGGATATGTTGATATATATCCATTCCTATTTCTCTAAAATCAAAAGCAGCGCTTCCTTGATCGAATATACTAATTCCTTGAGACTCTAATTCAACTATTTTTTGATAGCGCCTAATCAATTCATCTGTTAACTCATATGGGATCGGAATGGTTATTGTTTCGTTTGGTGACTGCCCATTTTTCACAGCAACTGTATCTAAGGTGACACGGTTTGCAGCTTCGTATGTTCTTAAATCATCTACATAACTACGGTCTTCTGGGTAACCAAAAGAGTGGGCAAAAGAATCAGCGTCTACCTCCAGATCTGACGAACTGGCAAAATCATCAATCTTGCCTAGTAGATCTTCACTAGGTACATTAGGAATACTAGGCTTGATTGTTGTTTCTATTAATCGTCTTAAGATGTTTCTTGTAATTTTCATTGTAACCTCTGATGACTATAATTATACAGATCACTATGAAAAATTAAAAAAATGGTGGACCGCGTGGGAGTAGTCACTCTTTAACATCGTAATACTTCACTATTCTTGGTGTTCTATTTGCTAACTCTTTTTTGACAATATTGAATGTTTGCTGAAGATTGTATTTTGTATTGTCAATTCTTATTAGTACTTTGCTGTTTTCTTTGGCGTATTCTTCTTTAAGTGTGTCAGTCTTTTTTGTATTTTCAAAGTCATGTTTTTCAAATACTTTTTCAAAATGCCAAATGCCGTCACATTCAATTAAAAATAAATTATCTTTTGATGCGATATCAAAATCAATCCTTCTGTTATTAAACTTAATATTGTGATGGCGCTTGAATTCGTCGCCTAACATTTTAGCCAGTGATCTTTCAAGTTTTGATGAAAATCTTTTGCAACTGGCAGGTTTGCCCATCTGTTCTTTCCAACTTTTATTATTTAAAGCTGCTTTACTTAGTTTTTCTTTTGTTTCTTTTAAATACGATCCTGCCCTTGATCGATTACCACAACTTCTTGAACATGTTTTCTTGTAGCCCTTTTCACCTGGCTGCTTTCCTTTTCTTCTTCTAAATACTGTTTCGCATATTGGACAGTTAACATCTTCAAATCTTTCCGGTCTAGAGCTTTTCTCTTTTAGAGACTGATACCCTTCTTTGCTAAATTTTTCTTCTTTGTGTTGCCATCTGACATGATTTGCTTTAGCCTGAAAAGTTTTAAATTCCTTATTGCATTCTTGACATTTATACATAAAAAAGTCCTCCAATATTATTATATATCAGAGGACCCACTAAGTTTCCAAAAAAGTGGACCGCAGCAGAATCGAACTGCTGTCCGCAATAGTCTTGGTTCTAGTCATTCACAAGCTTAGTTATCTTTTTTCTCCTGATAACAGGGATAGTCACCTCTTTCCACCAACTCTAGGTAACATTGAGTTCCCACCTCATACTACGAGGATAACCATTTTAGTCATGATATATCGCCTCGACTAACTGGCTAACCTCTTGTTTTTCACCGGAAGAGATACCGGCGTTGATTAAGCAGCTAAAGCTACTGACTCAAAGTGTGCGTTATTGTTTGCAACTAAATTGTTTGAACTGTTAAGGTCGAGTCTCACCTGCTTGCACTGTCTCCTTGATTCTATTCCGTCGAAGCCATTAGCGGCCCATATATTTTTATTATACTATATCTATGTTGATATTACATTAAATAAATTACTAATATGTAGAAGACTTATGAATATAACCATCATATTCCTTATTTGCCTTTAATATCTATACTACTTACTTATCAAATGAAGTGTAAGATGGGTCAAGTGAATCTACGCTGACGTCGCTAAGTACTTCACTTATTCTAATATTGCTAATGTTTGTTTCAAATTGATGTGCTGCCAAGCCCACATCTAAATTCATGTCTTTACCGCCAATATCAAGTGCAACTAATTCACCGTCAGCTCTTCTTCCAAATTGTTCCTCATGAATATCACGCCATGTTAATGGGTCAATATTTTTTTCAGGATCGCCTGACTTAAGTATGATTTCATCAATTAAGTTTAAGATATCTAAGTAGTCCTCGTATAAAAGACTGTTTTTGTTCATTGGCAGTTTCTTTCTTTGTCTTATTCTTTGGTTTTTTAAATGATCAATAAAAATTTGATTAAACTGATGAACTTCAGGAAAATTATTAACTATACCTAATACATTTAAAAATAACATTTTTAGTGTAAGAGGACTTCCGTTGGTTGTTTTAACTAAAGCCTCACCTGTTTCTTTACCGTGTGTAGAAAATAAATTATTGACTTCACTAGCAATTCTTCTTACATGTTTAGGAGGTGTGTTAGGATTGCTAATGTAATTTATAAGTTGTTGAAACGTACTAAGATTATATTTTTTTAAAAATCTTAAACCACTGTAACCCGCTTTAAGTATATCTTGATAAACAGCTTCAATCTGATTTGCAATTGTATTTCCTAAACTATATAACGCAATTATATCATTAAATTTAGTAAACCTTATTTGTATAAATTTTGCTAATTCAATGTCTATATTTTTAAAAACAAATCGATCAGGAATAATTCTTTCCATTATTATGTAGTAAAGTCTATTTATTTGATAGTTTTTATTGCTTTTGTTGTGAGTCGACCCACGCTTCCAATATACAACCGGTTGATCCAAGTTAATAACACCTTTTGAATAAACTTTTGCAGTTTTTTCATGACTATTGGAAACAAAACCTAGGTTTTTAGCAGAGTTGTCAATTGAATGAAATAACTTAATAACTTTAAAATCGTCTAGTGAAACAACAATACCTTCTGCACCGCTAGCAACAATCCTAGGCATGTGCATCCGATTCTCAAAGCGAGGAAGTCTTTCTATGTCAGCTAGGTAATCAACAATTTTTTCTGCTAAAGGCGCATTAAGTGACCAACCTTTATCGTGTGAAGGATCACTAGCAGCACTAGCGTCGTATAAATAAAAATTCTCACTAAGCAAATTTAACCTTTTACTTATTGATTCGCGTATTAATCCCCTTATTATGTTTTTTAAATTAGCCAAAATCTCTCCACGAATATATTATAAATATTTTTTATTATAGTAAGTATCCATATAAAATGTTAATATGAATAAACACCTTTATGTAATACAATCAGATGTAACAGGCGCAATAAAAATAGGTATGAGTAAAAACCCTCAAAGCAGATTACGACAGTTACAAACCGGTTCACCGTACAAACTTAAACTACTAACCATAGTAAAAGGCAAAGGGAGCTTAGAAAAGTCTCTGCATGAATCTCTAAAACCTTATAAACAGTCTTGCAAGGGAGAATGGTTTGATTTTGAATGTACGGGCTCTTTTCCAATTTGGTTAAGCGAAATGGTCGACTGGGACATTGCAAATGTTTGGTGGGATAAAAGTTAACTAGATAATATTGCTTGAAGTTGTTGGATTGTTTGTTGACTGTTGCCAGTCACATGAAGTATTCCCAATCCACCTCTGGAATTCCACTGTAAAATTGTTTCTTCCTTGTCATCGATTAAAATGTTAGGAGTTCCTGTTTGTGATACGGCGTAGTTTTGTTTTTCATCTGCTGGGACAATGACTATTTCAGTTGGTTGCGGTGTAAGATTTTCTTGTACCCACATTATTTTACCTTGCTCGGCTGGCATGCCTTTTGTACTTCTAATTGGTGCGCTAAGAATATTAACAGTTAGGCCTAAAGATGTAATAAAAGGCCACAACATATCAGTACCGTCAGTTAGCTTCGGTAAGTTGTAAAAGAATTGACCCGGATCCTGAACAACAACAGAATATTTAAGGCGTTTTATTAGTTTAACAGCATCAATATCTGATCCTACAGGAACTCTAAAGTCTGGGCCGAAAGCTGTCATAACTTTACTTATTCCTTTTCTTAAAGATTTTGATGCGATATGCCCGCCGCTAGAAGCAAAATTCAAGTACTCATTCATCTTCAACACAACACCGGTGTTAAAATCAGCAATGACCCCATCCATATCACAGTATATTTGATGTTGAGCACCTAATGATTCTGTTATCAAAGCCTTAAGTTGATTTCGTGTTATTTTCAAAACTACCTCGCTTTATGGCATATGGTAACTAATGTTGTACTCATATAATATTTCTTGCATTTCTATTAACCAATCTGTTATATAAGTCATTGGATCACCTTTGCGTGTCATTGAATAATTCCCATAAGTATATTGTCCGTCTACTAGATCTCTAGCAGCAGAAAGAAGTTTTATTCTATGACGAGCTAATTTTGACAAACCCTCAATTATTTTTTCTTCTGCATCACGAAATGCCTGACCTTTTATTCCTTGTGACCTTAAACCTTCGTAAAAACTTGGATATATGTCTCCTGTTCGTAATCTACGAAGTACTCCCTGCTTATTCATATACTTGCTAACGTCCCTTATTCTACTATTAAGCATTTTAAAAACAGTGTCGCCAAAGGGAGGCAAAATGTGTCTACTATATACATTTGCGTACGCATTTCCGGAGTTATAATGATAATTGTCTTGATAATATCTTAGAATCTCTTGATTAGTTTGGGCATTAATAAGTTCCCGATCGATTGGCTGCCCAAACTGCTGATGTAACTTAATTGCTGCTTTTACTAGTGCCATGTCACCATTGTTTCCTGGGTTTGGCTCGAGTTTGTGAGGAATACCTAGCTGCTTAAGTTTAAGCTTTCTTGGGCCTCGTTTTCTTTCGCCTGTTTCCTTAATGATACTTTTCTTTATCATTCTTTTAATTTTATTTTTTGAAATTTTCATCGTTAAATCTCCTTTATTTGACAATGTCTGCACTAGCTAAATGACCGTTAACAACAATTAATTTACCTTTTATGTAGTTATCAAACCATTTTGCAACTTCTGATACTTTTTGCTTTAAATTCTTAAGATACTCAACTTCATAGTCAGTTAACCCAGCAATATTAAGTCTTAATCCATTTTTTGTTAAAAGTTCTTGACAAACCATTTCTGCTAGATCATCATTTAAAAAATAATTTCTATATTGCTCTTGTTGATGAGGTACTGGACCTTTTCTTTGGGTTATTGCGCTTTTCATCGTAAGAATGTCGATTACTCGCTTACTAAAACCCGGGCTAGTATTTTGTAAATTTCCTATATCATGACCTAGCTTTGTAAGCTTATTTCTCATTAATTCACTATCAAAAATAGCATGCATTATCATCCAAGGCGTCATTTGAAACTTGTGATTTCCAATATTAATAAAGTCTGTTTGATAATAAATAATGCAATCGTTGTCCTCTATTGTCGATAAATCAATATCAGGTTTGACTTTTTTAAGAAAGTTTTTTGCACTTTGATTTAAAGGCGATATTTTTAATCGACTGTCAAAGTTACCTCTTTGCCTACCAACAAACTTATTAAACTGACTTTTTGAGATTGTCCCGTTTTTAAAACAAAATGATCCAATCTGAGCAAGAACGCATACTTTTGCGTTCATGTACCCGAATCTTTTTTCTGCTTCTTTGTTAAATGAACTGCCTTTCGCGTAAACTGACGCTGCTTTTTTTTGTTTGTTCATTCTTTTAATTGCACCTGGATCAAATACCGGCCTTTCGTAGTCACCTAGAAATTCATAATTGTCTGTTGCAGCTATCTTATTAAAAGAAGAAAATTGATCATCAGCAGAATCGACAGTCCCTAGATTTTTTTTAAACGCCATTTCTCTTATTATTTGTCGTAGCTGTCTTCTAGTTATTTTCATTTGTCTTCTTTACCTCCACTTTCGCTAGCATATTTAACGCCCATGATAGTACCAATAATACTGAATGAGTTCGTTAGAAGTATACCAAGTAAATTTGACCAGGTATTACCAATTAATGTCGTATCAGCACCTGCACCTTTAGTGTATAAAGCGACAATATACAGTATTGACGTCATTATACCTACACCTACGATTATCCAAAGGGCAACATTGACAATATTTCCGATTAGTTCAAATTGTGTTTTCTTTTGCATAAGGTCTAAATCGTTTAATGCAGCATCTTTTGCGCCTTCAGCCTGTGCAAGTGCTTCTTTCAATTCAACCATTAATGCATCGTTTTCTTTTGCTTTGGCTGCTAATTGCTTATTTTGATCCTGAACTTGTCTAGTGATCTCTAATCGCTTCTTTCTGGTTTCATTGTCCTTTTCTTTCGCCTCAACAAGATATTTTTTAAAGTCTTCGTCTTCTGTTTTAATGACTTTAATAATGTTACCTTCAAGGTACACACGTCTTTCTTTAGCCAGATCTAAAAGCTGTTTTATGTCTTCTTTACAAAAATTCATTTTTTATTCTTTTTATCTTGCACAAAAATAAAATGTTGCAAATCCTTCGTAGTAATCATAAATAAACAGTCTACCATCAACGTTGATAGAGACAAATTTATTATCTAGCTCTTTCGGGTAATGATCAGATGTAGGAAAAGAAACATTTTTATTACTAAAAAAGTAGTCATGAAGTGCTGTAAAGAGTGGATTAAAATCATCATCCCACACTTCTGTTAGTGAGTCTATCACACCCATATCTTCTATTTCACACCCTAAAAATTCTGAGTATACACGAAATTCGTCACCCATACCATCATAATCATTATTTTCTAGTGTCATTTCTGGCATCTCGCCTACAATAGAAAATACATCACCATATGTGTTTCTTAAAAAGTTACAATACGTCTTATTTTTTGACAGCTTAACAAACTGTTCTGGATCGATATCATTAAATTCTGGTACCAAACTATCTTGGGCTTTTGATCTTATGCCTAGTGAGTCAACAGCAGTCTCCTCAGCAGGTGTCAAAGGGTTATCGTAATCAAGGTCTGGGTGCCTAACGGCTAACTCACGCCCCATCTTTCTATACGAAGCATTATTAGGTCCGTATGTGTCTACTCCACTTGAGCCTTTCATTAAAGATGATAATTTTGGGTCCAATCCTGCAATTTGATCGTCTTTTTTGCGACCTAATTCATATGCGACATCAGAAGGAGTAGCTACTCCTTCTGGGTCAACTATGTAAGTGCGTGCTGCTTCTATTATTAGTTGCCTTAATTGTCTTCTTGTTATTTTCATTTATACACCTTAAACGGGTTTGTTCTATTAACGTATCCGTCATAGTCTTTTTTAAACTCTTCTAAGCGAGGTTCAATATCATCAGACTTAACTATCCAAAATTGAGCCCCGGCTGAGATAGCTTTTCCCATTTCTTCTTTGTCAGCTGAGGAAGATATGATACCAATGACCACGCCGTTACCATATTCAAAGTTAATTTTACGAATTAACTCAATTCCGTTAAATGACGATCCAATAATGTTAAGATCAACAAACACACAGTCTGGTTTTTGATCTTTTTTACCTTGCCATGCATCAAAAAGTTTAGCGGCCTCATCAGCAGAGTCTATAGACTCTAAGTTGAGTGTTATATCTAATAAACTACATGCATCTTCAAAAACGAGATGAAATAAGTTTTCATCATCTACCAATAATATTGAATTAATCATTCGAACTCCACCTTAATCATTGTACCTGTCTCTAATTGTTCAGAAGATACTTTAAACCCATGTTCATTAAGTATGGCGACACAAATGTTTAATCCTAATCCTGACCCACTTTCTGACTGATTTTTTCTTCTTGTGTAGGGTTGACGTAACCTATCAAAATCTTTTTGGCTCATACCGCGACCATTATCAATCACAGCAAGCGTTTTACTATTTATCATTTCTATCTTTACCCATTTTGTATCACTATCATTGTACTTTAATCCATTTCTTATCAAGTTGTCAATCGCAGTACAAAACAAAGACTCGTTAACACGCATAGTCGGTAAGTCTTCTGAGACCAAAACCTGGTCTGCATAATTTGTTCTTTTTAAATATTTTTCTAATGCTTCGCCAATATCAATCATGTCTAAGCAAAGTGTGCTGTCTTCTCTAACAAGATTGGTAAATTCATACACACCTCTATAAACATGTTGAGAGTGTGCTAAACCTTCCTTTAAAAGCCGAAGCGGTGATTCAAGCTTAAGGTCTTTGATAATTTCAGGCTTAAGCCTTCGTTCTAATGATCTTACACCTCTAGGAATGTAAGTATTTAAACCGCTGTGCATATCATGTCTAAGTATTTTAGCTGCATGCTCAAGATATGTATTTTTTTCCAAGACAGAATCTAACAACTCACGTTCTGTGCTTTTTACCATAGTTAAGAATTCAAGAACAAATGTGCTAAAAGGTAAAGCAAAGACAATTACACATGCATAACCAAAAAGTGCTGTGTAATAAGTTGACTTAATTAATTTAAAAACAATTAAACTTTGAACAACAAAAAATGACAACATAATTGTTAAAGCTAGAGAAAGACAAATCTTTGATCGCTTGCTTATTTTATCCATCGGTATGTAAAGCAATATGGATTTTTCTATCGATTTCTTTAATTTTTTCATTATTTTCTTCCGTAGGGTTTAAGGCATATTTTAATTTTAATTCTTCTCTCTTTTTGTAGAGCCCGGTTATGTATTTGTCAGCGAACAAATTCTTCTTATTGCAAATAAATACAAACATTGCTGAGCTCAAAGCTAGCGAAATTAAAAATACAGCTGTCATATCAATCATAGCAATTTTACTCCTATAACTGTTCCTGTGTCTACTTTCTCGACGTTAACAGTAAACCCATGTTCTTTTAAAATAGCGTTTGCAATATTAAGACCTAACCCAGATATGTCATCGTTTTTAACTTCTCGCATATAAGGCATGCAATATAGATCATACTCATACTGTGTCATTCCAACGCCGTTATCTTCTATTACTAGCTCATTATTATATCTCATATAAATTTTTACTTTTTTATCTTTGCTGTCGTTGTAAGTTATTCCGTTTCTTATAAAATTGTCCAATGCAATACAAAACAGCGTAGGGTTGATTTCTGAGACGACTAGATCACTTAATTCTACTTTATTAGAGTACGATGTACCTTCTAAAAAACCCATCAATATCTTTTTTAAATTATGCTTTTCTACTTTAAACTCAGGTTTTCTTTTAACAAGATTAGTAAATTCATACACGCCTCTATAAACGTTCTGTGTGTGTTTTAAACCCTCCTTTAATAGTTTTATACTTAAACCTAAACGATGTTCCTTGATTGCTTCCTCAGGCAGCTTATCTAATAAAAGCTTAAGGCCTCTTGGAATATAAGTGTTAATGCCGCTATGCATATCATGTCTAATAATTTTTGCTGTATGCTCAAGATATATGCTTTTTTGTTGTAGCAAATGTTTGTCTTTTATTTGATCTGTTAACTCTGTTCTTAAGTTAAAATATTCTTTAAGCCAATCGTCATAAGTTTTATTGTCACCTGGCATAAACATTCCTGTCTGATAATGGGTCGGTACTTTAACGCCGTCCTCAAGAGTAATAAAAATAGATGTAAGTTTAATATCAACAATTCTAATTTTGCTAAACTTATTTTCTAATTCAGACTCGATACATAGTGTGTCTTCACTAGCACAGACAAAAACTGGGCATGTTTTAAGTTGTGCATATGATTCTTGATCGTAATAGTTTCTAGGTTCCCATTTGAGTGAAAACCACTCTCCTTTTTGTGCGCGCATAAAACCCCTTGGTTATATACTAATTATAATAAACCTGCACAAAAAGAATTGATATTGCTAAAAATACGCATATCATTGTTTTAGGAGTGAACATTGATTCACCTAAGAAATGCCAAGTCATTATCGGAAAAACTGTGTAGGAAAAAACTGCAGCAATAAAACGAACTGACCATAACTCTTCTCCTGTTGCGATAAAACAAAATTTAGTACCATACCAGAACGCCAACCCCGCAGGTGTTCCAAAAAGAAGAGTTGCCAAAATGGGTTTATCTTTCCAGTAGTCCCAAACAAATTGTGAATTACCGGCAAACCAACCCATAATATGACCTAAGACCAGAAACCCAATCCCAATTAACATTTCTCTACTAAAAAATTCAATTATTTTTTCAATCATTACAATACCTATTTTTGTATTATAATTATAACACGTATTTGGAGAATTATATGGGAAGAATTAAAAATATGGGTTCCTCAACAATGAGGTTTAAAGAAGGTATAATATTGACAGGAAGTGCTGGCGACACAACAGACAGCTTAATCGTTTCAGGAACAACTATTTTCAAAGATAATGTTCAAATGGACGTTAATAAAAGACTATACTTTGACGGCAATTCAATATCTAACGGGCCTTACATATATGGAAACACAGTTGCACTTTTTATTGACGGTGACGACAGAGTTACGCTTTCTATGGACAAGGACTTAAGAGTTTTAGACAACAGCAATAATCCTGTTATTCACATTACAGACAAAGACGCAACTGACAATGATAACTATAAAGAATTTGATGACGTTAACATATTCTTTTCCGGATCAGTTGGTTCAATGGGTGGTAGTACATTTGGTGCTGCAGCATTTGGAGGTGATTTAGTTGCATCAGGAAACATGAGAGTTGCAGATGCTGTTGTGTTTTCTAAATCAGGTTCACAAGATTTTAGCATCGATGCAGATAATGAATTGTTTGTTAGCGCGGGAGGAGGAACGTTATCATACAAAATTAAAACAGACGGCAACGTTGAATTTGTCAATGCTGTTACTTCTTCTCATTTTAAAGTTGAAGGGTCAGGCGGACAGTTTGTAGCACACAACGAAGACACGGTCAAGCTAAAACATGTTAACTGGTATTCTTCGAATGATAGACAGTACGGACAAGGGCAACTTTGGTATCAGCAATGGTTTGGTGCTATCGAACCTTCAGACTCAGGTGCTCAAGGTGGTAGAAGAATAGGCTTTTTCTTTTACGAGCCAAATGCAGGTGCCTCTGATGCTAACGGTGGCACAAGCGCTCATCCAACAAATACTCATATGTATTTAGACAGAACAGGTATGTATCTTCAAACAGGTAGCTTTGATGTAACGCAAGGTGACGTAATAGTATCAGGTAGCTTAAAAGCCACCAACATGGGTCCGCAAAATGAAATTGTTATTGTAGGAACAGATAATGCTCTCACTTCGTCAAACTTATTGACAATCGATTCGGCAAATGAAAGAATCGGTATTGGTACAACTAGCCCGACTGTTAAATTGGATATGGTTGCTGAGTCTGAAAATGAAGCACAAATCCGAGTAGCACAACACTCAAATGGATCAGACGGTCCAGATATTAGATTTTTTACTTCTAGGGGTACAGCTGCAGCACCAACTGCTGTGGCAGACAATGATAATGTTGGAAGAGTTAATGCATTTGCGCACGACGGTACCAACTATCAACAAGCTGGTACTTTTGGATGGAATGCTGATGGCACAGATGGTGACTCAACCTTCGACATTAGAACAAGAGTTGGAGGAAACACAGCTGATAGAATAACAATTGATGCAGCCGGCAATGTTAGTATTCCTGGTGATCTTTATTTTGAAGACTTTGTGATTGCAGACCTATCAATTCCTGGCCTCGATTTACAAACAGACACAAATGCATTTAGGTTTAATTGTCCATACAATTTAACTGTTGAAGGCTTGCAATTGTACCTAGATCAGCATACTACTACAGGTAATGTTACTGTAACAGTAACAAACACAACAGACACAAATCAAATGACATCTTTGTCGATCACCGGAACAAATACATCAGCAAGTACTACGACAGTGTCAAATCAGAATTGTGATACCGGTGATGTTATAACCTTTGCTATTACTGCAACACCGGCAAACGCGCAAGGTTTACGAGCTAATTTGCAATTTAGGAGAAGAGGATAATGCCGATTATTCATCAAAAACAATTAGCGTCAGGTCTATATATACGTAAATTCGACGTGTACCTTAACGCTGATTCTGGAGGCTCACACACTGGAGACAACGACGACCCGGGAAGATTAGAAGGAAACTTAGATGCAGGCTGGAATGGTGAAGGTGCACTTACAACTGTTAATCGAACAGGTGTTATTGACACTCTAGACACACACGTCATTAGTGGTGTTGTTCGGCCAGACGTTAGTGGCACTTGGCAGTTTAGAATTAGAGCTGATGACGCAGGATATCTTTGGGTTGGTTTTAACGCTGAACCTCTTGAGTGGGATTTAGATAAAGATAATGCTACGGGTGATGCTGGTGGTGCTCACGCTCCGACAAACGGTGATGGTTCTGTTACTTTAACTGCGGGTCAACTTTACGCAATAAAGGCAATGGTTGGAGATCGAGGTGGTGGTGATACTTTTATTATTGACTTTTCCGGGCCAACTGGTTCTCAATGGGACGATGCTTTAAGTAACACAGGAAGAGACGGTACAGGATTTTTCTTTCATAACCCGGATGCCCCTAATGGCTACAACCTAGACAGTTAATTACCAAAACTTATCACCCATTAAGTCGTAATAAGGGTGCATAATATGTCCCGGTATTTTTCTATGTGAATACCCAAACGCATGCCCTAGTTCGTGTTCTAAGAGTAAAATAAAATTGTGCGTCCCAGGCTTAAAAACAATTGTTGCAGACTGAATAATTCCTAGTTTTGACGATCTTTTAGTTGATGCCAGCACTCCTTGTTCAAGTTTTTCTGTCTCTTGTGTCTTTAAAACAATAAACCCGGATAATAAGTCAACGTCTTTACAAATCGAATTTAGTCTATTGTACTCATAAAAATATACTTTTTCACCTTTACTGTCCCAATATTCAATTGCCCTCTTAATAGTTTCTTCTTTTATTTCGTTTCCTGAACAGTTTAAAACAATAGGTGGGTATTTCCAATGACAAGGTTGACGTGCAGTTAAATTATAAGTTTCTTTAATAGTAATACCTAGAAAGAAACCAAAAATTAACGCAGTGAACAGTCTCTTTGCCGAATTCATTCACCGCAACCTAGAATAGCATAATCAATCTCAACTGTATTACCACCTTCAGGTATTGAATTAGAATTAAAGACAATTGAATTTGTTGCTTCGTCGTATATCCAGTCATGTGAAAGCTGCCCATTTACTCTAACTTCAATCGTATCTTCCATAACATTGCTTTCGCTCATTTCAAAAGAAGCTCTAACAGAAACTTCTGTTGCTAAGTTTTGCATTTGAACCCCCCAATCAGGTGCGCATATCGAATAAGTTTGACCGTTATATCTTTGCGTCATTTCATAATAGCCTCCACCAAACGGAACGTTATACGATGTATTATTTGATGGGTTAACCAATAAACATCCTGTGGGGTAATCTCCAATAACAGCAAATTGCCTTACTAGACTAGGCGATGATTTAATATTGTCAAAAAAAGCAAAATAACTTGCATAACTATTTGGACTATAGTCAGGCTCGTCAGATATATAAACGATTACGAAATTAGAATTAGGCCTCCAGTAATCGTTAGAAAGTGATGCTAGACTAGAAAAAGCCTGTGCATAGTATATTCCTTGCTCAAAAGGAGAACCTCCTGTACCGATAGAGTTGATTACACTAGCTGCCCACATAACAGGATCAGGGTGTCGATTGTCAATCCAGTCATGACCGTCGTATTGACGTAGCATAGAACTATCTGTGGTGATAAACCCTAAGTGGTAGTCGACATTCATACCTTGCAGTATCGCTACGAAATCATTCATTTGATAGGCTAGTTCTTGTTGCTGATCATTCATGGATCCAGAATTGTCAACGACAAATACAATATCAACTATTTTTGATTCGTCTTGAACGTATCTATCGTGAAACCAATGAACAATATCTCCGTAACCTTCCTGAACAATAATAACTTCACTGTTGACTGGGTCGTTGCTCTTAACTGTTATTTGACTTTCATCCATGTTAACGTCAGTTGGACTATACAGTATACTAAAGTCCAACTCTTGACCAGGTATGAGTTCCCAAGGAAGAACAGGAAGAGTCCCAAAATCAGCAACGATATCTGTAGGTAGTGTGGCCATCTGAGTGACGTCAGTAATTGTGAGATTTAAATTACCGTTATTTCTTAAAGTAATAGTTTCTTCAATATCACATCCAATACTGATATCACCAAAATACAAGCTAGGAGGCTCAACTGACAAGAGTGGTGCATCTCCATTTCCAGCAATAGGTAATTCTAGATATTCTTCATCTTCATCATTAGATAAAATAGTAATCGATGTATTGTTAGATTCGTATGTTTCTGGATTATAATAGACGTTAAACTCAACTGAATCGCCGGGTTGAATAATATATTCTTCACTTAAATTATCGTTCATAGAAAATCGTGAGCTATTATTAACAACAGGTTTGTTGATAATTAAGTCTTCATCACCTGCGTTTATAACAGCAAAACTTTCTTGACCACTCTCATGTCCTGATAATAGACTTCCAAAATCGATTGATTCAGGATGCAATACAATTTCTGGTCCGGTTTTTATTTCGTTTTTTAAGGCATAGTCATTGCATGCCATTACTAGTGTCAATATTAAATACATAAAAAAACCTCTATCATATAAATTAACTATACAACAGAGGTTTACTTGTTATTAAACTTTAACAATTTAGTTAACTAAACTGGACATATTTTGCCAAAAAACTATCCAAGTCTTTAATCGCTTGGCCCACTACTTGAATGTGATCGATTTCTTTCATTAACGCATTTTTATTATTTTTGTAGTCTCTACATCGCTCAAATTGCAAAACCAGAGTTTTTCTTAAAGCTAATAACTTTTCTAGATCTTCTTTACTAAATTCCATTTTGTACTCCTAATTTAAACCAGTTAGGAGTGTTAGCACGTGACTTCTATTTGGCAAACCTAACCTTGCCTTTAATATAATAATTTTTATAAGATTGTATAGGATCGCCTTTGACTTTTATATTCATGCTATTTTTTCCTGTATGAAAGTTTCTGTTAACTTTATTATTTTACCGTACAATAGCACATTATACAATACGTCTTCATTAATAATTACTGTATTCCAAAGGTCATCAATTATATTTTTTTCTTTTACAATGCGGCCGCCAGTTATAATACCTAAGACTTTTTCTTTTCCTAAGTATCTAACATAGACTAGATCCCCTGTATTAAACTTCATCAGTTATGTTTTAGTTGTGACCCTGAAGGAGGAAGATAAGATCCAGAAGGAATATTGGTTATAGAAACTAATGCATCAACACCCGAATCTAATGCTAGTGTTAAAAACTTTCCTTTAAAGTGAGCAACAGCGCCCGTCTTTAAAGTAAAAGCCTCGCCATAATGTGCTGAATCATATATAGTAACATTAGCAGAGCCTCCTGAACCATTACTAAATACTGCTTCTGAGGCAACGTATTTTAAGCGAACAGTTGTTCCGGACCCTGTCAAAACTAGCGTATGACCTGATGCTTGAAATTCGCCTACGTGTGTTATTCCTGGTTTTGGCCAACTTTGTGACATATTAAACTCCTTTTAGTTATAATTATCTTTCTTTAATTGAATTGGCATGCCATTCTTCAATTTTTCCCATCGTCATCACTGCCCAAAACCCTTTGTGGATTTTGTTTTGTTTTATTACTATTCCTAGGCTTCCGCTTTTTTTGTGTGTTACTATTTTTCCTATTAGGTTTTTTAACTTCATTTTTCTTTTCTTTTGGCAATACTGCTTTATATTCACTTTCTTCGCAAGGAATAAAACCTCGCATCTTACAATATTCTACCAGACTGTCGTAACTAGTTAATTTATTTTTAGAGATAAAAGTTAAAAGATTAGACTTATTTCTTTTAAGTATATTTTTTAAACTGACTGACATTAATGTCCTCCTTCTTCTTTATTTAAATATTCATCAACAAATAAAGCTTCTTCTTTAAATAAATTAACGACAATTTTGTATGGGGCTTCACCAAAACAATCTTTGATTTCAGTTAACATTTCTTGTAAGTTTGAATTACTCTTAAGCTTATCATCAAAATACAACAAAAAAGTCTGAAGCAGGTCTTCATCCCACTCCAGACTTTCTAACAAAGACGTTCTAAACCGAATGTCTTCTACAATAGAAAAGATATCTATCATCCTCCAATACCGTTGTCTAGTTCATCCATAAAATCTCGAATTGTTTCTTGGAATTCTGGATTAATAGCTATTTTCTTTAGTTTTTTATCATCCATAGCCACATCATAAAGTTCAGTAACTTCAGAAGCAATCTTCATTAAAGCTTTTACGTATACGTTTCTAGCTGTTGAATGATTCATTTTAAAGCCTTGCTCATTAAGCTCATCAGCAATCTGATGATATGTTTTTCCGTCAAACTTTTTAGATGTACCGTAACCATTTTCTGATTTAAATCCTTTAGGCATTGCCATTGTTTACTCCTTCATTGTTTTCGTTGATATTATATATATTTTTGTCGTCTTGTAATACTTCGTCTAAACCAAATCTTAGCCTTAAGACTAGTTCTTCTCTCTTTGATAGTGAGCCTAGTGCTTTGATTATCTTTGCTCTAATAATTTTGTTGTCAAGAATTTGTTCTATATTTGTCGATCCATTATCAGGAATAATGTCTCCTAAAGTTCTTGCACCTTCTTCACCTACTTGCTGATCAATACTGGCAATATTTTTACTTCTAATTGAAGCCATGGCTAGACGTACATGTTTTTCAGTAATATCTAATGCATCACAGATTTCTTCAATAGTAGGTTCTGCACCAAACTCTTCTATATAATCTTGCTTAAGCTGCCAAATTTTTCTAGCATTTGCAAGAGTGTGAGAAGGAACTTTTAGTAGTGTGCTATTTGAAGTAAGGCTACGTGTCACAGCTTGTTTAATCCACCATGATGCATATGTAGAAAACTTAAACCCTTTACGCCAATCAAATTTTTCAACAGCTTTAATTAAGCCAATATTTGACTCTTGAATAAGATCTTCCAGCGTGTGACCGTACCTAGCATACTTTTTAGCAATTGATATTGCTAGTCTAAGATTAGACTCGATCATTTTGTCTCTTGCTCTACGATCGCCTCTTTCGATTCTTTTGGCCAACTCAACTTCTTCCTCACGCGTTAGAAGTCTTGTTTTGTTTTTAATATCTCGAAAGTATGTTTCGAGGACTGTGCTTTCCATTTAATCTCCAATTTTTAATTTTTAATGTTTAGTAGTTATGTGTTTATTATACAACAAAAATGTGTGCGTTACACTTTTTATGTAAAACGCACACAAAATAATTTAGCTATTAAAATTAGTTAATAGTAATTTTTTTAGCTGCCGGTTTTTTACTTTCATATGTAGGTACAAGAATAGAAAGCACGCCTGATGTATAATCAGCATCGACGTTATCAATATCGACATTTTTAGGCAAAGAAAAAGATCGTTTAAATTTTGTTGTCTGAATATGCTCTTGATGAATATATTCTTTTCCTTCAAAATCTAACGTACCTTTAACTGTTAAAATATTATTTTCGATGTTAATATCGAAGTTGTCACGTGAAAAGCCGGGTAAAAATAAATCAAAGACGTAAGAATTGTCTTGTTTGTAAATATTACATTTTGTATTGAAACTGTTAGCATGCGACTGCTTACCGCGGCTTTTTCCAATTCCAAAGTAATCATCATTAAAAAAATCATTTAAATAAGAATTATAAATTAGACTCATTAGCGCTCCTTTGTTAAATTGCTATTAATCACCTTGTAGTGATTATTAATAATATAAACACCAATTCTTAGATGTACATAATTTTTTTAAAAAATTAATTTTTTTCCTTTCATTAGAATTTTTCTCTTATTGAATGTAACAACCGCGACTGTTTTAACACCTGGTAATCGCTTAACCAAATTAGACATGTCCTTAAGACTTTTATATATTTCATCAGACTCTGGTAAATACTTAATGCTTAATAGTAGAGAACCATCACCGTCAGAAAATCGTGCAACTTTATCTTTTTGTCCAACAACTGCAATTCCTGGAAGTATTCGTATTCTTGTCATTAAGTCTGGAACGTGCGTTTCATTTTCAATTTTAAGATTAACAACGGCAGTTACTAATTTTCTTTGTAATTTATACTCTTGCATATATTCTCCTGTGGAATTTGCATTTTTATATAATTATTACTCAGAATCGCTTTTAACTTCAATAAGAGAACAATCAGCAGATAAAAGCATAGTTGCAGCAGACACAGCATTTTCTAATGCACAACGGGATACTTTGGCGGGATCGATTACACCTAACTCAAACATGTCTCCAAAAACCTTGTTGCGAACGTCATACCCAACGTTAGAGACACCTTTTGACTCTTTCTGTATGTTTGTTAAGATATTGTGATGGGATAATCCAGCGTTGCTTAGAATTTGTCTAAATGGCTCTTTGCATGCACTTATAAGCAAGTCTTTTCCAGCTGCAATATTTTTATCAATATCGCCGTGATCTAATTTACTTCCAAAAGATGATGCTGCCTGATACAAAGCCATCCCACCACCGGGTAGAACACCTTCTTCTAGGGCAGCGCGAGTTGCATGCAAAGCATCATCAACACGATCATAACGCTCAATAAGTTCAGATTCAGTTGCAGCACCAACTCTAAGGATCGCTATGCCTCCCGATAATTGCTGGAGCCTATACTTTAAAAGCAATTTTTCTTCATTGCTAAGACCCGGATACTTGAGACTGTCTTTAATTGCTAGCATTCTTTCTTTTGAATTATCTAGTTTTGCATTTTCATCTTTGATGACAAGTGTTTTTGACTTTTGAATAATTATCTTTTTGCAAGTACCGAACATTTCCATTTCAAACGAAGTCATGTCAAATCCACCGTCGACAACACGCCCACCTACTATTGATTGTAGATCTAATAATAGATCATGTCTAGCACCGCCAAATCCAGGCGATTTAATAGCTGCGATTTGCAAAGATCCTTTAACTCTATTTAAAACCATTCCTTGCATTGCATCACCTTCAATTTCATTTGCAATAACAACAATTGGGCGACCGGTATCTAAGGCTAATTCTAAAGGCTTCATTAACTCTCTAATTGAATTAAACGTTCTATCTGCCATTAACAGTAACGGATTTTTAAATTCTGCAACCATTTTATTTTTATCTGTAACAAAATACGGTGATAAAAACCCTCGTTCCATTTGAAATCCGTCGACAACAGTTAAAGAGCTATTAAATCCTTTTGCTTCTTCAACTAGAACATGGCCATCAGGCCCAGCAGCTTCAATTGCCTTTACAATTAATTTAGCAATTTCTGTTTCGCCATTTGCTGATATTGTTGCAACTTTTAAAAGATCATCAGTACCAGCGACCTCAACTGCACAGCTTTTGATATTGTCTGTTATTTCTTTTTTTATAAGATCAATTCCTAGCTTAAGCTGGTCAATATCAAATCCCGCAGTTTTATATCTTAAGCCTTCATTATAAATAAACTGAGCTAAAACTGTCGCTGTGGTCGTACCATCACCTGCTTCTTCAGCTGTTCTACTTGCAGACTCTTTAAGAATTTGCACACCTAGGTTTTCAACTTCATCAACTAGATTAATTGATTGTGCAACTGTTACACCGTCTTTTGTTACGAGCGGATGTTGCCCGGGTCTATGTATAAGAACTAATTTACCTTTCGGGCCCATAGTTACCTTAACTGTATTAGCTAGTTTATCGATACCTCTTTTAATTTTTATATCTAAATCTTGACCAGAATAAATCTCTCTTTTAATTTCCATGTTACCCCTTTAACAAACCCCCGCTATTTTTCCTAGGGGCAATAGATGAATTCATCAGCGATTCAATTAACTGCTGATCTACATTGATAATTCTACGCTGCTGATCAACAACGTTAACAGCTACATAAAGGTCACCTTCTTTTTTTGCAACTTCATTAACTGAAATAATATTGTTTCCACGCAAGTGGTTTTGAACGTTATCGGGTAAATACATTATAATCCTCCAAAAGTTTGTACGTATTTGTTCCAAGTTTTTTCTTTAAGCATAGACTGAAAATCCATGTCATCAAATATATCATAAAGCTCTTCAAAGTCTGCAGCACCTTCATACTTTTCCATCTCATCCATGTTATCAGAGAAGTCGACAAGGCGGATTAGATGAACGTTTCTTTCAAATATCTGTTGCCTAATAGGGTCTTTCTTAAAGTACTCTGAAAGTAATTCTGGGTCCCTTACAAGTTTATCTGCAGTTTTATCACCACACCCAGGAATTCCTGCGATATTGTCAGTTGCATCCCCTCTAAGCGCTTTCCATGTCACGTAGTCATAGTCAGGTGTTTCGATCATTTTTTTCTTGACAGGATTGTAAATACTGCAATTATTGAAAACATTTAGTAATTGATAGAAGTCAGAGTCTGACGAAATAATTGTGCATTCATCTCCTTGATCGCAATGAACTTTTACTAGTGTTGCAATAGTATCATCACACTCAAGCTTAGGGTGTCTTACAGTCGTAATAGGAAAACACTCTTTAACTATTGATATTATTTGTGCTTTTTGTTCATGAAAATGTCTATCATTGTTAGTTCGATTTGCCTTGTAAGCGTCGTTTAATACTTTTCTAAATTCAGGATTTCCTTCCAAGACAAAATATACTTTATCTGGTGAAAATTTTTCAATAAGCGGCCTAAGGCTTCTAAAAAAATTATAAACAACTGGGAAATCACCTTTTAGGTAACCACTCCGTGCTCTGTATATTAAGTTATATGCGTCTAATAAAAGTACTTTCACTGTGCTGCTCCTGCTTTATTAAGGTCGCCTACGGACATTTTTCCAAATTTACCATTCCCTAGATCTACTTTTATTATATCATTTTCCTTTTCTTGTTGCATTTTTTCTTCAATTATATCTGGAGCAATAATGTCAGGTTCTTTAATGACTTCTAATTGAGGCTGCTTAGTATGCCCAAAAAGGCTGCTGGCGACCGCTTCTGCTTCTTCAATCATTTGTGTAATTGCATCGTTTGCATTTTTCATCATAAACGCTTTTGCGTCTTTATTTGTTGCAAATAAATGGCCGGTTAACTTTTTAATATCGACTGTTGTTTGCTTCTTATCAGGTAGTTTTGCAATGTATGTTTTGTCTTTACCTTGAAGCGTTGTGCGAATTACTTCTTCAATTATTTGAATAGGAATAACTTTGCTGCTGTCTGCTATAAAAAATAAAATTTGCCCAACTTGATATTCTTGCATATATCCTCCTTACTGTATGGATATAATATACCAAATTAGACAAATTTATAATTAATTGTGGATTGTGCTGCTAATTAGCGTCTAAATCCGAATCCCGGGATATAGCTACCCTGGTGTGTATAGCCGTTACGGCTTCTTCTAGGTTTGTTTCTTCCGTAAACCCAGCCGCTTGAATAATTCATTTCGTCAAAAACGTTTTGAACTTCTTCGTCAATAACTTGGCGCAATTGTGCTTCAAACATTCTTTGTTTTCTTTGCCGTTTTCTAGACTCTGACAATTGCTTGCGTCGCTTATTTTCTTGCATAATTCTTTTAGCACGACGAAGTTCTTGGACTAGCATTGTTTCATCCACTTCAATCATAGCTTCATCAGTATCTTCTTCATACATTTCGTCCATGGGATCCATTCCTTCTTCATACATTTCGTCCATAGGATCCATTCCTTCTTCGTAAGAACCTTCATAAGCATGCATACCTTCGTCTTTTTCTAAGTCAGCATTCTCATTTAAAGATCTTCTAGATGATGCTCCACCTGGTAAACCAGCAAGCTTGCTAAGTCTGTCAAAATTAATTCGCATAATAATACCCTCCACAATATTGTAGTATCTGTTATAAGTATTAAGTAAATATTTAATTGTTATTTACTTTGTAAATTTTTTCTAATGTTTTCAGTAATTTTTTTGCCTTTAGTCACAGCCTGTCTTAAAGGTTCTAACCCAAGCACTTTACGTACTTTGTCATAAGTCTCTTCGTCAAGTCCTTCTTTTAATATAAGCATATCTGCATATTGATGCAAATCCATTTCCATAATAGGTACAGGATCACCTTCGTCGTTTGGCTCGTATTCACCTGTTTCGCGACTTTCAAAAATAAAAACTATTTTTGGCATAACCTCTTTTTGAGGTACCATAATAAAAGGAATGTTTGACGTCATTCCGTCATCACTTTCTTCATACATGATTTCTGGGATCCAGTTGTTGCTATTTTGCATAGTGTTCTCCTAAATAATAGCAATCGTATCTTGAATTGATCAAGTTGTAAATTACAGTTTAAATAGAAACAATATTTTCAGCTTTTAGCTTCTCAAATATTTTTAAATATATTTTTTTAACAGACTCTACACCTTCGCCTTCCGGGTCAGAGCGCCACAATTGAATTGCTGATGTTAACATGTTTTTAATTATAGTTTCGTCCCAGCCAGGTATATCTTTTCCTTTTTCAGCTGCCCTATACAAACTATTAAAGTTGTTAATTCTATCATAATTAAACGCTTCAATCACACTGTTCACGTATCTTTGATTTGAAACTGCAGCATCTTCTAAATTACCCAAAAGAAATTGTGCTAGTCTGATTTCATTTTTACTAAGTGAACCATAGCCGGATGATGCTGACATGTAACTTCCTGCTGCTCGAGGCCTGGTCAAGGAAATTCCATTATCTCTCAACGATCGGTTAATCTCACGCACATATTTTGTATATTCTCGATCAAATTTTTGATCGTTTTCTTTGTTTTCTCTATCATCAATCGGTTCAGCTCTTTGCAAACCTTTTCTATAATCCCTATATAGATTATTAAAAAGTCTATTTAGTTCTTGCATTGCATTGCAAAATGTTTCGATCCCAAATTGAGGTGCCACTAACATGTTCATAAAAGGTAGCGCTGCATCTGTAAATGCTGATATAAACACAGGATTCATCCAGTCAGGTTTGCTGTCATCATTACCGCCACCATACGCCGGTATTTTCCCACCGGACTTAACAATTTCTATAATTTGCAAAAATTCATCATCAAAATTAAAATTGCAACGCGCGATTTTAACTTCGTAATTGCCTCTATTTTTATATCTTTCTTGCAAAAGATAATTTTCAATGATTAAATTTAACTCTTTTTTTGTAACTTTCATTATATTCTCTTCATCAACCTTTGGACTTTTCTTCTTATCTCTTGCAGGTTTTGTTGCTCATTAACTTTAATTGGAGGGCTGCTATCTTCAGCTGAACCTTTTGGCTTAGACTGAGGCAAGTTAGATTCTTCCTCTTCTTCAGGCAGTTCTTCGTCCTCTTCATTCTCAGCTCCTTTCATAATAATATCAGCGTACAAAGGTGCATCACTAGGGTCAAGAGCATTTTCGCCTTCCAAGGCTCCTTGGAGTATGCTGGACAATTCTCTTAAAAATAAGTGCAAAATTTTTCTTTCATCTTCATCTAGGCGATCATAATATGTTAATAATTCATCTTTAATCTCTTTGTCTTTTGTAGATCTTCCAGCTCTAAGATTGTTAATGTCTTTAAGTACACTATCAAAAGACACTCCAAATTGTTCTGCATCAACTTCTTCTTCTACTTCGTCGTCAACAGGCGCTTCTTCGGTATCACTAGTTGTTTCTTCGGTATCTACTTCGCCATCATCAGCAGGTTCAGCTTCTTCTTGCTCAGAAAGGCTTACGCCATAAAAGCTTTCGCTGGCTTTTAAGTTTGACGCATATGCGCTATGAGCAGGATCTGCAGATTCAAATAAACTTTTTTTTGTTTTTATAACTGCTTCTTCTGAAATAATCTTTAATAAGCTCATAAGCTCTTTTTCTGAATTTACTTTAATCATTATGCACCTCTTTGTTTTATAACTATCTTACAAGATATTAAGTTTTCTTCTGGGTTTTGACTGAATTCCTTAATTTCTAATACACCTTCACCTTTTAAAAAATAATTATTATCAACAACGATTGCGTGTTTTATATTTAAATTGTTAGCATTAAATAACATACTGATATTACTGCTTATTTCAATAACAAAAGTATGTAAATTATTTTCTTTTTTATAACTTCTGACAAAATATTCTTCTTTGTTAGTCTTGTATTCTAAAAGCAAAAATATATCTTTTCCAGAACTCTCTATTAAGTCTTCTTCTGATATTACACTTTTTAAATTGTCGCTTACAAAAAATGACATTAATATCTACCTAATCGAATTACTTGTATATCTTCAATAATTTCATCAATTTTTTTAGACATTTTTATATCTACGTCAGAAACATCATTCATGTTCATTGTAAATAACTTAATGCTTACTTCTGTGTTAAAAATATTAATATTAGGGTGGTGATTTAGCTTATTTGCCAAAAATAGCACTTCGTCTAAAAAATAACTTAATAATTTAATATCGTCAAACTTATACGATCTAAATAAAAAATTTTTTTCATTATCAGACTTAATTTCCCATCCTGGATCGCTTACGTTAACCGGCATTTCGTCAACAAAATTTTGATTAATTTGCTCGAATATTTGCCCTTTGTACCTATTATTGATTGCATTCATTAACAACCTGTTCATTAAATACCTACCTGTCTCATTCTTCTACTGTCAGCAGCAAATTGCATAAAGTCTTTATATCCCTTCATAAACATTTTTGCCATCTCTTTTTCATTTTCAATAATTTTGTCAACCTCATCAACAAAGTACTCGCTTAAATCAGCACCCTCCATTGTTTCATCCATTTGTGATTCTAAGTCAAGCCATATATTGCGCGCTTCAATTGCAATCTCTGCATAAGCTTCTGGTGTAATGTCAGCTTTTATTAGTGCTTTAGCAGCTTTGTTTTTATTATTAAAGTCAGGATCACCTTTAAGCCCAGTAAAGTACTCAACAACGCTATTTAATTCTTTTTCTGAAAGGTCAGATTTAACTTCTGGATTATTCTTCTTTCTTATTTGATTAATTATACCTTTGATCTCTTCTGACCACTGAAGTGAAAATTCAGCAACTAATTTATCTAACGGGTAGCTCCCAACATTTCTAATAATAGCGCCTCCTGTTGTTTGCAAAAACTCTGTTTCTTCAGCAAGTACTTGATAATCAATATCATATTCATCCATAAATTGTACAATCGCTTCAATCTCAGGCAGAATCTCATTTTTAATACGGTGTAAAAGTTTTGCCTCATCAACTTGCTTAAGCTTGTTCTTTTTATCATCGTAGTTTCTTGTTTTTAATCTTCCTTTTTGCGCTTTCTTTTCTAAGTCAGGTACAACAACGTTTTTAATTGCTATAGCTAGCTGCTTAATTATTAGCTCCATATTTTGATTAAAGAGATCGTTAATCGATCCTCGCATAACCTCACCGGTGTCAGGATCTTCATATTTGTAAGTAAATAAATCTACTTTTGGCTGTATCTTTTTCAAGTACCACTGTCTTATACCTGCTTCGCCAGAAAATCCAAAGTAAGGAAACAAATCACGCCAGTCAAAAGGTTGACCTTCAGCAATTAGTTTTGCGTACCTTTCAAGCTTTTTGACGTATTTTTCTTCTTCTGTCATGTTTTTGCTAGGCACTTCCTCTACTTTAGTACTATCTTGGCTTTCTTCAGGTGGGCTAGTTTTTTGTTGTTCTCTTGCTAAATCAAAGGCTCCTGCTACGTGACCGTCAGAAAAACCTTTTGCTTCTTCTGCAGTTACTAGAACGGTTGTGTCCGCATCTCTAAATTCAAATTCATCGGCAGATTTTTTAAATTTAGACTCGACAAATTCAAAAAACATTGCTTTGAAATCTTCTTCAGCGTCGACATTAACGTTACCAATGAAGTGTGTTTGGTTTAAAAACTTTTTGTCTTCGTCTTCAGACATAGGAATGGTTTTTACCCAGCTAGAAAATGCCTTCGTTAAAACATTATCTATAATAGCTTCTGCACTGTCAAATCTTGTGGAAACACCGTAGTTTGCATAGTCAGCAGCAATTGCTTCAGAAACTTTTTGAATAAATATATTTAGCGGATCGCCGACTTGATTTGCAAAGCCGGTTAACATCCTTCCAATATGTTTTTTCGTTGCAGCGAGTTTGTTTAAAATTCCAAATATTCTCTGATACACAATCATTAAAAGATCTTGAATCTTTTGGTCTCGTTTTACCGGATCTTTAATGTTGTTGACAGCAGCAAACATGGATTTAACTTTAATTGGATTTAAAACAGTGTTTGGTGTAATTCCAAACTCGTGTGTAAGTGGTTTAAGTAGTGCACCAAATTCTTTTTTAAGATCCGGATTCATTAACTCGTTTGTAAATTCAGCGTCAATTTGCTTAAAGAAAAGCTGCAATTCATCATGCGAATCATAAACGGCCTTTTCAAAAGGAGACAAGTCTTCGTAATTTTTTCCCATTGTTTCTTCGATTCCGGTTCTAGTCAAATATTGTTGATAAGATCGGTACCTTGGCATGCCTTCGCCTCTCATTGCAGGGTCTTCATCAACTCCGGCTTCTTTTGGGAAAAGTGGTCTAAGGCTTTCGCGATCAATTTCCTGAACGCCTGTTGATACATCTGTACCGGCTGTGTATCCTGCAACAAAATCAGCTGATTGTGATTCGACATATTTATCATGTTCTTCTAATTCATCCTCTGATTTTCCTTCGACTTCAAAATCTGCAGCAAAATCATAGCCTCGCATATATTCATCTTTATTCGACGCAGATTCGTAACCTGGCAAGTCTTCTGGACCTAGGTCAGAAGGTAGTGCCTCAATTGTTTTTTCTGTGCCTCTTTTCTTTTTTCTAACGCGAATTCCTGATTGATTAGAAATAGATTCTGCTATAAGATCAAAATCAGATATTTTTGTTTTCTTAGAGATGCTAAATCCTTCAAAGAGTGTATTAGTGTCTTCCTCTCTATCGATTGCTTCATCTAAGATTACGTGAAGTTTTCTGTAAAAAAATTCTACTTGTGATATAGGCACTTCTTTACATATGACAGATGCTGCAGCGCATAATTCATTGATTGTACCGGGCACATATTCTTCATCCTCGACAGGAGGTGTTTCAATAGACAACTGGGTTGCCATATGTGATGATGGTTTAATTGGATTATCTTCCTCGTAAAAACCAAAGGGGTCAGAGTTTGGAGACTGGACGTTAAAAGGGTGAATCATTCTACCACCTGTCCCATCATTACCTCTATTTTCATTTAGGCGCTTTTTTAATATATTAAAAAGAACACTTTTTTTAACAGCAACTTTCATGTAAACCTCACTTAAAACTATCTTTATTAATTATCAAAGAAAAATTAATTTTGATTTACAGAATATGTAATTCCTATTGTAACGGCACTGCCAAGTGCAAAACCGCCTATAAAGGCAGCACGCTGGATCCAATCTTTTCTTGCCTGAATTTTTAACTCTTCGTCTCTATTTTCTAACATTTTTTTATACATGTCTTCATTTGCTTGACATGTTATTGCATAAAGATCATATTTTAAATTTAATTCATCAGCAAGTTTTTGAACTTGATATTCTCTTTCTAGATCAGCATTAAGTAACTCGCTTTCATGTGTAGCAATAATTCCTGCCAGTGCATCATGTGTAATTAGTTTTCCGGAAAAAGGTGCTGACTCACCTTTTTCTAATGTAATAAAATCAACACTTGCTGCCCAAAGTGTCCCAATCAAAGCATATAAAAACATTATTCCCCCTTTAAACTGTATTTCTCCTTTAAGATTTTATCAAGTTCTTCAGGATTGTTTTCTAATTCTTTTTGACGTTCTTCTTTATTTTCAGCGATTTTTTCAATATCTTCACGAAATTTCTCTTCCGCTTCTGATCGCTTAGATATAAATTCTTTGTAAGACTTTTTCTGCTCTTCATTAACTTTCTGATCGCGTTCTGCTTTAGCCTTACTGTCACCTTTTTCTACCTTTTCTATACTATCTCTTTTTTTGGAAGCAGCAATTGCAATAATTGCAAGTATGCCGCCGATAATCCACTGCCATTGATCTTTTAGCCAATTCATTAGCCTTTCCATATTTTTGCAAAATCAATTGCAGATTGGCCACCAATATACATCATAGCAATCATTCCCCAGGTATCAGCATCTAGCCCTGAGTAAACTAAAAGTGCTGTTGCTGTGGCAAATACTAATAATTTTCTAGATATTACTTTTTCTTGTAGCCCATCTAACAAGCCTTTTGACTTACTTTCAAGATAAAAGTCTTTTTTGAATTTTTCTACCTTATCTTCAGGTAACTTATTAACTGCTTCTTTAATTTCTTCTAAGCTCATGCTAATCCTCGTCTTCTATCATATTAAATATACTTTCAACATCTGATTTACTAAAACTTTTATTTGATTTTTGCTTCTTTTCTTCGACAACATCATCTAAAAACTTTAACATTTTATTGTCTTCAATTTCAATTCTCTTTGCAAAAGCTTCAACAACTTCTTGCATTGATAGGCTTCTTGCTGCACAAGCCATTTTTAGAGCTGTGTGGCTGTCTTTTGTCAGGCTAAAATGAACTGACTTTTTAACAAGAACATTATATTTTGAAGACATATTAACCCCCTACAGATCCTGCGCCGGCAGGATTTGCACCCACAGCTAATGGTACATCTTCTGCATAATCTACGTCAAACTCTTCAACAGTAATACCAAATTGTTCTTCAAGGATATCTAGATAGGCTGATACAAATCTATCACCATAGTTTTCATCAAGAAAGTTTTTTGCTCTATTGACAATTGCAGTCTCTACATCTAAAAGTTTTCGATAATTCATAATTAATCTTGCAACTTTAATTGTAAACTTATCAATGTCTAAGTCAGGAACTCTTTCTTTTTCGGCAGCGTCAGCCGTCATTTCTTCTGATCCGGAAGGTTCTGTTACACCGGCATCATCCTCAATAGGCTCTTCTGCCGGTTCTTCTTCAGCGCCTTCTTCTTGTTCTAAGAGCATTCGAAGAGATCCTTTAAATAACGCTTCCATCAAGGCATCTTCTTCGTCTCTGATTGCTCTTTTTTCATACAATAAGATTAAGGAGTCAATTTGGTCATCGACACTGTCAGCTGACTTTCTAGCTTTTGCATCACCTGAAGATTTCACTTTGCCTTCTGGCGCGTCTTTTGACTCTTCATCTTGTTCAAATAAAAACTTTGTTAAGTTCATTTTAACTCCTTAAAACTTGAATAATTTTATCTGCCTTTGCGATTCTTTCTTCAATAACAGGCCATCTTAAAAGCTTCATCATGGCACGTGTATATGTATCTACGTCTTTTAAATAGTCTCTATAATAAGCGTGTTGCCATGCGTCCATTACAATAATAGGATAAGAACCAAAAGGGACGTTGTTTGTGTGTAAGTCTACAACTGCATTCATGTATGTTTGGGTATAAGTGTTTAGATAAGTTATTGCCCATCCGCATTGAGAAGCAGACATACAAGCCATAAAATCTTTTTGCCATGCATCAAAACTACCAAAGTCTCTTGCTAATCTCATGTATGCAAGCGAGTCCATTTTTATTTCTGAATGAGGATCACCAATATTTGAAAAATACAGCTCATGAAGATAAACACCATTCATATTAAAGGCTTCATCAAGCTTTAAAGAGCGAAATTCTGAGTGATTGCAGTTAACGTTTGATTTGTCAACTGTGTCTAACTTTGCACTAATTTTATTAAAGTTTTTTAAGTAACCTTGATAAAGTTCAACGTGATTTTGAAAATTATCTTTACTTAAAAAGTCAGAGTTAAAAGTAAAAGACTTTTCTTGCGCGCTTAATGCTTCATTAAGATTTAATGTTTCTTTGATAATTTCTTTTGCTTTTTTACTAAAAAGATCTTTCATTTAAACTGCCTCGTATTCACTAAACTCTTTTTCAGGTATTTGAACATAAACTTTTTTATTGTCACCTGGCTTACTATAATATCTATAAGCAATAATTAAAGGTTTGCCGTTTTCAAAAGTAATTTTTTTAATTGTATATTCTATTTTTGTAGGCTTATGTCTTATTAAAAGATGATTAGACAACATTGAAATTGTCTTTCCCTTCTTTTTTGTAATACCTTTTTTTAAATTTTCTTTCATAGTAGAGTCTCAATAGATAATATAATTATCGATGATTTAATCAAACATCACTTAATTTTTTTACTTCTACGCCGCACCCTTTTAATATCTCAATACCTGTCATATCTGGTTCATAGTCTTTTATGTACAAAACTTTGTCAATCCCAGCGTTAACAATACATTTTGCGCAAACAGGGCATGGAGAATGTGTTAGATACATTTTCTTTTTCTTTGGGTTATTAAAATCACACTTAATAAGCGCGTTAACTTCGGCGTGTATAAATCCGCTTCTTCCTGTTTCTAAACTATCACGCTGATTAGGGCCGCCTTTATGATCACCGTTATATCCAAGTGCTAAAACTTGCGTATTGTCCTCAGTTACAATAACAGCGCCCACTTGAAACTTTTGATCAGGTGAGCGCTTGGAAATGTTTGTAACAAATTCGGACCAAATTGAATTCCAATCAGGTCTATTCATTCTTTACTCCTTGTCAAAAAGGTCCTCAATTTTAAAGTCTCCAGGCAAAGTAAATCCAGCAGCTTTTTTATGACCACCTCCACCAAAGCGCTTAGATACTTCAGAAACATCAATGTGCTCATGAAATGCTCTTAAACTAACCTTGATCATTTTATCATTATGATCATAATACCAAATAAGTGCATAATCACAATCAGGAGACAACTTAGCGCCAATTTCACTCATCCAATGAGATGAGTTAACTACCATTACGTGCTTACCGCCAATTTTTCTGCTAGCTGCCTTGTCACATACTTTTTTAATAACAGTCTTTGAGTAGGCAAGAATATAACTACCTCTTTTAACAGCATCATCAAAGACACTGTCATCTTCAAACTTCTCAAACTCTTCAAACTCAAAAGGTACCATATCAAATGCTGCACTAAACTCTTTTGAGTAGGGCAGTTCCCATCTCCAAAGGTCTCTGTCTGTAATATACTGAATAAACTTTGGTGCTTCTTTGCCGGGGTGAAAAAATTCCCATGCCATTGTTGCTCCGCTTTTATTCATGTCAAAAATTGTATTTGATATATCATGAAGTTCTACAACAGCAGACTTGTGATGATCGATCACAAGCAACTCTTTTGCTTCTTCGATCATCTTTTTTGTTGTTGCGTTGTTAAATGAAAAATCTAGTATCACCACAGTCTTACCTTTGACGTCTGGTGGCTCTTGACCGTGTTTGCAAGGATAATACTCAGCTCTGTTACCAAGAAGCTTCCAAGCTGAATACGCAGATCCGAATCCATCAGTACAATTTGCATGATAAATAACACAGTTAACACTTGAAGGGTCTAACATCATTCTCTCCTGATTTAGTCTCTCATATAATTATGGTGTAATTGACATCTTGCTTCATAAAGTTCTGACCCACCTACTTGAATTTGATTATTACCTTTTGTGTTTGAAAGACTGTTTTGTGTTTTTCTTGCTGTGTACCTCGCATCAGACTGACACACAGTACACACTGCAGTACATTTTTCTATTTTTGTACAATAAGGCATAATGTTTTTTACCTCCTCAAAAGGTTCTCCCGTGAAGGAAAGGTCGATAGAAGCTACAATTACATTATAACCTTTTTTAAAAAGTTTTACACAAGCCTCAGCACCATTTTGAATTAAAAACAACTCGTCAATAATAACACTGTCTATTTCAGATAACTCTTCTAATTCAACAATCTTGTTTATGATTTCATCGCCTGACGACACTAGATGCGCCGGCAATTTATTAAAGTTATGTGTAACTATTTCTCCAAACTCAGAATATCGATCATCCATTCTAGACTTAAAAGAAACAATTTTTTGTTTTTGATATTGACGCTTATCAGCCTCCATCAAAAGCCTAGTTGTTTTTGAACTAAACATAGGACCGGTATACAAAATCAATTCAGTCATCTAACCCCCACCATTTATAAGTTCTTTCCATTCCTTCCCAAAAGTGCACCAAAGGCTCATAACCAAAGTCTTTATTGGCTTTTTTCCAGCTAGCTAATGTGTGTTTTACATCACCAGGCCGCTCAGGAGCATGTTTTACTTTGACTTTATCGCCAAAGCGCTCTTTCATTGCATCAAGTATTTCGTTATTTGATACAAATTGTCTACAAGCAATATTATAGCAGTCGCCTTTAAAAGACTTTTTTGACATGGCTGCCAGAATGTTAGCACTTACAATATTGTCAATATAGCACATATCACGTGTTTGCTCACCATCTCCATCAGATCTACATTCCAATCCGTTAGCAATTGCGTGACACCATGCTGATACTGCCGTTGAATATGGGCTGTCTCCATATTGCCCAGGCCCAAAAACATTAAAGTATCTAAGGCAAACAATATCTAAGTTATAAAGCTTACATGCCATTTTTGAAAAATCTTCAATTGCTGATTTTTGCCAGGCATAAGGCGACTTTGGATCTTTTGGGTGTGTTTCAGGCGTTGGTAATACATCAGCTCCTCCGTATACAGACGAAGAAGAAGCCCAAACAATTCTATCTACACATCCCCTTGCTGCTTCAAAAAGCTTTATAGTTTTTCCGATATTAACATCTGTTGTATGATAAGGTTGCTCTACAGAGTAGCTCACACGCGGTACAGCTGCTTGATGAAACACAACGTCGTACATTCCTTGCATAATCGCATTGCAAGTATTGTCATTTGCAAAGTCATCCTCAATTACCAATACTTCATCTTGTGGACGGTCTTTTCCTTCTTTTGATAATGCATATTGGTATGCATCATAAAAACTTCCGTTAGGTATCATTCTTGTGTTTAGTCCGTCAAGTAACTCATAATGACCATTTGACATGTCATCAACAATATCTACTTGCCAACCTTTTTTAACCAGTGCTTTTGTGAGATTACTACCAATAAAACCACACCCACCTGTTACTAAAGCTTTTTTCATATATTCTCCTTAACATAGTTATTATAACCAGTCAGTTAAGTTTTTATAAATAATATACTTATTGTCTATCTTAATTTAGGGCGAAGTTTGTCAATTAATCCTTCGACACTTTCTGAAGGGATAAATCTTTTATTTAAAAAATACCCTAGTGAATTATATGCTGCCATGGCATGTTCTTTATCAACTTTTTTAAAAGCTTCAATGAGAACAAGAAACATGGCATATTCGCCGGGTTTAGTTACACCGTCCATCCCATATGTTAAATTAGCCATAGATACAATTAACTCACTTAAAGCCTTACTGGCATTGCGCATGTACCTCATTACGACAGAAAGAAGCCTGTTATTATTCACAGCGTTAATAATTGCATTAGCTGGTTTGACTCCGCTATTAATTTTGTTTGCTGCTTCTTTTCCAGCTTTTTCAGACTCCCGACCAAATATGTAGTATAATTCATTGCTTAAAACTCTTATGGTTTCTTTTTCGCCTAGTTTTTTAAGTACTGGCAGTACTCTATTTGCAAAAGAAAGAATGTCAACGCTGTCTTTCCTAAGTTTAACTATAGACAACAATTCAGCAATTATTGTTGCGGTAATATTAAAACTGCCTGTGGATTGGTAAAGGCCTTTTGTTTTTTTAACAAACTGTGGAGAAATTCTTAATTCTAACAATGCGCCTCCAAGGGTTTCAACATCGGCACTTTTGTACTTTGCACGAATTATTTCCCGTGCCTTTTCTTTTGCCCTATTGCCTATTATTGTCTCTTGTCCAAACCTATCACCTAGTATTGCATCATCAAATACGTCATCAAACTCAATTACATTTATAATGCCTTGCAAAGTAGAAGCAGTTGACAGTGCTTTTTCAAAAAACAAAATTTCTAGTGCATATTTTTTATACTGGTCTTCTGTTGTGCCGTCAACGACGCTAAAAGATGACAACACTTTTTGCTTAAGATAGTGATATCCTTCCTCTTGAATGACGTCAGCGTTTATTTTTATATATTTTTTGAGTCCTTGATATCTTTTTAAGAAAACTTCAACGTTTGACAGTTCTAGCTCTGTTAGCCCGATACCCTTTGAACGGTCTCTTAGATTGTTGCTTATAAACTTACCTGGCCGGGCAGTTGTTGTCGCGGATCTTTTTAATACATTTTTAATGCTAGACTTATCTATTCTTTTCCAGTTTACATTTTTTATTGTACCTGCGGCTTGAATTTCATCAACTGTTGTATGTGCAACAGGAAAGGTGTTTGCATCATCAAATATTAGACAAACGTACCCGTCATTACTACCTCTAAATAACATACCAACGATATCATTCATTAAAAAAACTGATAATACTTTTGCCCACCCACCGCTTAACACGTCTTTTTCTGGTAACGACGCGTCAAGAAGATGCGCGTTTTTAGAATTTTCAATATCACTAATTTGAGTTCGCACGTTTTGCATTTTTTCTAACTGTTGTCTTACTGTCAAAACTTTTCCATGAACTAGTTTGCATGTGTCTTCGTTCAATGCAAGAAAATTGTTTAAATTTGTTTTAAACTTGTAAACGTAAGGACCATAACTACCTGTACCTGTATTGGAAACAAACAGATCTTTGTCATCATACACAGTGTAAAGACCCATACCGTAAAGTCCACCGGCACCTCCACCAGGTTGAAAACCGCCAGAATTGTAGCTTTTAATCAGCTCAACTGGAGGTGTTCTAGACCCATGGTAAACTATTGCTGTTTTGCCGTAAATCGCTTCATTTATTAATTTTCTTAATTGTTTTCTTTCAAGTATCATAAGATAATCAATCCTTTTTTTATACATATCTTACACAACTTAAACTTTAACCTAATTTACAACACTACTTCGATATCACTAGCGTCAATGCCTGTACTATATATTACTTTATCTCTACCTTCTAGTCCTTTAATCTCCATAAGAAACCAGAAACCTGCAACATTACCTTCCAGTGCTTTAACAATATCAGCAACTGCAACTGCCGTTCCACCTGTCGCTAGAACATCATCAACAATAAGAATGTTTTCATCAGTCCTGATATCATCTTTGTGGATCTCAACTCTATCTTTGCCGTATTCTAGGCCATAATCTTGATGCACAACATCGCGAGGCAACTTTCCTGCTTTCCTAGCAAGTACTAGGGGTAAACCGGTTTCGTACGCAAGAAGTGATCCAAAGAGAAAACCTCGTGACTCTATTGCAACAATTTTGTCAAAGGCGCGGCCGCTGTTTTTAATAAAACGTGCTTGTGCCTTAATTAGATTTTTAAGCTCACTTTGATCTTGCAATAAGGGTGTAATATCTTTAAATGTAATTCCTGGCTTTGGAAAATCAGGTACATCAATAATTAGTTTTTGAATTCTTTTTAACATAAAATCGTATTCGCTCATTTTTTCTTTTTCCTTCCTCGCTTTTTAGGTTGAGGTTTTACCTTTTTCTTTTCTGGTATTTTTATATGATTTTTATGGATTTCAAGGTGAAGACAAAAGTCTTTTCCCTCTGTTGTTGATTTAAAAACAATCCATCCTTCTGCATCACAAGAGATAACTTCGTGTTTTTTAAATCGCTTGCCAATTTTAACAGAAACTTTGTCACCTTTTTCTGGATAAACTAGTTTCATTGCCCGGTGCTTCCGTATCCACCTGTACCACGTTCAGTTGGTGTTAACTCGTCTACCTCAACAAAGTCAATCCTAGGATAAGGCATAATAATTAACTGACCTATTCGATCTCCAATTTGATATTCATTACGATTTGCAGACAAAGAAAACTTCATCATAATTTCGCCTCTGTATCCACTGTCAATTACTCCTACACAATTTGTTAGTGACTGGCCAGTTTTGTACACAGATGATCGTGGAAAGAGTAAACCAACGTGCCATGGAGGTATTTCAACTGCTAATCCGGTGTGATATGTAAAACAACCATATTGGTCTGTTGTTACATCTATTGCTGTTAGGTCCATTCCAGCGTCACCTCGTTTTGCGTATTTTGGAATAACTGCATCTTTGTGTAGTTTTTTAATGCTTACTTTCAATTTAATCCTCTAACTTGTATTTTTTAAAAACGTATTTGAACATGTATACCCAGATTAAAATACTAGGTACAGTTGTAAAAGGTACAATAATCTGGTACCACTCTTGCGATGCTGACATTATAACTCCTGTTATCTTTTGAGATCTGATTGAATAAATCTATCTACTAATACCCATTTGTTTTCTGACAAAAAATCTCTTCTGTATAAATCTCCTTTTTCATCATATGCGTAGCCAAGAAAATTTGAGAAATTTCTTTTTTTATAATCTATCCATCTTTGCAAATAAGGTTTATTTACCATGTTCTCTTCTTTTTTAGACAAATAGTCTTTTAAAGAATTGTCTGTAATAGGTTTAAGTTGATCTGAATTCATTGTTACTCCTAAATAATATGTCCTGAATTAATTTTAATTTCTATTTTGCAATAATCACCTTGACGGTCACATTTAAAATATCGAAAAACTTCTGCTGTAAGATGTTTAATAAAGTTAAGATCATATGACAGTGTTTCTTTCACATTTGATGATCGTAAAAAGAACTTTGCGTCCATGTGGCCATCACGAACTAAAAAATGAGCAAGGCTAATACAAGAATTATCAGTGTAAATATATCTTCTCGAGTCCAACCCTTCTGCTCTTTCGTACTCATTTTCACCTCGCATTTCTGCTTTAATTTTATTAAATACTGCATTTTCAATTTTTCGGTAGTATTCTTTTTCTTTGTGGTAGTTTAACATTGTTTTGTTGACGTCGGAAAAATCGCCTGTATCATAATGAACAAAATTAAGGCCTAGTACTTCGTTGCCGCTTTTAAGGGCTGCCATTTGTGTTGCTGCGTTACTGAGGTTGGCCATAGAATCATTTTCCAGTTTATAATACTGGTTTACTAAGTCTTTGACTAACTGTTTATCCACAACCTTACCAATAACTGTCACATTAGGATAATTGCCAAATTCATCAGCAGCCTCTTGAAAAAGATCGTATATTTTTCTAAGACTAGTGATGTTTTGAATTGGATCACCTCGTTTTTGAAAACGATCAACAATTACCTTCCATTCAGGCAAGCAGATAATTGTTTGGTTGTTTAAGTTGTGTAATTCTCGTTTTAATTGTTCAACGTGATTAAAAGTGTCGCGACCGTAATAACGAGCGTGAATAAGCATAGAAAGTGCAGATCGATCTTGAATATTCCACTTATATCCTGTTTCTTTATGAATCATTTCATAAAGAGTTGTTTTTCCACTACAATCAGGGCCTTCAATAAAAATATAATCAATTGGTGTGCTGTGTGACATTTATTACCTCATTTATATAGTATTATATTTTAAAGGCAATAAATTTACATTTAATTAAGCAGGAGGAGTACCTCTTAACCAGAAATATAGATCTTTTATAAAATCTTTAATGTTAGAACTTCCGCCCGGGCCTTTTTTAAGTACTTCTTTTTTAACGAGACGATAGCTACCGTCGCTTTTTTTAACAAGTTGTTCAATAGTATGCCTTGAACCGTCTTTTCTAATTACATACCTTATCGATCCTTTTCTACCTGCTACATCTTTTAATACATCCCATTCCATCACCGGATCTAAGCCGTCGTAAGTTAGATCAAATTTACTAGCTATGTCAGGGCTTAGATCAGCCAGATGATCATCAGCAACTCTTAAAAGTTCATCAACAGCTGATTCAGTAGGAGAGATAAATGGGTCAAAGACACCTGCAGCTCCGGCAGCAGCAGTTCCGGCTAACATGTTCTTAAGAAGGTCGCGACGGCTTAAATTCATTGACAGATTGGTCACGTCAATTGTATTTCCATCGTCTTCGTCAGGCGTCATTTCTATGCTAGGATAGTTGGTTGGTCCTGGCAAAGCATGCATATTTTTTCCTTTACTCGGGCTTTGAGATTTAGATGAAGCTGGTACTATTTCTTTTTTTGCTGTGGGCTGAAACTGATCTTCCCAGGATCTTTTTTTGTTTGGATCTGCAGATGCGTATTCAGAACTTCTTCTGTTTATCTTGACCTTTAGCGGTTCGATTGGAGGTACAGACATACCGGCTTCCTTTGCAGCAATTCTTTTTTGTGTTTCTTCTTTGACTTGCTGAAGGAATATTTGATACATTCTATCGTAATCGTCTAGATCTTTTGCTTGTGCTGCTAACAGTTCAAACTCTTCACCTAGCTCTAACTCTACTTGCATTCTAATTAACTCTTTTTCTGATTTGGATAAGCGGGCTTCGTTCAGTATGTTTTTGATTATTTTTTTTAATTTATGCTTCGTTAGTTTCATTTTTCTATATTTTGTTTATTCTTTAATCTTAGCGATCAAATAAGAAAGTCATTATAAGCTTCTGGCCATGGGACGTTGTTTGCTAGCGAATAGCTTTGCCATCTGAGCTTCCCGTCAATCACATACTTTACAATTTCATAAAGAGACAAGGCCCAACCGTATGTTTCAGGGTTATTCATTTCAGGTTGATCTTCATATTCTTGTAAGTAAGCAATTATTTCTGCCATATAGTCGTGAATATTATTAATTGTCCTATATCCTCTTTCGTATAATTTTACTATTTTTGCATGCTCTATTCCCATTTCAGATGCCGGCATCATAGCTTCCATCCATTGATCTTGAAAAATTTCTTGTAAATCAACGACACTATTTCGATCAACAAATATAGAGATATTTTCAGCTAGCCTTTTTGTCTTTCCTGCTTGGGCTTTATATGATTGAAAGTTTGGTCCTTTAATTAACGGATCTTCTCGCAACTTAAATATGACTGATGCAGCATTAACTCTAGGTGTTGTTCTAAAGTCTAGCATACCGTTTCTATAATTTTGTGGGTTTAATAAGATTTCTCTGTGTATTGCTCTTTCGTACACTTTGATTGGATAAATTGGATCAAGATGTATTTTGCTGCCAAAATAATAAAACGAATTAAGTTCAGCAGCAGAATCAAGATATTTTAAAAATGTACTAGGTAATTTTTCTTCTATCATTGCAAACGTTTTGTTATCAGCATACGTCGCAAATGTACTTATTAGCTTATCATGTTTTCCTTGTATTTCGCCAAATTCGTTAGACACGACATTTCCTTGACCTGGTAGAGTACGCATTTGATAGTTAAAACTGCCGTGGAATTCTCTTAATTTTAAATCTTCAGGGCAATTTGGATGTGTTGTTAAGACAAGTGTATGCCGTCTAGCATTATCGGCGTCTCTTTGACTGTTAAAAAGTTCATATAACGCTGTTATATGTTCAGGTGTTAAGCCGGGGTGTCGAATAATTCTTGTAAAATAGTAGTCTCGAGGTGGATTAGGATCGTTCCATTCATTACCAGAAATTACGTTATTTGTGACAATATCTTCAACCATTTCATTGAATAGCTCAGGCGTAGGTTCTCGTTTATAAATTTGAATCCCATAGTACTGGTTCATATCCAAAGTGTTTGTTGTGTCAATAAAGTTATGTAATATTCCCGAAGGTATTTTTCCGCCATTTTTTGCCTTTTCTGATCTATACACTTTTGTCATAAAATCAGGAGGTAAAGGTAGAATTGACTTAATTAACGCGTCAAAAGGAACATGTTCTATTGCGACTGCTGCTACTTCTGGCCGTGCTGAATTTCTAAAACTTATCGGGTGTCTGTAAACTGCCCGCTCAGGATCTTTGACCATTTCAATAAAAATGTCAACGTTCGAAGAATATTGACATATACCTCTAACTTGCTCTGCAAATAAATTTAAATCTTCCGGAGAAGTAGCAGCTGCTCTTAAGTCTCTATATTGATCAAGCGTTAATGACTTATAATAAGCAATTATATCTACTGTCTTTCTACTAGGTTTTTTAACATCAGCCTCAATCAAATCATAAAGTCTTTGTCCTATGTGTCTAATAATTGTTTCTTTTGATGCTGGTTTGTTGTCACCGTTAACTGTCGCATGCCCATCACTGCGCAATTCAACGTGATCACCCTGTTTGACAAAACTTAGACAAAATTTTCGCTCTGGAGCGCGTGGGTTATAGTCGCCAACACGAGTTAGATAATACATATGCAAGTTCATTTTTTTGTGATAGTTAAGGAACATATTTCCACTTCCATCGACTGTTGTGCACCATGTCATATTACCTAGCTGTGCTTTATCAATAGGTGAGTTAGGGTTAAGATAATTATAGTTTGGCCCCATACGCCCTAATGATATTGATCCTTTATAGGTTTTAGGATAAGCAACAAAGTAAGGATTAGAGCTAGATGGCATAGCAATAACTTCAAACTCTGATGTTTGACCATTAACACCGTCAGCGATTACTTGGTTAAGTACATCAGTTCTTTTACCTACTCCTGATCCACTTTCTATATATTCCATTGCTTCATTGTATGTTAAAGTTGTGTTGTCAGGTTGTACTACATCGATCTTTGGTAGAAGATCAATAAACTGATTTGCAGTCCCTCTAACAGGACGTGGCGGTAATTCACCTCGTCGAGCATTATTAATAATCTTATTTAAGATATCTTTACCACCTTGGGCTATATCTCTAAGACTATGTCCTTGACCACCGTCATTAAGTGTATTGAAAAGTATTTTTGCCATGATCGGATCGTTAAACGGAGGTTTCCAGTCATTTCCAAAAACATACATTTTAAAGTCTTGATCACTAATAATTCCCCTTTGGATAAATTGATTAAATGACCTTTTCTTTATTTCAGTAAGAAGACTAGCCTCTTTTAGATAATTTTCAATTATCAAAGACAGTTGTTTGCGTGTTACTTTCACTTACTTCTCCAAATATATTATATATATTTAATCAGTTACTAAAGGTCTTACTTTTCTTGAACTAGTGCTAGCACCCCAATTAGGATCGTTAGATGCGTCAGTTAACCATATTGAATACGGCACCATTGTTTCAGGTTTCTCGCCCCACATTCTTAACCAGCCTGTGTTGTTTTCATAGTCTGTAATTTTAAGTCGATAAAAAGTCTTTTTATTCTTAGTTGTCTTTTTAATCATGTCAACAATACAACACCAAGCAATGCATTTTTCACCAGGTAACATTTTAAGAACTGACTTAACGCCTGCTGATTGTATTTTTTCCATCATATCATCTGGGAAAGCAAGATCATCACGTGTTGCTGAACAAAGATCTTGATACATTGTTAACTTGTCAATTCTACCCCAGTCTTCAATGTCTTTTGTTTGATCAATAAGAATAGGCAGGATAGGGTCAGCATCTTTTTTCTTTGCTTGCCGGAGTGTCATACCATACTTTGACTTTTTAAGTGTGTTATAATTTTCAATAATAATTTCGTAAAGCTGTTTATGATTATTGATTGTTCCATCCCACATTTCTTGCAGGCCATTAAATGCCTCAACTTGACATAGAGATGCAAAACCGGTTTTGTTAAGTTTAGAGTGACGCCATTTACCTTCATCATTGAACAACATGTCAGCAACTGATTTATATGGCCTGTTTTGCATAATTTCAACAACTGCTGTTTTACCTACACCTTTGATTGATGTTAAGGGTGGTATAAAGGCTTTTTTCTTATCAGACCATTGCCAATATGTACCTGATTCGTTAACATCTGGCAATTCAACACGGTAACCCATTTCTTTAATTTCAGCAATTGCCTTGGTTAATGCGTTAGGGTTATTGTTTTCTGACTCAAGAATAGTACCTAACCAGTCTGTTTCGTAGTAAGTATGCAACCATGCTGCGTAATACGAACCGATTGCATATGCGACAGCATGCGACTTATTAAAACCATAAACTGAGAAGAATTCAATACGCTCCCATAGTTCTTGCGAGACATGCTCTGGCACACCATTAATTTCTTTCGCACCGGTTACAAACTTAATGCGTGCAGCTTCACGTTCATCACCTTTCTTACCCATTGTATCGAGAGATTTTTTAACCAAGGTTTTACGAAGTTTATCTGACTCAGCTGGTGTGAAACCGCCTAACTTTTGTGCAAGAAGCATAAACTGTTCTTGAAAGGTAACATGACCAAACGTCGGTCCAAGAATATCCTTAATGATAGGATGATCATAGTGGATTTCATCAGCACGCATTTTATCTTTTACATATTTCTTGTGCACGTTTGCTCGAAGTGGACCTGGTCGATAAATAGCTGTAAGTGCGGCTAATTCAATAATTGTTGTTGGTTTAGCATCTTCACAAAAGCGACGAGCACCTTCAGCAGTAAATTGAAAAACACCTACCTTGCGACGCTGATGGTATACATGTTTCCAAACCTCAGGATCGTCTTGTTCTACATAACGACAATTTAGATGCTTATCAAACCAATCACGAATTTCTAGAAATGTAGGTTCTTTACCTGTTTCACGCGTCAAAATACGCTTAATGCAGTTTTCAACGTCTTTAAGTAGTGTTAAGCCAAGAAAGTCAAACTTAATAAACCCGTTATCTTCAAGATTACGAAAGTTCATACCTTCTGTCCACGGTGTTTGTAGTTCACCTCGCACACCAATAATAGGCATGCCGCGAGCTAAATCATCAGCTGGGCCAATAATAACACCACCTGCGTGTCGACCAATCGATCGATTTTGCATGAATAGTGCTTCGATATGATCCTTTACTTTTGGGTATTTTTCCATAAAAGAGCGGTAACCTTTTGAATATGTCATGCAGTCTTCGTGTTTAAGAACAAATACAGACTTTTCAGTATTTTCATCACGAGCTTGAGACATCACCTCATCTTGTAAAGGGCCGGTCATTTTATTTACTTCAGCAAAGTCGACACCGTAAAACTTAGCGATATCTTTAACAAGTGATTTAAGCTTAAGTGTGTTAAAGTTGGAGACAGGAATTACAGCTTCATCGCCATATAGTTCACGGGCAGCGTTAATTAGCGCATCACGATCACCAGCATCAGAGTCGATATCGGGCCACGAAGTACGATGTCGACCTAGAAAACGCTCCCATAGCAAATCATATTTAAGTGGATCAACTTGGGTAATCCCTAATAAGTAATTTACTAATGAGCCTCCACCAGAGCCACGGGCTGCGCCAAATAGAGTATGATCTGCTGCCTTATGAAAGACTTCATTCATTACTAAGAAGTAGTTTTCGAATCCGAGGAACTTGATGTCTTCGAGCTCGTGTTTTGCTCGTTCAACGTATTCAGTTTTTGTATGAAGGCCTTCTTTAACAAGTGCTTGTTTGACTTTTTGCGCCAGCTGTTGAAAAGCAGTTTGATTAGGGTTGTTGAAATCGGGAAGCTTAACAGAAGTATCAATCCAACAGTCTTCACACTTTTGCCATGCAATATCATGTGTAATTTCAATCGATCTTTTAATTGTTTCTTCATATCCTTCGTATGTTTCTTTATATTCGTCATAATGTCGTGTAAATTCATCCCACATCTGTGTTGCGTTCTTTGGATAAAGCTCACATTTTAGATCTTCAAACTCTGGTAACGGACTTGGGTCGTTACCCATCCACCCTAATTTTTTATAAAGTTCTCTTGCCTCCCATTTATCAGGTGAATAATAGTGTGAGTCTGGCGTGGATATCAGCTGTAAACCTGTTTGATCAGCATGCCGCAAGAGATGATGATTAACAAGGTGCTGCTGTTTAAGTCGATTAAATTGCAACTCTAAGTAGAAGTTATCTTCACCTACAGCGTCAACAAATCGCTCAGATAAGTATGACAGTTCTTGCTGAATTTGCTCGTCTGATATTTTTAAAGCATTACCACGCATAATACGATTAGAATATATTCCACCTAGACAGGCTGTAGAAACATTGAGCCCTTTACCGTATTGTCTAAGCAGGTCAAAGTCAATACGAGGATATCTATAAAAGCCATCAGTATAAGCACGTTTAATTAGAGTAAATAAGTTACCTAAACCTTCACGGTTTTGCGCAGTAACTACCAGATGATAACGTCGTTTCCATTCGTCTTTACCTAAATCAAAAGACTTAGTTTCTTCTTCGTTTTCAATGATATGACCACCTTCTTCCTCTTCTTTGATTGCCTTTTTCTTTGCAGCAGCTCGATCGATTTTAGCTTGTTCATAATCAGCTTTCCAGTCTTTAAGTGAAGGAACAAAATAAAACTCACAACCGTAAATCTGACGAAACTTACGACCAGACTTTTTAACTTTTTCAGCATGCTTATGAGCATGTGCCAATCCACTACCGTTTCCATGATCAGTTAATGCCCAAGCATCCATGCCGTTTTCTAGTACAAAGTCAATATGGTCAGAGGGGTACCCTAATCCATCAAAAACAGAAAAACCTGTGTGACCGTGAAAACCAACAAATCGATCGGGCGGGGTAAGTAATTTGATATCCATATAAGAAAACTCCTTGTAGTATTTTTGTTATAGTATACCACAAGGAGTTTAAGATTACATTTTCACAAATATTATTTATTTTCTTTGCAACTATCACACAAAGTATAAATCCAACCTCGATTACTATCTTGTTTTGCTGAAGGTTTGCTACATTCTGTGCAAATATGATATGACATAGCCTCAGCCATACTCACTAATCCATCGATGTAGTCATCACCACCGTATGTGTAGAAACAAAGTCCACCAAACTTTTCTTTAACTTGGACTGCTTCGCAAATAAGGTGTTCTTCTTCAGATTTGTTTCTGTTTACGTTTATGACCCTGTTTTGAATATTTTCACAAAGAGTATCTATTAGGTCATACCATCCATCGCCGCAAGATATCCCCCAGCACATTGCTGTCACTGTTTTGTCTAGATCTTTTTGGCGAAAAATGTTTGGATATTTTTCATAAAGTTGTTGTTGGAGTTCTGCTTTCATGATTTACCTCTTTAAAAGAATTCTGTCAAGTCAATGTTTTTTTCTTCTGCTTCTTCAAGAAAACGAAGCGGATTGTAACCTTCTGATTTTAATATGCTTTCAAACGACATTCGAATTCCTTCTTCTAGTGATATTCTAGGAGACCAGCCAGTATACTCTCTGACCTTTTTACCACTTAAGATATGATTTCCCATATACTCTGTCTGCGGGAGCCATTCAATTGTATCTGCAAAACTCTGGCCGCAAACACGATCCATAAGTGATACTATCTCACCGGTGACAAGCGGTGTTTCAGCAGCGATATTAAAGTCGTTATTCCAGCACTTTTCTTCTTTAATGCAAGAAAAGACACCGTCACAATAGTCATTGACATGTAGGTAGTCTTTGATTTTTGTTGGATCCAAAAACATTTGGACCTTTTTTACGCCGTTTAGCTTCGCGTAAATTGTTTTGGCAATGAGTGAATTCATATCACCGTCACCACCGTAAGCAAAGAGAGGTCGTACAATCATCCATTTATCACTATGTGACTTGACTACTTCTTCAGCTGCCAATTTTTGGCATCCATAAAATGTATGCGGGCCTCTATCTGAATTTTCTTTTATTTGGCTTTGCTGGTATTTTTCCGTTGCATAGATGACAGTTGTACCCATATAACAAACAGGAATACCACATTTCTTTGCCGCACGGCAGATGTTAAATGTGCCTTGCACGTTTGTTAACGTCGACTCTTTTGAGTTAAGAGCAACAACATCAGTACCAACAACTGCTGCGTTGTGGATGACAACATCAATATCGTTAACTTCAAAAAACTTTTGCCATGCTGTTTCGCTATTACGGTGAATACAAGGTTCACCTTTTTCTGTGGTATATTGTGACACATACGCTGCATCTTCATTTAATTCATGTACACCTGATATAAATTGAAAACCGTGCATCTTTGCCCGTTTGGCAAGATTAGTGCCGATAAAGCCGCGTTCACCTGTTATAAAAACTTTTGACATAAAAACCTCCGTAGTAAATATACTATACTAGGAGGTTATAAATTTTTCAAAAACTAAAAACAATTAAATAGTTTATTGGTGAAAGTATTATCTTTTTCTAGCAATGTCATACTGATGAATTATATAATCAGCTAAAGCGTCAATGCCATGCTTGTCATAAATTTTTATTAATTTATCGCTATTATCATACAATCTCATCATAGTTTTATAAGGCATCGTATATTCTTTTGCAAGTTGAAAAATAAAACCGGTTATTCCATCCTTTTCGTAAGCTTGATCTAGATCTGATACCACATCATTGGCAACTTCTGTAGGTGATGATGCTAATTTTTGACTCTCAGCAATAATTAATCTTCTTAATTGTCTTCGTGTAATTCTTTTCATTATTATTTCCTTGTTTACATTTAATTATCTAGTTAATTATTAAATTGTTTCTCATACTATTAATTTTTATGATTTAAACACCAGTTACAACTTCTGTATAATCCATCAACTCAGCTGTATTGGGTATTAATTCAGACGGTTGTGTTGTTGGGTTTGCAGCTATTACTCTTAAATTCCAAAAAGATGATATCAAGCCTTGCCCTTTCCCAGCAATATAAGCAAGGTGTGTTGCAAACGTACCACAATTATATTCATCCATGACTGGAAGCAACGTATATAGGTGACATTTGTCTTTTATGCTTAATCCGTAATCAATTGCCGACTGGACATAATTTACGTCTGGGCAAATGTAAAGTTCTCCTGCATGCAATGACCCTAATTTTTTCTTTGCTAGCTGTCCTAACCTTCTAGCCTCTTTTTGCGTCACAGTTATCATTCCTGTGCCTGTAAATTTTTTAAATGACTTAACGGGGTCAAACATTAGATCTGGGTCATAGTCAACAATGTTTGCCTTTCCTAACGATGCATACCTAACTTTTCCACCGGTTGCTAAAGATTTCTTAATAAGCTTAGGCGTGTATTTCCCTTGGAGGACGTATTTGTCAATAACTCCTCTTAGTTTATCTAGACTTGATTTAGAACATTGTCCGCTATATCTACCAAAGTCAAAATAGTGCGCACTACCATCACCTGCTATCAATATAATACCACCGTGGCCTTGAGGGAATAAATACTCTAAAGCTTGTTTTTCCATGCCTGTCAATCCTAGTGATTTAGATAAGGGTTTAGACCCAGTCCAGTGGCACATTATGACACATCCGTTTGCTGAGCTTGATCCAGTAGTTGATTTAGGCTTTGGTTTTTCGCTCTTTTTACTCTCTTCTTCGTCATCTCCAAAACTAGGTAAGTACTTTCCTAATCCAAAATATTCAGTATCAGCTTCGTATTCTTTTCCAAATTGTCTATATGCTTTTGCTACATAAGCGTTGTTTTTGGTTTTTTCGCTCGGCGGATCTAATTCTAATCGATGTGCATCTTCTGGATATGTATCGTTCAACCACTGTCTAAACGCATCTGCTTCTTTTTTGTTTGTCGGCGCTGCTTCGTTTAGATAATTTTCAATTATAATTTTTAAATCGCTTTTTTTAATTTTCATCTTCTTGTCTTTTTAGTTGCTTTACCAGTTTTGGTATACTTTGTATATATTAATATCGTTACTTAAATATCCAGGCGAAACAACATTTTCTTCTAATTTTAAACTATTTAATTTATAACCATTTGGAATGATTTTACCAATTTTAACAGCTAAAGTTAAATCTTTAATTTTTTGGGGTTCTTCTAAATCTAAATTGGCATATTCCAGAGATTTATAAGCTAATTCTGAGCAATACTGTGCTGAACTAGACCAGCTAAGTCGGCTGTCGTAAGGTTTTCCTACTTGTGACTTTAAGTACCTTTTTACTTTTGCGTGATTTTTTTCTGTGATATCATCATGACGATAAACTACAAATCTTTTTCCTGTCCCTCTTCTATTAATATATTTTGTCAAGCTTATTTTTTTAACTGGGCCGTGCGCTTCATAAACGTAAAATTTGTTATTTTCTTTTACGACAACCCCTACATGGTTGTAAGGACTAAAAGTCGCAGCTTGAATTGCGAGTGCCTGACTGCGACCTACTTCTGTTTGGAAAATTAAATCTCCAGTCTCGGCAATATTTTCATAGTCCTGTTGGTCATATGTAAGTCTTAAAGCTTCACAAGATACAAATAGTCCTGCGATCGCGGCGTATATATATTTTTTCATAACATCCTTTGTTTTGTTAGGGTTTGTATATTAATATTATACCTAAGAAATAAAATAGTTGCACTTTTGTAAGTTTTTAATATATTCTTAGGTAAAATAATATTTTTCTTTACATTTAAGCTATTTTATTGACTATAAAAGATAAAACAGTCCATACAACTCAGAAACTGATTTTCCTTTTCCTTCCCTGTTTAATCTTTTTACTTCTTTTAACCATACAGCCTTTCTTTGACTAGGCTTCATTTTAATTGCTTCATAGCTAAACTTTGACGTTTCTTTTGTATCAGTAATGATTACCCAATACGGTTTTGCCATCCCTACCCTTTCTAAGTCATTAGTCCAACTAATAAAATCCGATCCTTTCAACCCTAAAGGTTTGGCAAATATATCAAATTGCGGTCCTAGGTTAGACTCATTTCTGTGATCACAAATAACCCCGAGACCCCATACAATAAAAGAGCTTTTAGGTTCACCATTAACAATTTCAGTTCTAATTGTTACGGCAAAGTGATCCATGAAAGGTAAACCGTATCTATAAAAAGAAACAGCTTGCGTTATATTTTTAGTATAGGATTTTCTTTTACTCTTATTGTAAAGACTAAGCGCAGTTTGCTCATGCTCTAAAAACCTCATTTTAAATGATTTGTTTTTTCCGTGCGCTGGTGCGTACATTACAGCGTCTCTTAAAAAGTCCATTTGTGAATCACTTGGCAAATCTTTATCAAGGTAAGCATCCCCTAAAACAGAGACATGATGATATCCTTTTAGAGGGCCGACTGCAGGGACAAAATAAGAAGCAAATCCAATTGTTTCTAAATAAGACTTAACTCTTATTTTGTCAAATGTTGTCCAGACATCTTTTTTTCCTAGCCCAGCTAAGTCATGAATTACAAAAGGTGAAGATAATATTGATGTTATTGTGATCGTAATTAAGGATTTTTTAAGTAATTGAAATATTTTCATTGTTTTCCTCTTTAAAAGGTTGCGTTGTTGATTATATTTCTATTATATACTTAAAAAAATTAGGTTACATTTTTACAAATTAAAAAAATTTAATTTTACTATTACTCTTCATCATCACCAAAAAACGAGTCACTTGCTGCACTTGCGATATTTTGAAGTTTATTTGCTCCGCCGAAAGTCAATGACTGTAGTGCATCAGTCGCGTACGCACCAATATCCCACAATGTACCTAGTACTTCATTAGGTGATTCTTTATCCAGCTCAATGTCAATTGGAATCCCGGTGTAACCAAAGAGCCCCTCATAAAATCTACAAATATTTTCTATTGATGCTCTTGATAAAAAGTCTTCAGGTACCCACCCTTTTTTCTTACCACGATAGACTAATAAATTACCTTTTGCTGCAGCTGACAAAAACTTTTTAAAATTTTCTTCTTTTTGAAAAAATTCAGGATCTTCAGCAGCTCTTTGCCCTTTTTTAATGTCGTCTTGTCCAAGTAAATTAACTGCGGGATTAAAATCATACTGATCTTTTATGAAGATCTTGTCATTTTTTACTACAACTGTCATATGTGTAAAACTATTGAAGATATTATTTAAAGGATCTTTTGATGTAAGACTGTCTTTAATAGAAGAATTACCTTTCATATTTTCAGCCATGTTATACGTTCCTGTACTAGGACCGCCAAATCTTTCAACATATGCTTTTGATGTAGCAACACGCTTATAGTCGGCATCAGAACCCCACCCGCCTATTTTGTTTGTCTTTTTATGTTTAACAGCGTCAGCTGCTATAATTCTTAAACAATCTGCTAAAGAAGTTGTTAATGAATTTTCAGTTATTGGTGCAGTTCTCATTTCCACAAAGTCAAAAAACAATTGTGATATCCAATTTTCTTGCCCTAAAACAGCTAAAAAAGGCCGAAGAAGAACAACAGCAGACTTTGCAGTAATTGCTGTTGCAACTGAAAATAAACCCGCGCCTTTATTTTCTTTTTCTCTTGATTTTTCAAACTCTTTACCAAATTTTTCGTAAGCTACATAAAGACCGTCCCAAGTAGAACTACCTGATGCTTTTGTGATGTCAATTTCAGGATCAGCAGCTTCTTCCTTTTTATTAGCTAGCATCCAAGCTCTAAACTCATCTGAAGTTTTTTTATCTTTGGCATATTTCCACGTTTTACCTTCACCGGCTTCAGTTAAATAATTTTCAATTAAAATTCTTAAATTTCTTTTTGATATTCTCATAACATTCCTTTTTATTTTAAAGTTTCTTTTGCTAAGTTTACAGCGTGAGGTGGAAATTGAAAAAGTTTTTTGTCAATTGATCCTGGCATTTTTCCTTTTTTTGCAAGATGTAGTAGTTTGTATCCTAAACTAGAACAATTATCTGATCCATCACTTTTAGTAACTGTATCGTCCCCAGTGAAAGTATCAATCATACCCCTTAAAGAACTTGCCAAGTCTCCAGCAGATGATGCCGGAACTAATGAGTACTTATTGCATTTATAACTAGCTGTATGACCAATTACTTTATTGATAAATTTGCAGTCATTAATAATTGCATAATCTTCATAGTCTGATGTTCTACTAAGAATGTTTTCAACTTCGCCTTCTTTGAATAAATAGTGTGTACCATCTTTTGATTTTACCAAAGATGCTTCCGGCCCGGGTAAATCTTTTTTAACTAAAGATCCAACAGCATATACACCTACTGATCCACCAATTGCATTTAAAATATTTTCAAAAGCACTTTTATTTTTTTGTTGACATTCCGCATGCCCTCCATCCTCTTTAGAATAGACACCAAAATCTACGCTAAAAGGAATTCTTGTCCTAGGATGAATATAAATCACCTTAATATGTCCTTCAGGTATTGCGTCTAATACTTTTTTCTTTGCTGACTCAGGAACCATACCAATAAACAAGTCTGATACAGGCTTGGAGGTTGTATTAATTATGATTGCAGGATACCCTACATCTTTTTCATATGCATACTTTCTACCTGTCTGCTTTTTTGATATCATTTTTTCAACTTCTGCATTGATTTTTTGATGTACGTCTTTATAAGCAGACTTAATTTTTTCTAAACTTAAAGGCTTTTCTTTACTCACGTTTGAAACATCAGTACCTGAAATTTTTGCTTGCGCAGGCCAAGAAGTAAGAAATATACCCTTGCTATCTTTATACCCTTTAATATTAAAGTTTGAAAATTTTATAGAAAATTCTTTTTTTTCATTTTCGTTTTCAAACAAATATTGCTTAATTAAATTTTTTAAGTTATTTTCAGATATTAACATTATCGCTTCCTTAAAAAGAAGACTTCATAGATGCATCACCAGATGACTTTGCTGATTTTGCAATTGAATCTGTTGACTTTCTTAAAGAGTCAGCAGATGAATCCATTGCAGCACTTAATATGTCACCAAAAGAAAACTTTTTCTGTTTTTCTTTATCCATTGTAAAAGTTTTACCCATTGTAGAAGCTTTTGGTCCCGCAACAACTCTAAATTTGTCACCACCAGCTTTCTGATAAAGATACGGATCTTGCTTTCTAGATCCTACTTCACCCATTTCTGTCATACCGCTTGACCAAAATTTATCTAACCCCTTCCAAATAAAGTAGTCTTTTGATTTTAAATCTTTTCCTGTTCTTTTTCCAATTGAATTCATTACATTCTTAACTTGATTATTAGTTCCAGGTGCAGCATCACCAACACCATATTGGTTCCCGCCAAAGTGAATTTTAAGTGCTTCTTTGTTTGATTTATCAGCAACAAAGTGTCCTGAATTTGGTAACATGTCGTCACCAAACATTTTCTTTGCCATTTGTTCAAAAGCGTTTTCGTTGATTGCGTAACTAATAGCTTCGTTAATAAGTCGTCTAAGCTGCATTCTAGAAAGTTTCATATTATACTCCAAATAAAATAAAAGGTCAGAATTAATTATTCTGACCTATACATATTATCTAGTAAATTTTTAAAGTTTATTCGATATCACCTTGATATCGCTCAACAATAAGTCTTTCTGTAACCTTACATTGTGCGAGATAAACATCTAGATCCTCTAAAGATCTACACACCTTAATACCACTTGCTGCTAGCATAAGATTAAATTGTGCACCTGGAGGAAGCCCATCGCAAAAATACACAATTGGCTTTTCTAGACAATTCATGTAACCTGCTTCAAAAATACTACCCATGTCTTTATTTCGAGTATTACATAACATCCAATCACACTCATGTAAATGTTTAATATTACCACTAAAGATTTGATCTTGCATTGATTCATTAGCATCATTATCACATAGATTTTCATCTTTTGGTGAAAAATAGCTAACACCATGCTTTTCAAATACCGATTTAATATTTTCTACTTCTTCAAGCCATTCAGGTGAAAACCACCCACTAGCTAAATAAACTTTTCCAAATCCCATGTTATTGTCTCCCCATAAATTGATTATGTTCTTGTGTTAGTTCGTTAATTTCGCTTAAAGCATTTTCCCATAGCTTTGTAAATACTGTGTCGCCACCTGGGTTTTCTGTACCATTAATGTCTTCCCGGCGTGATTGATATATACTGTCATTTGGGTGATAATCAAAGATATCATTCTTGGGTTCTGGCCAGTAAAGATTCGTACCTCTAGATGTGTGACCACCTTTACCATCAGGTACTCGGAAAGTTTTAACGTAATGCATATCTGGTTTGCCGAAATTAATACGTGTACTTGCTTCAGGTAAAACTTTAAGTACTTCTCGTGCCATGTATGCAGCAAGCAGATTATCAGCTGCAGGTTGAATTTGCATATCTTGACGTTGAGCAATAAAACCTAACAGATCTTTTAAATTAAGACGCATTAGATAGAATGACGTCATTGCTTTTGGAAGTATCATTCGAGCGTCCATCATAGATACAGCTTTTGAGTCTGTCATATCTGCGTAGAGCTGTTTTGACTCACGTACGAGACGGCGCCACCTATCAGCAAACTCAGGACTATTTTGTACTGATTCAGGAATAACTGCATCGTCATGGCGCAAGTCGCGGTCACCTGTACATTGTGCTGCAAAAGAACCAGCACGATGGCGAATAATATGAGTAACTTCTTGAAATGAAAGCCCTGACAATTTAAAGGTAAAACCTAGACATTCCATAGGGGTTGGTAATGCACGAAAATTAAGTACATCTTCAAGATTTTCTGACAACTCTTTTAAAGAAGCTGTTGCCGGGTTTGTGTCATCGTGATGATCAGCCCAAGTAGCTTTTACATATTGCCATGCAACATTAAGCGCTTGAGATCGAGTTGGTGCATCTACAAGTTCTACTTTAAGTGCTTTAAGGTTATTATGAAATGTTGTTTTTGGTTCTTCACCAAACTTTAAATCCATTGGTAAAGTAATAGGAATTAAATTTAAGTTTTGAGGCATTTTATCTCCTTGTTAAATAATGTGTGTTTATATAATATAGCAAAAAAAGCACTATTACAAAATAGTGCTTAATTATTTTAAAGTATTTTTAATTATTTTATTAAGTTAACTGATGATGCCATTTCCGGGTCAAAATCCATCCTTAACTCAATAAGCGGATTAAATTTTACACCGCTTCTTTCTACAATAAGCGCACCTTGCGGTTTTACTAACTCTCCAGAAATTTCTATTCCGTCAAAATCAATCTCTGTTTCTTTTTGATACTTTACACTTCTGTCATTTTCTTGACTATACGCTAATGCTATCCCTAATATTAAAAACATTTTACCCTCCTAATAATAAATTTAATTCTTTTAAAGTTGACATTGCCTGATAATAGTTTTCATAATGAAAAATATTTTCATTGTTTAAATGTTCATTGTATGCTTTTTTAGGAACCAAACACTTAATACCGTGTTTTGCATAGTCTTCAGCATGTTTTGGCGCGTCGTCAATGGCAAACTTAATTGCACCTTGATCATAGTATTTTGACTTAGCACACCAACGAAATTTTTCAGCTGAAAAACTAATTGCATCACACGGAATGTTTTGTTGGCAAATCCAAAAATACGTATCATACAAGCATTGCAACTCTTCTTCAGGGCGTGCAGTCAAAAGATGAATCCAGTATCCTCGGTGCTTTAATTGCCATAGAAGTTCTAAATTATCTGTGTCAATTGAAAGTTTTGCAAATCCTTCGTCATCTAAGAACATTTTAAAGACTGCTTCAGAGTTAAGATTGATTTTTGACAATGCTGAAATAAAGTAGTATTCTTTTGAGTTGACATCAGCATCTACTTTAAATTTTTCTTTAAGCCAGTCAGAAAAACCTTGACGGAAGTTTGCCAGCACGTCATCAATATCTACAATTGCAACCGGTTGAAGATCTTTCCGTTTTCTATTTTGCAATTCACGGTGTTTGTTAAGGTAGATATCTTTTTTATTAAAAGCTTTTTCAAACTCTTCTGGAGTTATTTCCCATGTGTTTAATGTAGCCATCATATATCTAATGACGTCAACTGTTTCATACAAAACAGTTTTTCTATTTGCTAAAGGTTCTGTATGTGAATGATGATTTTTATAGTGGGTTGCGTTAACTAATGCACTTAATTCAGCATGCGCACATAAGACATTTTCTTGCGTAATTTTCTCTTTAAGTTCACGTGATAATTGATCTGATCTTCCTACAATTTTATTGTTGTATACCTTTTGAAGGTTCATCATGCGTTTGAATGACAAATTTCACCTCTTTATTATTTATTTTAAAGTTATTAAATTCATTTAAATAATAATCAAACATGTCATTTTTTACATTATTAAAAATAAACATTGTGTCTTTTGTTTCAACGCTACCAGAAATTAAAACGTTTCCAACCATATTTTTTTTAATGGTTGAAAACGTCTTTTTGTTATCTGGTAATTCCTTTCCGTTAAAAATTACCTTAGTACCCATTCCTTAACCTCTCCTTAATTATCTTGTGTTTTGATAAAAAAGCTTGATAAAGGTCATTCTCATCAAATCCTGTCACAATAAGCATTGCAAAAAAGTAGTTAAATGCGTCAACAATCTCTTCTAAAAATTCATCTTTGTCAACTTCTGGTATATCAGTTTGGCGATGAGGTTTCCAATTTTTAAGATGCTGTAGTGCTTCAAACATTTCTTCAACGCCTTTAAGCGCTAAATCTCTGCAAACTTGCTGTGATTCTTTTTGTGACATGTCAAGAGGAAAGTCAGGATAAGAGCCGGGGATGTTTTCTTTCATTTCATTAATAAAATCTAATCGCTTATCAAACATTTCTTTAAGTTTGCAATTAGTCATTAGGACTCCTGATCAGGTTTAATCTTAGCAGCTTCTGATAACATTTTTTCAATATTAGATTTTTGGGTTTTTTCATACTCTGGTTCTAGGTGTAAAGAGCCATTTTCATCTGATACTAATTGAATCATTCTAAAGTGATCAACAACATCTGTCCCTGTAATAAAGCCTAGTTGGATCAATTGAACAATATGTGCTATAGTGCTATCGTTAAGTTTAAAATTGCTTAGTTTGTTTTCCATTTTTTATCTCCTACTTTTGAAATGATGGTACCCAATGTGTTGTTCTTTTATCAGCAGTTTTTTCTTTAATTACTGCCCTTCCATTTGGGTCAGTTTTCTGATTATACACTGCAAATCTTCGACTGTACAATCCTTCCTTACCATTTGGTTGCCTATAACTTTCAATTGTTGCACCACCTATTTTGTACGATCTTTTTGATTGAGTAAACGTATTATAGTAAAGATCATGCCATTCATCGTTAGATATGTCTTTAACCAATCGATTAGGTGATACTTTGGAATTCCAAAGAATTTCAGCCTTGAGGTAATTACCAACCCCTGAAATAACTGATTGATTCATAAGACATTCCGCAATTGTTTTGTTTTGTTTTTTAATAAATCTATTTTTAAAACCTTTCCAATCGATATTTGCTGTTAAAACATCTGGACCTAATGAATTAAGCTTTTTATTTAAAACTTTTTTATCGTTAACAAATTTAAGTGTTCCAAAGTTTCTAATATCATTATAATAAAGTTCTGTTCCATCGTCAAAAAACATTACAAATCTTGCGTGTTTGTGTCGTTTATTACTCCACATACCAGTCATTCCTAGTGTACTAAAAAGATAATATTCGCTATAACCTTCAGTAAAGGTTATATAAATAAATTTACCTTTGCAATTTGCTGCATGAAATATTGCTGGTAAAGTAATAATATCTTCTCCGGGTATACTACCTTTTTTACTATAACGACCGGATAATATTGAATATCCTGTCAAACCTTTTCCGTTAAATTGCGTTAAAAAGTCTGTTGTTGTTCTTACTTCTGGTCCTTCTGGCATATTATAAATCCTAGATTAAAGTTGTTTTTATAATATTACTTAAGCCTTTTTCTTTTTACACTAATTTTTTGTGGTCTTTGCCCAACTTTTCTTTTAGGTTTTCTGGCTTTAATGACTTCTTGAATTTTTTCTTCTGCAAACTCAAATCCCATTGCTATTAAAATTTTTTTTAATTCAGCATCTTTATTTTCTTCTGGAACGTGATACCACTGCCAGCCTAGCTTTCTTGATATATCTTTGATTTTATTTGTTTTTTTAAGCAAATCGGTAGCTATGTTTTTTTCGATTTCTTTTTCAGGGACTTCAATATCTAAATCGTGTGCAACCATTATAAGATCTGAGTAATTAGTTTTTTCATATGCACTTTGAGCTATTTCAAAAAGTGTATTAAATTTGTTTCTTAACACTTCTGAATTAATATGCATTGTTACGTCTGGGTGCGTTGACTTTGCAATTCTGATGTATGTTTTCCGTGCCCATTTATCTATATTAGTATTTTTTTTAGATGACTTCTGTATATTATCTCGTTTGTCTGTCACAACAATATCTTTATCTTTTGGACCGGTCTGAAATATATTGTCATATACCTCTTTTTGGTCAACGCCTTTATGATTAGTATTTTTAATTTTTTCTCTAAAAAAAGAAAGTCTAAAGTTTAAGTCAGAATTACCTTCCTCAAATTCTTTAGACACTACTTTTTCTTTTTCAAATGCTAGTTTATATTCTAATATTTTTACTTTATTTTCTAGACTTATATTCATTTTTAATTTTTTTAGCCAAGAGCCAAGGCCACACTAAAAACAAGTTTAAGTCTTTCTCTAACTCTTTAATCTTAGCTTGCGTTTTGTTTCTTGTTTTTAAGTCTGTCTTGATAGGCGTATGACGCAGATTTTCTAAGTCTGTCATAATAGTGTAAGCAAAAACTATTGATAGCGCAAAATATAATTCAATCATTATTTACCCTTCGTTAATTTTTTAATTAAATTCATTATGTCTTGATCTGTAAACTCTTTTTTTCTTCTTGACTCAGAAACTACTTTTCTTTTTCTTTTTGTATTGTTTGACACGCTTACGCTTGCTGGTCTATTATTTTTCTTTTTAACTTCAACAAGCGAAGCAGATGTTTTTACTTTTGGTTTACTTCTTACTGTCACTGCCTCTGCAGTGACTTTAAGCCTTTTCTCAAATTCACCTTGCAATTTAAGAGGTTCAAAAAATCGATCGTCTACGACAACTTCTAAAGTCATATCGTAGACACCCTCCTTTAAAACGTGATCTAGTGGTGGAAGTGTCACAGAAACTTCGTCACCAGCGCTTTGCCCCTCAAATGCCAGTGACATATTTTTAGATTCAAGCATAAGTCGACACTTAGCAGAACCCGGGCGTGTGCCCTCAATTTGCACTTGAAACGTTAATTCGTTTTCTTCGTCAATCATCAAATCAATCTTTGAGGACATTTTTTCTCCTTATTTCAGCTTCAACAATTATCTCAGGATTTTTAACTGCAAGTTTTGTAGGTGTAACTTCAATCCTAGGTGTAGGTTTATCCTGATATGTTGTACTTACTTTATTAATTATCGGATTGATTAAGTCTTTTCCATTAATTGCTACCAATGCCACACTTATCTTTAATTCTTCTAACAAGTCTTGGTATTTATCTTTTGCACGTCTCCCTGCAATTCTTGCGCCTCTTGCTGCATCAACAACTTGGTCAACAAGGAAAGGTAAAAAACCTCTTGCTATAACTTGAGTCGTAGGGCCACCTAATCCTCTTGTTACTAGTAATCCTCCCGGGCGATTAGTCAAAGCCACTAGGTTACTCTTGTTCTTTCAAATATTTCATTTATTGATGCATTGCCGTTTCTATCTTTTAAGTCATATCTTGCAATTTCCGTGACGTTGTCATCTTCGTAAAAAACCATTTGATTTGTATTTTCATCAATAATCCATCGTCCAGTATGAATAAAACGAGCCATTTTCTGATCCATTTTAATTTCTTCAGTTGCATACACAGACGTGTTTCCGTCTACTGACCAAACAATAGACCCACTAAATCTGTTATTAAGGTCAAGCTCTACACCATACAATCCCGTTGAACTACCTAACTGGTATACACCGGTATTAGTTGCTGATGTAGTTTCTGATCCTAATGTATCATATATAGAGTACCTAATATCAGACGTTCTATCAGCATAGCCTTTTCCTAGGTTTGCAGTTTGTAAAACTTTCACTTATTTCTCCTTTTGTCACTTAGTTTGACGGGTCTGACGCCAAGATTTCGCTTAGATTCTGAGATTGACTTTCTTCTTGCCCTTGCAAATCGTTTCCCAGTTCAGCTTGTTTTTCTAGTTTTTGGAACTGTACCATTAAATTTTGGCGCAAACTATTTTCAGTTGTTAAAGCTAGAGCAAAGTCTCTAATACTATGAAGCGTTTCTATTAAATATTTAATTTTTTCTTGATCATCTTGATAATCTTTTGATGCTACTTCTTTAAGAGAATTATCAACAAAAGACTTCATTTGTGAAAGTTGGTAAAGAGTTTGCTTTTCAAGTGTTGGTTTAATTAATTGTACAAAAGTTTCTTTATTCATGTTGCCTCCAAGACTAATTATTATAAAAAAAAAGAGAAGGCAGTAAATACCTTCTCTTAATTATTCATCAAAAATTAATTTGATTATCCGCGCTTAATGATCTGTACAAGATCTTCAGCTTCCAAGTCAAAAGCAAATGCCAATTCAGTTGAACTTGAGATTTCATAATCTCTAGAACCGGCGATTCTTTGTGCGTTTGAACCAGAAACTAAAAGTTGACCGTTAACAAATACATCAAGAACCTTACCTTGATCTGCGCCCTGTGAAAGATCATCAATAGTGTCACCAATATAAGATACACCAGTTTCACCACTGTCAATAGAAATATCAGTTCCAGCTGCAATTGGAGAGTCAATTACAAGTACCTGCTTTTTAGTAGTAGCTGTCGCGCTAGCATCACCAAAAGTTAAGTTTCCTGAACCATCAGTTTGTAATACTTGATTAGCAGCACCATCAGCAGCCGGCAATACAAAAGTAAGATTTGTGTCACCATCAATGTTATTAGGTGCCTTAAGCGATACAAATTCTGAACTAGATCCGGTAGTTACTAATCTTAATTCAGCGGCTGATGAACCGGCGTCGATTTGTAAACCGCTAGAAGCAGAAAGTACTGAAACTGCGTTATCTTTTAAGTTTAAGAAACCTACGTTAAAAGCAGTGTTTGGAGCATCATAGTGACCAAACTTGACTTCATTAGTTGTAGCTACATTAACTGCTGCAGTTGCTGGTGATGATCCGCCGGCGCCGGCTTGAGCAAACATAACGTTACCCGTGTTAGCGTCTAGTCCTAAATCATTACCTGCAGATGAACTTAAAGCAAGCGTGTTTTGAGATGAAATAAATTCTAACAAACCTGTTCTAGTTCCGCCATCTTCAAATTTAATTTTTCCGCTATCAGCATCTAATGTAATATCAGTAGCTGCATTAACTACAAATGACGCATTAGCTATAGCCGTTAAATTAGTTGAGTCAATCTCAAACTTATCTGTTGAACTACCAACTTCAATATCCTTTGCTCTAAATGTTACTAAGTTAGAAAATGAAGGTGTTGCTTCACCATTCTGTGCGTCCATTCTTGCAACAGCAATAATATCGTTTCCTAAGGTACCAATGATAGTAGATTCGTCTGACGTATTAGAACCAGATGCAAATGCAATTGCTGATGTACCACTAGCATTACCTGCATTAACTGCGTTGTTTTTGTGAAGCAAGATCATTCTATCTTCAACAAGCAGGTTAGTTGTATCAAGTGTTGTTGTTGCACCATTTACAGTGAGATCACCTGTAACCGTAAGATTGTCTGCAACTGTTACTTCAGAAGTTGTATGACCAATTGTAATGGCAACTCCTGAACTATCTGTACCTAAGTTAATCTGTGTATCAGCTTCAATATCCAGTGTACCGTCTGCTGATGATCCAATATTAATAGCTGAGTCTCTAAATTGAAAAACGCTCGCACCGTTCAACAGTAACCCAGTGTCAGCAACGTGTGTTAAATTAACATCATCATCTGCACCAAAGTTAAGTACTGCTGCGTCTGACTGAAGACTTGCATCATCAGCGAATACAACAGTTTTGTCTGTTCCTGTACTACTCCCAATTGTTAAAGCAGCAGATGCACCGTCTTCCTGATTAAAAATGATACCACCATCTGCGGCATAGGTAATACGAGTATTGCCATCAATATCTTTTAAAGTTGAAAGATCGTTGCCAGCAAAGGTTGTTGCACCGTGCACCCTGGTAATAGATGATACAATTTCTGAAAGTACACCCACCATCGATCCGGAACTTAAAGCAATTGCGTCTAATGATCCAGCTGCAGAAGCTGGTCTTGTGTCAATAATACCACCTTCGACGTCCCCGAAAGAACCGGTAATTTGACCTAATCTTAATTGTGTTCTTGAAGCCATAATTTTCTCCTTGTGTTAGTTATATAGCATATTCGACCTAACTCAACGTAACCTACGATATTTCTTCGTTATTATTATATATTATGATACAATCTAAAGTGACGTTCTAATTTTTGAAAATTATATTCTTTAAATTTTTAATGTGACTATCAAATTTTGCAGACTCGCTATTAACATACTCAATAGCAAACTTATTTCCTTTATTATCAGCGTCGTCAAACTCAAATCTAAATCGTCCACTTCGCTCTCTGCGGGCATCAATAAGTGTCATGCCTTTCATCATAAGGTAAGCAGCAATAGCGATGTCAGAAGTTATATATGTCATGATACCACCTTATTATACATTGCCATAACCAAACTGTTTTCCTCAGGTGTTGATCCTGTTGTAAAATATAAATGAGAGCCAGTGACAGAATAGTCCTGGTAATCTGCTTTGTCGTTAGGGACCTGTAATTGACCGTTAACAAAAACACTAACTTCGTCAGAAGAAAAAGGTGTATTTGCAAACGTAAAATAAGTATTCTCTCCGTTTGCATTACCTCCTAAGACTTCATTAAAAACCATTTCTTTTTCAACTTTTATTGTAAAACTTCCACCTGCTCCAGCGTCAGAAGAAGTTAAACCGGTACCAACATCAATTACCCTTTCATTATCTAAAGATCCGGTTGCAGATAAAACTAAGTATGATGCCCCGGCGTCACCGTCACCGCTTGAAGAAGATCCTGAGTTGTAAGTTACTACGCTTACTACGTCGGAAGGGTTAAGATCAAAACCAAACTTAATTTCATTTGAAGTTGGTGTAAAGTAGTCAACATCAGCTGTGCCTACTTCTGAATCTGAACCTGAAAGAAGTAATTGACCGTTAACAAAAACATCAATCAGCGTTTCATCAAAAGCGCTGTCTTGAAAGTTTGAATTAGGTACAGAAAATGCAGATCCGGAAGTTGTTAATGAAGTAACAATATAGTCTCTTTTTTCTCTTCCACCACCCCCACCGCCTGATCCACCTGAGGCAGCTGCATCAGAAACAACCTCGTCAAGCATTTTACCAACATAGATAAATGCTCGTGCAAATGCAGGTATTTTTGACGCATTATAATCTTGTACAAAAAGTACTCCGTTGTACGTGTCTACTTGCCAATCAATATCATCAAGCAGCGGTATTTCTGTTCCTGCATTTCCCGACCCGTCGTCTTCGTATATTTTAATAACATAAGGGTTAACTAGCTCTCTTGAATAAAAGGGTGGAATTAACTGGACTTTGCCTAACGTTTCATGAACAATTTTGTCATTATCAAAGTTACTGTCTCCTGCTTTAGAGTTGTCTGTGTCAGTTTCATATGTGGATTTAAATTTAAAAGCATAAGCATGAGGCCCAGAGACTTGAGAAGATTCTCCACTGTCACTACCGGCGCCACCGCCTGAATCATTTGCGTCATATGTTGAACCAGGAATTGTTTCTAAAACAAACTCAACGTATTCGACAGTGCTGCTTTGTACTGTATTTAAAGTCAACGTAGGCGTTTGTGGTATTGCTTCACCAAACAAAAGATCTGCAGATGTTTGTACAGTTGAACCAATTGACTCATTAACATCAAGGTTAAGATTTGAAGTATGTGCTTTACCTAATAGTTTTTTCTGAGAAAAGAGCGTTGCTGTTTCGTTAGTTTTTAATGCCATTACGCAACGCTCCATCTGATGTCTATTTGACTAACATATCCAGTCCAGTCTTCGCTAGCTGTAATTCTTACAACAATTGATTCTGCACCTGAGGTTTGACCATTTATGCTAAACGTTCCAAAGTTAACTTCGTTTGCAGCTCCTCCACTATCAATTGTCGCGTCTAGCGTTCCTGAAAGACAACCGTCGCCTTCTTGACCTGATACAGACCCTGCCCCTGAGGTGAATGCAACTGCTAAATCAACAAATTCGTTTTTGCCCGGGCATTTTAATTCAATTGTGCAATTTTTGTTTGCACCTTTTCCTGTTGATCGATCAACAATTGTTGCATCACCATAAATTGTTATACCAAAACGTGCCAAATCGTTATTAGAGCTATTTTCAAAATATCTAAAATACTCACGCGTTGATTCTGTTAGTGAGCTGTAATTAACATTATTATCAGGACCTTCAAAAACACCTCCATCAGTATGATTTCTAAAGTCACCAGAGTTACCACCTTTAAGCGGAGATATTAGAATTCCGTCATAAACCATTAAACCTTTGGCAAATCCTGCATAACTACCAGCGTCATTTATGGATATCTGAGAGTCCCATGCGTTTCCTGCCAATGTTATACTATTTTGTGTTGCAAAAGTTCCACTTTGAATTCGATATTGTTCACCATTAAAATATTCGTTGTCATGAGTAGAATTATCGCTAGCTGAATATACTAACAGATTTGTTGCAGTTTGTGTTGCAATTGTATGATTGTTTTTAAGTGGATGTTTAAACGTTAAAGCCCCACCACAATTTAGCAATGAAGTTCCTGTATCTGAAGTAAATGCGCCTGATAGAGAAGTTGATTGACTAAATTGTATAGATGCAGTTATGTGCGTGACTTCGTTTTGAGCGTCAGCGTTTGTGTTTAAAGACTGTAAAGGAGCAGCACCATCATTTTCAGTCCTGTCAGCAGTTAAACCGTCCCCTCTCTGGACAATCGATACTGCATTTGCATTTGTAAGACTAGTCAATCTAATTGCATCGCTATCGTTTGAGTATACATTTTTATAAATGTTACTTATTCGTGTTTCAATACTTCCTGTTGGGTTGACAAAGTATTTGACACCGCTCAAGTAAAATACATCATCATCACCAAATTGTGTTATTCCTGTTCCTGCATCTGTGATATTATTATTTTGACTTTCGCTGTCATTTACCCACTCAATATAGTTTGTGGTTCTAGTTCCCCAACTTCCTACATGTTTGACACGTGCATAATTCCATCCGTCTCTTTGATCATCAGTATGTACACGATATTTCCCTGTTCTTTGTATCTCTAAATAATAAGGAACATCATTATCGTATTCAGCTGGTCTCCAAACACTTAAATCAAAAAACCCGCTACTACCTGTAAATGTTGTACCTGTTCCGCTTCCTGGTTCACCAGCCCCAACATTGTTGTATGTTCCTGTTAAGTCAACTGTATGTAAGTCTGTTCCATTTACTTCTAGTACTAGTGAACCGCTATTGGCGTCTGAAAAAGAATTTGTAACATAATCTGGTAAAACTGCTGAGACATCTTCATTTAAGTCTCCCTCTATAGTAGTCGTCTTATCAAAAACAGCTGTTCTAATATTATTACTTGACGTTAAAACCTGATATGTAGCATTTAGGCCTACTGAACTAAATCCTGCTGTTGTTCCTACATTTGTATAGCCTGTGATTGATTTTGTCGTACCAAATGACAAAGCAGCCGTTACACCGGTATCGTTACAATCTATGTCGTCTAGGTCAGGTATTGCTGTGATTGTTCCTGTTCCTGCACCAAAAGTGACGTCAATTTGACTTATATAACCTGTCCAAGAAGTATCAGCCTCTATTCTTATTCCAATATACTCGTCATCAAGTATACCTACTGTGCCTAATGTAATGTAGTTAAGTGCATCTAAACTATTGTCAAAAGACAAGGATCCGTTTGCTGTGTGAGCTCCGTCATTATCATCATATGCGTCTAATACAAACTCTGTTGCTAAGTCCAACCAACCGGTTTCTCTGGTTCCGTTATCTGGAAATTTAACAAATACTCTAATTCTTCCGGTGTTTAACGAGGTTGATGCTGGCACAATTGTTGTACCCGACCCTTGTATATTTAAGGTTAGATCATATTGAGTTGATCCTGTTTCATTTCTGAACCACCTATAAAACGTTCTTTGACCGGTTTCACCGCTATAATCCGGATTACCAGATGGACCATTGCTAAAAGTACTAAAGTCACCGCTGTTTAATGTATTTAAAGGCGATTTAAGTCTTTGATTAAAAAACTGCAATCCGTTAGAATGACCACCATTTGATGCCGTCATAAAGACTTCACTATCCCAAATATTACCGGCATCAACTAAAGAAGCTTGTGTATTATAAGATCCGGAAATTATTCTAAAATTTTCTCTTCTAAATGTTTCTCTTTGATTTGTCGAATTATTAGATCGATTATAAATTAGTATCCCTTCATCTGTTGCTTGCCCTGCATTAGAAAGATTAGATTTAAAAGGATGAGTAACATTTACACCAGCAGTGATTGACCCACTCAACATTTGTGTTGCAGTTATTGTAGAAGAACCTGTGATATGTAAATTTTTTGTATGATCTTCACCTGCAATAGTATCAATTGTTGGCTTTGTTTGGCTGGATATAGAAAAAGAAACACCTGAGTTTAGAGAACCGGCATTAGAAGTTGTAAATGTTATGTTGTTTGTGTCGTACACATTTCTATAAACATTATCTGCCCTTACACGATATTCTGCGCTTCCTCCAGTAAAATACTCTACACCTGACAAATGCACTGTTCCTGTGCCGGTAAATTCTAATTCATTACCAGAAGTTGACAACGCATCTGAATTTGTATCATTTAACCATTCTACATAGTTTGTTTCGATTGTTGTTGTACCGTAAACATGAAGTACACGAGCATAATTCCAACCTTGTCTTTGATCAGATGAAACAACTCGATACCCGCCTGTTCTATGTTTAAAGTTAGGAAATGATGATCCGTTATCAAGAGTACCATCAGTTGCTACTGATAAAGATGTAAAGCAAGATCCCGTTGTGTTTGTATTGCCGCTTCCGAAAGAAGTAAGATCTGTTGTGTGTACAACAGCTCCGTTGATTTCAAGCCTTAATTCGCCTTGATCAGCGTTGCCAAAAGCATTAGCAGCGTAATTGTTACCTGTTCCAGAAGGATCTTGGGTCACGTCTTCGTTAAGCGTCCCTTCTATCGTTCTTAAAGATCCAAAAGCGCCCACCCTAATATTATTACCTGATGAACCGGGCGAATAAGTATCATTTACGTCTAATGCTCCAAAACCTGCTGCAGTTCCGACTGAATAATAAGGTGTTAATTCACTTTCTAAATCGTTATCAGCTCCAAATGAAAGCTCAACTGTACTTGCGCCTGTGTTGTCATTATCAATATCGTCTAAATCAGGTGCGGGAGCAGGTGCCAACAAAGAAAGTATTTCATTAAATCTATCAATTGCAATTCCTAGACGTGTTGCGGGTGTAAAATCTTTAAACAAACCGTCTGTATAGTCACCATCTTCAGCAATACCAATTGATGCTGTTAGAGCTGCCCTTCCTCCAGTTTCATCGTTTAATATAAAACCGTCTGAGGCCGCAATAGTAGAAACGGTGGAAACATCAACAGATCCTGAACTAACTGTTATACTTCCACCGGCACCTGCTGTACCAATAGTAAAGTTTCCATTTCCATCATCTTGTACAGTTACATTGCTTCCAGCGACAATACTTCCAGATAAAAATCCTCCGTATCCATCAGCAATTTGCAGCGACCCTAAGGACCCTGACGACTCATTAACTCTTAATGCTGTCATTAACTATACTCAAACAAAAACTTAACTTAACTTAAAAACATCATGCAGCGTAACCACATGATGTTATAAATATACACTATCAAGTAAAAGTGTTAAAAAAATTATTTAAGGTCTTGTAACAAGTTTTTAATGTCTAGTCCTGCACAATCTATTTTTCTTCTTGTGGCGTGGTAGTGACTTACAAATCCTTTAAATTTATTTGTCTCAACTTCTTTAGAAACACCTTTTAAAGTATTACCATTTTTGTCGACTGGGCATTCTAAAGGTATACCTAAGCCTTTGTGAATAGCTTTCCATAATGCTTGTAGTGCCTGGATCTGAACATTGTAAAAACCTGTAAATGGTTTCATAGGTTTTCCGTGAATTGTTTCACCTTCAATTACTGGCCGTTCTCCAAATCCATTTTTCTTGTACCAACTTTGCCACTTTAAATCATATGCATTACTAATTTCAATTCCTACTGTGCTATGATTTAAAGTTCTAGAGCCTGCATGCCATGCAGCATGATTCATGTCCATAGTTTGATAAATTGTGCCATCATTGTCTAGTAAAAAGTGAACCGATATTCCTCGCTTTTTAAGTACACGATTACACGTTTTTGAATTGAGACAAACATCCCAGTGATTCATGAACATTTTAATGTCTCTTTTTTCTGTATATGGCGTATATCCTTTTTCTAATTTAAGGCCTTTTTCCTCAGACCACAGCACCACTTTAGGCCAGTTAATTGGAATAAAATTTCCTTGGTGTACTATAAACGACTCGTCTTTGTCAGGTATAAGATCCGGTTCATAATCGTCAATATTCTGCTCCCTTTCTGTTAGCAGTCTTCTATATGTCCCAGACCCACAAAGACCGTCTGCAGTTAGACCGTTATTTTTTTGCCAATTAGTAATTTTTTTAATTAAATCTTTGTCGAATTTATCATGCCCGAACCACTCAGGTGTCCACCCGTGTTTTTCTGCCTTTGATTTATTGTAAGCTATTTTATCCATATTATACTCCTCTTTTGACTCGCTGCCCGAGTAAATATATATATGTCTCATATTGGTTAGCTGCAGCCGCTAAATAGTCGTCCAATCCAAGTGTTAACATTCTTTTACTTTCTAGGCTTCTATAAAGACTAGTTAGATGTTTAACATGATGTCGCATAAAAGCTAGACCTTCAGCAGATATCGCGTCTGCGTTCATGTCGACAGGTGAGGAAAACTGGGTTAAAAATTTAATGGACTCAGAAGTAGCTGCTATTGGACATGCAATTTTTTCTGTGTCTAAAATAACAATAAATTTTTCAATTAATGCGTCAAAATCTTCGTTAATTCCATTGTATATTTCACCGTAAAGATTGACATGATCACCCGCAAATCCTGCACCTTTTGTAACATGATGTGCGGCGTGAAACCATGTTAATAGCGCTTTTGTACACCCAACGTAAGCAGATACTTCTTCTAACATTTTCAACTCCTATAATAACTTAACTATTCTAAATTAATTGTAACATCCAAGTCAACACTCATTTTAGGCACTCTTAAGTGATTTGCTAAATTATGCTTTTTAGCTTCAGTCGAATCTAAAAACCAATCAGCGTGCTTTTTCTTATCTACTAGCTTAAGAAAGTAGTCATCTGCCTTGCCGCAGTTTTGTGCCATCATTTTATACACAATTTGATTAAGGCGATCTGACTCTTTTGCAGAAGCTTTTACTTCTTCTACTTTACCTAGTTGTCCTGAACTTACGTCGTGGATCATAAGTGTTGCGTTAGGATCCATGAATCTACGTCCTTCTTCTCCAAAAGAAAATAGTATAGCTCCACAACTCATTGCTTTTCCTTGCACGATTGTTGCAACAGGTAATTCTGCGTTTTTAATTGTAGAAATCATCGACATCAAAGAGTATACTTGGCCACCGTAACTATCAATAACAATTGGAATTACTTTTTGCCCTGTGTTGTGTGCCATTGCCATTTTTGTTGCAAACTCTTTTGCGCTTTCTTCATCAAACTTATTAACTCTAACAATTACAGGTTGTAAGTGTAATTCATATTCTTTAACAAGTGGCGATGTATTATATTTCCAAAGCATATATTTCTCCTTTTTAAATTTATGTTTCTATTATAACAAAAAAGAGGAGTTATTACACTCCTCTTGATAAACAGGTAACGGTTATTTTATCCGCATTTACTGCTACCGCAAGACTTACATGTGACACAGCCTTCTTGATATACTAGGCTACCTTCTGCTCCACAGTGTGGGCATTTTTTAGCAACCTTAGTTCCGTCGACAATGTAGTTTTTAAGACAGCGGGAAATAACCTTTGAAAAACTAAACATGTCCATTTCTTTGTCTTTTTGCATTTGTTCAACTAAGTACTGAACTGGTACTCCATGTCGCAAAGAAGTAGAAATAACTCTTGTATAACCGGCATGATTAGGATTGTCAAAGACAGATACTACGTCTTTTATAATAAGGGTATTATCGTCTTTTCCTACTGTTAGGTCGTATTTACTATTCTTGGTCTTGAAAACTCTTTTTTGGAGTTTACCATGTTTATATCTTGTCGGGATTTCTATCTGATCTGCTTCGCCGCCAATGACTTCATAAGGCATTCCGTCTAGGAGGCCAACTAACACTACCCATTTTTGTCCTTTAACAGACGTGTGGTATATGTCGCAATCTAACTCTTCCGGTCTTTTTGGCGCATCTCTTTCTACAATTTTATTATTATCTTCTTTCTTATCATCTGTTGAAACTAGCACACCTGATCGTGAACCATCGCGGTATACAGTCACACCTTTGCATCCGAGCTCCCAACCAAGCATGTAAATGTCTTTTACTGTCTCTACGTCAATGTCATTTGGAAGATTAGTAGTATTCGAGATAGCATGGCAGATCCACTTTTGTGCAACTGACTGGAGTTTCACCTTTGCACGCCAATCAATTTCATTAGCAGTGCCACCATGATATGGAGAGCGTTCGATTGCTGTATCTACTTCCTCGTCAGAAACGTAATTCACGGCCATCCATTCTTTAAATTTGTGATGGTACACATTAAACTCTGTCCATTCGTCGCCAAGATCGTCTACAAACATCACCTTCTCACCGTTTTGCACTTTCTTACGTCTCTTGTAGTACAGCATGAAAGCAGGTTCAATACCTGATGTAGTTTGGGTGAGACATGACACTGAGCCGGCAGGTGCTGTTGTTGTGTTCGCAATGTTGCGACGTCCGTAAGTACGATAATCTTCAACAACTTCAGGCGTCAATTCGCTAATAACTCTTTTTAGGAAAGGGTGAACTTTTTCTTTTCTGTGATTAAATATTTCAAAAGCGCCTCTTTCTTTTGCAAGCTGAATAGATTCTTCGTAAGAAGCAAGTGACAACCATTTATAGATCTCTTCAACTGTTTCGATTGATTTATCATCACCATATATCTGGCCTAACATAGCGATAGTGTCGCCTAATCCAGTTACACCTAGGCCAGTTCTACGACCGTTTTGAGCGACCTCTTTAATCTTAAGCCAGAGCTGTTTTTCTGGTAATTTTGTTTCATCTCCTTCGGGGTCGCTATCAATTTTTGCAAGAATTTTATCAATCTGTTCAATTTCAAGATCGATCATGTCGTCCATTAAGCGCTGAGCTTTTCGAGAATAGTTTCTAAACTTACCCCAATCGAAACTTGCTTTGTCTGTCCATGCGTTTTCTACGAAGGAGGTGAGGTTCATTAGCATAAGACGACATGAGTCATACGGGGAAAGGATAATTTCTCCGCAAGGGTTCGTCGACACAGAGCCAAAACCTACATCCGAGTAAGCATCAGATGGAGTCATGCGTGTGGCTGTATCCCAGAAAAGAACGCCTGGTTCTGCTGATGCGTGTGCTCCTTCGATAAGTTCGTTCCAAACTTCTGTTGCTTTTAAGTGGTCATGAACTTCAGGATTATCTGAGTCGACTGGCCATCGAACTGTATAGTGATCATCATTTTTTACAGCATTCATAAACTCGTCTGTGACGCGAACAGAGATATTGGCACCTGTCACTTTTGTCAAGTCTCGCTTAATTCTAATAAAGTCTAGTACTTGTGGGTGGTGAACAGAGATTGAAAGCATTAATGCACCTCGGCGACCACCTTGTGCAACCTCTCGACATGAGTTTGAAAACCTTTCTAAAAAGACCTCAATACCGTCTGTAGTTTTTGCTGCATTTGATGTGATCATTCCCTTAGGGCGAATAGTGGAAACATCAAAGCCTACGCCACCTCTTCGCTTCATAATCTGTACTTGCTCTTGGTCTGTCTTTAGAATCCCACCGTAAGAGTCTTCTGGCGCTTCAATTACAAAGCAGTTAGATATAGACTGTATTTTTGCTTTATTTCCAATACCACTCATAGGTGATCCTTGAGGTACCACAAAGCGAAACCCTTGAAATAAGCCATATATCTCTTCAAAGCTCATTGGGTTGTCATATTTTTGTTCAATACGGGCAAATTCCTTTGCCAATCTTTTGTGCATATCATCCGGTGTTAATTCCAGATAACTGCCTTCTTCATCTTGCAATGCATATTTTCCTGCAAAAACTGATGCTGCTAATTCGTCACCACCAAAATATTCTAGCGACGATTCATAAACCTTTTGATAATCGTACATTAAGTCTCCCTGATTATTTTCCTGTTATCTCTTTCCATTTTGATTTAAGCATGTTTTTTGTTCCAACATTAGAGGCTTCAACTACATCTGCAATTGACATTTCTCCAACGTCTTCTAATACGTTAATTTTTGACATTGACGTATCGATACGGATTGGGAACATTAATCCGTCGCGACCTGCACGATTTTTTGCCACAAAGAGTCGACCTGCTCCTGTAGATTTTTCCATAGGCTTACGTGAAAGTGAAACAACAACATCTGCCACCATGGCTTTACCATATGCCTCAGACATATTTTCCAATCCTACAACATCAGCTTTAGCAGAGTCTCTGTTTGCTTGTGATGCTGTCCAGATAGGTATATTCATTTCCATTGCCAAGTTCCTAAGTTCTTCATATACTAATTTTAGTTCGTGTCTAAGTGAATCGTAAGTTCGTGTTGATCGCATAATATCCGCATAATCGATCACGAGTAAGCTCGGTTTGAAATCTTTCATAGCTAGTTTTTCTAGGTGATTTCTAATAGTTACGATGCTTGCCGCGCCGGTCGGGTATTGCTTAATTATTAAGCGACCATAGTCATTTTCTGAATAAGTTTCGAGTATTTTTTCTTTATGTTGAATAACATTTGAAGATGGTATACTACATAAATTACTGTCGTATCTTATACCAACTGCAGTTTCAGTTAATTCAAAAGTATAATGAACTACATTTTTTCCACGACGCAATGCCTCAGCACCCATAGCAACTAGGTAATGAGATTTTCCAACCCCAGTATTAGCAACTACAACGCCAATTTCACCTCGTCCTAAGCCACCGTTTAAGACATCTTTTTTGTCCAAATGGCTAATACCTGTTGGGCATGTTGCACGATCAATAAGTTGAAAGCGCGCTTCATGGTCTTCAAAAAAGTCATGACCTGTCGTTGATGAACTACCTTTAAAGACAGCATCTTTCATAATACTAAGAACAGACTCGTAATTTTCTGACTTAATTGCTTTTACACTATCTTCAAGTGCTTGTTGGAGTGCTTGTTTCTTGCAAAAGTCAAGCGATTTATCTTTTACGTACTTGAGATCTGTTAGGTTGGGATTTGCTTTCATGCGAGAAAGATATTCAATTACTTGTTCTCGAAGAATAACATCATCGCCAGTAGACAAATCATCCTTGATAATAGAAACTAATAATGGGAGTGTCGGGAAGTTCCTATATTTTTCATGAAAACTGAAAAATCTGTCACAAAGAAATTGGAGATATTTAAGTTCAAAGTAGTCATATTTCATTACCTCCATCATTTGTGAAGCCCAAGAATGATCATCTAAAAGTGCTTGAAAAATCTTTTCTTGAAAATCTTTTCCGTATTTTGAAAAGTAATTGATATTTGCTGATGCGTTCATTATAAAATTTTTCCTTGTTTGAGGTTTCTAAAAAGATACCCATGTTGAAGAATATCAATGTTGTTTATATTATTTTCTTTTAGGTATTTTATTGCATTCATATTATTCCATGCCGGCTTAAAATTTTCAATGCTTTCATCAAGTTTTTTGGTTTGCATATGTACTAAGTTGTCTACATCCAATCTAACCAATCTAATATTACGCTCTATCAACTTTTCGTTATCTTTAATGGATTTATATATCTTTTTCTTTGGATTGTCTTGGTGTTTAACGTCGTTCTCTACAAATAATTGAAATGCATTACTTTCGAAGTCTTCTTTTTTAAGCAGATCTCCGTATTCCTTTACCAGTGTTTTATAACCAGCACCCGGGACTCCTGGAATATTATCTGACTTATCACCTACTATTGATTTAGCCAGGCAGAAGTTATGAGGATGAACACCATACTTTTCTAAGACTTTGTCCGTGTTAATAAATGACTTTGAGTTTGGAGAATACAGAATGCAATTCTCGTCAACAAGTTGATAAAAATCATGATCGCCTGTAACAATAATCTTATTTTTATCTTTGAGTTTGTATTTTGCCATATAGCCAATTGCGTCGTCAGCCTCTGCGTCTTCTATGTAGACTTGACAGACAGGTAGGTTACTCAGTATTCCTACAAGATTTCTAATTTGAAAGTTTCTGTTTTCAACTGTGTCTGGTATTTCTTCTTTATCATAATACCGATTCATCTTTGCCGGTCGACTTCCGCGTTTATAATCTGGATATAGATCTCTTTTTCGCTTGCTTCCTCCACCTTCCCAAACAACAATTACACCTTCAGGCTTGCACTTTTCAATAAGGTTAATGAGATTGTAGTAAAAACCCACAATCCCGCCTATTTGTTCACCGTTTTCTGACATTGCCGGATGCGCTATATAATGCCTCATAAAAACATTGAGTGCATCAAATATAAGAATTCTGTCTTTTACCATTATAAGTCACTCTCATCAAAGTCTAAGAGTAAATTACCAACTTCTTTTACTTCCTCATATGACTCTGTGTCAATATCAACGCCGTCAGATGTGCCCATCTTTTTAATCATTGCGTCTTTAAGAATAATATTGACAATCGGACCCCAGTAGTTATCTTCCATAATTTCGTTAAACTCAGTTTTTCTAAACTTTTTAGAGTCTATTTCACTACCGTTTTCATCCATAATTTGAATTGTTTTCCAGCCACCAGTACCAGAAACAAGATAACATCGATCTTTATGAGTTACCATGCCGTGTTTTCTTAATAAGTCAAAAGTCTCTTCATGTTCAACAATACCTTTTCCAAAGTGAATCTGGAATGCTACTTTTCTAAAAGGCGGTGCAACTTTGTTTTTAACCGTTTTAGCCCAAACATTAATACCGATAACGTCGTCACCATCTTTGATCTGTTGTCCCGCTCCCAATTTGATTCGTATAGATGAGTGAAAAGGGATTGCCTTACCTCCGGGTGTAGTATCAGGATCTCCATACATAACTCCTACTTTTGTTCGTATTTGATTTAAGCAAACTAAAAGACTGTTTGTTTGCCCAATCACACCTGTAATTTTTCTCATACCTTTAGAAATAGCCCTTGCTTGGAGCCCAATACTTTCTTTGTCATAATCACCTAACAACTCTGCTTTTGGAGAAGATGCAGCAACACTATCCCATATAATAGTAACAGGTACATCTTTATCTAAAGCTCGTGCTTTAAGAATAGTTTTTTCAGCCAAATCAAGAACTTCTTCAGTACAATGTGTATCTACATATACAAACCTTTGAGAGACATCTACACCTAAGTTGCCTAAATTTTCAATACTTGTTGCGTTCTCAGTGTCGATGTAAACAACAATACCACCCATTTTTTGGGTACTTCTTGCAATTTGCGTGGCGATGTGAGATTTTCCAATCGATGGCGGCCCGAACATTTCAACAATTCTTCCTTCTGGAAAACCTCCATTTTCTTGATTAGCACAGATATAGTCTAGCATTTTAGACCCTGTGCTAATCCATCTTTTTACTTGCGTAGGGCTTTCGTCTTCTGCAAGGTTATAAGCAACTTTTGTTTTATAATCTTTGTTTAAAGACTTAATAAGCTGCGAGGTAAAATCATCTTTCTTTCCCATTATTTACTCCTAGATTATAGGAATATTATACAATGAGATGATTATAATTTTCAATCAATAAGATTAATAATTTTTTGGCTTTTAATAATTTTTCTACGAATATTAGACTCCCACAATAAATCATCTAAAAACAAATTTTCTTTTAAATTTTCAGATTTACCCATAATAAAGTCATATATTTTAATAATTTGATTAGGGGATAAATGACTTCCTGTTTTTGCACCAATAGCCTTCATTGTTTGTGGATCTTTTCTCATTTGATTATAAAAGTCTAACCATGTCTTGTAATTTCCGTCGTTAACTTTACCTGCTGATGCTAACTCTTCAAACCCAGACTTGACTTTATTTCCGGCGTCTCCTGTTTTTGAAATATAGTATTCCCAAGACATTTTATTTTTTGGCTCACTTTCTTTTGTTGCTGATATAGTTTCTTTACCTTTATTTTTGATTTTTTTATTTTCTTCCCCTCCGGAAGGTGGTTTTACTGATATCTCTTTCTCTGCTGCTTTTCTTAACTTTTTAAATTCTGGATACCACGTTTCAGCATTTAAAAATCCTTTATCAAACAAACTTCTTAGTTTTTTGGCAATTTTTGCATTTTCTCCAGTAGCACTCGATAGTTTTTCACCATTTAGCATCATTATTCTTTCAATTGCTAGTAGGTTAAATAAAGCACTGCGCCTTTTCTCATCAATATCTTTTGGATTAAGACCCTTAAAGTCTTTTTTTGCTGCAGCGTCAATAAAATCTTGTGCCCATTCATTTTCTTCATGCCACTTGGTAAACATTCCCGTATCAAGAACGCCAACTTTATCGGCTGCTTGCCGTCCAACACTGACGAATAAATCATTAGTATCTACTGTCATAAAGTCATTAAATGGTTTTCCGATAAGAAAATAACCAGCTCCACCAGCTGCCGTCGCAGCAATTGTCGCGCCAAAAGCGACTCCTAAAGTCAATGCAAGGCCAGCACCAGCTGGTGCAGCTATAGCAAGTGTACCAAATCCAATTGTCATGTTTCCAGCTGCTATGGCTAACGCGTTATAAAACTCCTCATCATTGTATTCCTCGTTTGTAAAAGCGTTATACAGTTCGTAAAAACCAAATGCTAAGACGATTGCTGGGCCTAGCGCTTTTGCGAGACCGGTTACAAACTTTCCACTTGCGCTGACTGCCACTTCTGTAGATTCTTGTCCTGCATTTTTAGCTACTATTTCTGCAACTTCTTCACCCGGCAACGATCCCAGAAGTCCGTGAGCTCCTTGCTTTGCGACTTCTTCAGAAATCTCACCACTACCGGCATTTACAATTTGTTGTGTCAATGCTGTCTCTAACTGAGGAGCTCCTTTAGCTATTTGTGCACCTTTTTCTATAGCGCCTTCAGCAAAATCTTTCACCACAAGCTCTGTGGTTCCAGAAGCTGTTTGTATTGCTGTTTTACTTGTGGTTTGCGCGCCTGTCTTTGTTAATCCTGTTTCAGCAGCTTGTGCTCCTGTTTTTGCTAATCCTGTTTCAGCAGCAGCTGATGCTTTCACGCCTAATTGTTTTCCTAGCTCTGCAAGAGCATCATCAGACATACCAGCAGCTTGAGCTTGTGCCATTTTTTTAAGTGTCTCTTGGGAAACATCTTTAAAACCTTGCTCTGAAAGCGACTGGGAAATATTTTTAATAATTGCTTTTTCTAATTCTGGTGAATTTGCAAGTTTAGATGCACCTTTTTTAAAATATTCTTCTCCCAATTCGCTTGTCATTGCTGCAACTAAGTCATCAGGGGTCGACGATGCAGATGACGAAGCTACACTGGCTAGCCTTTGAGTACCTTGTGATTCAGCGGCTGGTGTTGTTGTTAAAGCAGTTGTCATTTTTTCTGTTGCAGCAACTTGGGAGGCGGGAGGAGGAGCTATAGCTTTAGTTGCATTAGTATGAACAGCTAGCGATGATTCTGGTGCTGCCGTATCAATTATTTTTTCCATAGGCAGTAATTTTTCAGCATTTTGAATAGCTTTTTTTGCTGCTTGTGATGTTGAATTAGATGACACTACAGCTGGAGTTCCTTTAGAAGTTTGAGCTACAATTTTACCAGTATCAGTTGTTATTTTGTACTCTGTCCCACGCAAACCATTCATATATAGAACACTAGATCTAGAAATTGCGTCTTTAGATACTTTAATAGTTTCTGCAAAACCGGTTTTTGTTAAGACCTTACCTGTTTTGACACTAACTCTTGCTAAAACTGCTTCTCCTCCATCTACACCAATAACACGGTAAAGACCTTTACACCCTTTAGGTATTGTGTTGTTTGTAAAAATAGCTTTAGAAGTTGCTTTTGCGACACCCTTTACCGTATTAGGGCTTCTAATGACCTTACCATTCGTTGATACCATGATAAAATCACCCATTGCATCAGCTGATCCGGTAAGCAAAGACTCGTTTAAAATTGAATTATACCATCTTTGCTGACGCTTAATATTTTCATGAATAATATTTTTTCCTTTTTCTCTTCGTATAGACTCTTCTAATAGTTTTCTAATCTGTAATCTTTTTAACTTTTTCATGAATATTATCTCCCTAATGCAAAGCTTTACTTCTATATATATTTAATTAAACACAAAAAAACCTAGGCAGCGCCTAGGTTTTAATATATCTTTTAAGTTAATTAAGTTAACTCATAAGATCAGAAAAAGCATCGTCTAGACTAGAGTAACTTTTTCCACCTTCGTCACTAGAGCTTTTAGAAGAAGTTTCATTGCTACTAGTCCATTCAGATCCAGTGCTTTCTGCTTCTTCTTCACCGTTAAGCCAGTTATTGATAATATTACTTAGTTCGTCGTATGACTTAAGTCTAAAAATATTATTAATATCTGGAATACCGTCTACCCATTCTTTTGCTTGACTCTTATCTTTAGAAAGAGCAGATGCTTTACGAACAGGGAGTACTTCAGTTTTTGCCCATTGTTGGCCAGGTGATTTAGTACATTTAATCTTAAGATCAGTGCCTGTTTTAAGATCTGTAATATCACCGTAGTCTTCATCCATCATAAGTGATAGTAGCGACTGATACACTAATTTACCAAATGACCAAATACGTACACCTTCACCTTCTTCACCTCGTACAACGACTGGTGCGTATACACGCATTTTAGGATACAATTTTTTTGCCATTTCATAGCTTTCTTTTGTTCCTTCGTCGCGAAGCTTATTAATCAACTCTTGGATTGGGTCACGCTTACCAAATTGGCTTGGTGCCAGTAATCCTCGTTGACCGGGAATATTGTAGTAGAATTGTAATTCTTTGAATGGTTGCCCGTCGTTATCAGGAAAAGAAAGAAGTCTTACTTTATATTCTTGCCCCTCTTCAGGTTTCCACATTACATTTCTGCTAGTGTTATTACCGCTAAGTTTGTCTAGTTTACGTTTAATCGCATCAAAATCAAGTGCCATTATTTCCTCCATTAATGTTTAACTTGTAATGTTCAAATTGCAATGTTTAAATTGAACTATAACATTATAGACAGTAATTAGAAGATTTATTAAAAAATTTACTTGTAAGGAAAACTTTTTTCTCTATTGAACTTTTGACGCTTTTTTCTTTGTCTTACAGTCTCTGGTCGACCTTTACTAGTAAAGCCCATAGGAACAGCTGGGCCGGCTACGCCTCCTGCGGACATCTCATCAATCATATCGTCTAGGCCTTCTAAGTCTTCAACCTTTTCTTTACTTTTTCTAGACTGTCTAACTAGCTTTTGGTTCATTGCGTTAAGATCGTCTACACTGGTCTCAAAAATATTTTCTAGCGTTTCTACTAACATATATTTTCCTGCGCGATAAACTCTACATTCTAATATAATGTCTTCGTCGTCTTCTTCCATTTCATCAAATTCGTAACCTTTATTTACCCTTTGAGAGTATCTAGAAAAAGCTGTATCAGCATCTGCCAAAGGTGCTGTTGTATTTTTATGCCTGTAACCACCTGCACCAAAACCATCCGGTCTAAATGCACCCATTCCTATTTCTTTTAATTTTTTCATAATAATAACTATTATGAATATACTTTAAATTCTATCGGAATTGTAATGTTGCTTATTTTTTCTGTTATACTTTTAATGTTTTTTAATTCTTTTAGTCTAGACTTTTCTATTTGAAATGTCATGCTATCATGTATAAAAAAACATCTGTCTACTTTTAAAGTCTGGGCAAAGTCATAGAAAGCCAAAGAGCAATAATCAACAGCAGAAGACTGAATCCAGTAGTTGATTAAATTGCTGTCGCTTGTAATTGGACGTCCGTAATAGTTAAGCATAAAACCATTATCTTCAAACTCTTTTGTTAAATCGCTATTAAGTTTGTTAAGTCCTATTTCTTCCTTAATTTTTCTTACATTCGTGACACTAGTTTGCATAATTCTAGAAATAGTGTTTTCATTTGCGCCATATATCATCGATAGTATACCTCGTTTAAAACTATCACGGTCAGTAATTTTTACATTATAGTTATTAGATATCCATTGATATACATCTTTTACGCCTTTCAAATCATAGCCTTTTGATAGTAAATAAAAGAAAGGTTCGCAAGATTTAAAATCAACCTCAACCAATACCTTACTATCATCAATTGACTTAAGTCTGTAACGATTTTCTTTTTTCATTGTTAAGAAATTATAGCCCTTATGTATACCGGTTCTTCCTGTCACACCGGCGTGATTATAGTGTGGTACTTCTAATATTTCACCGTTCAAACTAACATTTTTAAGATCTAGATAACACTTTTTCCTAATTGGGAATATTGATGTGTGATAATTAGTAACTAAATTAATAGTATCTTTAATAGAGTTAAATAAATACTCAGTGTATTCTCTGGACTTAGGTTTACCTAGTAATTTATTCACCTCAAGACTACCTGAAATATTTAAGCAGTTTAACCCTGGATAGTATTCTTTTACAGTTTTAATCTTATCTAAGTTAGACAATTGTCTAATATTTGATAGTGATTGAATTGTTAAAGTTGTCTTAGCTTTCTCAGATATGCTAATAGATATATCTTTTTTGTTCAAAGAATAATCTTTATTAATAACAACTGAATTTATAATTTCTTTATTTCTAATACTCATGTATTATTAATATAGCTAAAGTATACCAATTTACATTTTTATTTTGTTGTTTCAAACGTCTTTGCTAAGTTATCAGCAAATGATGATACAGCACCCATATTAGAAGGCACTAAAGTAAGCGTTGTTGAAAAGTCACCAGCTCTAATTGTATGCGTTACGTCTTTTACTGTATAAATGTTGTCCAAACTTGTATTTGTTCCAAAGTCAATAAAAATAGTATTACCTCTACTTATCATTGGCATACCCATTAAAGTGCAACTAACTGTATTGGGGAACATTGTTATAGACTCAAAATTAGTCTCTTCAGATAATCCGTTAACCTGACCGTTTCTAAGGTTACCATAACTCTCAACCATTAAAATATTAGCCATCTCTCCGGATGTATTTGAATTTACAGATAAGTTTCTAACTGTAGAACCGGCTGAACCGTATATTATAGTTGGATACGTTCTTTTAATGTATTGTTTTGCCTCGTTAAAATTCATATTTTTGATATTGGTAATGACGTCTTCTTCGTTACCTGACCCTAAAGAAATAAGTTCACCATTAATCCCATCAGTCATGGCAGTCATTAATGTGTGCTCTTTTGGCGACATAACTGTTTCTTCGTCGTATACATGCACTCTAAGAATTGTTTTGTTTTTGTGTAGACCGTTGTCTACGTCTTTTGGTGGAAAAATACTATTCTTAACACGCTGGTAATAATCAGGTTCTTGATCGTTGTTAGTAGCATAAATAGCATCAACAACTTCAAAGTCTAACGATATATTAGGTCTTACAAACTTATCATAATTAGGAAATATTTTTGCTAGGCCGTCTGTTTTGTACATTTCTGAAAGCTTTTGTGAAAGCGCAGATTTTGTTTGTTTTGACAAAACTGATGAATATTTTTTTGTTAATTCACTTACTCTTTTTTTATATTCTTCATTACTAAGTAAACCTTTATTAAAAGAATTCTTATTTCCGTATCCTAGTTTTATGTTTGTTTGGGATATATTAAATATAATCTCGTCAGTAGAATCGCTTAAATCTAATCCTAACGCTGTTTTAGTTTCTTCATCGCTTAAGTTTGCTAGCATTAAGTCAACTTTATCAGCTTCTTCTTTTTGCCCCATAAATTCGGTCTGTTTTTTAAAAACGTCGCTAATATTATATACTGGTAAGTTTTTATCCTTAACAATATTTTCAAGAATACTAAAAGCTCTTTTTACAGATATGTTTGAGCTTATCTTTACAGCTTCTTGAAATTTTTCTCTAATTTCTTTTATAGGGATTGGCAAACTAGCAGTTGTGTGAACTCTTCCTCCTCCTGAATGGTGATTAAGAGGATAAAATACTAGTTGAACTTCATCATAAAGACATGTCGCAGCTAGTGGATATCCTACTAGACTTGATATTGCTTTTCCTAAGGTAACGTATTCAGAAAATTCTGAATCACCTATTCCTTTGTTTTTAGAAAATGCTGTTTTTTGGAGGCTTGGGCTGTTTTCATGTATAAAGCCTGTAAGAAAGTCTTTTTCATTTAAATCTTTTTGTAAACTGCTGTTATAGACGACAGCTGTTATAAAAGGGTCGACAATATCAATTCCTAATTCAAATGCTTTAATCTTACCGTACATCCTCTGCAACATTGTTTCTTTATTTTCAGAAAAAATACCTGCGCTTTCTAATTTTTGCATAATAGGTCGAACAGAGATGTCAACATCTTCATCGATTAGCGCTTCAAGTCTAATTTCTTCTTTTTCTTCTTCTGTTAAAGCACTTTCAATTCTAAGTGCATACTTTAAAGCTACAATCGCATTTTGATTATTATGTCTAAAAGCTTTCATTAATTCTCGATAGGTTGGCCATGAAATTGAATTACTAATATCTTTAGCTGATCTTTCGTTAAGTTTGATTTCGTGTCGTACTTCTGCAGCTTTTTCCTTCCCTAACGTGCTATTTAATGACTTACTATAATCTTGAGCTGCTTTTTTAATAAACTCTTTAAATACGTTCATAGGGACTTCTGGACCAGCCCCACAGTGTACTCTTTCAGTTTGTCTAAATCCATAGGCTACTAGACCTACATTGATACCGACAGCACTTCCTTCTGAAAAGTCATAATCACAACTAACAACTTGAAAAACTGACCGGTCTTTAAGGGAATTTAAATACCTACCAATGACATTGTCAGAGTTAACTCCACCTTCAGGGTGATTCCAACCATATTCAATAACAATTCTAGTTGTTGCAAATTGAGAACTTGAAACTAAAGGGGCCAAGTCTCTTAAGCGTGACCGGTCGTGAAGAGTAAGTTTTAGACTGGCCTTTTTTGATGACATAATACCATACCCAGCACCTGTTATGCTAACATTAATACTGTCAAGCGATAAAAAAGGCATAATTGGTTCAAGTATCGGATCATTATTATTTGGTTTACCTGTAAACGGATCAATTTTATCTATGCTATATTCGTTTCTATTAATATCTGCGTTTGAAAAAGTCTGAGGTGCGTTAAATATGTCCATATAAGCAATGTCTATGTTTTGCAATGCTTCTTTTTCATCGTCTTTAATCGCTGACGAAACAGGTTTAAGATCACCAAATCCAAAAGAGTCCTCGAGTACATATCCCCCACCTTCTTTTTCTCTAGTAAACCTCATGAAAGCAGCACTGTTTAACTTATTAGGCGCTAATTTTTTATTATTTGCATCTCTTTGATAATTCTCTGTTAAGACGTTAATTGAAACATAGGGCACACACCTAGACATCTCAATGGGTGGTATTGCATTAAAAAATATAGGCAGGTGATCTCGACCTTTACCCGCAATACTAGCCTTAGGGTGTTTCATTACTAATGCACTTAAGCTAGGACTATTATACCTGTCAGGAATACCTTTTGATTTATTAATTTCCGGAACAAAAAGCTGATCACTGTATATATTGACATCTGACGGATACTGTTTTGGTTTTTTCTTATCATCATCTTCATAAAGAACTTTTCCGTTTTTATCTTTTATTTTGTCCTTTTTAAGATTTTTTACTCCATAAAAAAGTAAACAATCGTTCATCGATGCTATATTGTCTTGTGTTGGAGATTGCTCATAAGCAATAAGTTGATCATTTGACCTAAATGCAATATCAGCGTCTAGACTATCGCCAATAACTACTATTTCTTCTTGAGTAAACTCTTGTTGTTGTCCACTTTGTATGTCCAAAGATTGTCCTGCCTCTTGACGTTCAAAAATTTTTAAATCTTTATTAGGCGTATAGTTAAAAACTGAGTCAATAAAGCCTTCCCCTTGACCAGGTGGAAAAGTTCCAGGTACTGTCGTCATGACCTGTCTTATAAATTCATCTCCTTTAAATTCAGCCAGTTTGTCTAACTTTGAAATATTACCTTGAGTCAATAAGTCATGAATAAAATACGTACCAGTCGTTCGATCTAAAATTCTAGGGGCAATCTGACTTATAAATTTAACTAAGTCTTCGTCTTGCTTATCTTCATTAACCGGTGGTAAAACATTGTCTATATTTTCATTAAAAATGTAAACATTGTTTTTAGACAGACCTAAAACAAAACCAGTAAAATCAGATGCTGCTTCTTTTAAGTTTTCATAGCTTAGGTTGTAATTACCTATTGAATCGTATTTTGAACTACTCATACTAACAACCCAAAGACTTCAGAAAGACTACTAGGAACTCTGACAACTGTTCCTGGCGGAACTTGAAGAGCGTAACCTATTCCACTAGCTGCTGCAAGAACCCACCAAAAACTAGAGTCTCCATAATAGAGACCTGCTAAGTAATCTAGTCTCTCGCCTTCTTCTAAGATATGAACTGTATAATTAATAGCTTGTCTTTCGACAGCTTTGAATATTCTTGGACTAGCATTTGATATACCTACAAATCCTTCACCCAGGCTAGTTTTTCCGTTTTTTGTAAAAGAGTATCTTGAAAATGCCATAATCTACCTATTTGTTGTTTTTACCTGTTGACTTTAAAGAATATGCACCTTTTTCCCTAAAGTTAAACTCAGCCTGATTTCCTCCGTCACTATAAACGTCACCTGAAACATTACGCATAATTTCACCAACGTTGTAAAGAGGTGCTTTATTATAACCACTATGATCAAGACCAGGAGGAATGTCATGAATAACATCAAAACTAAAAGATATTTTACATCCCATAGGTGCACGAGCGCCATAATCAACTTCCCATGGAAAATTATCTAACCAGTTAAAGTTAATGCCACCCATAACACCTGCCAATCCTCGCCCTCTTGTAGTTTCTATAGCCCTTACAAAAGGATTGTTTTCCGGTCTCATAAATAAAGAAGTATCTGAAGCGTAAAGTGTTCTGACAAAATCAACTACTTCGTTAGGAACACCTACACCCTGGGACCATTCTGTACTTAAATTAAGTGCTGAATCTATTACACCTGTCGGGTCTGTTAAGAAAAGTGAAGCGCCAACAATACTAGTGTTAAAAAGCTCTTTAGGGTCTGGTAATATATCGTGATGAGACACAATCAAATACGTTTCTTTTAACTCTTTTGGTGCATTACCATCTGTCACTTTAACTTTATAGCCAATTGTATTTGCTGGTAATCCTTCAAAGTCTGTTCCTTTTTCTACAACCCTTATTTTTAGTCTTCTACTCACAAGAAACTTTTTACCTGTCTCGGCATAATAACCATTAACGACATTAGGTTTAAGTATCATCCTTCTGAAAGCACTAACGATTCCTGTCGTATTGTACCCACCTGATATGTTGTTGCCTGTTGTAGGATTATAAAGAGAGCTATTGTCAATATTTCTCCTTAGTTTACCTAATGTAGTTCCAGAAACGCCTACGTCAGTTAAATTTGGGTCTCTCAGTTGTCTAACTATTCCGCCTACAGCAAGCGGATTTGCATAACCGTTTACTAAAAAATTAGACAACAACTGTATAACAGCGCCTTTTCCAGCTTTCATTGCTGATTTAGCTATTTGACTTCCAGGAGTTTCAGCGCTATTAAAAGCTGTTGTAACTATTGAATGCGGGCTTCCAAATAAAGCTAGCCAAGTTTTTAAAACAACCTCTTGAGCCTGGTTCATATCATCAATAGCAGCACTGTCATTTATACCTTGTTTTAAAAGAGAAGACTCTTCAGGTCTTACACTAACGTTACCATCACCAATACCAAACGTTCTTGCCAGCGCAAATCTAGAATAATTTGACTTAATAACATCACCAATGCGCAAACGAACAATAGGGGAAGCACCAATTACCTGACTAAAAGGCATGTAAAATTTACTGTCTCCTGACTCAGAGTTAGAAACCATAGATCCGGCAGTCCATTGCGGGTATAATAGTGTCACTAATTTATTTATCTTATACCACATCGCATCAAAGTCTTCTCTATTAGTGGCAAAAAGAGTAAATCCTACACTCAAACTCCTGCTAGTGCTTTTATATATTTGAACTGCATCCATACGACCGTAACCATCGACCTTGTTAAAGTTAGGAGATATCTGATCTGTTAGTGTGTCTAAAAATGCATTAAAAGAAATAATTTCGTTAGTTCTAAGGTCTTGAATATAGAACGGTACATACTCAGCATCAAGTTTATCTTCAAGTACTTTTACCACTTCGTTAGGAATTCTATTATAAGATCCGTCAACGTCGATACCAGTGAAGGTATTTTTGACTAATTTTGATCCAAACATGCCTCTAACAGGACTAGCTCCATATACAGTATTGTTAAGTTTTGATGCAGCTCTAATTATATTTGCTGGAAGTATGTACATAGAAGGTGTACTATCTTGAGACCAACTTAACTCATTTTTATTCATACCAAATTTCTTTCTAGACTTGTGAACAGCTGCTTCGTCCGGGTATGAGTCTACATCTCTAAGTGTTTTAAAGTCTTGTTCAGCATTTTTAACACCTGAGGTTGTCTGTAAGCTAATATCACCTATAACTGCCATGGCATTAAAAAATCTAATAAACTTGTTATTCTCTAAAAGATCTTTATAGACAATAAAAAGATCGTTTTCGTCCATAGGTTCGTTAAGGCTGCTAGTTCTACCCACAACTGTCTCATATGTTTTAAGAACAGATTTTGCCACTGCTAACCAAAAACCAGGTGCTTGACCCAACACTCTGCTTTTAATTATTTTTTCTTCATCATCTGATTTAAAGTCTTTGCCTAATATAACCTCAAGCCCTCTGTCTATCGCATCACCAAGCGGATAAGTTGTATTTGTCAGGACATTTGAAAAAATATGATTATCTATTTTTAAAGAAGCTAGCTTTCTTGAACGACCTAGCATATAAGCACCAATGTCAACTTTGCTATTTTCTGATAAGTAAGCCTCAGCCGAAGACTGAAGATCAAATTTATCTTCTTCTCTAAGAATATTTATAAAACTATCAAAAAACGACTTACCAATATTTTTTAAAGCAATTAGTGCTATAGCAGCTTGTATTTTATGTAACTTGAGTGATTGACCTGAAAACCTAAATACACTATTGTAAGTTGCCCCAAAAGTCTGATTACTTTCAGCGCCTGCTTCATTTTCAATTATTTCACCTCGACCGGCTCTAATTGACTCGCCACTTACTTCTTCTGGAAAACCCTTCGCATTTTTGGCTCTAACATTGCTAAAATTAACTTTGGTTAACCCAGAAGATTTACCTAGGTTACTACCTATTTCATTGTTAAAGATTTGATCAGAGACATCTGTGATATCGCCAGAACTACTAGGGGAGTCTCCGAGATCAAAACCCGTACTTTTAAAAAGAAGACTAGCTGCCAAAGACTTTAGCTCGTTAATGCTAACAATATTACCATCTACTTCATATTCACCAAACTTATTTTGAGGATTTAGTGTACCACGATTGTCAACCTTGTCTGACGTCTCAAAGTCTTCTGGTCTTTGTGGTTTAACTGTAAAAGATGTTCTTTTTTCATCCCCTACATTAGCAAATCTATTGTTTTTTAAAAACATTTTTTGAGTTGCTTGCACAATATCATTATTAACACCATTTGGGTTAGTTAGTGTCATTCCTGAATTGCTTAGGCTAGTACCTAGTACGTCTTTAAGTTTATCGTTATTTTGGTCATTCTGATTAACTTTATCAATTAGTGTAGATAAGGGTGTTCCGGAATCATCAAATTTACCGCTATTACTATACTCATTAAGTTTTGACTTTAAAACAGTACCTTGCTTAATAAAAACTTCTTCTGCAGATGACGTATCTGCAATAGGAATTTGATCGCCTTTGTTGTTTCTATTACCTAGCGAGTTTCCGCCTTTTAACTTGTAATTGTTTGACGATCCGTCTACAATATGTTTAAGGTAATCACCTAACAGACCGCTAATTTCATTAGATAAATCTAATAACTCTTCACCAGTTCCAGGTTCAATTCCAACTCCGTCCGGAGCATCTTTAAGTGTAATTGTTATACTATCTTTTGTAGAGCCTCTTTGTGTAAGAAAGTCTTTAAGTGTTTCTCTTGACAATTATAACTCCTTAATACTATCTAAAATTAACTTTTTAAAGTTATCTCTTTTCTTCTTATTTTCTAAAATATTTTTTTGTGCGTCCAATACAGGAGAAAACGATGTAATCATCTCTGTTATATAAGTATCTATAACTTTAAGTTCATCTTGTGACAAATTTAAACCAAGCACATAATCATATACTTCTTTTTTGATATGTTCTGATAAATTAAGTTTTTGACGTTGTTGCATAAACTATTCCTTCGTCTGTTTCTATTTGATAAATTCCTGTTTTAACTAACCCCTTCGCGTCAATAGTCACATTTGTTGTAGGTTGGAGGTTTATAGAAAAAGCGCCACCCATTAAATTTTTATTTAATGTTTTTAATTCTTCTTCTGTATTAGCGCTAGACTCAGCTACTTTTTCTTGTGATTCATTAGCTTTTGTTTCAACTTGTTCAGTAATGACTGTATTAGTAGGTTTAACAGGCTCTGGATTTTTCGGTGCGGGAGGACCTACAAACTCATCTTTTTCAATGCCAGCATAACTTAAACCTACGTTAACACCCTCAGCTCCTAGTTCACCTGCAAGGTTAGCTAATTGTCCCAATTGAGTAATTGTTTGGGAACCAATACTATTAACCACTTTTTCAGTCTTTTGCAAAGATATGATCGCATTATCTAACGCAGCTTGGCTTAGTCTAAATTGTCCTATTGCTTTACCTGGTAATTCACCTGCTGCTTCTCTAGTACGAATAATATTTCTTGCAACTTCGTCAGAAAATGTTGCCTGCATTCTTAATGACTTTTCAAACTCATGGGCACCTCTATACGCACCTTCATAAGCACCACCAAAATTCTCAATTGCAGTCGCCATACCGTCCATTGTTTCTGCTTCAGTTGTTGCTGCTTCTAATCCCATTTGATCAACTTGAAGTTCACCATCTCTCATAAACTGTCGCATCTGTTCAACATTCATATTTAGCTGTCCAGCCAAAGCTCTCTGTCTAGTTTTGGACATGTTTTCTACGTCTAGTCCGGCATCAAGAATTTCCTCTCTCATTCTGAATAAAAATTCTTCTTGATCTTCATTAGCCAGATATGTCATTTCCATAGCATCCATTTGAATTCCAAATAGCGCTGAAAGGTCGCCCATTTTTTGTGCAGCACTATCAAAATTCATAAACTGATTTGTCATGTTTTGAAATGTTTGAAAATCCAACCCTAGTTGATTTAATGCGCCTGCGATTCTAGCAGCAGAATCTACACCAATATCTCCAAATTTTTCTGTATCTTGCATAATATCAAGAATATTAGCTTGCAAAGTTTCTGCTGCAGCACCAGTTGCTTTTCCAACAGATACAGCTGCAGCTGCAACGTCCTCTATAATTTGAGCAGAAGCTTCACCGGAAAAGGCATATTGTCTTCTTAGAATATTACCCATCGTATTAGATTCAATATTCATACGTTTAGAAAGAATAGCAATTCTCTCAGCTTCTTCCTCACCGAGTTCTTTTAAAGACATTGACAAGCTTACATTTTCAGCTGAGACGTCTACTAAAACATCTTTAAATAAATTAGCAGCCTCAACAGGATCTTTAAATAGTTCTATTAGTGCATTTTTTCCTTTAAGAGCTCCTGATTCTATTTCTAAAGCTGAGTCTTTTCCATTAGCACTGACTAATCCTAAATGTTGTGCCGCCTCTAATGCTTGGCCCGAAACCCCGCTTAAGGCTTCACCTGAAGCGTATGCAGCCTCTGTTATGCCGCCAAAAGTTTTTTGAACTTGTCGAAAATACAATACTTCGTCATCTAACTCTTTATTGTAGCTGCCTAATGCATTAAGGGCAATTTTTCCCATTTCCCCCACAGCTTTAAAAGATGCACCAAACACAGCTGTCGCATTTGCCGATACTGACTTAATAAACTTTTTATTTTTTTCGCTTTCAGATTCTCTTTCATCGTCTCTTTCATCACTAGAACTAGAAAAATCAACGTCCGGAACGGTGTCATCACTACCTGAAGTAGATGTCGTGTCACCCGGTGAACTTGATCTTCTACCGGTGAACAGTCTTGAAACACTAGGGTCGGACATAGCTTCTATAAAAGCTTCTTTAATTTCGTCTTTTGTAATTGACATAAATATTCCTGTTTAGATATAAATATCTATGTTCCTAACTTATTTTTAATACCAGCTTCAAACTTATTTAGCATATCCATTTGGTTGTTACTATTACGATTTTTATTTCCACCGCTTCTAGCATCTTCAAATGCTTTGTTTTTATCGTCAAAATGTTTAACAAGTCGGCGTAGAAACCAAGTACGATACCGTATTGGTAACTTATGCACCTCTGAATATGACATGTTAAGGTGAAGCTGGAGGGCGAAGAATTCTTCTAGTATGTCTTCTCTCCAACTATGTACTGGGCCAAAAAAACTCCGAATTAATCGGAAGCCCCATGTCATTATAATGATCGCAATTACTGCAATTATACTTCCAGCGCATATCAATGCCTGGTTCAGTATCTTTGATATGTTTTCTTAGTTTTCTACTATCCATTGCCGGCATATTTAAAACAAAATGCTTGATTTTATTTTTATCTGTAATACCATCAATAGAAACAATTGTATTTTCTAAATAACTGGTAACAGAGTTATTATAAACTACACCCGCTGCTTTAAGTCTTTTTTCTGTAATTTCAATTTCTTTTTGATCATGCCCAGTTAAAAGTTTAAATTTTACTTCTTTTTTTGTAACAGGTAACACATAGGAAAATAAGTTTTTACCAGGCTCTACTGGGTTTTCACTAAGGCGCCTAATAGATAACTGACTTAAGTCTACATCGACTTTGTTGTTTTTTCCGCACTTTTGACAATTGTGTTTTACTTTGTAGTCTGTACCATAACCTGTGATTCTAATAGAAACCATCAAAGAGTTTCTGTCGCCATCAATCATGTCGTTAACATTAATTGTTTTGTTAATCAAACAAGATTCAATAAGCTTTTCAATTACTGTACCATCTTTAATGTATGCCTGACTAGAAAGAATGTCTTCTTCACGCGCTGTCATTGCCTTTATTTGTAGGGTTTCTGTATTATGTAAAATAGAGTCTGGGTGGTAAATTACTCCTTTTGACGGAAGAGGTACACTCTCAACTGGAACCTCCCATCCAAATTCGTCTTTTATAACGTTACTACGTGGAATCATGTCATTGTTCATATTTCTACTCCTAAATACAGAAAAAGCTTCTATAAATTATATAGAAGCTTCTCTAAAAGTAAATAAAAATTAATTCTTCTTAGAACTGTAGTACACAATTGTCAACTTCTAGCGTTAAAGAAACTTTCATTAAGTCAGTTCCATCATAAGATAGACTTCCAAAGTTTGCTGATTGAATAATTGCACCTTTAATATCCCAAAGCTCAACAACTGTACCAATTGGATCTAACATTTTAAGTTGAAGATCACGCTTATAAAAATCAGCGTACCCTGCACGACCTGAAACTGATTCGTAATGTGTTCTAACCCACTCCATAACTTGTTGCGCGCCTGATGGTGCAATTGGGTCATGAAGATCAACTGATATCGAGCCCCACTTGATTTTACCGTCAGATATCATTCGATAACTATTAATAAACTTAATTTCTTGAGTTCCCATTGATACGTCTGGGCGTTTTGTTGACGTCACCAAAAATGAATCAATACCTTCAATAGCTAGAACCCACCGGTAACCTCTTTTAGGTTCAAATTTATTTGGTAACATGTCTGTGACTGAAAGTGTTTCTGCCATTTTTTTCTCCTTATTCCTTTATATATATCTATTAATTAAAGATTTGAACCTGCATTTGTAACAACAAAATCAAGTGCAACAAATTCTACAGATCTAGTTGGTTGAATATAAATTTTTCCACGAATTGTATTGTTTTCAACGTCTGCCTGAGTTGTTGTTGACGTATCGATAACTGCCTTGTATCTATCAACGCCACTTTGCTCTTGAACTTTTTGCAAAATAGGATTAACCAGTGAAGTAAACTTCTCTAAGGTTTCTTCCCTATTTGGCTCAAATAATAAAGTATTGGCAACGTTTCTAACTTTTCTTCTAATGTCAATTAGTAATCTTCTTACGTTAATTCTATCTAGTGCAGAGTTTGCAGCTTGTAGAGTTTTCTGGCCCCAAATAGTTACACCAGTCCCAGGAAAAGCCGTGATAGGATTAATATCAGCTTCATATAGGTCATCAAGGTTTGTTCTGTTAAGTCTAACAGAAGCCATTTCTACGCTGTTTAAAGCACCTCTCGCAAAACCTGCCGGAGCAAACCAAGGGTGAGCAACTCTATCGTTAAGAGAATAAGCACCAAGAACTGCGACTGATGGTGGAACCTGAACAAGTGTGCCTGTGTCAGGATCGTTAACGACAACATCAGGAAAATATGAAGCTGCAAAAGAAGTATCAAGCGCTCTATTTTTAAACGAAGAAACTGTATTAAGTACGTGTGGCTTTTGTACAGATGAAGTAATTACTGTATTTACTTGATCTCGCTCCTCAATATCCATGACATAGAGAGCATCAAATCTTTCTTCAATTTTTTGAACAGCAAAGTCTGTTACAGATGCGTGTCTAAGGCCAGGTATCGCAAGAACTTGAATATCAACGTCAGTTTTTGAACTCATAATTTCTGTTGCTTTTCTATAAGCCGCTACCGTATTATCATTAACACCGTTGTCACCATCCATTTCTCTTTTAACTGCGTTGTTTGTTAATTTGTATCTGTCTGTATTAAATATATTTGTTCCGTTAAATCCGCCTTGTGCCATAAATGTAAATTTTGCAAACTTAACATTGCTTACTTTTCCTAAATCGTCAACAGTAAAGCCTCTTGTCTTGTTTGACTCGTTGGCTGCGATAACACCATTTCTAATATAGGAAGCGCTTAACCAATATTCTGGATCAGCAAGTGTATCTGATCCTGTTCTTACTTGAATATTTTCTAAAGAAAACTTATTATTATTAAAAGTGTCACTATCGATCACACTTCCATTTACGTCAGCAGCTCCTGCATTATCACCAACGGAGAAATTAAGTATATTTGTTCTATGGCCAGGAAAATGTTTAACAAAAGACTGAAATGACTGATCTGGTAAGCCAATTAAATTAGGCTCGTTTGCGTCTGTCTTTCTAGTGGTTTGAACTCCCCAGAAAAGCCTAGAATCTGACTTCTTTTTAATACCTGTTCCTTGAGATACAGATTCTCTATACGGAATAGGAGGCTCAATCATGCCTCTAATTGAGTCTGCTGTCGTATAAATTCCACCGTTAATTCCGCCTAGTGATAATAAAGATCCGCTTGTTACTAAGTGATTAGGTCCTCTGAATCCCATAGGAAGTGCTGTCGCGTCAACATTTCCATTTTCAACATCATCAGACATTTCAACTCTGATATATCTAGATCTAACTGGGTGGTTTCCTTCAACAATTATCTTTTGACTATTTTTTGCAACATCAAAATTAAAGAAAATGTGTTGATCCCCAACAACACGCCCAACATACCTATCTGAACCTGGGTTTAATGACAGTCCTCTAAAAGATTCCAATACAACCGGTTCTTCATCAGTATCGTTAAAGTCTCTAACAACTAAGTCAAAAGTACCGTATTGATCAATAGTTGACGATGATTTTCTAATATTTTCAATTGAAAATTTAAATCTATTAGATACATTTTCGCCTGATGACAACAAATGAATTTTAAATAAGTTTTTAGGATTTGCACCGTATGCTTGTGATATCACAAACGGTGTTTTCGCATTTGTAAATCTATCCTCGAAATCTTCAAAATTAGGTACTGTGCTAGAGCCTACGTTCCTGTCTAAAGATGAAGTCATTAACAAAACAATGTCTTCTTTTTCATCATTAGAACCGGGAGAATATTCACCTGCTGTAATAGCATTGCTACCTGTAACTACAGCAATATCTGGGTATATATCATAATGTGAATAAAGTAAATGCCCTTCTTCTTCAATTTTAAGAGGGTCTCTATTAAATACATTTGCAAAATAGTTTGGCGCCGTCATATCAAAAGAAGCAGTAACAACTGTTTTCTTTGCGCTGTCTGTGTTATTGTATCCATTCATTAACATTACAAATTCTTGCGTTGCTAAGTCAACTGACCCGGTAATATGACCTTGCTTGGAAGTTGTGGCAGTATTTCCTTTTGTTGGGGCATCAGTATACTGTGAAGCATTTCCGCTTAAGTGCAGAATTACACCACTTGGTGCCAACAAAACGCCTCTTAGAATTGGTTTAGCTGCAGCTGAAGTTTGGATTCCAGCATCACTAAATATTGTAGATCCGTTTGACTCTGACATAAAACAGCCTAAAAAGTATGTTCTTCCTTTTACATCACCATTTCCATTAGCTGCATATGGGTTGTTACCTAAGTTACCGTTGCTTTGGTAATTTTGATCACCTACCAAATAGCCTGCATTTGTAACTTTACCTGTTGACGTGTTTCTTTGCAAACCATTACCTGCTCCAAGTACCCTCATGTAAGTAACAGCCTGAGCATTTGTTAACCACTGGTGAACAGCTATAGGCCCAAATTTTTCACCATCTGACTTTCCAAATGTAGTTGCAAAGTCCTTATAGTTTGCAAATGTCAAAGGAACAAACGCAGGTCCTTCATTAGCAGTCCCAATAATTCCTGCAGGTACACCAACCGGTCCAGTTCGAGAAGGCTGACTTAAGTCAATTTCTCTAGTTTTAACTCCTGCTGATTTAAACGTTATTTCTGCCATAAAAATTCTCCATTTATTTTAATTATTCGAAACTTACACCTGAATTTGTAATAATAAAGTCAACTGCAATAAATTCAATTGCTCTAGTAGGAACTAAAACAATTCTTCCGTTAAGTCTATTTTGTTCAATATCTTCAGCTGAATTATTTGATGCATCCATAACAACTTCAAATCTATCAACGCCTTGATTTAATTGAATTGAAGCCAACTGTGGTGTAACTTGTGCTACAAATCTAGATCTAGTTTGTGGTGTATTTTGCTCAAATATTAATTGATTTGCAATGTCTGACACAATTCTTTTTACTTCTAAAAGCATTCTTCTTACGTTAACTCTATCTAAGGCAGATCTATTCTGTTGCAATGTTTTTTGACCAAAAATAACGAATCCACCATTAGGGAAATTAGCAATAGGATTGATTCTAGCTTCGTATAAAATGTTCCTATCCTCTGCGTTGAGTCTTACTTCAGAATTAACAACGTTTAATAAAGCGCCTCTATTAAAACCAGCAGGGGCAAACCATGGATAAGCAACTGAGTCATTATATCCCAAAGCTTTAATTGCTGCAATAGAAGCAGGTAAAGAGACATTTGTATTGTTAACATCGTCTGCAAATATCATGTCTGGAAAATATGTTGCTGCATAACTATTATCAAAAGCACGTGCCTCAAATGCGTCAATCGTTTCTTGGACGCTTGGTCTTGTAGTAGCATCAAAAAGTCTGTTTCCGTTATCATCATAAGAAGGAATATCCATAATGTATATTGCCTTGCTATAATCACGAGTTAAGTCAGAAACAAAGTCTGTTACAAAAGAGTCTCTAATCCCTGGAATACCTACAACGTTAACACGTGTTGATAATGGGTCAGTCATGATCTTGGCTGCTTCCCTATAAGAGTTGATAATATTGTTTTGTTTTCCTGAACCTGGCGATGAGTCAGCATGTAAGTTTTGATGTGTGTAAGTCCCTAATGCTTTGTTTCCTTTTCCACCCGCGTCCAAAGAAGATGCTTTATCATTCATTAGACGATTATCTTTATCGAGAATATTTAAACCATCAAAACCACCGTACATAATGTTAGTAAACTTTGCATAGTCTGTAAATCTATTAAAGTATTTTGCACTTCTTGCAGCAGCTAATGTTGCAAATGTAATACGCTGTCTAGATCCAACATCATCGAGAATTGTGTAGTTTTTGGTTTCAAGGACACCATTTCTTAAGTAAGCAGCATCTTTAATATGCTCGTTAGCTGAACCTGTTACTTCGCTGGCAATAGAATCTTCAATTGTCGACGTGGTTGCAATTTGATTAAATAGGGCAACATTTGCCAATGTAAACTTATTATTGTTAAATACATCTGCCCCAGAACCGGTAACTAAAGTATCTAATTTTTGAATTCCTAAGAGTTTACTATAGCTCTCAACTAACGGGTTTTTCTTTGAAGAAGCATTAGGTTGAAGTATTGCATTACCTATAGTACCTGTCAAAGGTAAAGTTTCTAGTTTAATACCCCAGAAAAATCTACTATCAGCCAACTCTAATGAACCAGCTTGACCGGTAAATCCAGCACTACTTGCAGCTGCACCTCTTGTTGACTTAAATCTAAAAGGAACGGGAGGCAAAATAGACCCCGTGAGGTGTTCTCCCGCAACCGCTGAAGATCCTAAAACTGCTCCTAGTCTTGATCTTAAAGATCCGCCTGACAATGATGTGTCATCGTCAGTAAGATTATCTGTAGTTTTAAGTAACGGAAGTCCTCTAAACCCAAACGGCAATGTCTCCTTAGGGATTAAGTTATCTTCTACGTTACTATTCATAACAATTCTAACAAATTGTGACTTATTAGGTCGCTTACCTTCAACATTAATTCTTCTTTCAGACTCTGACTCAGCATTAAAATTATAATATGCTTTCATATCACCAATTTTATTAGCAACATAATTTTCGTCTTTAGGGTCAAGCGTACATTGTGAGTATTGCTCTAAGACTTTTAAGTCTGTGTCTGTATCATTATAGTCTCTTACTAATACAGTAAAAGTTCCGTAAGGATTCTTTTTGTTAGTTGATCGTCTTAAATTAGATATTGAAACTTTTACTCTTTTATTTCCAATTTCACCGTCGTCTAACGCCTCAAAATGGAAAAGATCATATTCTTTAGTTCCAAATGGTTGCGAGATAAACGACGTCGTTTTTGCTGTTGTATATCTTGTATCGAATCTACCAAAAGCATCTCTAAATGATTGCCCGGTGTCTCCACTACTATTACTTGTTCCAGCTGAACCGGATACAATACCAACTGTACCTTTATTTGCTGTTCTTGTCACTCTAGCTATTTCATCTTCGACTGCAAAATCAGCATAAAAAAGATGCTGTTCTTCTTGGAATCTGTCTGGGTTTTTGTTTAAAAACTTACCAACATAATGTTTGCTTGACGGATTCAAAGAAGCAGTATAAATTTTAATTCCTACGTTTCCTTCGTCATTTCCAAAATCAGATCCAATAGCACTAGATAAAACTAGTTTAAACGTTCCTTGCGTTTCACTTCCATCATATGCACTAATTTCTGCTAAATCATCCGCAACGTTAGAAGTACTATATGCATTATCATAATCAAGCAATTGAATTCTTGATCCTGTTGCTGTTAAAATCATACCCCTTACTAGGCGTATTGATGTAGATGTGTCAAACGAATCACTATCTGTAAATAGTGGATATCCTGCACTTTCATTTGCATTTACATCATGCGATGCAACAAGAAATTGCACAGAACCAGCATGTCTATTTTCACCTGTAACTGGGCTTGGAGTTTGTGCTGCTGCTGTCGTTCCTTTAATTCTAAATCCTGCACTTTTAACAGTACCTTGTGTTAACGTTGTCTGTATGTCACCAGTGGTATTTGCAGCTCCGGCACCAAGTACCCTTATATAAGTAACAGCTGTTCTATTTGAAAGCCACTCTTTAACTGCATAAGGCCCATATTGTTCCCTGTTAAGAGTACCAAATTTTCTCTCAAAGTCTACAAATGAACCTAAAGTGACAGGAACAAATGCCGGTCCTTGGGTTGCTGTCCCAATGATCCCTGCAGGTACACCTTCGATTTCTACTGTTCTCTGAGTTAAATCAATTTCTCTCTCGAAAAAACCCGGAGATCTAAATGTTTGTTCTGCCATCAACTTCTCCTAAACTAACAAATATAAGTATTCATTTTTTTGTGTAATATCTTTTTAATTATTCATATTGTCTGTCAATATCTTTTACAATTCTAGATGACACAACAGACTCTCCTGTTCTAGAGTTAACATTTTTTACTTTTAAAAACTCTGTTGACCCTTCTGTTGAAAAAGGATTCTCCACAAACCTTTCAATTGACTCATTAGACTCTCCTCTTTGAATCTTTAAACTTTCTTGATTTGTAATTTCAGAAAGAACATGTCGCTCAAATCCTTCTTTTTTTGTTTCAGGTTGATAGTCTAATTTAACTGGCGATCCCGTATCTGAATATGTAAAATCAATTACTGGAGCTGACAAGTAACTTCTCATTTGCAAAGGGTTCCCAGGAACTTTTGTATTTAAAATATAGCCAGGAACAGTCAAATCAAAGCTATACTTAATTATTCTCTCATCATCTGTCATACTGTCAAAATTATTTTCAAAATTAATATTGTCCCCAATAAATGCAACTAATTCATATCCTTCTTTTGTTTGCATTGCAAACTCACCACCAGGAACGTCAATTTTATTTAAAAAGTATTCAATCATTTGATTTCCTTGCTGCATATACTGACACCAAAATGTAATATTGTACGTCATAGCAATAAAATAAGGATAAGGCACCTGAATAATTTCAAAAATATTAGTGTTGACGTCTGAGTTTAAGTTAACATAAGAAGATCTAGAAAACTGAAGATTGCTTTTCTCTCTTCTCGATGAAGATCTTCCTTCTTTCGCAGTTAAAGAATTGGCCGAATCTATAAAGTTACCACTTGAAGAAACATTGTCTTGATTTCTTATACCTTGTTTATTTAAGATGTTTTGAAAATCTCTATCTTTCTCTGACAATCTTTTTTTAACAGAATAATTTGGTTGTGCCCTAAGTGATATTGGTGTTCCTTTACCACCTTGGCTGGACCCGATATCTATGTTTTGTCGTGTTATTGATATTAAAGGTAGAATATTTGTATTGTTTCTATCTCTTATTGGATTTTTTCTTCGTGTTAATGCAAATCTTTCACCAGTTGCAAAAATCACAGGCACGTTTTTTGTAACACCTTTTGATGTGACTTGAAAGTTTAATTTGCTGTCAAATAAATCAAACACTGTCCTGTCTATGTTTTCAATTCCAATAGAAGGAAAGTCAAAATTTTCTGGTACGTTATTTCCATCAAAATCTTTAATAATGACTTGCTTTGGTGGGATTCTTACTTTAGACATATATTACTCATCATAAAAAGACGATCCAACATTTGTATCGTCACCTTTGCTTGAAACTTCTTTTGGCCCGCTAATTGGTGTGTCTAGCACGCCATTTTTTTGTAGATCTCTCACATCGCCTGTTTTACCTAGGCGATTTTCTTCAAATCCACGTTGTTGGACAAAAGTATCTTGTACTGCATCGTCATCTAGATAACCTTCAGAAGTAGGCCCAAATATTTTCGCTAAAAATAAATCTTTCCTTGCTTGTCTTCCACTAATTGTTATAAATCTTTTATGCTCTATTTGCCCAAAAATAGTCTGACTTATGGGTGCTTTAACCACTTCAAAAAAAGTACTTCCGTAAGAAAAAAAGTCGCCTTCTAAAATCTCAATGCCTTTATCTAAAAGATCACGTGACTGTATATAAGCTTCAATAGTATAGTATTCTTCAGATCCAAATCGATCAGTCTTAATTTGTTGCGCCTCATATTTAACCAAACAATCAAGTTCAATTGGTGATTCAAAGACTTTATCAGGGCTTTCCTCATAAATGTCATGTACTTTTGATTTAATCTCAGATATTTGAAAAAGATATATTTTTTGACCTATTACATCTTTAACTACTTCTTTGGCGATATCATTAATAAAATTCATTTCGCGTGGTGTTATAAAAAGTCTTGCCATGACATCTCCTAGAAAATTGTAATTACTTTACCGTTAGGTATTGGTACGTACTTAAGTTGTTTTTGTATTTGTTCTGCCCTTGTTGCTTGTGTTTCAATAAGCTTGTCATAAGTCATACTGTCTAGCATTTCTCTTAACTTATCTTTAAGTCCATCTCTATCAGACCTCCCGTTGCTAATCAAATCAGAACTATTTAAAGAAACATCAGAATTAGGTACAGGAATGCTTCCAAATTTACCCCTAATATAACCTAACTGCTCCATTGAAATAGCTAGCGTGTAACTTCTAATCCACTGGCGACCTATGCTATTAATGCGGTTATACTTGACATTGCCAAAAGGAAGATTACTCATATTTGATACACCGTGAACTGTATCATCGCGATAAGCAGGTGATGTTGGATCTGGGTACTGTCTAATTCTTAAGAATAATTTAGATTCTGTTGTAGGAATAGGATAAATTCTAAAATTTGTCCCCATAACTTTGTAAGAAAAATTAGATCTTCGCACTCTATTTGAAAGGTCTAGTTGCCCACCACGCAAAAGATCTTCGTATACAGGAAGAATATAAAAGACTGTTTCAGGTGTAAAAGACTCAAAGCTAAACTCGTTATTAAGGTAATTAATTGCTGATGTTGTGTCAAAAAATCTGTATGCTGCTTGAGGATTATAGTGAAACACTTCTTCAATTTTAATCTTTCCTTTTGTATTGTCAAAAAGAAGTCCATTAGCCCCACTTAACTCTGTGTAAATATTGTAGTCTTGTCTTCCTACTTCTAGCTGTATCGATCCTGATAAAGAATTATAAGACCCACCAATTCCAGCTTCCATAGCATAAGGTTCAGCAAAACGACCTAGAAACTCTAGATTTTCTCTAATAAATTTTTCTTCGCCACCAGTCATGCTACCTGTAGAAAAACCTAGATAACTAACTAATTGTGACTTAGCTTGATATTGGTTTAATATAGAACTATATTCTAAAGTTGCTTCTTCAAAGTTACCCCATATCTGCTTTTTAGTAAGTTCAACTGATAATATATCATCACCTAACTTTCTTTTTACAAAGGTAACAATATTATCAGCTTCGGTAGAAAAATCAGATTCACTATCGTATATACCAAAGGGTGTAGGATTAGATGTATTTTCAAAATTTGCCACGCTTTTACCTCATGTATTTAAATATAATTAGGCTAAAAACTCAACAAATACTTAATTTAATTTTATTGGTTGTCGTAGGCACCAGCCATGATATCTTGACAGCATTCCATGATAATTCTTTTTGTAATTGGGCACTCACAACATTCAACTAAACACATAATTGCTGCACAACAGTCTTCACGTGAAACACAATTTTTTGTTGACTTCGTCATTGAATAGTTGTGACCCATGTCTGGTCTTGAATCTGGAAATCCCACAGGATTCATCCCGCCATGACCCATATTAGTCATACCCATCATTTTGAATTCTTTTAAAATCATTTTTCTAATATTAGAGCGATTAATATTTTTTTCCATGGTACATCCTTTTATTTCTATTATATATATCTACTTATTTTTATATTTTCTTTTTGAATGCAACAGATCTTCTTCATGCCCGTCAACACCGTGTGACTCATGTGCTTCACCTAAATCATCGCTGTCTTTTACTTTCTCTAGTAAAATTGCAGGTATGTCAGTCTCAATTCCAATGCTAGGCCATTTTACATCATATATTGCTATATGACCGCTTTCGTCCAGGCTGTGCCAGAGCACCTTTCCTATTTCATTTAAAGCAGAATCCTTCCGCTTAACATGAGTTAGTCATGTATGGCCAATAATGTCATCAGCTGACTTGTCTCTTTTGGTTACATGGTCTAATCCGTAAGAGAACCCTTGTTCTTTACTAGCATAAGAAAGCCTATCTAATTCTTCTTTAATCAAACTTTTTAATTGGTTTTTTGTTAATTTCATTTTTTAGGCCCACCTTCTGTATATCCTGTGCAACTATTTGTTGCTTTACAAGAAAAGCCAAATGCGTGACAAAAAGCTGATGATTTATTCTTTGCAGTTACACCCGCCTCAATAGCTTCTTTTGATATATCATATGCAGCACAAGTTTTACAATATTTAACTTTGCCAAATTTATCTTCTAAAAACTCTTTTAAATCTTTGCGTTTTTTAGGATTACCGTATTTAGCATTTTTAATTGCTTTTTGTTTTCCGCCTTTGACTTTCTTAAATGCATTGGCTTTTTTAGCAGCTTCTCTAATTAAATATTTTAGCTGCCCTAATGTAATTCTCATTTTTTCTTTCTCATTCTTTTTGTTTTCTTTTTGCTAGCTTCTTTACGCTTTTTTGCATACTCGTATGCTTTTTTAAGACGCTTTTTCGTAGCAGGATCTTTTGCATTTTTATACGCAGCTCGTACACGCTGGTGTATAAGATTAATTATCTGTGACTGTCGCTTATGACTTTTAGATTTAAAACTTTTTTTAGATAGCGTTTTTTTAATATCAGAAGCGGTTTTAAATTTTACAGACACAGTATCCTTAGGATTTTCGTCTGTGTAGAGTCTTCTTCCACTACCTTTAGGTTTTTTACCTGTACCTACCTTTGGATCTTTTTTTTTTGACTCGCGCAAGTTTTCTTTTTTTGCTTTTTCTCGATTATAGGCTTCTATTTCTTCCGGGGTAGGTGAATTATTAAATGCATCTACAAAGTCAGATCTTCTGGTGCCTTGTATTCGATAATCGTCAAAATATACATTGTCTGTCCTAGATGTAAGCATGTTCCACACTTCTGCCATGGATTGTATACCTCTTTTTCGCCAAGAACTGGTTGTTCCAAAAGGATTGCGTGCCATGGCAGCAGCAGACTCAGGTGAAACTCCATTATAAAAGACGTCGTCAAGAACACCTTCCTCGTGGTATAATTCTGAATAACAATCGTCATCCGGATCAGGTGTTAGGCCAAAAAAGTCCATTTCGTCACTTCCTTTCGCTGTGGTCTGCTTATAATACACACCTTGATTCTCAGGAGCATTAACTTTAGAGTCAATAATGTTATTAATGACATCAGTGTTTCCACCTTCAAAGTCAGTTGTTATACCAGCTGGTGCAATTGGTGCGACAACCTCACAATAATAAAAAATCAGGTCAAACATTAGATCGCCAATACCTCTGTTTTGGGCATTTACAGAAGTATAAATTGAACTAACTGAATATGTATTTGGTATACATTTAGCATCATGCCAGTATCTTACTTCTCCGTCTTCGTCTGCACCAACGGCGTCTTCTTCAACGCCCGGGCCTAATTTTCTTATGTAATGTATTCTTTGATCGACGACTTCGTCATCTAATACTTTTAAAGGGTGTCCTTGCAATTGTCCTGTCAACTTAGTTAAGGTCGCTGACGCAATCAAGTCCCCTCCGTTAAAAAGGTCAAGTATTGTGATCTCTTCGTTGCCGTCATCTAAAGTTTCTTGATATCTTAAAGATAGACTAGGTAACGCTGCTAGTAGACTGTCATGTTGAGTAGTCTCAAGTATTATCTTTCTGATTGATTCTCTGATAAGTTTTCTTAATAAATTCATTAAAACGTCTCACGCGTGTTTTTACTATTCCTTTATATATATCAAAGTACATATGCAAAATAAAAAGAAATACTAGTAGAAAGAATAAGTCCAACGGGAACATGTAATCATCCCATAATTTTTGCAATCTTTTTTTAATGCCCATATTTTTATGTATACATTCTATACTAAAAAAGACGCCTCGAAAGACGTCTTTTTAATAAAACTTAAATTAGCTATTAGGTTTGGCCACCTACTTCAGTACCATCACTATCTTGTGTTGGAACTGCATTATGTCTTTTAAGAGTACCATCTGACTCAAAAAACAAATACCAAGTTTCTCCTGTTGGTGCTTGCAAAGAAATATAAGATGGTTTGTTTGAATCAGATCCACATTTTAAATCAATGTGTCCTGCTTCTGCTGATCCTGAGACAGCAACTTCAAAGCCACCGCCTGATAGCTGATGTAGACCTTTTGTGTCCGTTACGAGTACTTTTGGCATAATCTTCTCCTTTTATAAATTTGTCCACAAGATTCCGACACGACGGTGGGATCGCCTTTATGCTGTGTGCCGGGCCTGTTTATATTTATTAACTAAAAATTAATTTTTCTAACATTTCTTTATATTGAGGTCGCGTCATACCTTCTGGTCGCTCTTGCGTTCTTTTTTGCAAGTACTCCAAAATTTTGTCAACCCTAGGGTCAGCTCCACTTTTTGCTTTTGCTAGTTCCTTTTTAAGAGCTGCAACTTCTTTTTGCAAAGCAGCAACTTTTTTCTCTAGGTCTGCGTGTTTATGTTCTGGTGCAGCAGATGCTGCTGTAGTTTTCTTTGCTGGCATGTTTTCCTCCGTTTATTTGTTATATTATAACATGTCTAGTATAAATATAAATAATAATATCTTTTTTCCAGGAGGTCATATATGAAACCCATCATCATTCAAAACAGCAAAATACCTGTTTATTTGTCAATATTTATTAGCATTGGTGCAATTACTCTGTTCCCTTTTATTATCTCACGAGATGAAATGAGCGAAACCACAATAAGACATGAATGCATACACATAGAACAACAACGTGAGCTCTGGGTTGTTCCTTTTTATCTACTATATGGTTTTTATTGGCTCAAAGGAAAGTTGTCAGGAATGACAAACGACGAGGCTTATATGAATATTCCGTTTGAACAAGAAGCTTATCGAAAAATGTATGACAAAGAGTATTTAAAAACAAGAAAGCGTTTTGCCTGGAAGGAGTATGTTTAATAAAGTTCATCTGCCCATGATGAGTCAAATTTTGATGCAGGCATAGAGCTGTATCCTAGTTCAATTCTTAGATTGTCCATAATATTCTCTGCTTTTTTATAAGTCTTTTCTGAATGTAGTTCGCTTTCATTATAAAGACGTTGAAGCTGATAGAGGGCGTCTAAAAGAGAGTCCGATCCATCAATATCTTTAGCTGCCATTCTTGACGTGACGTCTATCGCTGCAGGTAAAATGCGATCAATGCTGGAAGAAAATACATCATTTGATGCATCTAAACCTACTACTTTATATTTGTTTTTTACAACTTCTTGCTTCCATATTTTTTCAAAGTTTTTCTTACCGTTAGGGCTTAACTGCGCTACTAAATCATTTGGAAATTTAAGCGCGTCTCTAGAGTTGAAACCGTTAACAAAAGTATTTAATATTTCATAAATTTTTTCTTCTGGGGAACCACCATACGGTCTTTTAAATGGTGTTGATTTGCATAGCCACATAAATCCTGGTGAATACTCACTTGTAGGTGGTGCTGGATTAATACCTATACCGGCAATTTGAACTAGTATTTTTTCACGGCTTGACTGGTACCATAAAGTTTTTTTACCACTTTTATCTTTGCATAAAAAAGCATAATTATTATGCCAGTTTTGACGGACTAGAAAGAATTCATCAATGACTAAATACTCTCTATAATAATCTTTTATTTTTTGTCTATCTTGTAGTTCAATTTTTGCAGCTTCAGCTTCAGCTTCAAGACGTCTTGTTTTCTTACTTTTAAAGAAGTCAAAAAATCCTTCATTTAACTCTTGATATATCACCTGCCGGAGTTGTTTTTTTGTCATTAACATGTTTTAAATCCATTCATCGCTAAAACTATCTTCTTCAATATCAGGTGTCCATCCCGGGCTATATCTTTGAATTGCTGCGTCGTTTAATTCACCCACATATCTTCCATCGTACAAGTCTTCAACATCAATAATATGTGTAAAGGGAGCGAATCCAGGACGAGGTGTTCTTAAAAGATTAAGAACTTCACCAACTAAATCCTCGTTTTCTGGATAATGATTTTGTCCTAGAGAATTGTCAAACCTCTTTTGCTTAACAACTAGACTTACACCGTTTGGAGATCTAGGTGGCTTAGGTATCTCTATGTGTGTTTCATAAACACTTAAGACTTCACTAAACATTTGTGCAAACTCAAGTGTGGCAAAATCAGGGTTCTGTATATACGTAAAAAGATAACCGTTTGGTCCGGGCTGTTGATATATGCTAACAGCTCGCATGCCTGGCTTTTTTAAGTGAGGTGGAAAGTTAACTGGGTATGATTCATAGCCACCAATAGACTCAAATATTAACTTTCTTAACTGTGATATTGTTATTTTCATTGGAATCTCTCAAGTAAGTTGCATGTATTGCTCAAATTTTGGTCTTAAAGAATGTACAGGATTCATACCTATTTCTGCTTTAAAGGCTCCATTCTTCCATTTTTTAATTTCTATTTTTTCTAAACTAAAATATTCTTTAAATATACCGTACCTTTTAATAGCGTATCTAAACCATAATCCAACTAGTTTATTGCATAATTCATTATGTCTGTCTAGCAAGCTTTGCAAGTCTATTCCAATTTTTTGCAAACTATATGCATCTTCATACATTGCTTTAATTTGATCCTGTCCTTGCTTTTTAATTTTGTTAATACTTTCTTGACATCTATTGTAAAAGTGATTAATAACACTGGACTTTCTTTTAAAAGATATATCTTTTTTTGTCATATTTTTGTAACTTGCCTTTTCATGTTTATTAGTGGTACTTGATCGAATACGTGCAACTCTCATCATTCCCACTACCCATGCTTCTATTTCTATCTTAGTAAAATAATAATATACTAAAAAGAGTGGTGGATTACGATACTTATTATATGAATCAAATATCACAGGAGATAATCTTAAAAAATCTTCTGCCAAATAACCTAGCTGGTCTTTGATTGGCGAAATTCTTTTTATACTTTTTACAAAATCATTAGTTTTTTTCAAAAAATCACGATCGTGAAGTTCTCCCATTTTGTCAACCACTAGCATTTCTCGTTTAGTTTTTAAATAAAACGACTTGACCAGACTAGAATACTTCATTAATCCTTCACTCTCATCATATTGCCTATCAAGATAACTTATTTCGCTAGCCTCGGGAGCGTCTCTTAAATCAACTTTATTAAACTCATTAGATTGCTTAAAGTGATGTATTTCATGAAAAGCAGTTGATTGGAATTGTTCAATTACTTCATTAATACCACCGTAATTGTTTCTTTCTCTGTCATCAAAGGCTGCAAAACCTGGATGTATTCCAAGCGTCAAAGTTAATGTATTGTCGTAAGGGTTGTATCCACCACCACCCGGGAAGAACTTAAGACCTTCTAAAAAACCCGCGCTGTTATATCCTGAATAACGAATCTTAATTTTTAAGCCATCAAGTTTGTTTATAGATGAATTCTTATTCAGTGTTTTCTTTTTTGCGTTCTCTAATATTTCTTCACTTTCTTCTGATAGTTCTGAAAAAGCGTTTTTAATATCGTCAGTTACTTTTTTGTAATTTCCGCTATCTAGATTACTCTCCAACCAAAAGTCTGTCGATTTTACATTTTTATTTAATGATTCTATTTTTTTAATTTTTTCTACTATCGCATTGATAGTTTCCCGGACAAGTATTCCAGTACCTTGAGCGTCTCTCCTGGAAGCTTCTTTTAAAACAGATTTACATATTAATTTTCTCAATTTACTTCTTGTAATTTTCATTAGTAGGCCCCTTCTACACCACCGTCAATTATAACAAACCGGCCATCTTCTAGGCTTCTTCCAATATTTCCGTAACCTAGATCATTAATGTCATTTTCACTCATAACGTGCAATAATAATTGCATGTCCGGGCAATTAAGAATTAAACTTTTTATACTTTCCAACCCTATACTTTCAAGCATACCAGTAACATGAGAATTATTAGCAAACATATAATTAGTCACTGTATTTAACCCATCATTAACAATTTCTTCAATTGTCCAATCGTCATAATTTATATCGTCAGGTAGAAAGGTCATAAATATAGACCCTATTAATGAAATATTACCGGTAGTATTGTCAGAATATCGGTTAAATTCTTGCGATAATCTTTGCATACTTTTAAAGCTGCTAATAACTGCTTCTCCTAACCCATAAGGCGTGTGGATAGGAGGTGTGTTTTCAACAATAAGCCATCTAAACTCTGGGTCATGCACATAAACCTTTGGAAATATTTTGGTATAGCGGTTAAATAAATCTATTTCTTTTTTATTGTATTTTACACCGCTATCGTTTCCTATGTCAATGTGAGCAACTTTTGCGACTAAGCCAGGCCGTCCATTAATTTCATAGACACCGCGATAACTACCTGCGCCAATATTATCACCAATATTTTCCTCTAGCCAGCCGGGTAATTCTGGATATAGTCTTGAGTCAGCTTTTTCAGGATTATCCATTAAACGAGTAATAGTTGGGCCAAAATGCTTTCTTTCTCGATCTGTAAAAGACTCCCATATTAATTGCTTTAACTGACTTCTTGTTATTTTCATTAGTAAAATACGCCGTGTTGATTTGCAACTTTTTCAGGTAGCTTGTTAAGTCTTTTCATGGTAGGACTAAAATCGCCTTCTTTGCCAGAAACGATATTCATAAGCCTGTAATAGCCAGGGATATTTTGTAAAGTTTCAATAACATCCCAGTATTCTGGATAATCAGACGACTTAAGTAGTTCTTTAATCTCTACATTCATTTGATGTTCAATTTGATCAACATGCTCGGTATAGTCTGTTTTTCCACCGTAATATGGGCTACCTTTTTGAAGGGCTGTATTATCTTTATAAGAATCTCCAACTTCTATCGCATCAAATGCTTTATCCATTTCATCATGTGCATAATCTCTTAGCGCTAATTCATCTTCGGTAAATCCAAAAGGTTTAAATTCACCTTGATCACCAACCATGTCAGCCAATTGTACACCTTGATTCATACTAGCTATTTGTTTTTCATCAAAAGACGATCGTCCACGAGAGTCTATACCGTGTTTTAATCTATCTGGGGCAAAAGATCTAAGTCTTTCATCACTCTGTGCGTCTAAAAAGTCTTTTTTTGCATCGTGAGTGTGAAAAGCTTTCATGTGAGGACTACCTGGATCGTTAGTAGTGTCAAATGCATCACCTTCTGGATTAACATAAATTGTTTCTTTGATAAGTTTTCTTAATTGCTTTCTTGTTATTTTCATTGTATTTTTACTCCTAGCCAAAGGCCTTGTGCTGCTTGTCTTACATACCCTTCTAAAAGATGCGCAGGTATAACCCACTTAAGAGGTTTTTGTTCAGGCATTATTCTCATATCTATTCTGCCGCGAGTCATTGTGATACGAGTTTCTTGCTGTTTTATATAATTAATCTGACCTCTGTCAGATACTGTAGAAGTGCTTGCAAGGGTCATGTCTGGGTTAAACAATAGCATTTGCACTACAGTTTCATGATCGTCAATTGTGATAATCGTTATAATCGTTTCAACTAACATATGATTATTTTGATTTGCACATGCCTTGGCGTCCAATAAATAATTGCAATTATCGTATGCATAATCGATTGTATCTTTATCGTATACTTTAACAATAGATTTTTGTCCTAGGCGATCCCAAGTACCTCGATCATTTTTTATTTTTCCGTCTTTCCAGTACGTGCTGTTATAGGCATAGACAGATTTGCTGCTTAAAGTCCCTTCTGTTTCTGCAGATACATTGACGATTTTTGGCGTTGATATATACACCTCTAGGCCGCTGTGTTCTTCTACAACAATCGTCGTTTGCGCAAATGCCATTAAAATTATCAAAGCGTATAGTAACATTCATTCTCCTCATTTAATATTCTTCTGAGTCTTCTTCAGGGTCAATTCCAATTGGCTCACCTTTTTTATTTAACATTTTTGGCATTCGAATGTCTCCTGATGTTAAAGCTTCAAATCCCACGTTAAATTCACTGTATCCGGATTTAATCTCAATATCAAATTCTGCAGCTGCTTGGATCGGTATCTCTGTAATTGCTCTAAATGTTGCTACGTATTCATTGTAAGGCATGCCGTAACCCTTGATACCCTTCAAGCCGTTCGAATAAGACAGATTTAATTGTTCACCTATATAATTAAATAAGATTTGTACACGAGGAATGCTAGAAGTATTTCCTCTTTGTACGCTATAAGGGACTTTATTGTCATCTACATATTTCATTGCTAAAATTAAATCTTTTACCAGCATCCGATAGAGATCAGGTTTGTATTTAATAAGTGGGTGTATTAGCTTGATAGCATGTTCCATTATTTTGCCAAAAAATAACGCTGACAAAAAGGGTGGATAAAGTAATGCATTATATGGGGTTTGCTGCACAGACTCCGGATCCCAAGACATCAATTTAATTTGATCATATCCGTCTTCAATTACTTCAAGACTAGAAAGCTCATCCATCGGCAAATATTTTATAAGCAGCTTTGCCAGGTCTACTTGAAATACTGTTTATCATTGTTTTGTAAGATTCCTTAACGTCCTCAGGTTTATTCATGTAACGCATATAATATTGAATCTGTTCTGCAGGATCTGGTATAAAATTCATTTGTTGCACAACACCGCTATCAAGCAATTCTTTTCTAAATGGCGTTAATATCCTGCACAATTCTGTATAGTACTTTGTAAATTCAGATATAGCTTTAGATGTACCGATATCAAAACCCGGTATTTTGGCTAGTACAGGCAACAGATCTCTAAAGACATAATTATACTGCGTGCGAGACCTTAAAAGTGCATCTGTTGCCAACTCAATTAACTCTATTGCCCTAGGAGGAAGTTCGTAATCACCTTTAATATGACCCATTATAGGAAAGTGCATCTTAGGTAAAATTGATGCACCCATTTTTATCATATCACCGTCAATATCACTTCCGCTAAATCCATAGTCTTCTGCTTTCTCAAAAGTCTCTTCCATGATAGGTAAAAATTTATCAAGAATATATTTTTTAACTTCGACACTACTGTTTCCATGATCAAGCATGTTTTTCATGGCACTAACTAATTCCTTAAGTGCATCAGACATTTGCTTGGACTCAGGTGTAAGATAAAACCCAAATATTTCTTGGATCCTATCATTTAGAACGTCATCGAATTTACCTGCAAGTATCATTTCTTCAAATTTGCGGTGTGCAGTTCCGACTTGATAGGAACCTGATGTTAATCGCTTTAAAGACTCTGAAATTGCGGGAATTAACCATGGCAGCTTATGATTGTGAAGAATGCCTTCCATGTTGTCGGTTACTTTAGAAATAAGTAGTTCGCAAATTGATGGATTAAAAACGACAGATGAAGCGAAAAAATTGGTAAAGAGATTTAAAGATCCTCCTGTAGATCTAAATTGGGATTTTGGTACAAAATCCCACTGGGTTTGATCAGTCATTGGTGGGTCAAGAAGACCACGCATTTCATAGTCATTTTTTAGTTTTTCAATTATATTATTTCTTTTGTCTTGTGACTCTTTTGAGTGTGGATCAAAAAGAAGGTCGTCAGTTAGAGTGAGATATGCAATACTTTCTTTAACTTTTTTACTTACTTCTGCATGCGCAGAGCCGATTAGCGATATAACAATATATGGGAATATTCCTTCTGTTGCCAATTCTGACTGAGCCATTCTGCTGTCTTTAACACGCGGTACATTTCTCATGTAGATATAGTCTAAAACAGAAGAGCTAAGATGAGTACTTCTAAGAACATTCATTACAAAAGCCATTCGATGGTTTGGTTCAGCTAGTGTTGATAAATGTTCTTTAAAGACTGTTTTGTTTCTTGCACGTGCTCTCAAAGGTTTTATATCTTGCATACCTATATTTTGTTGCTGTGCCCTATCCTCTTGTGACACACTAGAACCTTCTAAGCCTCCCGGGCCTTTAACAGCAAAGTGACCTTTAATGTATCTAATTATTTTCTGAGTTGTTTCAGGACCTAAAACTTGAATAAGACTGTCTTCTGTGACGCCATGCTGATTTCCCCAGACACTGGCACCTCCTGCATTACCAGGAAGCACAATACTGTCTGGGCCTGACCCATTAAAACCAATTGAAAAATTATCATTATATACATTTGGATCATTATAACACTGGTGTTGTGGGTATAAATTCCTATTGTCGTAAGGCCTGTCAGGTTTTTGTTTGGCTACGTAGTAAAGTGTAATACCTTGTCTAGTATAAGTTTGCCAATGTCCTCCATAAACAGTACACCATGCGTTAACACCAATTGCTTGAGCACCTGCCATTGTGTACGGTCTAAGAATATCCCAACCGTCGATTTCCATGTGTCTAATTAGACCTAATCCTCCAGAGACGTCTTCGTTTAAGTCCCCACCAATTGCAGCATATTTTTGCGCAATTGCTTCCTCAGCTGCCAATTTAGCATTACCAGAGGAATCTTCACCTTTAGTCGCTACTCTGTCTTTGCCTACTAGTTTTTCATATGCTTTATTGTTTTTTTGTATAAAGCGAGCATCAATATCGTCAATAATCCCGATTAGTGTTTTGTAATCAGGAATATTATTAGGATCTAGGTACTCATCGGGTAACACACCTTTTTGCTGGGAGTACTTTTCATGCATAAGCACACAAAAAATAATTTGTCCATAGCTAAAATTTTGATATAAAACAAAATTACCGGTCTCATCAGATATAAACTGCCCTATCATTTTATCTAAAAAGCGAAGATACTTGTTTTTGTTGCGTATCATATTAATCGCTTCTGCATATCCGTACTCCGGCTTATTCATTGCTGGGTATTTATCTAATATGTCTTTGGCTTTAATTTCAAGCAACAAAGCTTCAAAAATAAGTTTTCTAAAAATTCTACGTGTTAATAACATACATCTCTCAACTATACTAAAAAAGGTTAGAAACCTGTTCTAACCTTAATTATCTGATAAACGACGTTTAATCTAGATTACTTTGTCTGTACAAACTGGTATAGTTTATCAGCCTCAGCAATGATTTCTTCAGTGGTTGGCATTGTTGGCCATGTAACTGTTGTTGCGTCTAGTAGATCTCTGTCACAAAGATAGCGAATTCTTTCTAGTTCTTGGTGATACTGATTTTGCAAGATACCTTCCGCTTGTGATAATAAACCCGCTCTAAGGGTATAAGGATTTCCACTCATATTTCCTCCTGTGTGTATGTAGTGTGTGAAATTGTGCGATATGCACGTTAAATATTAGCCTATAATAATAAAATGTAAACAAAAAAAGACGCCTTCCGAAGAAGACGCCTCTTTATTACCAGAAGGTGTTTGGATTAGATTACATCCATATCCAAGCAAGTAACTGTTCCGTAGAAGTCGGCGCGAACCATTTTCTTTCCGTAACGAGTCATTACACCTTTTCTTGGTGTAAAGTCTTCTGGTGCGAAGATCGTTGGAGTTACGATTAATGGTACGTACGGAGCATAGACGTATCCAGACTCTAAGTAAGAACCACCTTTGTAACCTACAAGGATCTTGTTGCGTGGGAAGTAAGGATCTTTGTAAACAGTAAATCTGTTAGAAAGAGAACCAATTGCTTCAGCACCAATGTTAGAGATAGCTGCTTGACCTTGACCATCAATTTTGATAGAAGGCTTGTACAATACAGAAGCTTCGAAGATAGTAGCAACTTCAGGCGAAACCACGATAAAGTTAGCAGAACCACGAAGTGTCTTTCTGTGAATTTCGTTTGCTACGTCGATGATGGTTTCAACAAGAGTTTCATACCATTCACGAACTGTACCAGTGAAAGCAGGACCTGGGTTAAGTGAAGAAGTTCTAGCGATTTCTGCACCTGTTCTCTTGTTAAGGAATTTACCTGGAGAACGCGACCAGAAGAAGTTAGCACCTTTTGCTTCAACCAAGAGGTCGTTAAGGATTTCACGATCGATTTCCAATGCAATCTGCTCAGAAAGAATTTGAGTCAATTCAACTTCAGCATCCATTGAGTGATATGCATTCAAGTCTTGAGCGAGTTCTGGAGACCAGCGAGCTCTTAACTTACGAGTTGTAGCTGTAACAGCAATTGACTCGATCTTGATATCAATCTCTGGAATTACCGGTTCTGGTACAGAGTTAAAGTTAGACTCAAATGATGGAATAACTAAAGTAGTACCTTCGCCACTTGAGGTTTGATTTTGAACTGAGTCAGCAACTGGGAATGAAGCTGTTAAGTGCATTGCAGCATTTAAAACGTCAGCGTCACCAGAAGCGCTTCCACCATCAGCGTGTTGCATCACCATCAAGATACCAGTGTTAGCAGCAGTAATGTCAGCTAATGGGTCTGGAGTAAATGTAATCGCATCACGAGCACCAGACATAGTTCCTAACTGGTTAAGGCGTCGAACATTAAGAATATTAGTTCCGCCTTGGATAGTTGGACCAGGAACTGTGAAACCGTTAGTTGTAGTTTCAGCTGAGAAAAGAGCAACTTGCTTAACTTGAGTTGCGTCAAATCTTCTTTCAGTTGATGCATCTTCAATAACACGTGAAGCTGAAAGTACCAAGAAAGAGTACTCGTTGTCACCGTTGTTGATTCTAGTCAACAATTGTGGATCGAATTGTAGTAATTTAGCATCAGCACCGCTAGTTCCTGCTACGCCTGTAGAGCTAGCAGATTGAGCTGCACCAGTACCAAAAGAACCGATCATAGCAAGAGGATTTTCAGATTCAACCAATTTATAAGTTCCGTGAACTTTTGAGTAAGCTGTACCCACCAAATCATATTGACCACCAGTTGCATCAGAACCGGTACGAATAGACTTACCTACTGGATTATTATAGATTGAATCACCGCGTGAGTAAGTAGAAGCAACAGTATCGGTTAAGTTACCAGCTGCATCAACACCAGCATCACCACCAACGTCAGATCCGTAAGTGTAGTCTAAGTAGAAAAGAAGACCAGATGGAAGTGACATAGGCTGGATAGATACTAATTCGTTAGCAACTAATCCACCGAATACACGACGTACGATTGGGAAAGCGATGTTAGTGAAACCATCAATGTTTGATCCACCGTTACCACCACCTAAAGTGTTTGCCTCACGAAGAACTTGTGCAGCTTGGTTTTCCATTAAGCGTGCCATGTTTTCGCGGCCGTGACCCTCAAGTCCTCTTAAAAGACCTGTGCGAGTCCATTTTTCTTGAATTCTGCTAGCTTCGGCACCTACGTGACGATCGCGAATCCCTTCAGTTAATTGATTTAAAGTAAATGATCTACTCATGTTAATTCTCCTTTTGAAAGTAGTTTCTATTTATTTTTTATAAACCTGCCAAACGTTGCCATCTACTCAACTCATTGTTGGAAGACGTTGCGTTTGCCTGTGAAGAAGTAGTTGGGCGAGAAGAACTTCCAAAAACACGAGATTCTGAGATAGTGCTTCTAGTACCACCGGTACTTCTAAACGTTTCAGTTAATGACTTATACAAAGATTTTGCTTCAGTCAAAGATTGTGCTTCATCCAAAGCCTTAATAACAGACTTTTTCTGACTTTCGTTAAGACTTTTGTTCTGCAACAATTTGTTAACATACAAAAGCTTTGCATTAAATAAATTGAGATCTTCCAACTGTTCACGAAGAGAATTAACAGCTCCTCTGTATTTATTCAGTTTCTCTGACTGAGATCGATTTTGACGTCTCAGCTGGCGAATTGCCTCGTTAAGCTTGTTGATTTGTGGTGGGTTTGTGAACACATCTTGTCCTTCTTTTCCGCCACCAAAAGCACCCTTAACACCTGCTTTTTTGTTGCCCGTTCCGCCATATGCACCGTTGACACCAGCTTTGCTGCCGCCTTTTCCACCGAAGTGGTGATCCATTTTACCTTCACGAACTAACCTTTTAACTCTGTTGATTTCTTGGCGAAGAACACGTGGATCAACATTAAAAACTTCGTCCAACTGTTCCTCTTCACCTTCCGGATCTTCCATGTCCATGCCTTCCATGTCATCCATCTCTGGCATATCCATGTCCATGTCTTCCATACCCATACCAGCACCACCTGCACCAACATCTAATTCAAGTTCTGCAATTAGACCTTCAACGGCAGCTGCAACTTCATCTTTTGAAAGCATTGCATCGTCGCCCATGTCTTCACCTTCCATGTCGTCCATCTCTGGCATATCCATGTCAGCGTCCATTTCTGGTGCTTCTTCTTCGTCTTGTTCTAATAAAGCTGAAAACTGCTCATAAAGTTCTGCCATTTCATCTGTCTCATCGATGTCATCTTCGTACATGCCCATGCCTTCGTTTGCTTCTTCAGCTTCTAATGATTCCCTTAATGTTCTAAGGTCAACTTCGTAATATTTTCTAGACATTTTTTCTCCTCTTTTGCTAGATAATTTATTAGCACTTTCATCAAGCTTGTGCGATAAATTTAACAGCTTCTCTCTTTGGTTATCATCCATTGAGGAAACTGCACCTTTTACAGCACTAAAAAGTGCTTTTTGTGACTTAGACTCATTTAGAGAATCTAAATTTTCTTCACCAATTAAGTTGACTAAAGAAGCCAATGCTCCTTCGTCAAGATAAACTTCTTCGTCAAGGCTTTCAGAAGTGTCATCATCTTCTGTTTCTTCACTCTCTTTTTCACCTTCAAGCAGCTGCTCTTCAATAAACTCTCTAATTTGAGGAGTTACTGATTCAAGAATTGCTTTTTTCGCATTTTCTTCTGCAACTTCTTTAAGTTTTTTTGCGTCTGCAATTGCTTCTTCAAATAATTTGCTCATAAGATTAACCTCTGTATGCAATTAATTATTACGATATTTTTTAAATATCATAAAAATTGTTATTTATCTCATTAATAAATGATCTTAGTCTATTAATATTAGATGTGTGCTTATTCAAGGATCGCTCATGTTGATCAATAATATCGTCTAAAGACATAATATTACTGTCGCTTTCATAGTGTCGTGGTAAAGGAGCTCTTGAAGTACCGTATTGAGTTGCAGTCATATCAACTCTAGGTCGACTATATATTTTTGGGTATGTCGTAGATGACATAGAAGTCTTTGTAACCTTTTGCCCTTTAGAACCTCTATAAGTTAAATTAGGTGACAACCCTTGTACAACCGTGTTTGTGTGGTTGCTATACTCTGCCAAGTTTGTATATGCACCGGTATAATTGCTTTGACGGTTTGCCTTGTGACCAATGTCTACATAAGGTCTATTACCATCTATTTTTGAGATTATATCTATATCTTCGTCTTCTATGTCTTCGACGTCATAAGTGTCAGGCTCATCATATATTCCATAATCGCCCCCTAAAGAATACTCGCTGCCCAAAGGTCCATTTTTGAGTTGACCGTAACCTTGCCCAAGTTTTGAGTCGGCAGGGCCAAAATATAATTCATATAATTTGCTACGCTTTCCCATCAGAACCCAAATAAGATCTACCAGAAATATAATTACCTAGTAATGTTTGTTTAGCTATTTCTTTAGATGTTTCTGAAGGTGATACTAATCCTCCTTTTCCGCTACCAAACTCTATGTTAAATTGAGGGTTTGGTAATTCACCTGCATACTCAGGCATGTCAGCAGCATTAATACTACCTGGCCCAGGAGACGTCAAGTTAGGAACATAAGGCGAAGCAGGAAGACCTCCTCCACCCGTTTCTACATCTTCTAAATTAGGAACTGGATTTTGTGAATTACCTTTAAAATCTCGATCAAAAGAATTTATACCGTGACCGTTGACAACAACACCATCTAAAGCTAGTTTTTGATACAGTTTTTTTCTTTCTTCGTCTGTCATTTCGCCAGTTAGAATAGGAGAGTGTGGAAAAGATGCTTTGATGTTTGCGTCATTTCTTGCACCTTTTGATTTATTAGGAGCCGGCGAAGTCTGTACTATTGTCTGTCTTTGTTCTGGCATTTTATTTTCCTTTGATCTTTTTGATTAAAACTTTTTTCATTTCATGAAGTTGCTTAGCTTCCTTTAAAGACTTCATTTGATAATTTTTTATCTTCTTTAAAAGGCGCAAAGATTCAAGGAGTTTTTTATTTTGCTCCATTTCAATTTTTTGACGCTCTTCTTTAATTAGTCTTTTAATAGTTTGTGGTGTCAGCTTAAAAACTTTTCTCATGACAATTCTCCTGTTTGCATCAATAAGTATCTATAAAAACAAAATTTATCTATTTCTAATTGAAGGTGCAAAAGCTAAATTGGCCCACTTGCTCGATGCGCCACCAAACAATTCTTCAGGTAAAGACTGATCAACGACTTTTGCTGCATGATCTCCTTGTGCAGAAACTGCCGGGCCTGACGGTCTTGACCCTTCTTTTTGCTCCCTAAGTGTTGTTGCTGCTGTGTCTGCAAATATATCACTCATAATTGGATCGTCTGTAATACCTTGAACTGTTTTTGTTATAGCATCACTTCTATTATTTTTTGCTGCACTATCTACGCCCATCTTAATAGAATCTAAATATGAAGGCCTTCTAGTAGGTCTAGGTTTTCTAGCACTTGTCACTTGTGTTGCATGGTGAGAAAGATTTGAGTCAGAAATATTTCTTGTTCTAGTTTGCGGTGTAGAGTTTTCATATGCTTCATGCAAGGTACCTCTTAGTTCTCTAGCCTCGCTAAGTGTTGCAACATTATTTCCTACTAAACCTTCTGCCAATATTTCAAGTAAGCATTCTTTGACAATTGATTTCATTGCCTTTCTTGTTTTATTATTCATTTACCACCTCAGAATTTCATTAAACATTCTATCAATTTTATCTGTCTGGTTAAAAAATTTGTCTAAATCTTTTCTTTGTATCTTGTGTTCTTTAAGCATAAAAGCACCTGGCGTACTAGGTTCAGATACCATATCAAAGCAAATTAATTGAAAATCATCTTGAACAACTTGGTTTCCACCTTTTGACACCGTCGAACCAACGCCTCTTGATGATATCCCTAAGGTTACACCACTTTCAATAAGCGACTGAATAATTTTTCCACTAGGTGTGTCTAAAATTTCAATTCTTCCGTATACGTCATCACCTTTCATATAGGCTTCTCTTACAATATGGCTAACATTTTTAAGTTCAACTACAGAAGAGTCTGGGTGATCGCATTCACCTAATGCTCTATTTTCTCTAATCATTTTTTGATAATTCATAATTTCTCTTTCTAAAATAGGCCTAGGGTAAACTCTTCCGTTTTGGTTAAGTGTGTTTGCTCTCTGAATGACGCCTGATAACATTATCTTTCCACCAAACTTTTCTCTTGATTCTTTAATCATTTCTTTTGAACACTGGATAGGTGTCCATTCTCTTAAAACATTTAAATCATTAGCCATGTTACTTTACCTCTTTTTTAATTTCTGATATCATTTTTGTAAGTGTTAAAAACTTAACAACATTTTGATCATCAACTTCTTGAGAAGAAAGTGTTTTAATTTTTTGTCTTACTTCGTCAAGTTTGTTTAGTAAATATTTGTTATCAGTTGTGTCTTCAAATTTTTCCAAAGATCTAAGTGCTTCTATTTTTTTAGTTTCAAAAAATTGCTCTAACTGGTTGTCTTTTTTATCAGAGAGAAACACATAACCTTCGATAATTCTTTTTTGATCGCTTGATAGGCTTCCTCCATAGTGTTTATTAAACTTTTCTGTCAATATTTTTAAAACTAAACGATCATTATGGGAAGCATTTATTTTATTTTCCTCATTTAAAGATACTTTTTCTTTTAACATGATCGACCCTAAGCGAGTTTCTAAATCAACAAGACTTTTAATATCTTTTTCTGACTTTCGCCATTCGTTCAGGGTTAATTGAATCACTCCTAAGTCTCTGTAGTTGTCAACATTTCTATAATAAAAATCTTTGTCTTTGATTTGGTAATTGATATCTTTTAGTAACATTGACTTTTGACGATCTAAAGTCTTTTCATTTAGCTGTTTGCTAGCAATCTTCGCCTCATTTAAAATGGAAGCAACAGTATGTGTATTTGTAATGTTAGATTGTGCCAGTGCATTAAAAAGTCTAAACTCTTTATAAAGGTCTGTCCCTTTTTTAAAATGCTTTTCAATAAGTTTTGTGGCAACTTTAGCTTCTTTCTTATTACCTTCAATTAATTTTGTAGCTACATGCTTAAGCAAAAGCTCGTAAACAATACCTACATTTCTTTTTTTATTATGTTTCATCGTCTTCTTCTCCTGATGAATTATTCTCAGAAATTATTATAGAATTCGTTTTTCTACTACCATAAGTATTATCAAAACGCTGTAAAGTTGATTTTAATGTATCATTAATTTTTGCGTTAACAGAAATTTGCTCGTCAAGATATTTATCTAAATTAAAATCATCATCAGACTCAAGCAAGTCTTTTGCTGAAGGTGCTTTTATGGATTTTTTAAGATCATAATTTAATTTACTCATTCCTGCATCAATTTCTTGATCTCTTTTTCTAGTCTTTCCAAACTTTTTTACACTACTTCCGCCTGTATTTAGACTACTTCCTTTGTTAATAACTAAGTCTTCATCAAATTTATTTTCTTCGTCCTCTTCTAATCCATCAACGTTTAGTTCAATTAGTTTTTGAATTTTAACAGGAAGTTCGTCATCTTCAATTGACTGTTGCTCTGAGAGTGCGCCTAGGTCAATACCCCCTCCGCCTAGTTCAACATTACCTCCGTCAAATTGAGGTAGCCCGGCTGCTGGATTTTCTGGCCCATCAGGAGTAGTTAGTTGTGTTGCTTCAATTGAAAGATCACTTATTTTATCGTCTCTAAGACCTGATTGAACTGCTTCAATTTCTTCATCAGAAAGTCTTAAAATATTTTTTTGAACCCATCTTCTATCCACTAACCCTGCAGTTTGTAGTGCTGATGCTGCTGTTGTAAATCTTCCGTTGTAAAGCTCTAATTTTTGCTGCTGCGCGATTGTTGATGGGTTTGACAACATTAATTTAAAGTCTAATAAATCTTCATCACTAAAGCCATTACAATAAAGATGAACAATTGCTATCTTGTTCATTTCTGATAATACAGTTCTTTGAATTCTTGCAATTGTACGACTAAATCTAATATCTTCTTGGGAGAGTGTTGCCTTAGCACCTAGACCTTCATCATAACCTAGATACGCCTTAGGTATTTTAAGTGCAGCAAACAATTTCTTTTGAATATATTCTACATCTTGTGTTTCTCCGGCGATAGTATCTCCGCCAAGAGGTTCAATTTTTGTACCACTATCTCCACCACGTACAGGAATAAAATAATCTTCATCAATTGAAAGTGGATTATATCTTAAATCCACTCGTCCAGTTTGCTTATCTACAATTGACGTGCGTTTTAACGAAGATTGTGCTTGTTCCATGTAGTTTGCAACTTCTTCTGGCGGGACATTTCCAACATCAATGTAAAATATTCTACGACCTGGTGCTCTAACAATTCTGTGTACTAACATTGCGTCTTCTAATAAGATCATTTGGCGCCAAATCCTTCTAGCAGGTTCTAGAACTGATGACCCGTACGGTAAAAATGCATCATTTCCTAAAAGTCTCATATGAGAAACTTGCCAATTTTCTAATACTTGATTACCTTGTGTCACCCATCTAAAACGAACTGCCATTGGATCATTAGGGTCAAAGCCCTCTTCTCTTTCTACTTCAGATATAGGCAATGGAAAACAGTTAATCACACCGTGTTTAGGGTGCACATCGTTAAATAAAAAACAATCACCATATTTAACTAAATTCCTAACCCAAGATGACATGTTAAATTCTACATTAAGTGTATCATAAAACAATTCTGTAAGGATCTGTTGTATTTTAGAATTATCAGAGTAAATATGTAAAGTCTTACCTGCTTCGTCAGCTGACACTGATTCTTCTGAATAAATGTCTAAAGCGCTAGCTATTTCAGGTGTATATTCCATTTCAGAAAAATCTGAATACCTTGCCATTCTGTCATAAGTTCCGTATGCAGACATTGCGTTGCTATAAACCGTTGACTGATTTTTCTTAAATTGATCAAACGCTGATGATGTGTAGTTTTTATCTGTGTTTTTAAGCACGTTTCTTCTTACAACAGGCCCACTTCTAAATAATCGTGTCAGTCTTTGAAAGAGATTTCTATCATTTTTTGCCATTTATACTTCCTAAAATAACCATTTATGTTCTTTAATATTTATTCTGTTTTTTGCTGAATTTACAAATGGGTTGCTTTTTGGCCCAGATGATCTATTTTGTTCAGCGTTTGATCCTTTACTAAATATTGTTACCGGAGATGAAACGCCTTCTGGAGAGTCTTCGTAAGGTGTTGTGTTTCTAGACATAGCCTTAAGCATTGCATCGTTAATTGCCTTTGAATTCTTGCTATAATCAGCAGATGCATCAAATAGCCAAGTTCCAATTGCAAGACTCATAACTAGGTCATCATTGTAACCTCTTCTAGCAGAAGCTCTTCCGTTGTTACCTACTGCAAACACCTTTAACTCCTCATAGAACCTACTAGAGTATACAGCGAGTTGCTTGTTTCTTAAAACTTCTTCAAGTTTAGTTAGTATTGTTCCTCTTGTTTTGCCGTTTGTGTTAAAACCTGCGACGTCAGGTGTTTGTTTCGGAACATACTCACCAATATAAACACCTTTTCTTCGTTTATAATAGAGCCTAGGATATTTAAGCTCTTGAAGTTTAAGTATTGTTGCGTATCCGTAACTATTGTTTTCAGGGCAAACCAAAGCCTTATTGTACTTTAGGCCGTATGTATTAATAAGCTCAGCAAATTTATCTGGTCGTATCTTACCTTTATACTCAGCTATGACCTCTGAGTTATTAACATCAATAATGTGAAATGTTGAAAAATCTTTTGCGTCGCCTCTAGCTACATCTGCAGATATTACGTATTCGTTCTCTGACAAAGGCTGTTTCCAGATCCATACGTTATTATCTGGGCCTTCTCTCATTTTAGGAGGGGTTACAATACCCCCTAACCATTCAATGGTCACACTGTCCAAATACGTTTCACCAGAGACAGCAAAGTCGCATAGGTATTCTTGTGCAATTTGCCTTTTAGAAAGGTTAGCTGTTACTTGTTTAAACCACTCTTCACCACGTTCAGGGTGTTCATCCCACATAATCTTAATAGGATTGAATTCATTTAGGCCGGCTTCTGCTTCTGTATATAATTTATGATACTGACCGCCTACGCCATTTGGAGTTGATAGGATAATTACTCGACCACCAGTAGAAATTGTGGGGTAAATACCTGTCCAGATAGTATCAAAGTTTCTTACAAAGGCAGCTTCATCAACTATAAGGAGTGATAGTGCTTCAGAGCGACCGGCGTCTTCCGAGGTTGGTATTGCCTTAATTTGAGAGCCATGTGAGAATATAATCTCTTGCTTATTGTTTGAAACAATTTCGGGCAATAACATCCACTTAGGAAGTGACTTAATCATTGTCTTTACTTTGATAATAAAGTTTTGTGCAACTTTTAGTTTTGTTGCAATAATAAGAATATTTTTTTCTTTTTTAAATATCGCCATCCAAACTGAATAAGCAGCAACAAGTGTAGAAAGACCCAACTGCCTTGATTTAAGCACAATATTAAATCTATGTTCATTAAAATCTTCTGTGCATGCCTCTTGAAAAGGAAACATCTCAAAAGGAATAAGACCTTTAACAGGATGCTGAATTTTTACATAGTTCTTAAAAAAATAGTTAGGATCTTTTCCGCACTTAATAATTTCTGATACTTGCGCTTTTTTAGTTAGTTTGGCCATTAATTAATCTCAAAAAATGCTCTTCTATAAACATATGCTTGTCTAGTCTCTGCATAGTGATTAATCATTTGGACGTCAGTTGTTCTTTTATTTTTGTCTTCTTTAGTCTTTAAAGCTCTTCCAGCATTTTCTTTCTTTTTAAACTCTTTTTTAAGACTAGACATGTATTTATTAATGTGTTGATTAAGCTCACTTTCAGTTTGACTAATTACTTGATGTTGATGGCCGTGTGGACCTAGATTTACAATGCACAAAGATGTAACACAAAGAGAATTTCCTTGTAAGCTAGCTTTTGTTGCAACAGATGAGGTATTACCGGGTCCTGTGGGTGTATATCCTAATCCCATGCCAGGTGTCTTCTCTCCGTAATTAGTACTGCTTTTTCCGTAAGTATCGTTAATAAGATTACCTAAGGTATTTAATTCTTCAAAATTTAGCGACATATGCCTCTCCTTTTAATTTTTATAAAGTTTACGCTTTATAGATATATAACTTCTAACATCAGTTTTATTAGGACGCCAGCCATTTTTCCATTCATTTCTTCTAGACTCAGCAAAGTTAAGATAACAATCATTACAACAATTGTATTCTCTATTTTTTTCAAAATCTTCAGAAGAAGCCAATGGGAACTGACAAACCGGACAATAAAAATTTTCTTTTTTAAAATTGCCAATTACTTTAATTTTAGGGCTGGTAGACATACGAATCAACTCCTTTTCTCATGATATCGATGTTATTGTCAACGACGTCTTTAATCTCATCAATGTGAGATATTACTACAATATTTTTAAACCACTTTTTAAGGGTATGTAATAACTTACCACAAGCTTCTAAGTTTGTTTCATCTAGCGCACCAAAACCTTCATCAATCATCAGCATGTTTGTCTTGGGAAGAGAAGATACGTTAATTAAGGCTACTCTAATTGCAAGGGATGCCATCATTTTTTCCATACCAGATCCAAGCTCTATAATTCTCTTACTATCTCCGTAGTTAATAAATATATCCATTGTGTTGCTATCTAGGTCAGCTTCTAGATCTACTGTAAACCCAACAACCCCTTTTAAAATTTTAGATATCTCTGTGTTAATCTGGGGTAGCATGGCGTGTATAATTTGCACAGGTATACCTTTGTTTGATGTTGCCTGTATAAAAAGATCATATACTCTTAAAGCTTTGCTAATCTTTTCATATTCTTTCTTTTGTTTGACTAGCACATTTTTTTCTGCTTTTTCTTTTGCCAATTTTGTAATCATTCCTGTTCTTTTGGCGTCTGATTCTCTAATTAGACTATTTGTTTGGCTAATTCTTTTTTCTGCAAGAATATGTGCATTATCTGTTTCTTGACTATCATAGCGTTCTTTTAAGTCTTTGTATTCTTTTTCAAATGTCAAAATATTAGGCTTAAGATTGTCGATGTCTTTTTCATAACCTTTAATTTTTATCTTAATCGATGATATTGACGTGACTAGTTCAGACTTTTTCTGCAATATTGCATTGTATTTGTCCAATTCTTCACTGTAATCTTTTCTTCCTAATTTTCTAAAAGCAGCCTTAAGATCGTCTACTTTTACTTTAAGCGCCGTTACTTTGTCTCGCTGTTTTTCTAGTTTTCTTTTATTTGAGTGAGACTCTTTTATAAACTTGCATTTAGGAAACTGATCACCACAAGGCACTTCTTTCAACTTTTCCACAGACTTTTCAATAAATGATAGTTCTTTTCTTTCGTATTTTAAATCGCTTTGCATTGAAGAAAGCAAAGACTCAATTTGTTTTTGGGCATCTCTTTTTTCTCTTATCTCATCTGGGTTAATGTTACTTAAAAACAGATCTACTTTAGATATTTTTTGGTCTGTTTCAAATATTTCATCTTTTAAGTTATCCCGCTTAGTTATTAAATTTTCCAAAGACTTAGTTGCCACGTTCCATTTCTGCTCGGCAATTGATACTTGTGCGCCGGTTATGTAATCAGGTTTGACATTTGAATGTAAATCCTTTACATAGGCTTCATAGTCTTCTCTTAACTTTTCTAGCTTTTCTTCTTCTTTCTTAATAGACGTCTTTATTTCACTAATAGAGTACTCCTTTAGACCTATTTGTTTATCCCAGTCACCTTTATTTAAGGTTTGTGCCTGCTGTTTAAGTGAAGCTGCTTCTTTTTTTGCATACTCATTCATTCCGTCAAAAACAGTTAAATCTAAAAAGTTTGCTAAAATAGCTTTTCTTGCACTGGCTTTTTCTTTAATAAAATTGTTCATATCACCCTGTGAGGCTAATGAAGTCATCAAAAACTCTTCAGGCCCACCAATCATACCTCTAATAATCTTTTCTGTTTCTCTGCGTTGCTCTTCAGTAAGATCTTCTATGATATCACCCGACTTATCAAGTTTGTAAAACTTAAGTGTTGTAGGTGCCCAAACATTTTTCTTTGTCTGTTTCTTGACTGTTTGCCTAATAATTCGATACGGTACGTTATTAATTGATATATCTAATTCTGCCTTGCAAGAATTTTTTCTTGTATTAATCAAATGGATATTTTTAATTGAGCCTCGATCTGAGGTGTTAAATAGAGTGTATGCAATAGTACCAATAATAGATGACTTACCTCTAGCATTTCTGCCAAAGATACCTGTGATGCCGGGCAAGTTTTCAAAATTAATAAAATTTCCGTCTTTGTAAGAAAAGCAATTATCAAACTTAAGACTATTAATCGACCACCTGACATTTCTTAAATCCCTATCAGATTGTGCTATTTCTGAAAGACTTCTATCGACTAAGTCGTCTAGTTTTGTTAGATCATTATCTGACAAATTGTTACTTTTATAATACTCTCTAATCAATTCCTTATGCTTATCAGGGCTTCGCAAGTCAATTGACATTGTTTTACCTGAGCTTGTTTGAATTGTATCTGATTCAAACTTTGATTCAACTTTAAAAACAACCTCAGAAGCAGCCTTTTGCTTTGTTAGTATTTTTTGAAGCCTTCTTGCATCAGCTTGACTAATGTAGTTATCAGCACGAATTCTAAATCTTGAAAGATTAGGATACTCTTTGCATTTATTGTACGTCTTTTGTACGTCACCTTGCCAATCAACTGTTACAAAATGATATCTGTTTTCAACAGGGTAGAACTGACATGTAAAATTGTCAGCATCTTTAATATCCCATAGTAAAAACCCTTTTTCGTTATCTTCACCAAAGTTTTGCTGAATTGTAGATCCGCAGTAGGCAATGGTTTCTTTTTTATTTAAGAACTGTCGTTTGTGAATGTCACCTAGCATTGCAAAGTCATATGATTTAAAGAGATCTAATGTAGACTCGCCTTCTAGTTGCCAGTCTACATCAGTAAGACTACCTCTTACAGCACCGTGATACAATGCAATGCTGACATTGTCTTTTGACGGTTTTGCCTTAAAGAAGTTTTCTTCATCAAAGCAAGATAACACACACCATTCAAACCCTGGAGCAAACTCATAAGTACCCGACTTTTTGTACAGGCGTATCCTAGGGTTGTCTAATGCTTCAATAATAGGTGTAATAGCATCTTGCCTATCTCTATTTAGTATAAGGCCGTCATGGTTTCCGAGAATGACATGTGTTGGTGCTATTTTAGCCAGGCCATTAAACCACCAACACAAGTTTTGTATTAACTCTGGGGATATTCCTTGGGTCTTAGAATGTACAATATCACCACCTACATAGATAATATCAGGCTGCAGCTCTTCAGCTTGCCTAAATAGGTCTTTAAATGCTAAAACGTATTCTTGATGGCGAGAAAGTCCTCGCCAGTGGATATCAGCTATGTGTAGTATTTTCATATTGGAGTCCTTATTCTTTCATTACCACTTTGGTATCTTTTTTGTCAATTTGGAATTGTGGTTCGCACCCTGGTATTATAACCCAGCATCTTTTAGATTTACAAGGTTTTGGTTTAGGTGCATAGCCATCAGTCATAATAATATAGCCATCATATTTAGCAATATGCTTTCTAAAGTGATCCTCGACACAGTTAAAACAAGTACCTCCGCCCCTAGTTCTATATGCTTTTCGAACTGTTTTATTCTTTTTCCAGACAAACTCACTCTCTTCATCGACTGCTGTATCGAAGTGATAGATGGTAAACGTTACCCGTTTTGCCAATTCATTAAGTGTATTGAATAGTAATTGCAATTCATGATCGCCAACGGATCCGGATTGGTCAATATAGACTGCAATGTTAGATGTGTAACTTGTTTTTCGACCTGGATGAATGTATGGGTATTTCTTATTAATACGCTTATAAGTTCTAGAGCGATTAGCTTTTTGCTTAGAACCACAGAAATATCTCAATACATTTCGCCAGTCGATTTCATCGGAAAACATTGCTTGGATTTCCCCTTGCATGCTAGCTCCAACTGAACCCCATGAACGATTTTTGTTTGCTCGATTTGCAGCTTTTTTAACAATCTCTTTAATTTTAGCATCGGCCATGGCTTTTTCAGCATCAGTAAGCTCTTCATCAAAGTGATGATCAAAACCTTGACCGGGCTGACCGTTACCAAATCCGTGTTCGCAAGAGCCATTCCCTCCACCACCAGAACCTTCGTCATCACCAGAACCATCTTCAGAACCATCACCAGAACCACACATTGGACAGCTACCTGTGCCTTTTTGCCCCATAGACTCCTGAATGGCATCTTGAATATCTTCATCAGACATGATTTTTTCCATGTACCATTCAGATGCCTTATTTAAAGGTAGCGATTTGATAAAGTCACTCATTTGGATTTGTTCTGGCGTTGGGGTATAATCTTTAGGAAATACTGTTGCTTGGCCAGGAACTAATCCGCCGTCAGGTAATTCATCAAGCGGTATTGTTGAGTTAATTGCCAAATCAGTTGCAATATTCCACATGAGGTGTGGCTTTTGCTTTCTACCTGTAACATGTTTATAAATCAAATGATAACATTCGTGCTTAAGTAATCCAAACACTTTTTTTGTTGTTAGCTTGCCAACAAAGTCTGGGTTCCAATGCAGAGTAAATTCTCCTCCGGAACATGAAACACCAGCTGTTGGTATGGCATAGGTTTTTTGTCGACGAATATGACTCATTATATCTGAAAAGAAAGGCTCATTTAATAAGAATTTAAGCATAATCTTTTTAAATCTTTCATCAGTTAATTCTTCTTTTGTTAAGGCATCTACCATGTTTCCTCCTGTGGTTGTTTATATTATACACTAAGGTATGTGCTGTTACATTATTAGAGGTTATTAGATATCGTTTGCTGCATTAACAACTTTAACAACCTTACCACCTAAGAATTTGTGGAACTTTTTGATATTGTCAAGGTGTTTTGTTTCCATTAACATGTTCATAAAGTTAACCAACATTTCATCGGAACAACTATCAATAAATGATGAGGCTGTCTTTGCTTGAGTAACCGTTACATCATTTGTTTTTAAATAAGTAATTGTGATACTCAATAAGTCATTCTTTTTATCGTTTGTCAACTTATCAATTCGGCTTTTGACACCACCTTTGTCATTATGATAACGATTAAGCAAGTCTTTTGCACTAAACTTTGATTGGTGGTTTTTGACATAGTCACTAAAAGCAACTGTGCCAGCCTCGCCAATAAAACCTAACCCGATAGAGAAGATAAGACTGTCATAATCTTCACCACAGTGTGTAGATGGATCTAGGTTTGCGTGTTTAAGTGCTTTATCAAATCGAGCCCATGATGCAGGATTAGGATAAACAATACCTGGTTCAAATGTACCAGTATGACGAAGTCGAGCAGGATATTTCTTAATAAACCCAATAGTAAGAGGGTCAATATTACCAACATTTTCAGCCCATTCTAACCAGTCATCAGTTGTTGGTTCTAAGTCAATAGACCAAAAACGACGAAGAAGAGCAGGATCCATTTCAGTAACTTGGTAGTCGCTGCCTTCATTAACTGCTGCATAGACACGGGTTTCTGGGTGGAGCTTGTGACCGTTAAGTTCTCGATCCAATACAATTTGGAAAGCACATTGTTGTACTTCTAAAGTTGCACGGTTAAGCTCATCGAAGAATAAGACTCGAGGTTCATTACAAGCTTCAATAAACCAATTGACTGGTGCAAATCTTGTTGTGCCATCGACCAATTCTGGAAGACCAATGAGGTCACCCTCTGTCATGTATGAAAGTCGTCGATCCAATACTTCTAATCCGATTTCTTTACCAATTTGGTGAAAGATATGTGATTTACCAATACCGGTTGGTCCTTTTACTAATACTGAAATTTCTGGTGGAAGGTTTGATACTACTTTTACGAAGGTTTTGATATCCATTATATCTCCTGGATGATTAGGTTGTGGTTATATTATATACAATTTTTATCATGGTTACATTTTTAGTCAACTTCAATTTTCTTAAGCCCTTTAGCGTATATCCATCTAAACCCACCTGTGGTAAGTATTTGATATTGTGTGTTATCTGTAACTACCCTTGAACCTGTATAATCGGCAATACCTCGATTATCAATAGACTCTTTAACAATTATACCATATAAGTCTTCGCTTGCACCGTAGAGTCGACCTGGAAGTACAACTAAGTCTCCAATACCGCAGTTCCATTTCATCTGTCGTCGTCTAGTTTTTGGTATCTTGCCTTTTACTTCTTTTTTAATCTTTCTAAGCTTTTGCTTTTGAGTTTGTTGAAGTTGACCTGATTGAGCTGCTTCTTGTCTTTGTTTTTCTAGGGCTGCTTTAACTTCTGCAAGAGTTGTTGGTACTTTTTCCTCTTCTGGTTGCTGTGTATTGCCACTTTCTTTTAAGCCAAGTTCTTCAATTTTCTTTTGGGCTTCTTCCTCAGCTTTTTGCTTACGAACTTTTTCTTTAATGGCTTTTAATTGTTGTCTATTTAACTTTGCCATAACTACCTCCTAAATTGGTTGGACAATACTATTATATATGGTAGTATGTGCAGTTACACTTTTACAAAAGTTTGTTAATTTTATCAGGTTGCATGTGCGCAACAATATTATCTATGTACCTGTCACCAATCATGGTATTGACCTTTTCAAAGTCAAAATCACAATCTGATGCTAGTATAATCCTACCAGAACGACCGTTACCGTCACAAAATGGATGTATGTATTCATAAAGAATATGTCGTAACCACGGATGACTAGAGTGCGCATGACATTTCTTAAGCTTTTGATTTAATTCATAAGGTTCCGGATATTGACACCCTGATGGTGAACTATGTGAATAGTTTCTAAACTCACCCGGTGATCCTTTCTCTAATATATTTTGATCAAAACACTTGTGAATATGACAGATTTTATGATTATTGTCAATCTTACCTAGTTTATTTGCCATGACTAAACCGTTAATCTGAGAATTGATGTGAGGGCAGTTTGTAATATGTTTAGGTGGTACGCCCATCATTAAGTATTTTGCTGCTTCAAAGCAGTCGCTATATTCTAAATTAAACTTTTCAATTCCTGACGTTCTTTGCAAGAAATAAGCCAGATCATGACATGTATCTTTGAGATTGTCACTTTTAGATCTAAGTTTTTCTGCAAAATTTTTATAATGTTTTTTAGATAGAGTCTTGTCAATATTACTAGCATTTTCGTTGTTGAATATATCAGCTAACGTTTCTCCTATAAGCCTTCCGTATTCTACATCTGTTGGATAGTGTACAGCATTTTCTATTCTTGACTGCCCTATTAACGATGATAAGGTTTGCAAATCTTGTTTTATTTCTGGTATCGCATTTGAAAGTACATCACAAAGAAAGTATGCAATTGCTGTATGCCCGGATGGAAACGACGGTGACTTTTTATATTTAACTTTCAAGTCTTTGTCAGCATCTTTAAGATAATGTATAGGGCGAGGCCTATTATTGTCATATTTTAATTTTAAAACAACGGTATCAACGTCGTCTAAAACATCCTTAATTTTCTTCCAGTCTATGTTTCGATATCCGTTTTCTTTACAATAAGACCTAAATATGTCTTCAACACTATCATCAGAGTTTTTAAGAAAAGAAGTCGACATGCAAGGATTATTATGACACCGTTGGACTTCTTCTATGTCTGATTTAAATCCTTTTGTATTTTCAGCTGGGTGCTTTAAGACAGGTAATCTATCCATGCAATCGTGGGGAAGATATCTATATCTTCTGGACATTCTATCAGCATGCCCTTTATCAATATCTAATTTTGTTTCCTCAAATAGATTTAAAATAGATCTCATTAATACTCATCGTGAAAGTCATAGTCTAAAGAGTGATATACTTCTGATATATCATCTGCAATTTGTGCAATTTTTGTACGTTGCCAGTCATCTAATTCATATCCGTCAGGGATCATTTGTAAAAGTTTTTGTGAGTATTTTGCAACCTTATACAATGACGGTTTTGCCATGTAATTATTATTGTGATATTTATGCCCGTCTAATTTACCGTCATGATCATGATGATGTTTATACGCATCGACTGCATATCCTGCTCCAGTTAAAGTACCTAAAGCATTACCAATCATACCCATTGTATCTATTGAATAATCTGATCCGTCGTCTGAGCATCCTGCACATGTGCCGCATCCGCAACCTCCTTCATTCAGCATTTCACCCATGTAACCGCATTCCATGCATTCACCTTCGTACATTGAACCACCACATTGCTCACACATTTTGCCTTCTAAAATAGAAGACTCCATTGCACCACACTGTTCACACATGCCTTCAAATACTGAGTTGCTTCCACACTTGTGACAGCTACTTCCTCCACCGAAGTCATCAAAAGAGTCGACATGTTTTGTTAAATTTAGATTATGAGGAGCACGTGCTTGTGAACGATATCCTGTATCTCTGTAGCTGTCTTTTCCTCGGGCGATTAATGCGTCTTCTCCTACCATTTTTGCCATTTCTTGCATGATCAAACGCCTAATCATGTTTTTTGATAATTTGCTCATTTTATCTCCTAAAATATAGATCCTGAACTGATATTCTTTATTAAATATTCAATTCTATCAGATATTTCATACTTCTTGGCGTTTTGTATATAAAATTTTACTTCTTCCTTTGTCATGTCACCAAAGTCTTTTTCTTTATGATCACATATTTTAACATCAATACCAAAAGAAGTTAAGTTTTTTGCTATTTTCATTGTTTTCTGGATAGCATCAGGGTCCATACCTAGAATAACAGAAGAATTATTTTTTACTATTTTTTGAAAAACATAGTGACTTTCATCAATCCAACTTCCTAAAATAGGTATAGTATTCTCAATTGACTTTATTGCGTCAAAAACACCTTCTACCAAAACGATAGGTTGCGACCAATCTATTAAATGCTCATTAAAAATAATTTCTGTTTTCTTTCCGTCACAATTTTTGTATTTTCTAAAAGAATTTTCATCATAACTTCTTGATAGGTAGAAGTTAAGTTTCATGTCTTCTGAAAATGACGGAATGATAATTCTGTTAATATATTCGCTTTCGTTACTTATTCCTATTTTAAACCTTAAAAGATCATCAGAATTACATCCTCGTTTGTGCAGATAACGTTTAGCAATCTTACCTTGAATCGTATTGTCTAAATATAATAACTTAAAGTCTGAAGGAAGTCTGATTATTACTTCTTTTTGTTTTTCTACTTCTTGTTGTAGGTTAAATGCTTCGGATAACTTTGCTTTAGTCTGTGTGTCAATGTGAGCATTTTTAAATGCAAATGACGCAACATTTTTACCTTTTGACTCGCAAACCCAACAGTGATATATTCCTTTTTCTAAACATATTGATAACTTTTTCTTTTTTGAGCTAGTTCTGCTATTTTCTTTACATATCGGACAAGAAACAGATACATTTTTACCGCTATTTGCTAAAGATGATTCACCAAATGCAGCCTCAATTAAAGATATTTTTTCTTGCTTTGTCGTAATTTCCATATTACAACAGTAACTAGTTACTATTTAAATTACAAAATAAGCTTTACCAATTACATAAGCATCAGCCATATCATAACAAGCGTCCAGTCTTCTAACTTGTCCTTTATTTCTACCTGATTTAAGAATTTTAGTTGGCCAGGACAACTCAGGCCTGTCATTCATTACCCATTCAAGCACTTTTTCTTTTGTTGTTTTAGACTTATCTTTTTTATCTATTTTAAGATTGACTGATTTTCTAGCAGTGTTAACATTGATTGCTTCTGACTCTAGTCCAAACAGCTCATAACATATCCATCTAACTGTACCATTAAATTGTGCTAGCGTCATTAGCGTCTTAGCAGAAGATAATCCTGGCCTAAAAGCTTGTAAATTTTCTTCAACAGCTATATATTTAATTTCGTAATTCTCTTTGATTTTAGACATTACACGTTTAATTTCTTTAGCTTTTTCATAAAAGCCTTTATGTTTACGTAAGTCAATATAGTTAATTAATTCTAGATCATTCTGATCATTAAAAATACAATATCCGGTACAGCTAGTTGATATATCTAGTGACAATAGCATTAAAAATCCTCTTTTAGTCTTATAACAAATTCATCTTCTTCAGTCTTAAAAATAGGCTGTGAAAAGTTTGCTTTCATTATAATATTAAAGTTATTGTCATGAATGTTAACTGTAGTAACGTATAGAGTGGATAAATCTTCATCGTTTGCACCATTTGAAGGTTGTATTACCTCAAAAGTTGGGTTTGAAGATGATGTAAACAATTCTTTAAATGCCGGAATATTTAATATCATTGTATGCAGGTTTTGTTCACCTCTAAATGTCACGTTTGTCTCATTCTTATTAAAGAATAAAAGGTGAGGTGACTTAACAACAGCCATCCCTTCATCATACAGTACAGTTCCTACATTATTCCATTTAGCATGCGGTGTTAAAGAGTCAGCACGATATAATGATCCGCGCTCATTATCTTTAAGTTTAATTTTAATTTTACCATCCGAACCTGTTAAGTCTTTTTCATATAACTCAAATGATCCAGGATGGATTCTGTTACCGTAATAAAGATTAGATATATCGTATATAACAATTTCATTACTACTTCTATCACGTGTTCTCTGTGCTATTGTTAGAACTGCACCTTGATTCACACCTGGATTCTGAGAACTAGCAGACATCACCTTGTCATAAAAACTTCCGCTCGTTGCAACTAAGCCCGGGTATAAAGAACTGCTAGGTATTAAATTCTCTAAACTAATAATAGAGTAGTCTGCTAAGCCCGCAGTCTTTAATGGGTCTTGATGAAACTTTCCGCTAGCCGACATAGGTGATGAAGATAATGCATAAAAGTTAGGTGTAAACAATCCATTATCATTTGGCAATATTGTCATGTTTCTTTTTTTGTGAGATCCGGTGTGATAAATAAACTGATCTGCAGTTATATTTTCTATAGTTTGATCAAAGACTTCAGGAAAAAGACCAAAAAGCCTAGGATTCGTTTCATTAACAAATTCTCGGGTAAAATTCTCTAAATTAATAGACTTGCCGTTTGCACCGTAAGAAAAAGCAACATTAAAAGGATCGTCAGTTGTGCTGGTAATTTTTTGAAAAGGTGAAACTAGCACCTCTCTTTCAGGTGTGGTTGGGTAAAAGAAAGGTGGGACATAGAATACTAAATTGTTAAAATTAGAAGGCCCTCTATTTTTAGCTTCTTCTCGTTCTGTTTCTAATATTGTTTCAGGGTTTGACAAGACTTTGTTATATAGTTTTATTTCGTGAATTTCAGCATTTAGAGGGTGCGAAAAAGTATCATCATTAACTGATGGCGCGCTTCCCGGGTGATTAATACTAGTAAAACCTTCTGTGGTTGATAAGTCATCTCTGAGTAAATTTGCTAAATTTGAATCTGTGCCATTATAGTAGTTACCAACAACAACACCTGAAGGTTCCAAGTCTTCATTAGCAGATAAGGATGAAGAAGGTACATAAAAATTAGTTTCATTATCATCGATAAATATTGATCCTGATGAATTATTTTTAGTATTACCCCATTGAATACAAATATGGTGCCAATTATTTTTGGTCAAAGAGTGTGATGAAGTAAATATTAAGTCATTAGGATAATTACCTGCCGGGCTCGAAAGATTAATTTCTGAAGGTTTAGTATCAGCACTTTGACTAAGTTGCAATAAAACTTTAAAATCGTTCGGATTATTGTCTTTATCCAGTGAAGACCCGGAAACTATTGACACAGCAATCGAAGAAGAAATGTGAAAAACAGTTCCTGACTTGTAATCTGAATTAGTATATCTAGGATTAATCCAAAAATTTAAACTAAATTCATCAGGAAGACTGTATACTCCTGTTCCATTTTCAGAAACGTTAGGGTATATCAACGCCGATCCAGTAGGAACAGTATCGCTAGTAAAAAAATTAAGAGTGTGATAATTTGAGTAAGTAAAAGCGCAGTTGTCATATCTATGTTGATGATGAGGCATTAACACGTTTTTTACAATATTTTTAACTGTCCTGTTTGAGTTAAAGAGAACAGGCATGTCAAACCTAAACATGTCAATTGTTTTAGTAAATTTTTCAATCTTATCTGCATTATTAACTGTGTCCAAATAAGACTGTGCTAGCCCCAAAGACATTGTATTGTTTTGTAGTGTATTAAGTACATTTTGAGGACTGGTGTAGAGAGAAATTAAAGCTTCGCCTAAAGTAACGGTACCATCATTATTTAAATCAAAATTAGAAGGAACTGCTTGTTTTAAACACTTTGATCTGTGAGGGGCAACAAAATTAGAACCGGTAACTCCTCCTCCCACAGATGAAGATATAAAACTTACATTGGGCTTAAGATTAAGCCCAACATACTCAAAATTGTTTTTGTCTATTTTAACAAATGACATTGATTACCTTAAAAGTCTAGTCTAACTCTAAAGGTCAAATCTTTTTCATCGTTCTTTTCTACCGGGCGACTCAATTTTGCAACAGCTAAAAGTTCTTCATTTGCATCATAAAGACCTACAGTTGTAACAAAAGAAAATGACTTTTGAATATCTTCTTGGCCTGAATCGATTACTCTAATTCTTCCTTCTGAGTTAGTATAAGATGGGTTTGTTGAGAAATTGAACTCATCTGCTGTTGCTCTACAAAAGTAAAGAGTAGAGTTAATTTTTGTATTATTTTGAAAAGTTAATGTTGTGTTTGAACCTGAACCAAATCGAGTTGCTGAAATATGCTCCAATACATCATCAATAGAAGCTGAAACTACAAAATCAGGAATAAAGGCTCCCGACATTGGTGTAGATGATACTGATCCTACTGAGCTAATTGAACCGGTCATTATCTGGTTTCCATTAAACACCTTTTTCATGTCAAAAACTGCGACTCCTTGCTGGTAAAACATAAGGCCTACTGTTTCAGAAGTGTTTGCTGCGTTAACAATATTACCCACATCGCCACCTGTTGATGATCTTTCGACACTAGTTGAGGATCCTACGTCAGTAAAGATGGCTGATCCGGTTGTGGGATTCGTTGCTGTAATCGTTAAATTAACTGGGTTTGCGTCAGTTACATGCCCATTTGATGAACTTTGAAACATTTTAATTGCAAAAGTCTCTCTTTTAACGCCATCTCGCACAAAAAGTCTTTTAAAAGAAATAAACAATGCTTCATCAATTTCATCTGTTCCTGCTGTAGCATTTGAAAAAGGCGCAGTAAATCTTTCAGTACTACTCCCTAAAAGAAGCTGAGAAAACTGTTTATAAATGTTGACTTTTTCACGCATCATTAATGACTGGGATGGGAAGAGAAACTTACCATTTGCATCTATATCTGATCTAGATCCTGTAACTGCCTCACTGTTATAGTAAAGGCCCATTGTTACATCAAAAAGCTCATTTGCAGTTTGAAGTGTGTAATTTTGATCATAGACTGTATGAAACAAAGACGAGGTAACAGCATTGTCACCTGAACTAGTTACAAATACTTGGAATTTTTTTCTAGTATTTGATCCGGAAATATCCTCTTCTACAAAATCGACTAATTGATTCAAGACAGATGTTGTTTCTTTAATGTCATCTGAAGATATTGTTTTAAATGTTGCCATGCTTTATTCCTTTAGTTTTCTATTCTTACTTCAAAAGTTGATGTAATACCTGAATTTATACCAGTTACTTTAATAAATGTCTTGATAAAGTTTCCACCCGAAGTACTATATACGTTAAATGTTGTATCTGTCATTTCTTTAAGCGACAAGTTGAAAGAAGTTGTTGCGCTTACATTTCCTGCGCCTACACTTGCTCCTTTTTCATAAACAGAGATATTATCAGTATAAACAATATCAGGCGATTCATTGTCAATTTTTAAGAAAATGTTGTTAACTTCAATTCTAAATGAACTATCTATTAACTGAACATCAACATCAGGCGTTCCTGCAGCTGGTGAAACCTCTATATTAATAGTTTTTGTTTTGTTTGCGCCTGTTGCATTAGTTCGCTTAAAGACTGGAATTGATGCGCCTGTACCTGTTACTGTCTCTGTATTGGCAGTGATTGTAAATTGTGGAAAATGTGTGACAAATTCATTATCAATACTGACTAATTTATTTTTCAAGGCAAGACTTCCTGCTGTTAATGCCTCTAAAATAGGTGTGTTTTTCTCAATTTTTTCCTTGCCAACAGTCCTCCCAAAGTGCTCAATTAACTCGTAGTCTACTTCATCGTCTCCTAAAGCAAATTGAAATACTTGAAAAGATCCATCGTTTCTTGCTAACGCTCTTCTTCCTGCATCAGTCAATACAGCATCAACAATAATATTGTTGGTAGAATGATCTAAAAATCCCATGTAATTCTCCGGTTATTTTTGTATAATTATATGTTTAATTATCAGCGTAGTAAATTTTTTATTCAACACCGTATTGAAAACTTACATTTTTATCAGAAAAGTTTGCCGGACTTACTTCAAAAAAGTTTTCACCTATTCCGTTAGGGCTAGCAAAGTTTTGTAATTTAATGTTGACAACTTGATCTTTTTGATTATCGACGTTAATTAGCTGCATTTTATACCTAGCTTTTTTAGGATCAATTGCTAATAAACCTAAATCAATTTCAGAAACTAGCTCGTTATTTAGATTGTTTAACCTCTTGTACTTGGTCACTTTATAATGATCCGGATCTAAAAATACATTAATTCTATCATAGCCACTTACTTTTATACAGTCTTCAAAAGCGTCAACATTTAAAAGAATATTAGGGTAAGGCTTAGGGGCACCTTCCCTACTAATGACTTTTCTATGAACTCTATTTGTATATCTATCTCTTTCAACTTGAAGCTGAGGCCCATAATTAGAACTCATTCCGTGTGCATCGACACAAGCAACAGTATATATTGGTTTTTCTCCTTCTTTATGAGTCATATCGACAAAAGAAAGCCTAGGACCGTCCAATGTTTCTATACTTTCATCAATTGCAATCTCTGAAACTCCGCCTTTTATAATAGAATCGTCAAAGTTGTACTCTTTTAAAAGTGTAAAAGGTTGACTGGTGCTAAATCTTTTAAATATTTGAAATCGCTTAATGTCTCTCTGCTTATTTAGCGGAAATTGCCAAGTTATTCTAGGTTTAATGACATCAAAGTCAAAAGTAATCCTCATTGAATTAGGAGGTGGTGGAGGTACTTTTTCAACGCAAGTTACGCCTGCCAATACGCCTTCAGACGCCATTAACATTGTAGCCAGCACATTTTGATTTAGTGAGCTGTCATCTTTATGTTCACTGCTAGCAATTACTTTAACGGAACACAAACTTCTAATTTTATAAAAATAACTACCACCGTACCTTACATCATTATCAATCGCATATGTTGAACTGTGACCTTGAATAAAAAGACGATTAACAAAATTAACAGATTCATTAGGGAGTATTTCATATTTTTCAATGATATATCCAACAAACTTAATCTCTGGGAATTTCTTTATGAATTCATTAATAAAACTCTGAGGCCCGGAAATTTCTTTTTGAGAAATTGCATCAACTTGCAAGTCATAATCAGCCTCTCCAAAAGTATTTGCCGGAGGAATAGAAGAAAGAATCTCAGACTTAATATCTCTAGAAAATTTTTCTAAACTTCTAATTTCGTCTTGGTAAACGTTGTCAGGAACTATAGTTGAATTTGAAATGACGTCTGCCATTAAAAGATTATTAAATTGAACAGAAAAAGATTGTTTTCCGATTGGGTCATTTGCAAAGTTGGCAATTTCTGGAGAGACGTCAGAAGGAGCCAAAGTATAACCCTCAGAAGCCATATTTGTCATAGCTTCAACAATTAGCTTCTTATCTGTACCTTCAAGCCCTCCCTTGTCTTTAAGAGTTGAATGCAAAAGTTCAGCTGATTCTTTTTGCGATAATCTTTCTGTTGGTAAGTCATAAAAAAACGCTGACCCCTTGAGAATAGAATAGATATTTGATTCTTTTCCTGTGTCTATTAATTCTACACCTGTAAATATCTCTGACGAGGTTGTTCCTTCTGCAACGATTTTATTTAAAGAGTTTTGAAAATCAAAGTCTAGCTGATTGATTGGTATTGTGTTTATTAGGCTATTTTCGACTTTAGGCGGCTTAATTTCAATTTTAACGTATCTTGGTAATTTTTTATTTTTTACCTGATGAAATATATCTGCTGTATTACTTGCGTCTAAACTAACTAGTCTTTCGTTAAAGTTTTCTTTTCCATTTCTTACTCTTTCATCTCTAGTAAAATAATTATAAACAAAAGTTGCTTTTGCTGAAACAATTTCTGGTAAGTTTATTTTATCAGCTGGCCTACTAGTAAACGTGTCATAAGGCGTTGCCTTAGATCCGTAATTTTCTAATGCCAGTGCAACCAAGTCTTTCTCTAAATTATCAACAGTGCCTGCTATGCTAGGAGGTAAAACTTTTGCCTCACCTAAGTTTGAATTTACAGCTAATGTTTTGCTAAAATAAGTACTCATTAATCATTCCTTTATTTGTCAAAGTCATCTGGAAGTAAAGAAACTGTAACAGAATAATTATATACTTCCGGAAAATTTTCATTAATTGATCTTGCATATTTCAAAATGGAAGAGTCTTTAGACTGACTCACACCAGCTACGTCTCTTAAATTAATTAAATTTTCATAAGCTCTACTAACTTTATCAGGTCTTTGAATTTTACTGGTAATGTGATGACTAATAGGATCATCAAATATTTTAAAATTTGAGTCAAGTATAAAGTCTTTTTCGTTAACTAAGATTGAATACACTTTATCGAAAGACTTAGGTGAGATAACCTTTTTAAACCTATTTTCAAAAGAAAAAGGCAAAGACTGCTTAAGTATCTTTGTCAATCTAAAGACTTCACTTTTTAACTGAATATCAGACTCTGTGTTTGGATATAGTTTGCTTAAAAGTTCTAAGACCCTTAAGTATTCATCAGATATGTTTGCACCCAATGAACTTTCAGAAGTCATGTTAAAATTTATAGGTTGGGGCAGTAATAAAAAACTGTCTTCGTCAAAATTTAGACCGGTCGTTAACTTAGAGTACTCTTTTAAGACATAGTCAAACAAATGATTAATTAGCAAGTCTTTGTTTTTAAAAGCTTTTCCTGTGCCTACTTTTCCTGATCTTCCAGGTAAACCTGCCAACAAAGCTTTACCAAATCCTTTTTTTGTATTTTTAATTAGTCCACCACTTTCATTAATAAAAACCCTAGAAACCTCCAGACTATTAAGAAGTTGATTAAATGTCATATCGTCTCTAAAATCTTTTAGATGCGATGATAATTCAAAATTATTAGGATTATAATCTAGTATGTTGGCACTGACGTCAAATACAAAGTTTTTTGGAAAAAAGCTATATTCCGGATAAAAATGGCTTTTCTTGTAAACACTAATACAAATAAAATTGCTATCTAAGTACCTAATATCATCTGTTTCTTGAAAAGCATTAAGTCGCAAAGATGATATCATTGAGTTTGTAATTCCTACATTTAATATTGATTTACTACCTCTTTTTTCACTTTTTAAGAAGCCGTAACCTTGCTCACTTAATACTTTGCCCACCAGTCTATTCTTTTTTGCCAAAAATCTTATGTCTTTAGGAAAAAGAGACTCACTATTAGTTTCATAATTCTTTTGAAAAGAAGCTAGCATTAGGCTTGCTGTATCATCATTATTTAGAGTCAAAGAATCTTCGTACACTTTTAACTTTTTTAGAGAAGATATTGCTAATAATGTCTTCTTAGGTATTGTTTTTTCACCTATGCTGGACACACTTCCTTCTATTGTATTAAGCGCATAAGATTTAGACTTCTCTAAAGAGTTTGCATGAATATTAAATAATGAAACACAGTCTCTTATTCTTTTTTGTCTTATAAAAACGCGCTTGTAGAGGTCGTTAACAATATTTTTTGCAGAATCATAAGCTTCTTTCCCACCTGAAGACTCAAAAATATTGTTTAGTTCGTTTCCACGAAGTGCAGCAATAACAGCTTTTATTTGATTACTGTGTACTCCTAATGTTAACCCTCCATCGTCATCAGTTTTAGCCGTTGCTTGCAGCGTTAGTTTTAAAAGATTGTGAACATAAGAAAACCAAATTAAAGATCTTTGCACAGCAGAAAACTGAACTATTGACCCGGTAACGGCTGGGTTCTTTTTACCTCTAATTTTATCATCTTTATTTTCATCTTTAACAAAAAAAGAATTAATTCTTTCTTCTCCACTAGGTGTCCTATAAGGTATTGATCCTTGTTTTCCTACTGCTTCTGATAAATTGCGATTTTCACCTAAAATAATTTTTTTAATTGAATTTCTAAATAAAGTGTAAAAACCGTAACCTTTAGTGTTTGCAGAGTGATTATACCTGTAATTCCTTATTGTTCTTAAGCGTGCTCCTGGTGCAAAAGTTTCAGAGAAAACATTGTCTAATTTATTGTGATTCATTTTAATTTTTAGATTAGAATTACTCTTATCATCAACAGTGCTATTTAAGTATTTCCCTTGATTAATTGCACCACTAACTTTATTTTTATTAGTTAAGTCACCATCTTCTGCAAGTACAACTTTAAACTTTTCATTTGAATTGTGAAATTTTCTTTTTCCTACACCGCCATTTCTATAATCAATGTTGCAAATATCTTTTAAAAAGTAATCTGCCAAGTCTTCACAGTAGTATTGCACAAATGCTGCAATCGTTTCAAAAACTTTTTCGGTCGGTGTGTTTCCTAAATCTTCTCTATTAATAATGCTTCTTTCATTGTCATTATTTTTTTGTCGGTTGCCTATATCAAAAACAAATCCCCAAAACATACTAGCAAAAAGCTTTGTCATTTTATCAGGTGGAAGATCAGATAAGAATATTGACAAGAGTGGTATTTTGCTAATTTTTCTGTCATCATAATCTTCTAACATTGCTTTTAAATCGTCAGCCAGCGCATTATTCATATCTTGCAAATAAGTGACAACTGAATTATTTTTAAGATAGCTGAAATTTGTCATTCCTTTGGTGCTATTTAAGGCCACCTGACTATCTGGAATCATTGTGAGAATGTCAGATTGCAATGATTTTGATAATGACTTATAAGTAGAAGTAAAGTTATTAATATCAGAAAAGTCTATGTTGTTGTTAGTGTTGTTAGAAATGCCTGACGCAACTATAGGGTTTTCAATAAAAAACTGAGTCGCCGGAATCAATCCTTTGCCATTTTTGTTCACTTCTTTTTTTGTCGACTCAATCGGAGAATAAAAAACACTGTTGTTAATTTCTGAAGACCCTGCCTGATTTTTTTCTTTTACACCTGCTATCTGTGCACCAAATATTCCAAACCCTTGTAAACTTTCATTAAAATCAGGAAGCCCTGTCCTTTGGATGTTATTGTCATCATTATCTACGCTTATTATGCTGTTTGGTACCCCTAAAACATCGCTAAGATAACTTCTAATTAAACCAGGATTGTTTGATCCGTAGTTGTTTCTTATCTGCAACTTACTGTTTACATTGTTAGTACTACAAACAAAGCTAATGTAATCATACGATAACGCAGCTAGCAGCTCATTAATACTCGTAGTTTTATCAGAAACAGAATCACCTGCTGCATCAGATATTTTACCAAATACAGAATTTAAAAATGAATATGACATTGGTTTATGATCAATTTGCAAACCTAGAGTTTTATATTCGTTGCTTAGTCCAGATTTTGCACCTGCAAACATACTTCTTAAATTAATTTGCTTAAGCTCAGATATGGCCTCTTCTAGATCACCCTCAATTCCATATCTAATTTCTCCCGGATCAACTTCTAAATAACCGTCATCTAAAGATGTTGCAGTTTCTAAGACAGTGCTAGAATCTTTTAACAATATTAAGCTGGCCAGTTGGGACAATGTATTTGCAAACATATCAGTGTCAGAGTTAAGCCCAGATCGATATAGGCTTAATAAACTCTTAGGGATATTTGATTCATTATTAAGTAATGTCTCAGCTGAAGCGTATGCACGCTTAAGTGCATTTTCATCAAAAGCATTTGCTTGATCAAATGATTCGTTTTTATAAAAATTTTCTATGGACCAAACAGAAGACAAATATTCGTCAATTGATGAAACCCTACCCACATACTTAATAATTTCCTCAATTATGTTTTCATAGATAATATACTCTATCATTCCTAGAAAAAACGGGTGATTTGTATTTCTATTTACAATATCTTTTGTACTTTGCGTTGCTTGTTCTTTTAAGGATGTGGTTATATTTTTAAAAGTTTTCTGTATATCTTCGTCAGCGTCGTTATCAAAATTTAAAGCTACTATATTTTTTACTTCTTGGATAAAAGATTTTTCACTTAACTCTGGATACATTTTATTTAAAACTAATTCAGCAGTTTGAATTATATATTCCCTTATTTGGCGATGAAGCTCCATCAATCTTGCAACATTAGTTACAGACACCTGTTTTCCATCACCTAAATTATAATTTATAGTATTTTTATTTGTATCGTCTAGATCACCAGTTGCAAAAGGAATGAATTCAGAAATGCCGACAATTTCAGATCTTAACATATTTAGGCCTTTACTTTGGAGCCTAACATATCTTACTGTTGTGTCTTCATCAGTAAATGCGATAGCGCCTTCTTTTGTTTGGGGTGGGCGATCTTGATACTCTTTAAGCGATACTATCATTTTTCCCATTGAGGCTGGAATTTTAACTTCCTGATTTGTACTTAAACTAATTTTTGATTTATTAAGTTTTAATGGCATGCTTTTACTCTATAATTTGTGCTGTTACTAGTCTTGGTAACAATATTCTTCCCGACTTAAGAAAAGGAACAACATAGTATTCTATTACGCCTTGTGCACCTGCGTGTTCAATTAAGTAAGAATAGCTTTTAGTTCTTTGATAATTGTCATTACTATGCGCTGCTCCATCTAAATATACATTGTTTCCTTCTTTAATAAAAACTGCATAAAAATCAACGACTGAATCACCCTCAACGTCAAAGCTTAAATCATAGTATTTTTTTGTAATAGAATTATAGGATTCTCTTTCAATTAAGGCGTGTTGAATTTCTAATATATCTCCGTTTAATAAAGTAACATCTGTTCCTGAAGTACTTCTATTACTGCCTCCCACTTCAATATAAGCTATGTCACCTGTGGAAGAGTCAGCAAATATGTCTGCACCGTTATTTTGAACTATTTTCTTAGGGTCTCTAATTAAGCCTTTTTTGAAAACTTGTCTGTCATTAAACTTGTTTCTTTTTGCTGAGAAAACTTTATCGTTTCTATTTCTTGCATTTGATCTTGCAGCAGCTGAGACAAAATTAACAGACTTTGATATCGTATATTTTGCGAGAGAGTTTAATTGTGCATTAATACTATCAATTGCTTCGCTAGCTGGTTTAACTCTAGGTATTAGTTTATAAGTAACATCAGACAACAAAGGAGCCTCTTTATCTTCAAAAAAGCACATTCCTGATTCATTAGCAGTTACTTTTCCTATTGTTTTAGAGTCACCTGTGTCGTTGTCGATTCTTTGTATTTCAATAGAATAAACTAAACCTTGCGCATCTTTTACTTTTTTAAGTTCATCACTAAATATGTCAAAAAGGTTTCCAAACATGTTTTTAATGACTTTATCTATTTCATTTTCAATTTTTTCAATTTTAAAACTTATCGATATGCTTCTCGTAGGTTGTTCAAAGACATCTCTAGTAAAACTTTCTAAACTATCAAAAGACTCATCTATAACATTAGTGTCAGATATTAATACTGTCTCAGTTCTGGCTTCAAACTTTTCGATAAAATAGTCTGAAGCCAATTTTCTTTCTCCGTTTGACATTATACATTCTACAACATACATGTATGCTTTTCCCTCAAAGACATCACTATCAAAAAAGCTAATATTTTGTTTTCCTGAGGTTTTTTCTAGATAACTAAAGTCGTTATTATTTCCTTCCAAATCTTTAGTTGTTAAAAGTTTGCCTTTTGCTGATCCCTTAAATCTGTATTTTTTTAAACAAACAGCAGCTATATTTTCTGATATATCGTAAATATTAACATTAAATCCACGCCCACTTTCATCAATTTTTGCAATTAATTTTAAACTTGGAAAGTTCAAAGATCTTCTATTTCCTGACATGCTTTTACTTGATATTGACTTTGAATTTTGATATTGCTTGTCTCTGTAATTTAATGTTGATCGATAGAATATTGATGATGACCTATTAAAGTTAATAGGTTGTCTAGGGTTAGCATCTACAACCCCGTCATTTAAAGTAGCAGTGTTTTTTGGAAAAACACCTATATTGCTAGCTATTTTTTTATAAAAAGAATCTAGCTTACCTTGTGATCTATTAATAGTTTTAGCTTCAATGTCAATACTTGCATAGTTTTTATTGTCTAAGTTAGAAACTGTGAGTTTAGAAACACCTGTAGGTTTTCTTAAAGTTGAAAGTTTAACAATAGTACTTTGCTCTTTTACTTGGTCAGTTAGCGCTTTGACGCTAAAAGGTACAGATTGAGCTTGAATATTTAAACCGCCTAATGATTTAGCTATAAAAAGAATATAACCGTTTTTTCCAATTTTTAGCAGTTCGTCCTTACTAATAGAACCTACTATTTCAATAATTTTATAATTCTCAGTTTTTTCTACTTTACTAAATTGATATTTCTGACCAGATAAAAGATTAATCTCTTCAACAAGAGTGTTGTTTATGTCTTTAAAAAATGCCGGAACTTTAATTGTTGTATTTTTAATTCCTTTTCTTTCTTGATTAAAAGACCTTTTACCTATCGGATTTTCGTAATATCTAATAGGATCGATATCACTATCAATTAAATTATTGTACGTGTTTAAAAAAGTATCTAAATTAGATCCTCGAGATCTTTTAATATTTTGATCTATTCTGTCGTCCAAAGATTTAATTTGTAGAACTTTTTTATTACTACTTAAAGTATTTGTTAGTTTTGCGCGAGCAATATTAAAAGATCCAATTTTTTTTGCGCTTTCATATATATCGTTGTTTTTTGATAGCATAAAATTAGCGCTGTTTCTAGAACTTCTAACTAGTGCTTTAGTATCTAAAATTACTTTTGAATTGACTCCAGATGTCAACCTGTTCTTATTAGATATTTTGTTTTTTTCTTTTTTTTCTCTTGCTCTTCGCCTTCTCTCTTTTCTTCTTTGTTGTCTTTTTGATGATTCTAAAAATGACTTAGTTGTATTATCTTTTGTTTGAGCGTCAACTTCTTTATCAAGAATATTAGCGGCAACGACATTTGTCTGAGTCATTTTTCCTAATGTTCTGTAATAAGATAAATCTTTTGAAGATAAACGTGCATCAATTTTTTCACATTCAACTTCATTAATGGTATCAAGATTAATTCTGCAAAATAATTTAATAGTCAGTATTGACTTATCTCTACCATCTCTGTCTTTTACAATGTTTTCTTTAAGAATACGTGGCTGCAACTTGTCATTGCTATTTTCGTTTGCTAAAATTTTATATTTTTTAATTGGGTTTCTAATAAACATGCTTAATCCATTACGATTGTAAATATATTGACAAATGTGGGCGTATTAAAATCATCTAAAAAAGTTTTACCTACGTAGAATATTTGCTTTTGAATTCTTCCATTTTCATCTGATTCATCTTCAAATATTCCTGCGTCAACTATATCCAACTTTTGCATTGTTGGCCCTAAAGAATCTTCAAATAGCTGAATTAAAAGATTGTTTTCTGTTGACGTTTTGTTAAACCTTATAGTTTTGTTTTCTTTTTTAGACTGCTTAATATTAGGAAGCTTCCCATTGATAAGTAGCTTTCTACTCTTTTTATTAATGCCTATTGCATTTTTTCTGATATCATTGTCATTTCCAAGAGGTGACATGTCTGATTCGCTAAAAACTTCATAACCAATTCTAGCCTTAATATCATCCCATGTTTCTCTTGATCTAGATCTGATATCTGTATATGTACCATAGTTTGATCCATCTGTATTTACGGGAGGTAAAAACTGAAAATTTTCTAAGTGTGTAAGTTTTGGATCAATAAAAAAAGGATCAGCTTTATTAACATTTATTGTTTCTTTATAAGGGCTGCCGCCAAAAGGTTGCTCGTTATTGATTGTAAAAACTATCTCTGTATTATCAACTTCAAATTCATTGTTGTCTCTTTTATCGTTTGTCCCTATGAAGTAATTTTTTTTAAAATGATTAAGCGAAGTGTCTAAAACAGAATTTTGCCCCACATCAAAACTACTGCCTGTTACAGCATTTAAACTTAGCTTTTGCGCGTTATTAGTGTCTTTTAGAAAAATATTGTTCCCAACAATAGATCCAGTCGGCGAAAAGTTAAAACTTATTAATTTTCCACTGTCATCTTTTTCTAAAACTATTGAGTTTTCTGGTCTTTCCATTACTTCAAAATAAAGTCTTTGTGATATATCATCTTTATGTGATTTGTCGTAAAATGCATTGCAGTCTGAAAGTGAAGCAAACTCAGCTTTAAGCTCTCCCGCAGCAATTTGGCGCTTACCTTCTTGTGTGACAACTAAGTCTATGAATCTTGTTTTTTTATCTAGAATTCCCATATTTGTTTCCTGTTAACTATAACTATCTTGCCTATAAAAAACCTTAACCACAATGATAAGTACACGCCAGTAGTTTAGACTTGAACCCAAGATTACTATCTACGTCTATCGTTGAAAAGTCAATTGATTCTGTTGCTTTTGCAACTGTAAAGTTTTTTAAACTATCACTATCTTGCTTCATTCCATGACCTTCCCTATTGCTGCTGCATATATAATCACCAACCTCAATATTTCCATTTTCGTCTGTAACAAGTAACATTCCTTCACCGACAGCATTATAACAATGTAGACTGCCGGAAACAAATGAGTTATATTCATCCCAAAGCCCGGTATAAACTCCTACTACTGCTTTATCTTTTGCAGACGTTGTTGTTTCAAATTCTACCCAAGCGTTAGATATATCGTTTGGCGAGTTTGATTTATGGACAACATTGCCGGTCGATTTTACAATACTACCTAGTTTATAATCTAAACTTCCGCTTAACTTTACACCCGGGTGATTTCCCGTGAAAGTTCCGTATATGACTTCGCTGTGTATACTACCTACAAGTGTTCCATTCTGAGTAAAAGTAATCCAATAATTAGTCGTACCCATAGACTGATCAGCTGAGTCTATTCTCATTATTCTTTGGCCTGTTCCCATAATTGTATCGTTAGAGTCAATGTAAAACATTCCAACTTTATCACCTGATCCGTCTGTAGTATTGTATGCACTAGTAAATCTTGCAAAAGTATTACCGCTATCAGCAATGTATAACTCGTTTCCTCCTGCATCCAACGTAATGTCACCTGATACGTCTAAAGTATAATCACCAGTTACAGCAGCTGTCACACCTGAGAGTTGAGGTATATTATATGCAAGTTTAGTTACACCTGCTGATTTAAAAGTTATATCTGCGCCCCCGGCATCCAACGTAATGTCACCTGAAACATCTAGTGTAAGATTTCCTGTTGCATCAATTGAATCATTTGTCCCATCAACGTTAAAACCTAGATAATTATTACCTCCATCACCAAAGTAAATTTGACCGCCATCTGCATCTAAAGTAATATCGCCAGTACAATCTAGTGTAAAATTACCTGCAACATCCATTTCAGGAGTACTATCTAGATTAAATGTCATCCTAGTTGTGTTATTATTTTTAAGCACAACTTGAGGCACAACGTCTGTTGCATTTAAAATTATACCACTTCCTGTTATTGCGTACGCACCAGTTGTTTCTATTCCAACCGGGTCGACACCAGAACCTCCGATATTGTATGTGATTCTTGTATTTCCAGAATCTTTAAAATAAATTTGATCACCGCCGGCGTCTAGTGTAATATCTCCTGACGCGTCAATAATGTATGCGCCAACAACATCAACCTCTACAGCACCGGCGTTTGGAATATTATGTGTTAACTTTGTAATACCGCCTGATTTAAAGACAATGTCAGTACCAGCAGCGTCCAATATAATATCTGTAGAAGCGTCTAGCGTCATATCTCCTGTTGAATATATTCCTAATGGGCTTGGAGATATAATTCTAGGTGTTGAGTCTAATTCAAATGTTAACTCTGTCACTCCTGACCCATTAAATTTAATTTCATCACTACCTGCGTCAAAAGTTAATCCACCACTCCCAGTCAATGCATAATTTCCAACAACATCTACTTCAACTGCACCTAGTTGAGGAATATTGTAAGTTAATTTTGTAGTACCGCTATCTTTAAAATAAATCTGATCACCGGCTGCATCTAGCGTAATATCTCCAGAAGAGTCTAGAGTTATACTCCCGTCTGCAGACAAGCTCATATTACCTGATGTGCCATCATTATCGTAGGTTGACAGTGTTGTACTTCCGTTTGCAGCAACTTGAATTCTAAAATAATCGTTTGAATTGGTGTCGTCATAAATTGACATGGAAGTGTTATCCATGTCAAAAAGAAAATGATTGGTTCCGCCATCCTTAAAATCTATTTGACCGCCACCCGCATCGATGACGATGTCACCTCCGCAGTCAATAGTAAAGTTACCATTAATATCTAATTCAGGTGTTGAATCTAGATTAAATGTAAATCGTGTATTGCCTTGACCGTCATCCATAGTTATCTGATCACCGTCTGCTGATAGAGCAATATCCCCGGAAGCATCTAAAGTGATATCACCAGTTGCATTTAAATCAATATATCCATCAATGTTTGCAATTAATCGAGCATTTGATGCAGCATTATCTACTGTCGTTAAAGTAACACCGCCGTTAGGTACAACCTGGATGTCAAAATAATCACCGGTGTCTGCATCGTCTCTCATTCTAAATCGACCGTTGTCTAAGTCAAAATTAAAAATTGTGTTATTACTATTATCAACAAAGTTTATGTCACCTGTTAAACTATCAAGTGTAATAGAACCATCGACTTCAAAAGTCAAGTCGCCACTGGTTCCGTCATTGTCATTTGTTGATATTGTACTGGCACCATTTGTGTCCACTTTAAATTTTAAATAGTCACTGCTAGTTACATCATCATAGATTGTTAGTTCTGTATTGTCCATGTCAAAAAGAAAGTGTGTAGAAGTACTATCTTTTATTGTTAAAGAACCTCCATCTGCGTTAAGAACCATTGTTCCTGATCCGTCAATAGTAAAGTTACCTGTGACGTCTATTGTTGGAGTTGCATCTAAATTAAATCTAAATCTTTCATTGCCGGCGGCTTTAAAATAAATTTGATCCCCGTCAGCATCTAGTATAATATCCCCTGCCACGTCAAGGGTTAACTGACCTGAAGCAACATCAATTTCAGCGTCGTCTGTAAAGTTAATATTCCCTTCAAGGTGCAAATCTTGCCATGCAGCCGTTGTAGATCCTAAGTCATAGGTGTCGTCTGCACCAGGCAATATCCTACCTGTCACAGTTAAGTCGCTACCGTCAAACGTCAAATTTGTTTCGGCATTCATCCCATCGGTACCAGTTGCAGTTACAATTCTGTTATTTGCACCATTACTCATGAAATCAGAGACGTCGACAGCAAATTGCATATCGTAAGGATCAGCATCTGTACCGTCTGAAGTGTCTGTCCAGTTAATCTCAATGCCAGTTCCTTCTCTAAATTTTACTTCTTTATTCTCTGTAATTGTTACTTCTGTACCAGCTCCGTCTTCTAAAACAAATCCTGAACCCATTGTATTTTCTGTTACAAAACCACTGTCATTGTTAAAACCTGATAAATTAATGCTCCCTTTAGTCAACTTTTTATGAACGTTGCTGTTATTGACTACAACAAAATGATCTCCATCACCATCAGTTGTTGATGTTGGTATTTCTGAAAGATCTAGCTGTATATATGGTGTTGATGTTGGTGTAGTAATATCCAACCCAGTCCCAACAGATACTTCTGTTACTGTTCCGACTGCCTCACCAGAAGATGCATCGATTGTAATTTGTCCATTAGAAGCAGATGTAATTGTTATGTTGTCACCGGCAACTAAATAAGACTTACCTTGGCGTGTGTGGTGTATTGAACCGCTTATAGTTGATGCGAATTCGTCACTAGACAAACCTACTTGTAGTGTATTTGGAAAGATTACTTTATTAATATTACCTGCAGAATTAATCTCTTTAAACGATTGCGTTTTTTTAATATCGTCGACACTTTTCTTGCTAGTGTTTTTACCCATTATACAACCTCGACAGTTTCTGTTCCATACGTTCTGTTTCTTGCAGTATTATCATCAAAGAAAGGCAAAGAAGACGTTGCAAATAAGCTTAAATTAGAGCTTTGAAATAACTCCTCCGAGGTGCCGTCAATATCGCCTGCTTTAATTAAACTAAACTTTCTAAAGTTTAAATTTTCTTCATCGTAATCATCTTCAACAAATTTAATTCTTACAGCAGCTTCTGTAATAGTTTGGTTGCCCCTTTCAATTACTCTTTTAAATTTACCATCTAAACCTTGACGTAGATTATCAATGTAAAAACCGTAGTGTTTTTTATTAAAATAATACTTTGGTCTACCACCTAAATTTTTAATTCCGGTGCCAGGTAGCATTAAAGTTGTTGCTAAAGTTTGAGCCACACCATAAGCGTTTAGATTACCACTTCCGTTATCTGTTAAATTTTTCTGGAATTTTGTATCAGCATCGCTAAACTGCCTATCCGGATCCACAAAACTTTCAAATCTATTAATTTGTGGTAAAAGTAAGTTTTTTCCAAAGTCATTATTAAATCGACTAGTTAATGTTGAATTTGTAGTAAACTGTGTAATACTTAATACATTACCTGGGTATATAAAAGCAGGTATTGGTAAAGCGTCACTATAGGGCTTAGCTTTGATTCTTTGTATTGGGTTTATTCCTATAACATAATTAGCATGAGTAGTATTTAATAGGTTATCATCAAAAAAAGCTATATTTCTACCTATAACATAAGATACATTATTGTCAGTATCAAGTGTAGAAAAAGAAAATTGATCAGAAAAACTACCAGTTAACTCACCCCTTGTTTCAATCTGCCACTGATCGATCACCGGTTCACTTCCAATAACCTCATGCACTACATTTGATGTAAGGTTTTGATTCAGACCTTCGTGGAATTCTTTACCGTCTTTTACTTGCGAACCAAACAATTCTATATTTGTTATTCCTTTTAAAGTCATACTAAATTCATCAAACTCATCGTCACCCGAACCAATCCCGGCATCGGATTTCCTAGGTAGCGGATATTGCCAGCCAATAATTAATTCATCTTCAGGAAATATTAAATAAGGTGAAGTTCGATCAAAAGAATTTAAACCTGCTATTTTTAAAGTTTTTGTCAACTCTGTTGTCAATCCGTCTGCTATATTAATTTCTTTTGTTTCTAATAATGTCAAATTAGGATTAAATGCTGAACTAATATTTCTACTCAAACTATTAACTGTTATTGGTGTTCTTCCTCCTGCAGAATCTAATATTACCGTGTAATCTGTTCCACTTTTACCTATGTCAAATGTAGAAAAAACATCTTGGGATATAATGGGGCTTCGACATGGAAATTCCATGGTTAGTTGATTTATTTCTAAATTATTAGTGCTTGACGTTATTGTTAAAAGTTTAGCGTCCCTTGTTAATGCGTTAATAATATTTGACCCAAAAGGAGCATCGATAAATGTGTAATTAGTACTATCATTAAAAACATTAATAAATGCACCCGGTTCTTCACTACCAGAGCGATAAACAGTAAACTGTCCGTAAGAAATTAGCTCTCTATTTGTTAAGACATTATCATTAAACGTATCTGGCGTACCTGAGTCTCTGTCAACAATATACCTATTACTAGGTATAGACAAATTTGATTTATAATTCTGAACTGTTGCCGATCCTACTTGATTAATGTATTGAACATTATTAGTAAATTCAACGCTATCTTTAAAGTTTCTTAACATGAAAAAAGTTGGAATATATATTTCTGTATTTTCTATATTAAATATTCCGTAATTTGATCCAGACCATTTTACTCCTTCCAGAGAGTAGTACTGTGAAGATGGAGATCCGTCTTCAATATCAGAGAATTGCATTGATGCGTCAAACGATACTTTAATTTTTTCAAGCAAAAACGGCTTTGTAATTCCTATTTCTTTTGCTTTGATTGTTTGCCCTGATCCTGTTTGTGGTGCAAATTTAACATGTGAAGGAAAACCAAAAGTGTTTGTAGGCCTAACTCCTGAAGCAACAAAAAAGTCGCCATTGTAAGTAAAATCAGGATATCTTATCGGTGTACTTAAAGATGTTGTTTGTGATTCGCCTATTAAGTTAAGTGATCCAAAACCTATAGAAGAGGACTCAATTAAATCAGTTAAATCTTGATCGTATCTTCTGAATCCTTGTAAAGCCCCATATTCCCATTTATTTTCTGTAAAATTATAGTAACACATCATATTTTGATAAGAAAAATTATTGTTTATTGGGGGTGGGTAGATTAAACCAATTTGTGTTTCTTCGCTAGCAGATAACGTAAGTTTAAATTTGGTCTTGCTTAATAAACTACTGTTAAACCCAGGTAAAGTATCTTCTTTTGTTCCGACTGTATAAAAACCGTCATTTCTAAAATCTGTTACGCTTTCTTCATTAAACGGTGACGCTGTTTGATCGCTAAAAGAAAGGATTTTACTATCTGATATATTTGATATAGATGATCCTGACGAAACTAAACTTCCAATATAGTTGGGTGTGGCGATTGATTGTGTCAAATGATAGTTTGTTGCGTGATCATTCACCCCCAAGTGAGGATAAGTAACTTGCTCTTCCCTAGAAATAATATTAACATGACCAATAGCCCAAACTGCGATATTGTCATCACTAATAGATGACTGGATAAAACGTAAATAAAACGGCTCTCTTAAGCCGGCTTTTGAAAAGTCCTGTATGTCTAATTTAATATTTAACACTGGCTTTTTTTGTTGCCCAGAAGTATTTTGTTGTTCGCCTGTTATCCCGTTAAAAAAAGTAAATATAGGTGTCGGTTGAAGCACACCCGAGTCTAAGTTAATATAATCACTATAAGTCGTCCCTAGATTATTAGCTGTAATATCAATATCATAATCCCAGTTAGTCCCGTCAATACTTGCCTGTATTTTAAAAGTATCAGTAATCTGACCTTGTCCTAAATTAAGTTTAAAATTTGCCAATGCGCCTGTGTTATTATATGGTCCTTGAAGCAGTGAAAATACTAATGTAGGATTTGCTATCTTATTTTTTGTTTTTAACCACCTACCGTCAGAGTCACCAGCTCCCCCTAAAACAACAGCACCTGTTGTCAACTCTAAATCAGATGCTGGGTCAAATTCTTTCTTAACTAGTACATCTGAAGTCGACACTTCCCACAAGCTTGAATTAACTTGGCGAGAAAAAACATTATCTTCTTCAATAGTAAAGTCGTCCTTAATTGCGTTCCCAAATTTAATCGTCTTAGTATCGTCAAAGACAATATTAGATAATATACCAGTATTATCTTTTCTATTCATTCTGTGAACTGTGGGGTACGCTCCTGTTTTATTATCTAGGTCCTTAATAATAGTTCGAACTGGGTTATTAATTCTTCCTGATTTTATGACTGTTAACTGGACTTTATCTTTTGTACCTAAGTATATTGACTGGATTTCATTTGCTGTCAACTCTTTTGAAAATACAGAAAACTCTGCCATATATCCGTCAGCTTCTGCATTTCCATCCTTATCAGCGCCTATAAAAAACTTATCAGAAACAGATTCTAAAGATGTGTAAGATCCTGCTCCTGATCTAGCAGGTGAAGAAAGTTCAACACCATTAACATAGACAGTCATTCCATTTCTGCCGCTTGAACCATCGTATGTAAAAGCGTAATGATCCCATTCGTCATTAATGTCGTCAATATTAAAAGATACTGCACAGTCTGGGTGGTATGCTGAATACGTTTCAGTACCTCCAGAAGAAGCATCTGTCAATTGAAATTCAATGTACCCGCTTGAGCTTATTTTTCCTCGATACTCACTTTTAGCAGCTGTGTCATCGCCTTTTTCAAAAAATACTTCTTGGGTTGCTGACTCATATGTGCTATCTCTATTATACCAAAAACTTATACTAAACGGGCTATCATTTGAACCGTCTCCAAAAGAAGTAGGGTTTGTTGTACTATTATATGATATCAATGCGTTTAAGTTTTCGCTATCATCAAATCTTGCAACATTATATTGTATACTTCCTATTGTTTGGAGTTCTGATGTGACGGATCCTTCGTATTCTATAGTACTTATATCTGAGGAATAAACTGATCGATCGCTAGGAGATTCTGCAAAGTCCACCCAAAGCTTAAGATAACTTCTTAAATCATACTCGTACCCGCTGATGGTGTACGCTCCTAAAAGATCATATTTTGATGTCATCGTCTTCTTAACTGGCATTACTTTTTTAAACCTCCAAATGCAATAGAGTCTGTACCTAATGCATTACTTTCACCAAATATTAATCCGTTTGTTGCAGATTTAAATCTTGTACCAACTTCGCTTATTCTATTTCTAGAACTAGATAAAAAATTTGTTATTAAATTATTCTGAAATGAATAGCTTCCTGATAAATAGTCTTGTGAATCATCAAACGGCGACAATAAATATTGACTGTCTAAGTCAACAAAACCTGGAAGAGCAAATTTATACCCCGATGATCCAGTAACGCCGACCCTAGGAAATTCATGACCACCAAACTCAACTTCTTGTGAGTCTAAAAAAACTTCATTAGACACTTTATCGACTTCAAATTTGTTAGAAATTGTAATTCCACCTTTTTTATTGGCTTCAATTCCGCCTCCTTGATAACTTCCACGACATCCGTAGACTCCAATGTCAGAAATTGCTGTGTTTGTTAAAGATGCACGAACTTCAAACACATCAATTGCGCCGTCGCTGGCGGGAGAAGAAGGGTCAGAATAATGCTCTAGATTCCTAATATCGTCATGAACAAAAGGATAGGCAAAAACAGAGGATTTACCCATTAAATCTTTTGGAATTAACTTTCCAAAGTCTGCAAACGGTATAAACTCAAAGCTTTCATTGACTGTTTTGTAATTTTCTCCCATCCCAAAATTATTAAAAGACGCGTAATGATTAATTCTATCCCCAAAAGATTCCTCAAAAAAACCTTCCGGAGAAATTCTGATCATAGGTCTTACGTTTGTTGCACCACCAAAATGAATAAAATCCTTGATATTTTTACCAGATCTAAATCCATTAAAAACTGCGTTGTTGATTTCATCTTCAGTTGCGTCGCCATTTCCAAAAAGAGTTACACTATTAAATCTTACACCACCAACTAGATCTGTTGTTTCGTATTCTTTGGGTTCTAAAAGAGACTTAGATAAAAAAGTCCCAATTCTTCTAGTTGCGTCTGTGATAGCGACTGACGGTATACTTGAAGTTATGTAGCCTCTCTGACTTAAGCTGCCCGTCATGTATTCTAGCATTTTTCTAGGAGCTGAACCTCCTTGATCAATAAAAGTGTTTGATATTGCCATTTTATTTTCCTAGTATTTTTTTCCTCTACCTACAAACTGAGATAAAAATATGTTTCCTCTGCTTCCGTCTCTTTGATTTGCTTTCATGTATATTTCGTCATATAAGTATTTAAATCTATTTCTTTCTAAGATATGAGATTCATATATAAAGTTTATTCCTAGAAAATTTGTTGTTCTTGGAACTAAAGAAAAAACAACGTCTGTAAAAGAATTGTCAATCCACTTAAAAAGATCTCTATACTTTTGCAAGTCCATGACTTCTATAACATTATTAAAATATACCTCTCTTAAATGTCTTAAATCTCCGTAAGATTCACCAAACAAAATGTTTGGGCTTCCTAAAGCGTCGTCGAGTGCACTAAAGTCATTAAACATTTTTAAAGCGTTTGCATTAAAACCTTTCATCACAGACATGTCTAGCGAAAGCCTATTGTCGTCAACTGATTCTTCTGAAGGTAATACTTCGTGGACAGGTGCTATTGTTGAAAAATAACCTTGCTCCAAATTGCTAGCATCTTGAAAAGACCTTACACGAACCTTGTCACGAGAGTAGTTTAAGTCAAAATTATCACTAAGAGATTCAAAATCAACGCGTACATTTTTCATAACATTCTGAGACGTAGGAAAATTGCTCCCTTCAAGATGTAATTCATTTTGTGAAAAATCAAAGAGTCTAATATTGCCGTTTGAGTCTGATTCTTGTGTTGCTTGTTTTGCGTCTGTTCTTAAAATAACTCTTTCAAAAGAACCGGTTATTTCATCAACAAAACTATGATTAACAGATGGATTTTTAACGCCATAACTATCGTAGTTTTTAGCCCTATTAAGATACTCCTCGTAAGTTGTATTTTTAGAGAAAAATCTAGCATTTGCCAACATACCACTAAAATTAGTAATTTTTGCATCATCTGGTACATTTGATGTATTTCCGTTTAAGAAAGTATTAGCAGCGCCACCTTGAAAAGATTGACTTCCTATAACAATAAAACTTCCAGAAGCATTAAATGTACTATTTTGCACTGAGAAAAAGTCACCTGCAATATTGTCATAATGGACAAATGAAGATGTGGCATAATTTTCGACCAGATCTCCGTTAACTTGTTTTGCTGCCCTTAAAAACAACTCATATTTTCTATAAGCACCCTCAATTTCATACCCAGCTTTTCTTCCAAAAGAAACATACCAGGTATCACGATCGTAAATGTTTAATCCTGTTAAATAAAGCCTAGTAGTTTCCATTCCACTAAGTGGTTGTTCTCTTAAATACAAAGAAACGTTTGTGTCATCAGCAACTAAATTTGATAAGACTGCTTCTTTATTTGTAGGTAATGTACTACCTGTTATGTGCATTCTTACCAAGCTTTGTTTTTCGTCTCTATATCCATCTTCAAATCTATAAAGCGCTTCATATGTAAAACTGCCGGATGTAAAAAGTCCGTCAGAAGCATCGTTGCTAATTCCATGAGGTTTATATAGGCTTTTTTGAACAAACGTACCAGCAGCCGGTGGTGATCCCGCTTGAATTCTCGATCCGGATAAAAAACCAGACTTAAGTCTAGGTATGGCACTATCTGTCGGGTACCCTTGCGCGTCTACCCCTGTTGTTGTTTTACCGTAAGAGCTAGAAAAATTTAAAAATCGATAAACATCTTTTTTTAGAATTCTTGACGCGTCTAATGATTTTTGCTTTGACCCACCATACTCTCTAAAGGTCAGTATATTGTCTGGTTCAATCCCAGCGTTTCGAAATGCACTTTTAATCGATCTAACAGTACCTTTGTGAAGCTTCATTTTGGGTGCTTCTGAAAGTATTCTTCTCCAAATAAGATTCTGTATTTCATTTAAGGATCGTGCTGATTTTGCTTTAGAATCTGCTAAGTCAATGCCTAGAAGTAATTGACTTATATCACCCGTAGAAAACATGTAAGGTAATGTTGTATTTGTTATTTTTGCTTTTTCTTTAAGAAAAACGTCAGGTGTCGTATCATATTCGTCATACTCAGTTGCCTGATATGAAGTAATTCCATCAATCATTAATTTGAGCTCATCAAAGAATTTTGCATATGTTAAAAGCAATTTAATTAGCATTTGAGAGTCAGGTAGATCACTTACACCCGACCCGGGACTATTTTTACTTAAAGCATTAAACCCAGTGCCAAGCTTATCAAATTCCTCGCTAAATTCTCTAAAATTAGTACCTTCTTGAAAATAGTGCTTTGGTATTAAATTAGTAATTAAGTTAGGATTGTACTCATCATAAAGTGAAGCAGTTGTCAAAAGATCAGTATTTAAGTCAATTGATGGTTGAAATGTTGGAAAAAGAACTGGGTTTCTATTAATATTTTCTGACAATACCGGTACATCAGATGATGTAAGCCGATTGCTGACTTCGAAGTTAACAATTCTTTCATGTAAAGAATTGCCAGATGAATCCAACACTATGTCATTACCTCCATAACTTCCATAGGGTTCATTGAATCTATAGTAAAGCTTTAAAGTTGGGTCGCCCTCATGCGGGTAATAACTTCTATACTTTCTTTTTTTAATTGTTTTTATAGTGTCAACAGAGTGAAAATATCTAAAATCATCAATCGAACCAGATAGTGTCTCTTGTGGTGTAAAAACTAAACCGTTCATTCTCGCTGCAACGCCTGTTCCAATTTTAAAGTCTGAAGCTTCATAGTTTAAAGTATTGAATAGTTTTGCATTACTTGATGATAGCACTGTGTCGTTTATTAAAAGCTTTGCCCTTTGATCACCTAGCCGGTCGTAAAAAGCAGTTACATGATTAAACTCATTTTTTGACAATGCTCCGGTTACAAATAAGTAGTTTGACCCAGATGAAATTCCAAAATTAATATTGCATTCTGATGTATCAGAAGATGCTGATATTGCTAACGTAAAGTTATTTGAAAGGCTGCTAAACTTCTGTACAATAATTTGATTGTCGTTAACCTTTTCAGGTAACTTTATAAAAAACTCTAAAGAGAAAGGAGACTGATTAGGATCTAAAACCGGAGCTCCGTCAACCCTATCTGATATAGATTCAATAGAAGATCCACGTCTATCTTTAACAATAATTTGTGTACCGTTACTTGAGCTTTCACCCTTGACAGTCCCAGAAAAATTAAGATATCCTACGTTTTTTGGAAAACTGTCTAGAATATATTTTTCGAAACCGGTTAAACCGTCTTCAAATTCTTCAATAGATTTTTGACTTTTTTCAAAAGGGTAAAAGTTGACTATTCTATCAAAAGACTCGTTAACATTAGCAACAGCTGAATGGAAAAAAGTATGATTTTCATATCTAGACCAATCTATTTTAAGTTGTTGTGTTGAGACTAAATAAGGTTTATCACCGTATCTAAAAGATGAAGTACTTTCTAGATTTGTATTTTTAAACTCTGAATTATCTAAATATAAGTCATTTTGTGATGACAAATAATTACTAGATTCCTTATTGTTTCTAGAAAACCTAGGCTTAAAAAGTTTTCCCTGTGATCGATCAAATAGACTTTTTGACATTATATTACCCTAAATTTAGATGCTGCGTCCTTAATTACTGTATCTTTTCCATTTCTTTTAATTAAAAAATCAAATGAGTAAAGTCTGTTCTTAGGAAGCGAATCTGTATAAAAATCAAAAAACATACCGTCCTGATCTGTTGATAACTTTGTTGAATTATTAATGGTGTCAAAGTCTATTACAATATTTCCATCATTGACATCTCTTATTCTGTAGTACATTTGATTATATATTTCGCTTTTCTTTTCGTAAGGCGTCCGGACGTATGTAATGTCTCTATCTCTTCTTTCTGCAAAAACTCTTACATTTACGACTTCACCTCTTCTATATTCGTCACTTACGTTTAAAACTGACACAAGTAAGTTATTTTGATTTTGTGTATTTGAAAGCTTTCTACCTTCTTTTTTAATTGTTATTGAAGAAGAAAGATACGTGACAGTTTCGTTAGAATTAGTCCAGACTTCATTAAAAGTTATTGATCCGGTAAGATTTGCTTGTTCATACAAGCTCGTATCAAAGCTTGAAATTGCAAAAGAAGCGCTATATACTCCTGTTTGCGCATGTCTTCCTAAGAGTGCTTGGGATACATTAAACGTTTCTTTAAAACTTCCACTCTCAATTTTTAGTACCAGACAATTTTCACCTGTTAGTTCTGTCCCGGCTGACCCAGAAATAATATTAGCTAAATTACCTTGATGATAATTTCTCAAGTATAAAGATGATGTTGCATTAAATATAAATTCAGAATGGCTATCATTAATACTATCATCAAAATTAATAATTAGTTTTGGCCTTAAGGCAGATATCTGGACATCTTTTGATGCAAATCTTTTAACAAAATAAGATCGATCATTTTTTTCGTAGCTGCCTGACAATCCTATTAAAAAACCATTATCAGGAATTTGCCCTGAAACAGTTCCAGAAACTATAGTTGTTACGTCTATTAAAAGATCTTCCTTTCCTGTCACAAAAGTTTGCTGGGGCGACAAAGAAACAGTTGACGTCCCCGAAGGGCCTGCCAAAGATCCGCTTACGTAAATATCAATATTGCTATCACCTAACGATCCAGATGCTGCAGCTCCTGGCAAATCCCACTCAACAGCTGAACCGTTAGTTATTGACGCTGTTATAAAGTTTGTTGTCCCTACGTCTGAAAAATTGACAACATTCATTCCAAAACCTTCATCAAAGTTCTTTGCTAAAGGAAAAAGTATTGCTTTAAAATTGCTAGGAGTTGTTTGACCGCCATATACATCATGAAGCTTAACATAGCATTTAAAAGTGTCATCATTGATATCAATTTTTCCATCTGAATCCATTGTACCAATTTCGTTTACAGGAAACTTTATTAAAAGTCGAGATAATTCAATAGGATTTGTTTCTCCAGAAATTTTATTTTCATTGTAAAGTTTAAATAGGTCGAGTGTGCCTGCAGCGCCTACATTTGCATCTGTAGCTCTAAAATTATTTTTAATAATTTTGTTTGTAATGTAAGTGTCTTTTGATGCGCTTAATATTCTATACATTATACAACTCTCCCTTTGATATCACTATTTGGAAACTTAACTTCAAATATACCACCTATAGGAGGAAATAGCATTCCTCTATCTAGATTTTGTTTGACATTAAAACTATAAGTGCTGTATAGTTTGTTATCAACAATACCTTTTTTATTAACAATGTTTAGCGAAAGTATTGAAACAACACCGGGTACGTTAAGAATCAAATTTTCAATTTCGCCAACAATGATTGGTTTATTGATTTGAAAGTTTTTTATGTTAAAGTAATTTTTAATTTTTGAATTAATTGCATTAATTACAATTTCAGATCGATATCCTTTTTCAATTGTGACGTTATAATTCATTCCAATATTAACTATCACTCCGTCTAAAATATCTATTGCATCTGAAACTAATCTAAACTTATTTAAGTATTTAGCAAGATTATTTTTTAACGTATCAGAAGAAGTAACAATATTTCCTGAGCTGGATCTCGAAAGAATATGAAGTTGTGATCCCCTAGGGTTGCGTGGATTATCGGAAACTGCTACCCTAAAGACTCTTCCAAAGTTTGAAGGCATTGAGTATACTCTTGCAATTAAGTCCTCTCTTGTTACAATTCTATTTTGCGCATTTCTATTTAGTATTGCTATATTTCTTAACTCTTCGAGAGTAGGTTCATCTTCACCACCTGCTGCTTTTTTAAAGTTAGTGACGTCCAAAGAAGATCTTACAAACGCTTCAGTTGATGGTGAAAGTGACGAGTTAAATGTTGTCAAAAGAGATTTAACAGATGTTATTTTTCCTGCAGAAACATTATGTGATAATCCTCCACCATATCTGTATGTTACTGTTAGTGTAGTATTCCTGGGTGATATTCCTAAAGTCTGTGTTGTTAAAAAGCTATTTGGATCAATAGCTACAGTTGTCAATGCTGTTCTATCTCCATAAAGTCTAATTGCATGTTCACTAGGGTCCGGAATTACGTCTTCGTCAAAAGATTCTTCTGATCCAGCACCAAACCTTAATGTTGTTTTTCCTGTATTATTACTTCTAGTCTTTACAAATCTTTTTGGCGCATGCATGATTTCCATTCTAAAAGGAACGTCAGCACTATCGTAGGAATTATTTTCGTATGTTTTAAAAATTGTATCTTGGGATAGCGTGTCAACTTCATAGTAATTATCACCGCTAGTGTCAACAACAGATATGATCTCTGTTACCCCTTCCTGGTCAAGTGTAATTGTTCTAAATGGAATTAGTTGATCACTTATTGCGATTGATTCTGTGGCTATTTTCGAGCTAGCAGCGATACCATTTAACTTAACAATGAAGTTTGTAGGGACTCCTCCTGACGATGCACCAATAGAGTAATTAGCTATTAATTCACCTGCATCGTTTGTTTTTGAAAAGTCCATATCTTCTAAAAGCACAAAGTCGATGCCATCAGGAGTAGAAAAGACTGAGTTTTTTCTTACGACAGGAAGTGCAATAGTTTGTGGTTTGTATTCGCCATTAACTAATTGGGCAGGAATAATTAAAGACAGCGTCACATCAGCATATGCAGGACTAGCAGCTGGTATTTCTATTCCTGCCTCCCTTATAAGTCTTTCAAGATTGTTTCTGTCCACAGCGTTTTCAATTGAGTTTTCATTAAATTGATGATCCATATAAAAGGTCATAACATCACCAACATAAGAAGCTAAGTCTAATATAAGCCCACCCATACTTGCGTCAGAAAAATCAACAATATTGTCTCTAAAGTGTGTAAGCGCATATCTTCTTAGTTCATTTCTCAAAGACTTAAAGTCTTTATTTGTATAGCTTCTTTCCTTGTGCTTTTGGACTTCTTTTTTAATGTTTTTTGCCAATTTATCCTCCTACGTTAATATCTACTTCTAAAGCCATGTTGGGGCTTTTAAACTTAGGAATCGTATAGTCAATTCTTATTCTTACTTTTGTCATACCTAAATTGTTTAATTCGTTTTTTTCTGCATCATCTACAAAAACAGCTTTAATGTTATTAATAGCTATACTAGGAATGTACTTCTTTGTTGTCTCAATAATTGTTTCGCTAACTGCTGTTTCAAAGTTAGGTGAGTTACTGTATTCAAAAACGACACTGTTTAAATTTGCACCAAAATTAAAAGTTCCTAATCGCTCACCGTGATTAGTCATGATTAAGTTTCTAAAGTTATCTGCCAACTGTTTAACAGGATTTGTGTGCATTTCAAAAAGATCATCACCCTGTACTAGTGGTGTTTTAAACCCAATTGGTCGGTTTTGTGTAGGCGGTGCTTTTGTAAATTGTCGAGCTGATTTTCTAACACCACTACTTTTAAAATTGAATTGAGAATGACTCATATTAACGCCTCATTTTTATATATAAATATACCTTACTTTAAAATTCCCAATCCTATAGCTGCACTTTTCATAATTAAACCTTCCCCAAACAAAATTCCGACTACAGATACAACCAGTGACCCGACAAGCGTGAGTATAGTTTGATGCAAAGCAGATATTAAAGATGTACTATCTTTAAGAAGATTTTTAATTTTTTCATTTTTTTCTAATTCATTAAAAAACTTTCCAAAAATAGAATCTGCAAGAGCTTTTAAAAAGTTAGGTATGCTAAACTCACCAGTTAGTATCTTTTTTGCTTCTTCGATTGCTGCTATAAGTATATCAGGCGGGTCAAGTATACCAGCTGGCGTCGAAGCTAGGGCGATTTCTCGAAGCATGTCAAGTTTTATCTTAAGCATTTCAATAAAAATCACACCAATAGGCGGCACATCTAGTTCAAAATTAAACAAAAAGGCTATTATCGACTCGAGTGATATAAGTTCTAGATCTATTCCTGGAATATCAAAATCAAACAAACTTATTGGATCTGTTATGTCAGGTATTGCAGGTAACTCAGGTATTTCAATATTGAATCCTGCTGCTATTTTTTCGGCAGCTTCTAATATTTTCGTTTTAACGTCGTTAATGTTAAGTTCTGAAATTATTTCTTTAAAAACTTCTGCTATTTTTTCGGCAGCTTTTGTCACTATGTCTATATCGTCAATGCCCTCAGCTAGTTTTTTAATTTGATTCATTAGCTCTTTGCTTCTTTCTAAAACTTCTGGTAATTTTGTAAGTAAAAATTCATTCGGGTTTGGTATACCTATATCAGATAGTATATCTGTTAAATTATTCAAAACAGGCAGCAAAGCTGCTGTTGGATCTGACACTCCAACAGCAGATAGAACATTAACAGCAGGTATTGCATCGACAATAGAAAAAATAGGTTTAACAGCAGGTATAAAAACAGATCTAAAGGTTGATTCATCTTTTGATGCTTGTGCGATAAAACCATCAGCTGCTGATTCTGCTGCTTCACCCGTAGGCAGTTCTACGTCAAAACCAAAGTCTAAATCTAAAAAATCAATTCTAGGCTTTTTGCCAGCACGAATTCCTTCCTCTATAGCTTTGATAAACATATCTGAAAAACCACCATCTAAGTCTATTCCTATGTTTTTTAAAGCTCCCATTTTATTACCTAAACATTACTTTGCTAGCAAATTTACCAGCTGGTCCTGACGCATCTTGTGGGTCAATACCCACAACGCCACCCATCGTTGATGTTATTGGCACACCTGAAACAGTTCCTCCTGCTGGAATACCTGTTTGAACAAGTGCTACATTTAGTGCGTCTTCAGGTTCCCCACCTAGATATAAAAGACCGTTTGCACCTGGGACTATAGCTATTGAACCGTCCTGTCGTATGCTAATATACGCGCCGCCTTTGGCGGCCTTAAGAATAATATTGCCTTTGTCATCTAAATCAATAAACGTTTCCCCTATTTTAGATGCTAGCCTTACATCTTCACTTCCAACAACTCTGTTATGCTTAGCATAAGTAATTATTGACGGACCTAGTTTTAGGTTATCTCCTAGAATGTCAAAATTAATGCCAAAAACGTTGTCAACGTCACAATTGTGAGAAAGATACATTCTTGCGCCAATGTCTATTGCATCTGTTTTATCGTCAACTAGTTCTTTATCAAAAACAGTGTCATCTTTGTACCTTATGTGCGCTAGCTTATCATTTTCTATATAAGCATATAAGTCGTCATCTGTGGAGTTTTTGACTGTATTGATTTTATCTAATTTTTCTGTTGGTGTACTTTCTGTAAGTTGGTTTATGGATTCAAGTTTTCTTTTTACAAATATGTCAATCGCTGACATGTCTGTCTTTCTAGCAGCTAGTGTATCGCTAGATGATAACTTTCCTGTAAATTTTACAGGATCAGCGTTTACTTCTTCAGGAAGGCTAAACTTTTCTGTTGTTAAATGTATACCTGAATTGTTGGATCCTTGAAGAAGTAAATCAGAACAACCTTTTGCCATTCTTGGAACCGGTTCTCCTGTAAACTCACCTCTGTATGCATACGAATTAGAAAATAAGTCGATAAATGTAGTATCTAGGTTCGTAAATTCATCTTCACCTTTATTTAGAATTGATCCTAGACTTAATAAATCATCAGACAAATCTCTTGCTCCGGCACTTTTAATGAATTCGTCAAGTATTACATTTGTTCCCGATGTTCTTTCAATATGAGTAAAGTTTAAGTCATCAACGTGAATTGAACCAACCTGGCGACACATCCAATAGTAGAGTTTTGATCCTCTCATATCAGCTTCAATTAGCCAGACATACTCTCCTGGTTTTAAAGGTAAGGATAAGTGAGGAGGGAAGAATGGGTAACAAACAACAGGCAAAGCACCATCTTTTGAATTATTTCCAGCGTCAACAATTTTTGCAAATATTGAATTAATAGGAGCAGTTTCAACTAACTCTTTGTTTTTTATACCCAGATTGATACCTTCTAGTTTTTTACGACCAGAAAGTACCTCGCCAACAGTTGCTTCGTCTCCATTATCGTTTTTAATTTTGCTTCTTAAAAACTCATACGGGTTTGAGATTACGTCTGTTACAATACCTGTCAAAAACCTGTATTCAACGCCTCTCTCTAGTCTGTCTTTTGAATTTTGCAACAAGTCAGAACCTGCAACCTTTCCGAGCGTCGACTTAAGAAATCGGTAATCTTTTCCTGCCACATTAATCTCCTATACTATTAAATATATCATCAGGAGATACTGTGTCTTGTCTTTCTTGTTCTTTTGCTATAACTTCTGCCAGTTTAATAATTTGATCATTACATTTTGACATTCTTTCTAGATATTTTGTTGCCAAACCGCCATAAGTTGAATGATTTGCTGCATTACCCGGGATTGTAACCAATAAGTCATTTAAAAGAATTGCAGCACTTTCTCTATCTTCAATGGCATTTTGATAGGACTCTCTCCACAAAAGCTTTTTTTTGTCTTCAGTATTCTCTAAACTGTCTAATAGATCAGCAAATTCTTTTATTTTGTCTTCTTTGTTCTTTTTCATTAAAGTCCCATTTTAAACATCGATGAATATTCATCATTGTTTTTAACTATTTCCCTATAATGTTTTCTTACATTCGACATTGCTACTGAGAGCTGCTTTGGATTAAGTCCTGATATTTCCCTTAAATAGACAAAAATAGCTCTCTTGTTTAAAAATTCTAGCTCATCTATGTTTTCAAATAGTTTTATCACAGCATGCACACAGAGTTTTTCATTTTCATTTCTAATTTTATTTGAAATAATATTAAGTACTTCAAACATTCTTTTTCTGTCTTCCCTTCTTATCATTGTCGACTCTGGAGAAGGCACATAACTATACACTTCTATGCTTTGTTTATCTTTTGAACTTAAACTTGCAAAATTTTCAAAGCTAACATTTCTTCTCTCTTTTTTGTTTCGCTTGTTTGTTTGAATTATTAAAAAGTTTTTAGCACAAACATTAAAATATGAAAACGCTTTAGATCCTCTTTCAGGATCAAACTTTTCTAAAGTTTCATATAAAAAAGTAACAGCATCGTTTTTAAGAATACTAAAAGAAGCAGGGTCTCTTGCAAAACTATGTATGAAGATTAAGTTTTCAACTAGCTTATTAAAAGAAGGCCTAATTTTTTCTTCATATATTTTATGCTTTTCTTTTACACATAGACTGGATTGGTATTCAACAATGGCTTCGTGAGCTTCTTTTCCAAAATAAAGTTTTTTTTGTGTTGATTTTTTGCCTCTTTTAACTGTCTTCTTTTTTAATTTCGCCACTATTTTCACTCTCCATATTTTTTGTAATCTTATTAGCTATAACAAGTATTGATCTGTGACAATCTTTAATATCATTTATTACTTGCCTGATTTCAACTGAGTCAAAAAATATAGGTTTTTGAATAACTTCATTCATACTGCTATATTTTGCATTAAGTATGTCAAGAGACTCTTCAACAGCGTCTTCTATATCAATAATTAGCAAAGCAAATTGATATAGCTTCCACCCAAGAAACGCAGATAAAGACATTGACAGGCCACACAAAATCATAAGTATGATATTTAAACTCATTTTTCTAAGTACTCGCTCAAAAGATTATTATATTTATTAATAATTGCTGATCTATTGTAATTAAATCTTACATCCTTCATTAACAATTTGGCATTTTGTTTTGCAGATTGGTAGTCATCTTTTATTTTTCGAATTTCTTTTTTAAAGCTTTCTTCTTTAGGGTTTGCCCATTTAAACCCTTCTTTAAACACCCTATTATCTATTTTAGACTTTTGTATTTCAACCAAATCGTAATCAACTACTCCAAAATATTTTTTATTTAAAAATTCTAAATGTCCTGACCATCCTGTTGCAATAATTGGGATTCCAGAAGCAGCAGCCTCTACTAAAGGTAGTCCGTAACCTTCTCCTCTTGTTGCTGTGGCATAGCATTTAACGTAACGATGATTGAAAAGTGCAGACATTTCTTCTTTTTGCATATTACCATGAACTAGTTTAATTTTAGGGTGGCTAGGTAATTGATGTGCCTCTTTAAAAGATCTTAAGTAATCTATACACATTTTTTTATCTACAGTCGACCCTTTTCCAAAACTAGTCTTAAGAATGATTTCTACATTTTCGTCGTCTTTAAATTCTTCACACGTCCATTTAATTGTATTTAGAATATTTTTTCTATCATTTTCAGGTATTTGACTTGTTAACGTTCCTACCATTAAGACATTAAACTTATTACTAATTTTTTTAAATCTATCATCATTTAGTATTTTATCATTAAGACTTTTATTAGTTAAAACTGGATTAAACCACTCTTGTATGACAGAAAGTTTTGTGGTAACTATTCCTGATCTCTTAAGTACATTTTTTGTAAATGTTGAGGGTACAATTACATGATCCATGCTATTACATTTATCAACCCATTCCGGAGAACACTTGTCAGTTTCTACTAGCGCAGTCACACCAATGTTAAATTTTCCCAAAGAAGTATCCCACTCATCAGGAAGCTGAACTTGAATTGACATGTCTATTTCATTTTTATTAAAGGGTTTAGACTTAGCCATTATTCTTTTTACTATTCCATTTTCTTCTTTTTCATCAATTATCCAACTTGTCCTTCCCCACTGGAGACACTCAACAATCAAGTCTATATCTTCTCTTCCATCTAACCAATCAAATATTTGGCGTGAATGTACCCCGTAACCACTATTTGTGAGTAAAGGTGCTCTTAAAAGTATCTTTTTCATCATAATTCCTCAATATCCCAGTGCTTTTTATTTTTAAAGCGATTAATTGTTTTTATCATTGAGTCATGCCACTTATCAATTGTATCTTGGTATTTAAACTCAAAGTCAGCATAATCTTTTACTTTCTTAGAAAGTTTAACTTTTTCACTTTCTGGCAGTTGATAAATTTTCATCATTGCATCTGCGAACGTTTCTATCGATGTGTAGTCTTCATAGATATATGGGACAGATTGGCTCCCTACAAGCGTTTTAAGTTCTACTTCACAAGCAACACCGTTATGACTTCCGTCTCTATAATCCTCAACTTGTCTAGTAAGCCCACCTGTTTTTGGTGCAATAATAGGAGTTCCTGTCATCATAGACTCTAGAGTTGCTAACCCAAAGCCTTCAGCGTAAGACGTGTTTATGCAAAAATCAGAAATATTATAAAGAACGTTCATTTTTTCAAATTCAATTCTGTCTCTAGAAAAGAAAACATGATCTTGAATGTTTAGCATTTCTGTAACTTTAAACAAATTAGGACCTTCATTGTCGTTAGGTTCAGTATGCATAATTAGCGTTGCTTTTTGATGACCTTCTTTTTCTTGTAGTTTATCTAAAAACGTCTTCCAAGCAACAAGAAGATCAGAGGGTCTTTTTCTTTTAGCGTTTCTATTGACCCATATTCCAACAAAATGATCTTTTCTATCGATACCTAAAAGTGATGATTTGTGAGTTTGAATATTATCATTTGACATTTTATAAAATAAGCTATCAGGCAGGGAGTGCGGAATAAAGTTAGTTTTTTCTGGATAAGTGTCTTTTAACATTGTATAGGTCATATGACTATGACAGTTAATTAAATCAGTTGCCTGATAATAGCTATCATTAAATTTTGGGTATGGATAATTATCCCAAACATGCCACCAGACAATCGGACAAATTTTTCTAACTTCATCTTCAATTTCAAATAGCCAAGTAAAAAATCTTGGATCAGTAAAAATAAAAAGAACATCTGGTTTTTCAGTTGCCAATGTTACCCTAATTAAGTCTGGACTTCCAAAACCATCTATAGGCTTAATAATAAAGTCTTCGTTAACAACGACTGTTCTATAGTCATTGTGCTTTAAAGCTGCTCCAAACTGTCTAAAAGACCAGCAGTCTTTTTTTAAAAGACCCTCTATTAAATGCCTTGTTTGTGTACCTACACCACTCGTTGAGAGTGCATGATCTGACAAGACTAAAACTTTATATTTGCCATCTTCTGTCATAAATAATAATTCCTCTTTCTTGTTATAATATTATATCTAGTAATAAAAAAGTAAACTATTTACAATGTTCAGTTTCAAAAAACGGACAAAACTTACAACTATTTCTATTTTTAAGATAGAGGCCCCTTCTAACAGTTTTAATCATGCTTCTCATAAGCTTCATCCCTTTTTCATATGTCTTAGGCCCTACAGATACTTTTACGATATCACATACTTTTCCGGGTTTGGCACCTCTTTTAAGAAGAACAAATGCACATCGAACATCTTTTAGGTTAATTCCGTGCTTTTTTGCCCAAAAATGCTTATAGAGGATTAGCTGAGCAGTCATCCCTAAATCTTGTTTTTTATCTCTCCTCCAACCGTATGCTCCTGCCGTTTTCCAGTCAATGATCCAGTATTCGTGACCTTTGCCGCGCTTTTTAGGAACTTTGAGAATTCCATCAACAAAGCCTTTAAAGTTAAGTGGTTTATCTAATCCTTCAATAGGCTCGTAGAGCTCCTCTTCTGCTTTAAAACATTCCCACCCAGGAAACTCTTTGTCTAGAAAGCTGTTAACTTCATCCCACATGTTATTGGCCCACTGTTCCCAAGTTTCAACCGGTTCGTGTTTATACCAACCAGGCTGCTTTGAATACCACTCCTCGTTCTCAAATCCAGCTTTCTCCCAGCTTTCTTTCATAACCCCTAGTATTTTATCACGGTCAATATCACGTCCCTCTAAAAGACTTTCGCAACCTTCGTGCACAGCTGTTCCAAAGTGAAGATATGGACTGTCTTGGAAAGTGTCAATTTTATCAATATAGACTAATTTGTGTCTGTAGCTACACTCTTTCCATTGTTTAATCTCTGAAAAAGATACGTGGGGTTTTCCGTTAGGAAAGCTTGGAGTTTTATTATCACTCATTTTTGCTCCTTTTTATTTTCTATAATACTAAGAAATGCAAAAATTTACACTAATCAATGCTTATAGCTCGACCTTTCATTTTTTCCCAATCTCTGTTGTTTCTAATTAAGGAGTTGTAATTTTCTACTTCTTGCAAGAACGATAACGAACCAAAGGTGTTGTTGTCCTTGCCAAACTTAATCATTGCGGATAGATCTTTTGGTAAACAGTGTCCACCAAAACCCATGTCACCATCTGGCCCGGGTACCATCATATGACTATTTCCAATCCTAGGATCTAAAAGTGCTAAAAATTTAACAGTATTATAATCTAACCCTATTGATTTGCAAATATTGTGCATTTGATTTGCAAAAATTACTTTTGTTGCAAGAAAACAATTAATAAAATATTTGCACATTTCAGCTTCATCAGCTTTGACTATTTGTATTGTTACATTTTCCTTAAATGCTTTTTTAAACATTTTTTTAACTTTTTTACCTTCAAAACTTACTCGAGTGTTGTCGTAATTAGGTACACCAATTATAATTCTATTTTGATTTTTAAAGTCTTCAAAAGAATTAGCTTCAGTTAAAAACTCTGGGCTAAATAATACCTTCATATCTTTGTATTTTGAATTAATTCTATTTGTTGTTCCAGGTGGTACAGTTGATTTAATAATTAATATTGGGAACGTTTTTGTTTTACAGCATTCATTATATACTTTGTCGATTACTGACTCTAAAATTCTCGTATCACAACTTCCATCAATTCTCATTGGTGTAGGTACACATATAAAAATAACATTTGAACGATTGCAAACTTCTTTGTGAGTTGAATTGCATTTATCTTTATCTAGATCATATGTTAATATATCATAATGGTTTTTTAATCCTTCCTTTATTGCAGATCCAACAAAACCTTGCCCAATTATTCCAATATTCATTTTTTTGATTTCCCTATCCAAGGATATATAATTTCTTTATAAACTTTAATATCATTTTTAATTAAGAAATTATATATTTTTTCTTCTTTTTTTTCTTCAGTTAAATGTATTAACAAAAAGTTTTCTTTGTCTTTAAAGTAGTCTCTTACTTCCATTTCATATTTTTCAAAAGCAATTTTAAGTTGTTTTTCATTAAAAGAGGTTGTTCCGTATACTTTTTCTCTAAGATATCCTTTCATAGTCTCTTTTTTAGGTTCTGGTCTAATACTAATGTGTTTTTTGTATGACCTTATCCAACTTTCATAGTCTCTAAATGTGTGTATGAAGACAGAATCAAAGGCTTGATCCAACTCTTTATAAATTGTACAAACCTGTATATCAGACATGCCATCGATTTTGTAAATATTTTTTAGGTTTTCTGTTGATGGTTTTTTTATCGCTTGATTTATAAGATCATTGTTGATTGGGTAGTGAAGTATATTTAAGCAGCAAGAATTATTTAAAAAACTAGTCATACTTTTAGTACTTGTTTTACTTAACCCAGTTATAAATACTTTTTTCATTTAAAACTTAATTCCTATTAAGACTTCTTTTTTACTTTTATTTATTTCTTGCGGTTTTGTTTTAATCTTTACGGACTTTACATCTCTGTTAATTAGATTAACAATATCTTGAACATGACTTACATCTTCACTTTCAACATCTTTTTCAGTTACTTCTTTCATAATGTTGAAATGGGTTGGGTGCCCTTGTCTAGGCTCTTTTCCGGGAGGTAAGACTATATAAATGCCTAGTTTTGCTATAGATCCGGCAGACTCAAGAAATGAGTCAGGATCGATAATGTGTTCTAAACTATGTCTAGAATAAATAATGTCAAATTCATTTTCTTTAAATGTATTAGAAATTTTAGCTGCGTCTAGTCTAATTATTCTAGGGGAAGGGTTGTCGTTAATATCTACACCTTTTGCATCGATTCCGGAACTTATGAAAGATTGAAGCTCAGAATCATCTCTACACCCGATGCACAAAACACTTTTAATTTCTTTTTCAAAGAATTCTCTCATAAAGCTTATATCTTCACTTCTACTTTTTTCTGACCTGGGGTCTTTAGTCAGTTGTATTTTTTCTTTAGTAGAATGCTTTTTTGACTCTAACGTTAAAATGTTTTCAATTCTTACTTTTGATATATTTTTTGTTTCAAATAGTTTTTTCACCTTTTATCCCTTTTTTAGTAGTATCTTTTAAAAAGCTTTTATTGTTCTCTTTAAAGAAATTTAGTAATCTTTCACTCTGAAACAGCTGAGGTCTGTTAAATTTTTTATAAGTTTCTACTCTTTGTTCCAGTTTTTTAATTACGTCTCCGTGCCATTTAAAATGATGGACAAAAAACCCATGCTTGTCTTTCATCATTTGATAAGCTGATTCGTTAAAGTCTTCTTGGTTATATTCTTTGTTGCTGTTGTTAGGTTCGCCTAAGATCTTTATAGATAGATCATTATTTGCTAAACATTGATTGCCGCCGTGAGAATAATTAACTTTGTCTCTTAGTTGATTGTGAATCTGGCCTGATCCGTTATTTGCTCTTAAGTATCCTTTGTAAGCCATTAATTTTACACCAGATATTCCAATTAATTTTGTTAAGTTAATTTTCTTCGGAAACTGGTTTTGTATATTATCATCACTAGATATTTTTTTAATTGAACCGTCTGAAGTTATTCTATCTATTAAATACCCTTGAATGGCATTAACACCAATATTGTCACAGTGATTTAAAATTTCACTTACGCCGGCAGGAAATTCATGGAATTCATCTGAGTCGGGATGAATTACCCAATCTTGGGACGTGACATGTTTGTTTAACATCATATGAACTCTTTGCCATTTTTCTTCGCTTTCGTATTCATAACACCAAATGTCTTTAGGAAAAATATTGTACTTGTTTAGTATTTTTAATCCTTTCTCTAAATTATCTCTATCTTTAAAAACATTTAATACAAAAAGAAAATTTTCAGGATTTATTCCTAGGTTCATGTAATGCTTAATAAAATGATCTAATAAACCTAAGTCAAAGTCTAAACTAAAACAAGTTGCTAAATATACTTTCATCTTCTAACCTCTTTTAAAATATCGTAATATGAATTAACACATTTTACAAAATGCGAAACATTTTTGCCTTTTTTTCTATTGCTAAATTCTTTTTGTATTGCTATTTCTTTTGTCTTGCTGAAATCCACGTTAGGAGGTTTATAAAGCGCACAAGGCTTCATATCCCATTCATCTTCTAAAATCATAGTGCCGTTATCGACAATTTCATGTGTGCCACCCGTAGAAGAACAAATAATCTTACATCCAGCTGCCTGTGCGTCAATAACTACATTAGGACAATGATCTAAATAAGCTAAATGTACAAAAGTAGAAGATCTATGATAAAGTGCTAAAAGATTTTGGTATGACAATTCCCCTAAAACGTATATTCTTTCACTCATAGATAAGTACTGTTTTGCTTCATCCATTCCTAAACTTCCCGCTATAGCAAAAACAGCTTCAGGAGGTGAATGATCTAAAAAGTATAATATGTTTTGTAAAAGTCTTTTATGCGGCCTCCAAGAAGCTGCACACGACCAAACTTCTTTTTCTTTATTCCACGGCCACTGCATTGTTTTGTAAGATTCAATTACTATTGGATGATTTACAATGTCAGGATCAGCAGCATTATGAACAACATGACCATTTTTATGAGGGCCAAACCAAGACTCAGTTAGTTTTTTATTAAAGTTTGACTGAAATATCACTGCATCAGCATTGTTATAAGCAAATCTAATTGGTGTGTTCTGTTGTTTAAAGTCCTGTTCGGAATTAAAGTATATTCCATCTAACCTAAGGACCATAGGTTTAACCTTATGGGCTTGCTGTTGAATTACACAGAATTCAACGTCAGCATCTTCTTGACTACTTAAAGAAACCTTTTTGTCATTTACAAGTTTTGAAAAAAGCGTTCTTGTGAACTTATTAGGTCCGCTATTAGATTGCGGATTGAAATTGTGAGTAAATACTTTCATCTTTTATAATCATCTTTGAGTCTTACGACATCGTCTAGTTCAGGAGTACTTACTTCAAATACTTGTGTGAGAATTCCTTCTGGTGATCCAAATCGATGGACTTGCCCAGGTTTAACATGATATGAAGTGCCCGGATTTAAAATTAATTTATTGTCATCTTTATCGCTTGTCCAGACGATTAGTTTACCCATTGTGACATATATAGTTTCTTCTTTCTTTTGATGATACTGGAGACTTAATCGTTGTCCCGGTTTAATTGTTAAAACTTTACCTACGTATTTATCAGTTTCTGCCCAAACCTCTTCATGCCCCCATGGTTTTTCAACTTTTCTCATTCTATTAACCCTCTTGATCTTACTAGCCTAATTGTGTCCATTTGATTTTTTTCTTTTTCCGGTCTAAATTTTAAAGAGTTTGAATTAATTCTGTACAGATAACATATTTCATTTAAGAATTTTCTATCTTTTGCAAGAAGTAACATAGGAAGATAAAGCGCTTGATCGTAACCTCTTTCAAACCAGTTACCATCTAAGTCTTTAAAGTTTTCTTCTTTAATTTTTTTAAATAAATTCACTTTAAAAGTTTTAAGATGTGAGCTTACCCATGGATAGTGATATGGATTAATTTTTTCTGGTAACTCTCTAGAGATATTCATACCGTTTATATCCCAGGAATGTGCTGTCCAAAGGGCATCTAATTGAGGATTGTTGTCATACTCTTTAAGAATAAGATCAACAGTGTTTTCATTGCACAAGGCATCGTCGCCATCAAGAACTGCTATAATTTGCTCTGAAAAATCATTATATCCGCTCAGATAATCATAAATACCCTTTAACGCAAATTTCTTATGATCATGATTAATAACAGTTACTCTTTCTTTTTCATCTGACAAAACAATTTTATTAGCAATTTCAAAAGTATCATCATTTGACATGTCATTTAAAATGACCCATTCCCAATTTGGATTTAATTGCTCTTTTAGTGACTCATAACATTCTTTTAAATGAAAAGAAGCATTATAAGTCGGCGTAACAAAACATACTGTTTTTCTCATTTATCTTCCTACTTTTGTTTTAGTTGAATCTTTAAGTGATCTAACTGATTCTTGAATAAAATCTCTTCTACTTTCTAACTCAGAAACGCTTCTTAAAATATGCAATGTATCTTCTTCTAAAGTTGCTACTATTGTTAAATCTGCTTTAAATGCGTCTTCTTCTAACTGTTCTACTAATCGATTAAGTTTTTCAGAAAGTGTTCTGCACTTTGTCCTAAGTTCAACGTCGCATTTGTTAAAAGATTGCTGGCTTTGTATAAAAACCTGTGAAAAAACTTGGAATAAATTTTCTTGTTCCATATTAACTCCTTTTCTGTAACCAGCCTTTGATTACTTCTGGGTGATCCGACTCTACAAAATACCAATTTGTAGGTTTACTAAAGTCAACTCTACTGTGGAATATCCAGCCACCCATTTCATTATCTAATCTTTTTGCCATATTTACAATTTCTTTTTCTGAAACTTCTGACCATGGTTTATTAAAAAACTTATTGTTCTCTGCATTATCAACAACTTGCTTATTATACAAGCTAGCGTGAAACTTGCTCCAAAAATCTCTATAGTTGTATATTTTTCTTTGAATGTCAAACCATGAATAATGATGAACTGACGGTAATTCTTTTAGTGCAGCGTTAATAAAGTTAACGTAAACATCTAGACTAGAATTTTTAAAATTTTCGTCTGTCAATATTTTCTGTCTTATTTGTTCATGTTGTGGTGTATAAAAATTCATATTAGGGATAGGTTGATAATTATCAGTGTGAACGTAGTCACATCCGTCTGATCCTGCAGAGTATACATTTCCGTTTTCATCGTATCTTCTGTGTGCTGCAGGTATATCATGCGTTATATGTGTATCATTTCTAGATAATCTCCATTTCCATGGGTGTACATCTAGTCTTACTTTGTTTTGTTTTCCCCAATAGTCTATGACAGGCAGGCAAACAACTTTAACAGCTTTAGGAATTTGCCTGGCTAGCTTTTTAACTTTTTTATAGTCACTTTCATGAACAATTTCATCAACATCAGACTGCCAACACCAGTCTCCCGTGCATAAAGATCTTGCAACTGCTTTTTGCTGACCATCGAACAAAGCAAATCGATAATGATCCCAGTCACGATTAACTTGGTACACTCTAAGTTTTTCTTCCTTTTCTGACCATTTTTGAAGTTGCTCCCAAGTCCCGTCTTTTGACCCACCGTCGACTACAACAACTTCATCACAAAAACCCAATAAAGATTTAATAGATTCTCTCCATGGGTAGTCAGCGTCTATTACATCTTTTGTTGTTGTATAACCGCTAACAGTAACTTCTCTTTCAAAAAAAGATGTTATAACACTCCAAAAAGTATCGTGGCGAGAAAGTAGGTAGAAAAGAAGTTCGTCTGGCGAGTCACTTTGACTATTTTTAAACCAGCCTTCTTCTGAGTGCTGAACATTTTCATTTATAGATAATTCTAATCCTAAGAGCTTAGCTTCAATAGTTGTTCTAGGGCATGTATCACCGCCAAGAGGATGAAATGACAATCCTTTGAATTCTGATAACTTTCTTAATAAATCATAATAAGGTAAACCTGAAAGTATTTCTGCTTCATCCTGGAGAATGTCTGTCACTACTTTTTTACTCTCAACAATTCCTTTTATCCAGCTATTACCGTCTATGATTGCCCATTTATTATTATTTGATTTTCTATCTGCCCTTAGCCTGGTCATAAATTCTAAGTCTTCTAAGCTAAAAATTGAACTTAAGACTGTTTGTTTGTTTTCTTTTAAAAATGGAAATCTTTGGTGATATATTTCAGATTGTTTCTTTGACATCCAAAAAATATGTTCTGACCCATGCAAAAACGCAGAAATGATTTTTCCTAACTGGCTATTTTGACAGTCACAATCTTCGCCCGTCTGTCGTTTGTGCAGATCAATTGATCGGTATTGACAAAATTTATAGTCATATTCAACAATTGCGTAGTTTAAATTTGCAACAATCATAGGTATTAACTCATGATTCATTGATCGATAATTAAAAAATACCCAAAACTTATTAACACCTTGTTGAATTAATTCTTTTGTTACTTCCGATGATTTTAGTTTAAAAGTCGTATAAGGAGAAGTTTCAAAAAGAGCCTCTGTTGATTTTTCAGCTCCTCCTCCATATTCATCTAAAAAAGCGTCTGCAACAAAAACGACGCTAGAATCTAAAAAATTATCCATACAGTAATACCTCATTTAAGATAATTTTACTGTGATGATTGTGCAGGTAAACCTTTTATACTATATAAGATGCTTTTATGTCGATATTAATTGTTCCTCCTGCAGCAGTAACTGCAGATTGAACTGTTGCTTGATTAACTGTATTTGTACTTGATGGGTTAACTAAGCCGGTTTTAAAATAAACGTCAATAATAATTTTGTCTGATGAAAGGGCTCTGGTTGTTTCTCTAATATATGGGACTATATTACTGCCTAGTGAGTCGTAAGAATCAATGTTAATGTAAGGCATAGCTGTTGTTTTTTCATCAAGTACTAGAGAAGTAGTAAAAGTAACATAACCATTGCCGCTTGCGTTGTTTACATCAGAACTTATAAAAGAAAAACTTTCTTTAATTTCATACACAGTACCAACATCATCAGGTTCAGATTCAACCACTAAAGAGTGTTTTGGCTTTCTTCTAATAAATGAATATATTTTTCTATTTCTGTTAAGATCTTTATAAGCCATAATTTATCCTAAGATTGAAGCAGCTACTGCACTTAAATGAGATCTTTCTCCTCTTTTGAGTGCAATATGAGAAGCACAACTTTGATTTTTAAACTTTTCAGAAACTATAGTCAAACCATTTGAAAGAGTGTCAATGTAAGGAGTGTCAATCTGATCAACGTCACCTAGAAGAATAATTTTAGAATTTTCTCCCATTCGTGTAATTACAGTTTTTAACTCATGTATTGTCGCATTTTGCGCTTCATCCATGATAAGTATAGTGTCATTAAACGTTCTTCCTCTAATAAAAGAAAGTGGTGCAATTTCAATAACACCTTGCGATCTTAGTGTATTGAAAAGTGAAAGATTATTATCTTTAAGGCCTACTCTTAAATTATCCATGATGGGTGCTAACCATGGTGCCATTTTTTCTTCCATTGAACCAGGCAAGAAACCTATATCACGACCTACAGGCTGAACATTTCTTGTAAAAACTATTCGATCATAATAACCAGCCTGTACCATCGCATATGCTGACATCAAGGTGATAAATGTTTTTCCACTACCTGCTAATCCGGAGATGGTCACTAGAGGTAATGATGGATCTAGTAATGAATTTAAAGCATAAAGCTGTTCTCTATTTTTTGCTTTAATGTCAAGTCTAGCAAATGAATCGAGAAGATCTTTGGCTTTTTTTACGCGAATGATATCTCCTTCTTCATATCTACCAATAAATGATGAAGAATCATATTTAACACAAAGATACTCATTTTCATAAGGTTGACGATTATATTTTTCCTGAAACATGTCTAAAAGCTCTTCTAGAACATCACTATCATTTTTATATCGATCTTTGCTTTTTGTGTAATCGTAAAGTTCATCAATTAAAAAAGGATCTAACGCTTCAATTTCAGAGTAACCTTTAAAAACACCTTTATCTTCTAGTTGTATTTTATCTTTATAATAGTCTTCAGAGTGTATTCCTAGAGAATCACACTTGACTCTAAAGTTAATGTCTTTTGTTACTAATATAACTTTTTGTTTTTCTTGGTTTTGTATTTCTAAAGCCAACGATATCATTTTATTATCTGAATATTCTGGGTCTAGACCGGCTGGTACTTTATTAAAACCTGAGAGTGCTACTTTGATTGTCTGGCCATTTTCTAATTCTATTCCTGTGTGAAGAGATCCTTTTTGTCTAAGATCATCTAGAAAACGATTAACATGTCTTGCGTTTTCTCCAACTAAACCTTTTTTATCTTTAAACCTGTCTAACTCGTCTAAAACCACTAATGGTATTAAAAGGTCGTTTTCTGGAAAAGAGTGAATTGAATCTTTATCGTATAGCAATACGCAAGTATCAATAATGAATATTTTTCTATCTGACATAATCATCCTTTTGTTAATTTTAAATTGTCGATGTATAATCTTAAATATCACATAAGGAAACGTATATTATGAAATGTTTTAATTATAACAAAAAGAATAATACAAATTGCGCAAACAAAGATTGCAGATACTGGATTAATTGTAACAAATCAAATAATTGTTGTATTTTACTCCTAAAGAATAAAGAATTCAATGAAGACAAAACAACTTTACAAGATATTGGTGATATATTTAAAGTTACAAGAATGAGAATATGTCAGATAGAGAAAAATGCAATTAAAAAGTTAAAAGACAAAATTGGTAACTTGGTATAAAAAAAGGTCGCCATGGCGACCTTTTTAAGCTTAATAATAAAATTAATTTTTAAGATTTGCTAGCTTCTAAAGACGTTTTAACAACAGCTGATGCCATTTTCTTAGCTTCTCTTAGGCCTTTTCTGGCTCTAATTCCTGCTGATTTATTACCTTGAGCATTTTTAACAACGTCTGTTTGCAAAGCCTCAATTAAAACTTTAAGTTCTTCAAATTGGGAAATTAATTCTTCGTTTAGTGACATATCATCCTCCTTAATCTAAAATAATCTTTGGTTTGTCATCTTCTTTTAAATTATTATCTACTTCTTCTTCTTTGTTAATAACTTCTCTGTACTTTTTTAATATATTATTAATATCTTTGAGTGCTTCATTGCTTTCTAGACTTAGGCATATACCATGTATTATGTCTAGTTTTTGTTGTTCAGAAACACCAAATTTAAGAACTTCAGAAACAATTTCTCTTGATTGTTGTTTTTGTCGGGCTAGTTTTTCTAACTTTACTGAATAGCTCATTTATTCCTCACTGTTTTTTATATAAAATATATCTTGTATAGTCTCTGATAGTATTTTTATTTTTTTACTACTTTCTAAGTTCAAAATTTTTAAATTGTGTTTATCATCGACAATATCTCTTTTTAATACAATACTGCTAGGATACAAATCATTATCTATAACGTCCTCAACTTCTTCGTATAGATCAATAGTCGCATTATACTCGGATAAAATTTTAACTAACTTTTCAGGCAAACTAATTTCTATATCTTGTATTGATCTTACAGAACCGATCTCTTCGCTACCTACTTTAATTTCTGATTTGCATAACTCATAAACTAAATGTGTGATTCCACAATTATTGCAATTTACATACTTAGGAATAATTTTTCCTGCATCGTCTATTTTAGAGTATACAGAGAACTTATGATATACAATTGGTTTGACACCTTTATATAAGGGTAGTACACAGTGACATTCAATTAAGTGTTTTTGCCCGCGCATAATTATTTAAGTGAGTTCTCTATTTGACCGGATGCTCTAGTAAAAGCTGTTGTCATGCTGGCTTCAACATAAAAACATACTTTTCTTAATTCTTCTGAATCTAGATTAATTTTTCCCTGGCCGGTTGCATCATTTAAGCTGGAAACAACAGACTTTTTCATAAAGTCTACAACATCTGCAACGGATGCCATTACTTTGGATGCGTCAACTGTTTTTATTTTTTCTTCTTTTTTAGACATGATTATTCTCCTATAGAATTATTTTTTGGATATTATTGAAATTATTTTCAATACTTTTGACCTTCTCATCAATAATTTTAATACAGTCATCAGGAATGTAAAACTTTTGTCCGTCAATAACTATTTGTCGGTATACTTTTTTAATATTTTTCACAAACCTTAAAAAATAGTCTAGTTCTCTTGTCATTTTTTTATCAGATAAAATTCTATCTGGAAGATAAACATTTATTCTTTTTCCAGTAAACATTTTTAATCTTTTCTTTAATGGATCTACGTTTACGTCAGTTTTGATCATAGCATCGTCAATTCTTCTTTTTAAAAAAGACCTATGAAGTTCTATTTTTTTCTTAGCAACACAAGGTTTTATTACAATCCCTTTGTTTGTAAAAGTTATCTTTTTTCCCGTTCTAAGTTTTTTTCTAACAGCTTGTGATATTGATTCTCCCATATCGCTAGAAACTACATGTCCTCCGTGAATTGCAGCGAAGTCATTTAATATGTTGAGAGTGTTTTCATCATTTACATTCAAAGAGACAGGATAAACTCTAAGTCTACCCATCTTATTGTTTTTGAGTATTGTCTCTTTTACTTCCTCATTCATTCCAAAGCAAAATATAACGTAGGGTATTTTTGTTTGATTTGCTTCAGTAAGTAAATGATGAATTTCACCAACAGACTCTATATAACCATTGATAATTACGTATTTGTAGCTCTTTGCTTCTTTTGGGATATCTCTAGTAAATGATGTATCATAATCAATATCAAATAAAAATTCGTCTAGACACTCAATTGATATATCTTCGCCTGGATAAGAATTAATATTTATGCTTCTTTCTAGACAAGCATTCTCAAATAGCCATTTTGCTAGTAGCATATTTTCTTTTCTAGAAAGAGATGATAAAAAGTCTTGTTGCATTTTCTTTTCAAATACAAACTTTTTACCTTTTTTAACTTTTGATTTAAAAAAACTGTGAATAAAAAGATCACCCATGTATGGGTAAATACTTTCACATTTATAATATTCGCTCATAATTATGTTTTTTAAAACTTCTGATCCATAGCAACTAGGCACTATATTTAGATAGTTTAAAGATGTATCTTCAATTAATTCTTTTGTGTCGTAAAGCGCTTTTCTATTTAAAGAAAGGGAGTTAAATACTTCCCTTTCTTTTTTAAGAAAACTTTGCACAAAGTCTTTTTCTAGAATCTCTTTATGAGTCTCGCCAAAGGTTGTTGCTTGCATAAGTCAATATTTCCTCTGCTGATGCTTCATTATAGCCATATTCTTCAATTAAAGTTTGGATCATATCAGTATATTTCTTTTTCTGGTCGTCATCACGCGATTTTGAACGTGTAACAATCCTTGCGATATCTTTTACTGATGAAATTAAATATTGTTCGATTGCTTCTTTTAAAGGGCCGTATGAACGATAATCAACAGTTTCACCTTTTCTCATTTTAGAAAACATAAATGCAGTTACATCATTTCTAAATCCATCTCTAGCTGAACCAACAACACCAATCATTTCTTCAATTGTTCTCATGAACTTTTCATCTGGTTCTGACTCTTCTCTTGTGATTTTATTTTTTACTTTTGTTTTAGTTGTAAAACATTCTGCGTTATCTAAGTATGAATCAAATAGTGATTGTGCTTGCTCTTCATATGCAGTAATAAATGCTTTTGCAATTTCAGTTTCTAGAATTCTGAGATATTCTTCACGAATAATCTTTTGTAGAATTTCAAGATATCTTGTCTTAGCATCTTCATCAATAATCTGTTCTTTGACTTGCTTAATTAAAGAGTCGACAACATTAATCGGTGTAATCATACCATTATCTGAATCTGAAAGTGCTGCATCCAAGGCTTTCATAATAAAGCGTGTAGAAATACCTTCCATACCTTCGTGCTTTGCCTCATCTTTAAGATCACGAATATCGACTTTCTTTACGCGACCTTTTTCAATAATTGCCTCACCATTGTAAATTTTCATTTTAGTTAGTAAGTCACACTTTCTAGACTGTTGTAGGCGGCTCATCACTGAAAACATTGAAGCTATTTTTAAAGTATGCGGTGCGATATGTGCATCTGTAAAGTCAGACCTACGAATTATCTTTTCATAAATTTTTTGTTCTTGATCTAATTCTAACACATAAGGTACTTCAATCTTTAATACCCTGTCCAAAATAGCCTCGTTAGTGTGTTCAGATTTAAATCTGTTCCACTCTGACTCATTACAATGAGATAATATCACCCCATCAAAATAAAGCATATCGTTCTTACCTGGGGTAGGCACACGTTTCTCTTGGGTTGCTGTTAACATTGTATGTAAGAATTCAATCTCATTCTTGAAAACTTCTACAAACTCAACAATACCTCGATTACCTACGTTAAATGCTCCATTAAGTGACAAAACTCTTGGATCGTCTTCTGGATATAGGTCTAATTTACTAATATCTTCTGTACCAATAAGGACTGACACGTCTTGGCTATTAGCATCCATTGGCGGAACTACAGCAATACCTCTGCGTCCTCTTTGCGAGTAACCGGTTTGCTTTACTGGAAACTTTTCATACTCACCGTTAAATTCATTCATTAATCTATGACGACATACCGGACATAAGTCACCTTCAATATGCACACCTAGTAATTCTTCAAAGTCTTTTCTGAGACTCCTAGGTAGAAGGTGAAGTGGTTCTTCTCTTACCGGGCAGCCATCTAAGTAGTAATAATCTTCTGCTTCTTCCAGTGCACGCTTTACTGAATCGATCAACGCTGATTTTCCTGCTCCAACAGGACCCATTAAGAGAAGAACCTGCCGACTTTCTTCACCTTTAAAAGCTGCCGACTTCATAAATCTCATCAATTTGTTGATGACAGACTCCATTCCAAAAAATTCTTTTTCAAAATAGTCATACTTTCTAATTTTGTCGCCATTAAAAATATCTCGATAACCATCAGTCCCTACATCCAAAGTATCAACACCACGATTTTTAATAGTTTCATATAATCGCTTATGTGCTAGCTTAACTGATCCCGGTTTTTCTCTGACTAATTCAAGATAGTCTAAAAAAGTACCTTCAAACTTAACTTTATTTTTTTGTTCTCTTTGCTTTTTAATCATTGTCAAAAAGTCTTTTTGATTGCGTGCCATATATTGTTACTCCTGCTTCTCTATAATAATATTTTATTATATTTTGTATGTAAAATTAAATTTCCCAAACTTCCTCTTCAATTATTGTATAAAGCTTAGCGTCAAAAGGCCAGAGATCTCTGACGTGATCCATTACTTTATCAGCATAGTCTAAGTCTAGGTCTCGACCGTCATGTTCATGCTTAAGAACTAAAGTGTTTTCACTGTCAACACTATCAACATAAACATGAGGTATCATGTTAATACCTGTGTTTCTAATAAGTTCATTCCTGACCGTCTTCCAGTCATCGTGATCTGTTACTTCAGATACAATTGCGCTACCGTCTTTTTGATTCTCGTAAGCGAAGAAGTTTAATTCTCTAAAGTCTTCTTCATCAAGAAGCATTCTTAGAGCTGAGACATCATCGCTAGTTTCTCTGACTTCAAAGCACCTTTCTAGCCCGTATTCTCTCTCTAGTTTTTGGAAAATATAAAAACCAACATGATATGGGTTAACTCTTCCTAAATGAGGCCTGACAACTGCATTATGCATCTTTAAAAAAGGAAGATGCATTTCATCAGGTAATTTTAAATCATGCAATATTTTATAATGCCAAAATGAAGCCCACCCCTCGTTAAGGATTTTTGTTTGAATCTGTGGCATAAAGTACTGACTGTCTTCTTTGACGATATCAATTAAGTCTAATTGCCAGTCTTCAAAATAGTCTGGATAGTATTCAGAAAAGAATGCCAACATATCGTGGTCAGGTTGAAGAAGTCTTTGCTTGTTAAGGACGTCTGAATTAAGAATAATCCCTTTTTCTTTGTATTTGTTGTATTTTTTAATTTCACCTGCTTTGATTTCAGACTTAGACTTTCTTGGTGAGTTATATCTATTTGTTTGATATTTAATTGCATGTAAGTTATCTAAAAAAGTTTCTACTTTTTCTTGACCAATCAAAGGATCTTCAACATATCCTTGAATTCTTTTTTTAGCATTTCTCATTCTAGAAACTACATGACTCGGGTCAGTATTCTTAAAACATCTGTTGTTTTTAAAGAAGTCACTGTGTCCAACACAATGTGCCATAATTAATATCTGTAAGTATAACGGGTTTTGCATCATCAGATATGCTATTGAAGGATTGGAATTAATAATCATTTCATAAGGCAAACCTGTCTGACCTAAATTATAATTAAAATGTGTCTGCTCAAATGATTTACCAAATGACCAATGGTTGTAGTGGCTAGGCATTCCATGATAAGACATGTGACCAATCATCTCGTAATAGTCACATATCTCATAAGTTATTTCGTGCCAGTCTAATCCATAACCTTTAGCTATTTCGCATATTTTATCATCCCATTCTTTGAGATCACTTACACCCCAATCAGAGCTCATATTTTCCTCCAAAAAGTTTGGCAAATTGCGGCCAGACATCTTCTTTTTCTCTAATTCTACATACTTTAAAACTATCACTAGTTAGAACTTCAAAAACTTTTGCCATTTCTTCTCCCCAAATGCTTTCTTGTTCAGGTTTAATTTGAATATAACCGGCAAGTTGACTAATATCTGAAAGATAAGACATTTTTTCCAATGCCTTGTCATTATCTTCAGACCAGTTATCACCATCTGAGCAGTGGAACGTATAGATATTCCAAGCTGAAGGACTATATCTTTCATCAATAATATCTTCTGCCATTGCTAAACCGGAAGAAATATAAGTTCCTCCACTGCTGGCTTTCTTAAAGAAATCGTCTTCATTTACTTCTTGAGCTTCAGTTGTATGTGAAATAAAAACAATATCAACAGTTTGATATTTATATCTAATAAATTGATAAAGCAAAAAGAAGAAAGATCTAGCCAAAAACTTTTTACGTTTACCCATCGATCCTGAAACATCCATTATCATAAAAATCACAGCATTAGTGATAGGTTTCTTTTTCACCTCAATATGTTTATATTTTAAATCATCATAATGAAATGGAAACCTTTCACCACTTTCTGGGTCATATGTTCCGTTTTTTATCGCTTGTTTTTGTCTTCTTATTTTGTTTTTAAGAGTTTCCTTTTTAGACAGTCTTGCACGTATACCTTTCGGTCTATATCCCTTTCTTTTAATTTTTTCAGCCATTACAGTTGATGACTGTTTTTTATCTAGATCAGGAAGATTTAAATCGTCAAAAAGATACTTTGCCAATTCATCTAATGATATCTCTACATCATAAAAGTCTTCACCTTTATTATTTCCCGGTTTACCTTCTCCGGATCGACCTTGACCTTTTTGTTTGGCTTGTCTTACAACTTGGCCCTTCTGAATATCTTGTCCTTGAGCAGAGCCTACTCCTTTAGAACCACTTCCTTTACCATGAATAAATTGGTATTCTTTTATACCTCTTACAGGTATTTTAATCTTTTTCTTTCCATCTTGACCAATAATAGACTCTTCAGCAACTATATCATGAATTCCTTCTTTAATTGCTTTTTCAATCTTTTCTTTATGGCGTCTTCGATCAGAAGCTGATCGATCAGCAACTGTTTTATGATTTTTAAAAATTGACATATATTATTAACATCCTAATTGATAATTACCTATATATTCTATACTTAGTAATAGATAAAGTTAATATATTAGGTACATATAATGAATAAAGACAATAAATTAATAAAGCAAGTTTTAGATAATTTACAATTAGTAAGTGAAAAAAAGAAAGTAGATGGAATGAGAAGCGTTAAAAAAGGTGCAGACAACAATCCTAAAGTAACAAAAATGGACTTTTTGCCCAATAAAGTTTTAGATAAAATAGCTAAAAATAAAAAAGTTAACGAAGGAGATACTAATCGATTAGTATGCCCTAATTGCGGTACACATAATGAAGAAGGAATAGATAAATGTAAAAATTGCGGTCATCCTTATCCTTCTCCTAAAGATGGAAAAGAGTGGAAAGAGGTAGCCAGTGAAAGCTTAGAAAGTGTGCTCGAGTCTTTTATTAACTTAGATGAAAAACGTAAGAAAAGAAAAAAGGGTAGAAAAAAGAAGAAAAAAACTGATTTTGACGTTGGAGGACAACCGCAATACAGAGCAGGAAGGTCTAAAAAACAGATTAGTCGACAAGCTAGTTTAACTAGAAAGTATAACGCTGCAACAACTGAAAAGCAAAGGCAGAAATATAGAGACATGATAGATCGGTCAAGAGCAAAAGAAAGATTATCTGAAAGTTTAATATTAGATAAAGAATCACTTGAAGAATTGATTAATGAATCCATAGAAGCTGAAAAACTAGCTATTATGTTAGAAAAGATTGAAGAACTTGAAGAAAAAAAGAAACGTAAAAAAAAGAAAGGCGGCGGATTATCAGCAGCAGTTAAAAAGTCTTTAGATAAAAAAGCAGATAGAAGAGGACTTACACGTGGATCTGTATACGCTGAGTTTAGAAAAGGATTAGCAGCTTATTACTCTTCTGGATCCAGAAAAGGTATGTCAGCACATCAATGGGCTCATGCCCGCGTTAACTCTGCAAACCCAAGTAAGTCTTGGGCAGTTGTTAAAAAGCGCAAGGGTGGAAAGAAGAAAAAGAAGAAATAGTCAAAGACTTAAATCAACATCAAAAACGTTATCTTTCATGTCATAAAGTTTTTGTATATCTCCTTCAGAGCGTAGTACCTTATATATAATATTCTCATCAGCCATCTCGCCGCTCTTTTCGAGACCTGCTGAACGCATATCACGAATTTTTTTTATGAGCTTTTCCAGTCCTTTAATGTTTCTATTCATCTTGGCTTCTTCGATCTCCATATCAATAAGTCTTTTAAAGTACTTTACTTTTCTAGCAACATTAACGCCGTTAAACTCTTTTCTAAACTTTTTAGGTTTTTCAATCCATTTATCTTCTTTGACTGAGTATACTCCACTACTAGCATGGGGTTCATCCTTATCTTGTGCATACAATTCAACTTCTATGTTAAGTACTCTGATGTCGTGCCTGTTATTCCAGAATTGTCTTTTAGCTTTTAAAAATTCTTCAACTAAATCTACATCTTTATTGATACCTGCTGGGTCTACAATTATATGCAGGTCAATGTCTGAATAGGGAGTGTAATTATAGTTTGCGTATGATCCAGTCATTGTAATATCAATAACATCAATAGGTACACCTAGGTATTCAATAAAGACGTCTGCTATTTTTAACAACTGTTCGCGTATTGCAGGTTTTAACTTTTCTTCTTTCCAAAGTTTTTCTGATAACTCTTGGTGAGGTAAATGTTGTTTTATTTTGCCAGTAATTGACATTTATTTTCTCCGTATAATTCTCTGTACTTAAGTATGGCTTGTTCTTTGGCTTTTGCCTCAAAAACAACATCAATGTCTAAACCGTAGTCTTGTACTTCTTTTAAAATATAATCACTATGTGCTTGAGGTTTAACGTCTAAGCCTTCATTAAGCGCCTTAGACTCTGAATAGTGACAACAAGGTCGTATATCACCCCAAGTGCTAGCAGCTAGCTTAAGAGCCTCTTCTTCTGTTTGACCACCGGTGCAGAACTTGTGATGGTGATAGTCAAATACAATAGGTACACCGAGTCGTTCGTAGACCTGATGTAAGTCTTTCGTACTGTACATGCTAGCTTTGTCGTCATTTTCTAGTGTGATACGAGTTTTGACACTTTCTGGTAGTCTTTCGTAGTTTTTACACCAGCGATCGATAGCTGACTGCTTATCGCCGTAGGTAGCACCAATGTGTATATTAATCTTTGACCATCGATCACGAGGCATACCGATAGTGTCCATAATTTTACCGTGTATAGATAAATCTTTGACAGCATTTTGCACAACATGTTCTTTAGGTGATGTAAGAATATTAAAAGGGCCTGGGTGGAAAGAAAGACGTATACCACAATGCTTTGCATAAGCACCAACTTTTTTGAGATTGATTTGAATTTGATCCCAATGTGGCAAGTCTTCCAATTCATATTCAGAGGCCCATGGGAATAGGCAGGATGTCATTCTGAATACTTTAATGTTGTGCTTTTGATTCCACATAAGAATAGGCAAAAGGTTTCTTGTATTATGTTCTGCCAACTCTGAGGCATATGCAATACCTTTTGCTTTGAAAGTACGCTTGATCATGCCGCGATTTGTAGTAATTTTTTGTGTTTTTTGAAGGTGCATATTAATACATGCGTAACCTAACCTAATTGTCATAATAACTCCTTGATTGTATAGATATATTATATACTGTTATTTTATACGTTGCATTTTTGCATAATACTTAAAATTATAAGGGTTTGTATGTATGTAGATTATTTTATTAAACATTGGAGAGAAATTATGTGGGGATCTATTCTATCTTTATTTGGCTTGTTTTATTTATTTAGTTGTCAAGGTCACCCAAAAATAATTACGCCAAAGTTTAATAATAAATTTCAACATCAACTCTCTAACTTTGTGTTCTTAGTCAAAGAAGTCAAATTAACTTTTTGTGATGAGATTGACAAAGAAATGGGAACATGTGACGAAGTCCAGTTTCCTGAAGCTTCTGCAAGTGGAGTTGTAATATCTCAGTCAAGTTCTCATATTTTTATTCTTACTGCAAATCATTTTTGTGTTGACGCTCCTCCCGAAGAAGACATGTCTCTTGTAGGTGAAAGAAAAATTAAAGTATTTATTGGTGACACAGAAAGAGAGTCTCAAGTTCTCTATGAGGATGAAGAAAACGATCTATGTCTTTTAGGTTCTATTAAGCTCGAAAAAGAAAACTTTAAGACTGTAAAGTTCGCAAAAAGGATGCCTAAAATAGGAGAGAAGGTCTATAATTTTGCCGCTCCTAACGGTATAGGCTCACCTAATACAAGACTCGTGTTCGACGGATACTTTGCGGGTTGTGAACAAAAACTCTGCATGTACAGCATACCTGCAACTTTTGGAAGCAGTGGATCAGCTGTTTATAATGAAAAAGGAGAGTTAGTTTCAATTTTAGTTGCAGCAGCAATAGATTTTGAAAATGTATCAATGGGCCCGGATATACAAAAAATATCTGAATTAATAATATCTATCGATGATGTAATAGATATTTACTAATAAAAAGAGGTAACAATGAGATTAAATGTTGATCATGACCTGCATTATACACCTGAGCAGCTGAAACTTGCTGGAGAATTCATCCTATTCTGCGCAGATAGTTTACCAATAGAGGGAGACTTTAGTGTTTACCTGACCAATTCTCGGGAACAACACGGTATAGCAACAACTGCACTTTATGAAGTTGGAAATAATTGTTGCCGTGTCTATTGCAAAAACAGAGCACTGGCTGACGTATTAAGGTCGGTGGCACATGAAATGACGCATATGATGCAAGACCAAACCGGTCTAATAAGAGGACCAATTAGAGATGCAGGTGGATTTCATGAAGATCAGGCAAACGCAAAAGCAGGTGAGTTAATTAAACTCTTTGCAAAAAGTAAACCTGAAAATAGAATGATTTACGAGCGTAGATTAAATTAACTTTTGATAAAGTTTTGCCAATGCCTTGGTTGACGTAATTCTATTTGATGACATACCTACTTTTTTAAGCTCATTTTCAAAATTTTTAAAATACTTAGGCATATCTTTATTAGCAAATTCAAAATGATGAAATTCAGTAATTCCTCTTCCCTTAGGTGTCTGACCTTTTTTTAGTGAAGCTTTTCCTGAGCTAAAAGCACCGCCCCAATACACTTTATTTTTATACTCAGGCAATTCTAAAAAAGAAATAATAGCATCAACTAATTTTTGATCTTTTACTAATATCGAATTAAACTTTTTATAGCTTGTATACTTTCCGTATTTTTTTGTGTGCATATAGACGTCTTGAGCAAGACCTGCCCCGTGCTTAGATCCAGAAACCCTGTCTTTATTGCCTGCATTGTCAGCTGCAGCACTTAATGCTCTTGTCACGCCTAAGTTGTCAATTTTAAGTCCAATTTCTGGGTAAACAGAATTAACATAAGCTTCTAATTTTTTTCTAAATCCATCCCAGTAACCTTTTGGCGATATGCCTGTTCTAGGGTCACCTAAATACTTTTTTCCACCAGAGGCAGTTACTAGTTCTCCTTCATACGCAGATGATTTGTCTGTATTATTTGAATTATTGCTTGTTGTCTTGACATTATAGTCGCCTTTATTTTTGAGTTTTTCTCTTAATAACAGGCGTATTTTTTCTTCAGATATTATCATTTAGTTGTACCTACCAGCAGGAAAATTTAAAACAATTTCAAATTTTCTTGTTTTGGACCTAATTTTACTTCTAATTCTTGACGGCTCAATCTTTTCGTTGTCTGCGCTTCCGGCTTTTTCTAAATACCTTCTAACAACGTTTCTAAGATTTTCAAATTGCTTTGCAACTGGAGATCTTCTTTGACCAGGCGCTAATCTTACGTTTTTAACAACACCTTGACGATCTGTCACTATAGTTAAGTTAATTGTCCCACCAGAAATATTTCCTTTAACCCTTTGAGAGACAGCATTTACTAAACCATTAGTAGTTCCTTCTTTAAAACCTATACTTTCTAAAGAAGATTTTCCTTGGCCTGCTAATATTACTCTAACTGTAGGCTTAAGTCCAAAACCAGTATCAGTTAGCTCACTTCCTGAAATTGTTTCATTACCTGGTATTCTTTTTCGGCTGCGGCCTCCTGAACCTCCACCTGATTTAATTTTTTTATTACCTGATCCATAATCAGTGTTTCCATTATAAGCATCAACAACAAACGCTAAACAACCGATTGATCTAGGTACATATCCAGGAAAAGCTCCTATCATGTCACCTGAAACTTCCGTCCATGGATAAAAACCACTTTGATAAGTTTTTGAATATTCAAGTGTTTTAAAGACTGAATGATATGTAAAAGAGTGGTTAAGCACTTTCCCCCAAAGATCGTCAGTTTGTGGGCCCCATTTACCATCAACTGTGATTTTCATTCCTAAGTTTCTTTCTTCTGAGTACTTGTTCATAACAAATTGTATTTTTTGAACGGTTGTTCCTTTTAAATCATTAGGATTGATAGGTACAATCTGAGTTGTAGGATCATCAGGTTCTGGTGGGTTGTTAATTAACTCGTTAACTTGATTTGAAAATTCAATCAATTCTTTTTCACTATAACAAGCTTTTTGTCCATTTCCGTCTTTGAAGCAAATAACTGCCTTTCTTTTAAGATCTTGAATAGGCTTTCGGACATAGTCTTCCATATCGTTAGTAAAAGCTAAAGATTCTTCATCACTAAGTTCCTCATTAAAAACTTTAACCAAGTCTTTTTTGTATTGCTGCTTAAAAGCTGATGCTGTTAACGACAAATCCATGAGTGAAGGCATTTCTCTAATAACAGTCTCAATTTCACCCTCATCAGTTCCCATTCCAAAAAAACCACCCTTGGTAGCTCTCCAGAGACGTTTGGCCATTTTAGTATGTAAGTCTAAGACATCATTGTAGTGTGTTAAAGAAGGAAAGTTTGCCAATTGATCTTGCATGCCGGCTTCTTTCATTTTAGCTTTTGTTTCTGTTTCAATTTTTTTAAGTTCAGCGTTTGTTTTTTCAGCCCAAGTTCCGTTAAGAATACCCTCAATGTCACTTCCCACGTCACCTTCATCTAATAAAATGTATGCAATTCCAAGTCCTATAGCAACGCCAGCACCAATAACCCAACCCGGAGGACCCCCCGATATAGCAGCTGCTGCACCGGATGCAGCACCACCGCCAGAAAGATAACCAGCTGCAATAGCAGCAGTAGTTGAATTAGCCACACCACCTGCTGTTGCAAGCTGTGCTGCTGCGCCTAAAGTTAAGTTTGTAGCACCTAGCGCACCTAACCCACCTGTTACTCCGTATGTGGTAGCTGCCCCAGCGATACCTGCTGTTGCAAGATCACCAGCTATTTCTCCCCCACCTTGCTTGTATTTTTCTGCTTTTTCTGCAAGTATGCGCTTTCTAATTATTTTTCTTAATTCTACCTCTGATAATCTCATTTTATTCTTGTCCTTTTCCTAAAATTTGATTTGCCAAATCTTTTCCGCTACCGGCTCTTCTTGCATCGTCTCTATTTGATAATCCTTTGTTAGCAGCGTCTAAGCCGCCCTCAACACCAATTGCACCTAAAGTACCTACAGCACCCATCTTAGCAAAATCGCCTAGTTCATCTGCTAAACCACCTTTATATACGCCGTTGTATAAGAAGTCTTTTAAACTATCATATTCACAAAATATAGCCTCAATCTTAGGTTCAATAATCGGCCCAATCCATTGGTAAATAAACTGATTAACAACCTCTCTACCCGCTGCATTTATTAATCCGCCAAGCGCCTTATCTAATCTATCTAATAACTCAGGTGATTTAATTTTTTCTTGACCGGTAACTGTATAATAAATAACTTTGATCAGTTCAGCACCTTGAAGTTCTGTAATTGTTTCAATACCTGCACGAGCAACTAATGCTGGTATTTCTTTGCATTTCCCTTCCTCAAAATATTTACCCATACCTAAAATATTAAATTCTTCAATAAAATTCATTAAGAATCTAAAAACTACGCTTTGTTTATCAACACCCATAAGATCAGCAAGGTATTCAATCACTTGAGACTTAAATGCACTAACTAAACCACCGCCAAAAATATCCATAATATTTTCCTCAATAACACGAGGCTGATATCCGGATAATTTGTAGTTGATTTGATCGATTCTTTCCATAATCAAATGATTGGTTTTTAATTCATTTAACATTACTTTGCTTTCAATAGACTCTTGCACAAGCCTTCTTATTTGATATTTGTTCATTATTATGTTCTCCATGCATGATCTAACTATAATTATTAACGTCTGATTAAATGTTATATTATATTTCAATCACATAAGAATATTTAACACCTGGATTGAATAATTGCTTCTGATACGGTCTGGCTTTGAAATCTTTAAGTATGTTGAAGTCTTTATCTAAAAATATAATATGAAGAGGAATTCCAGTATTTTTCATTGTAAAAGAATGATTTACGGGTGTATTATAAACAAACAACATACCGTGATTTTTTGGAAGTTCTTTTATTTTTGACAGGCCTATTCTTTTTTTATTGGGAGTGTCAGCTATGGCTAGTGTGTAAGTCCTTCCCATAATTTTTGTTTTAATTCTCTTATAACCTTTAAAAAGTTGGTAAAAATGCAACGTGCACCGCCTAATGATATAGTATAAATATACACCAGGAGAAGAGAATGTTTATGTTTGCAATATTTTTAACAATTCAAAATGCAAATGCTGACAAAGAGACGCTAGTAAAAGCATATGAATGGGAAAAAAAACCAGCAATACAAATTTGCGGTGATTCAAATGTAACAATTAAAGAAGTAAATAATGCCCTTTCTTATTGGCAAGATGAGCTAAATAATAAAAACTTGGTAAAAAGTGTATCTTACAAAGAAACATGCTCATTTAATAGATCAAATGTTATTTTATTTACTAACGAATACAATAGAAGATTTGAAAAAGAACTGGCAAATACAAACTTAGACTGGTATTATTATGAAGGTGAAAGCCAAAAATATCTGAACACAGCAAAAGTAGCAATCCCTAATAATATATCATATAAGCGACAATTAACAATTACACATGAGTTAGGTCACGCCTTGGGTTATCACCACTCGAATCACGAAGTAATGAAAAGCCATTTTTAAACAAATAAAAACTCCGGCCTGACCGGAGCGAGCTGCCCAACTCTATGAGCGAAGAGCAGTACCCCGAGGGGGTCCTACTTTCTCTCCACCCTGCTTACTCAAGAAAATCATCTGGATATCGATTTGGGTTCCGATTTCTAGAATACCGATCAAGATTATAATCATCCGAACCCAAATAAGAGTCAGTCTTACTCCGAGCTAGATCATATGCTTTATCATCTAATGCACGTAGATCATGCAAAGAGTCAGGGTGAAGTGCACGATACCCGCCCGGGAAAAAAGGATCAACCGGCTCATAGAGTGCAGCAGCCTCATTACCTAACCTTTCCATGTCACCAACTTCCATATACGCTATGTAGTTATCGACATAATCATCTGGACCGCCCAATGCGTCGACAAGAGAGTGGGCTTGTTCTACTGACCCCCTATCGATCAACGAGTTAATCTTTGCTACGTGACTATTAGGAATATGCGCAGGTAATGTCGGCTTAATCCGATGTTCAGATAAAACTTCCATGATTAGGTCTCGTAAACGTCTTCTATTTAATTTCATATTATTTTCTCCAATTGCCTGCTTAAATAAAGTCATCATCATCATCGTCGAAATCATCGACAATAGTCGACACCGGATAAGTGTTCATATTACCAGGATAATATTCTCTAAATCGGCCTCGTCCTCCGCCTATCTCATCATCGAAGTATTGGATCTGTGCGCCGATTGTATCTGTGTCACCGCTCTCTAAGCTGTGCACGTGAGTAAAACCCATACCTTTGAGTGCTACAAGAGCACCGGCAACTTCATCCATTTCGTCGACGACGATTTCTCCACCTGCTAGTTCAGGATGGCGCAGGGTGAATCCGGCACCTAGTGATAACTCTACAACCTTCATAGTATTGTCTTGTAGCATTGTTAGCTCATTAAGGATCATGCGTCGCAACGCTCTTCTGTTTAAGCTTTTCATAAAGTAGGCCCTCCTGCGGCTTCTATCATTTCTTCCAGTTCATAAGCACGAGACTGCAATTCTTCTTTATCATCGTAGTAATCGGGATACTCCATTTCATACCCATAAGCAGCCTCGATGGGATCAACACCGAATCGCTCTTGAGTCATGAGGTAGTCCTGTCTTTCCATTTCCATTTCTTCGAGTTGTGCCTCGATACGCTGCAATTCTTGCATCATTGCGTCGATCGACATGGGAGGCTGTCCGCCTATACCCATGCTTGACATCTCTTGCAAGATCATGCGTCGTAATCCGGCTCTGTTGGAGTTATGTTCATTTAGCGGTTTAACACTTCCCATGCCTCGCATGTATCTGTCACGCATGTATGGGTAACTTGCATGTGTACGCGCACCCGGTTTTGTAGTGCCATCGAACCCAGGGGCTAGTCCGCGTGAGACTTTGTCTGCCCCTAACCTGTAAGCCTGGTTGTCTAAGTCTTCAAGTTGTCTGTAGTCATCAGATTCGTACCATTCTGGATCTGAGTAATCAGCATTGGCAAGTATATCAGCTCGAGCATTACCTAGCTTTTCTAAGTCACCCACTTCTTCGTAGGCTCGATAATTTTCGACCCAATTTGGATCGCCACCAAAAGCGTCGATGAATGTCTGTGCCTGATCAAAATCGCCGGTATTAATTAAGTCATGGATCTTATCGATGTGCGACTGCGGCAAACCTAGTAGATCAAGCGGTGGAGGCGCAATACGATGTTCATTTAGTGGGTTGCCGTCGTCATCGAAATAGGTAGGCGACTTGTCTCCTCTATGGTCAACAAAAGTATGAGGCAAAGTGTTATTTCTAATGTTGAAGTATCTGTCACGCATATAGTCACGATCCCAAGTGGTGTCAGCTGGAAGTTCCCCTCTTTCTATTTTGCTATTGACACTGTCATAAGCATGCTTATCGATATCGTAGACAGGCTGCATATCACTCATTGTTGACCAACCTCTTTCTGTTTTAGGTACTCTGGACATAACGTCAGCTGCCCGGTTACCCAGCTTTTCTAAGTCTCCGACTTCATCATACATTTGATAATCTCTTGCATAGTTAGGAGGACCACCAAAAGCGTCGATGAGTGACTGTGCCATTTCTAATTCTCCATCACTGATGAGATCATGGATCTTGTCGACGTGATCCTGTGGTACACCCGGTAGATTAAGTGAGGGCGCAATGCGATGCTCAGATAGCGGCCTGTCTCTGTTACCTACATATCGTCGCATATCAGACTGAAAGCTACCACTACCACCAAAAATAGAATGAGCATCTCCGTCTATCATTTGCCCTCTTTTGTGAGCTATACCAACAGCTTCCCTATCTATGTTTTTGAGTGCATTTGTCAATTCTAAACTGTCGCGATCATATGTCGATCTAGCATCGTAGGCTTGATTGCCCAATTTCTCCATGTCACCTACATTACTATAAAGAATATAGTCGTCAACGTAGTCAACAGGCCCGCCAAGAGCATCGATGAGCGACCGTGCCATCTCTATTTCACCTCCGTCGATGAGGTCTTGTATTTTGTGCAAATGGTGAAGAGGAATATTTGTGGGAACAGGAGGCGCAGTGAGATGCTCAAATAAGAATTCATCCGGATCCGATTCATCATCGATATATCTATCTCTGTTACCTCTATAGCGATCCAGAGCTATGTCTTGGGCATCTGGGTTATAATACTCTTGACCGTCCTCAATTTCTACGGCTTTGTCCTGTGATAGCGAGTAAGCCTCCCTGTCTACATCACGTACTTTTTTCCAGTCATCAGTTTTCATAAAGTCACGCGCAGCGAATTCTTCTGGAGAGTCAGGGAGGATGTCTGCAGCTCGATTACCTAGCTTCTCCATATCACCTACATTTTGGTACTCTAGATAATCCTGCGCATAAGTAGGAGAGCCACCCAAAGCATCAACCAGCGATTGGGCTTGGGATAAGTCACCGTGATCGATGATGCCATGTATAGTATCCAAGTGCTGAGGTGGTATTGCACCTGCGTCTGGCATTGTCCGGTGTTCTCTTAAAGCCATTCGCTCCAAGATCATTCGTCGTATTTTCTGTCGTGAGATTTTCATTTCTGCTCCGTGATGCATCGTATTATAACTATTTACACTGTATTTATTTTTCTTATTAAATATTAAAAACTAGTCACGAGTTATAAAAAGTTTATTGCCCATTGCCATAATAGTCGTGTTACTCTTAGAATAGCGTTTACTCAGGGGAGACATTGCCCAGTAAATACCGTCGTAGCCTATCATGTTCTTAGGAATACGCTGAGACATGTTATCCCAGTCGTCAGGAGTCAAGGTGTTCTTTGTGTCATCACACTGAAAAACATCGATGTCTCCGGCGCCTGACTGGCTATACTGGGATCGATTTCTAAGATAGAAGTCCCAGACGTCTTGAGCATCTTTGCTGACCATGCGACGATCAGCGACCAGCCCTGACCCCTTCATCGAGGCGACTTCCATCGCGATATCATAGATAAGCGGGCCGTAACCGTTTGCCGCCATGGCCTGATACACCTCCCAAGCGCCGCCGCACGTGTCGTCTTTTAAGGGCACTATCGCAATATATCCGTATATGCCCTCAGGAGACGGACTGTGGTCTTCAGCGTAGAATCTACCCATAGACCCGTCGGCGTTGATTCCGCAATATGTCACACAAACGTCGCCCTTAGGGAAGAAATTGACATTTACACCGATTGTCGGAGGTAACTCTCCGTGTGCGATCATGGCTTCAGAGATTATTTGATTTAGCTGCCTTCTTGTAATTCTCATAGTGATTATAACTATCTAAAAGTTCTCCAAAATTCAGGAGAAATTAACGTCGTCTTACCCATATGTTATCATCACAGCGACTAGTTCGCAAATGCCAACAACCGCAGTCATCCGACCAGTACGCTGTATGCTGACGATCGTACTTCAAGAACTGATATCTTGAGTAAAGATCAGCAACTTCCTCGTAAGGAAAACGAATTTTCTTGCACCCGCTGTAGAAACAGTTACACTTACTGAACTCACCGCGGAAATGATATTTTCCGTTTTTAATAATTATTGACCAAGTTCTCCGCCCATCCCTGACAGACTTACATACACGTTCCATTGAACACACTCCTCTATGATAATCGTTTTTTTACGATATCACTTACGATGTGTCCCGAAACTTCACGTCCACCCATTAGCCTCTCTTCCAGAAGGACCTGCGCTTTCCCGTTCGGATCTAAGCTTTACCTCTATGTTGCTGTCTAGACACCGTCGATCTTTTAGGTTGGCCATTCTGGACTATGGCAATCTCTAGTACCCATACATTTATATTATATGCTGTTTCACACACGGTTACAAAAGTTTTGCAAAATTTTCCGGAGAAATTTTTGTGAGAAAAAGAAACGCCGGTGATGAGCCGGCGCGAGTTTTTACTTTTATCTATTAACCCCAACCATCAATTCTCATATGCGGGTAATTTTCAACAATATACATCATTGCCATACGGCCCCAGTCATTTTCATCTTGAATATTTAAAAGCAAATTAATTGGGCCGTCTTTCCAACTATTAAATGGGCCAGGTCCTCGATTCTGGACCACGTAATCATAATTACAATAATTAAGCAACGTCTGCTGCCTATCAATATCGATCGGATTTGTAGGTCCCATAGTGTCAGGAAAATCATCAGGTTTCATACCCGCAATACCGTAAGTTAACTCTAGTTCTGCCAAGATTCTCTCAAACTCCTGAATAGCTCGATCAATCGCTCTTTTAACACTAGCTTCAGAAGTTCCACCGTATATCGTCTTCAAAACATTATCACTAGCTTCGTCAAGATATATTTTTAAAATGGCTTCGCCTTTTCCGCCGGCTCGATCTTCTCCCATGCCAAAAAATCCACCTGGCGGCGATATCACATTGTCTTTATCATCATCGTTAAAAATAGTGTCTCTAAACTCTTTTAAAACCATCTGTCGTAACTGTGTTCTAGTCAATTTCATAGCTTCTCCTTTATGATTATAATATACAATTTATATAGGAAAAGTTTTCCAAATTTTCCGGAGAAATTTTTGTGACGAAATGTGCAATGTCCACAGTCTGGTGCGCAGAAAACAGGGTTGTAAATCGTATTGCTGCTGAGTGTACGTATGTTTAGGTAAGTTGATCAAAAAGTGGTCGTGTAGAAAATTTTGACTTAGGCCCGGCAGGGAGCGCTAGACGGGCCGGTGGGCATGGGGCTCTGCGCGGGGGGCGGGCGCCCCCAGCCCTCTAGAAGGGGCCTAAATAGGGGCTGCAGGAAGCTCCAGAATGACGTGCAAGACACTTTTACTCGTGCGCCAGACAGATACATAAGTTCTCATCGGAAATGCAACCGGGCGCAAGATGATGTATAATATAGATGTCCACCCC